ATGAGGTTAATAGATTTATTTGCTGGCATTGGTGGAATTAGGCTTGGTTTTCATTTGGCGGCTCAACAAATGTCTTTAGAGACGAAATATGTATTTTCATCTGAGTGGGACAAATTTGCTGTTAAAACTTATGAAAAGAATTTTGGTGATAATCCATATGGAGATATAACAAAAATAAATGCTAGTGATGTGCCAGATCATGATATTTTATGTGCTGGGTTTCCTTGTCAAGCGTTTTCTCACGCTGGAAAAAAATTAGGATTTGAAGATACAAGGGGCACGTTATTTTTCGATGTAGCCAAAATTATAGAAAATAAAAAACCAAAAGTTGTGTTTTTAGAGAATGTGGTTGGATTGAAAAATCATGATGGTGGAAATACATTTAAAGTAATTTTAGATACTCTTAACAATCTTGGATACCATGTTAAGTATGAAATACTTAGTGGCAAAGATTTTGGTGTTCCCCAAAACAGAAGGCGTCTTTATATAGTTGGTTTTTTAGACCAAGAGAGATATAATAATTTTGTTTTTCCGGATTCGTTTGAAACACAAACAGTTGTTGGTGATATTTTAGATAAAAATGTAGATAAAAAATATCGTATATCGAAACGGTTATGGACATCTCACAAGGAACGAAAGGAACGCAACAAACAAAATGGGAAGGGTTTTGGATATCAGATTGTTACTAAAGATAGTAATTACACTGCCACATTATCCGCTAGGTACTATAAAGATGGTTCTGAAATTTTAGTAAAAGTTCCTCATAAACATACTCCTAGAAAATTGACACCTAGAGAATGTGCTCGACTTCAGGGATTTCCAGAGTCATTCGTAATTCCAGTAAGTGACACACAAGCATATAAACAATTTGGTAATTCTGTATGTGTTCCTGTTATAAAGCAAATCGCTGTTAAAATATTTGAAGCCATCGGTGGAGTTAAACATGAGTGATAATATCTCAATAGAAAATATATTAAACTACATTAGAAAATTTGCTATCAAGCATAACAATTACGAACAATTCCGTAAATCCATCGAAGAAAATTATTCACAAAAAATCAGGCAAAAAATTATTCTATTGATGAGTCGAGCACCCAAATATGTTCTTGATGGACAGAGATACTCTACATATAGTATTAAAGTTAAGGTTGGAGATAGTTTAATTGATATTTCTCCTAATTTATCAGAAGAAGAAATAAATTTTATATTCAATTTGCCATATAGTGAGTTCAATGAATAAACTCATCATCATAAAAGAAGCCACAGAACTATTGGGTGTAGATCCCAAAACGCTTCGCAGATGAGAGTCTGATGGTAAGATCTCTCCTCAAAAAACAATTGGCGGGTATCGTAGATATTTGCTCTCCGAAATAGAAGCAATGTAGGGATTTGAAGACGAAGAGCAAACAGACGACATAGCAATTTATTGTAGAGTATCCAGCCATGAATAGAAACAGAAAGGTGATTTGGATAGATAACAAGCAAGATTGGTTAAAATGCTGCCACTAATATATGTCAGCGATTTCTTCGAGGTCCCTACGGTGCCTCGTACAAACCCAAAAGACTTGGTAAAAATGTCCAAGTTTAAGGTATGGTGTGCTAAGTGTAAAGAAAAAAAAATCATCCAATAATTAATAAATATAAGGTAAAAAAAATGGAAAAAAAATATATAATAAAAGATGGTCATATATATAAAAGAGTAGGCATTTTTGATGAAAAAGAATGTCTATTTTGTGGAAGCGTAAGATTGATACGAATTCCTTCAGATGAAGTTTTTTTATCAAGAGTCGGTTGTTTACAATGTAATAAATGGATAGAGCCAATAAAGCTTAAATAAAGGAGAAGAAATGAATATGAGATTACCAATACCAAAAAAAATATTTAATTCTATGATAGACCCATTTAATTTAAATGTATATGTTAATGGTGTTTTACAAGTACAGGGAACATCGGGAGATTATATAATACAAAGTGGAGCAATAGAGTTTTTTAATAAAATAAACTTTGGATATATTGTTCAAATTATTTTATTAGAAGATGGAATACAGAAAGTTATATATAAATATGTAGGAAAAAATCTATGGAGTTGTATATCAGAAAGTTCATCAAGAAAAAGGCCAATACTTGATCAAACTACTTTTAATTTTGACGAAGAGCCTGAAAATAATAATGGAAGAGATATATGTTATTGGTGTAATTCTCCAACAAAGGAAATTAAAGGGTTTTCGCAAAACTATAATGTTTGCGTAAACTGCGGAAAATAATATGAATATATTTATTTTAGATGAGAACAAGAAACTTTCTGCCCAATATAATGTAGATCGCCATGTAGTAAAAATGATATTAGAACAGAGCCAATTATTATGTGGAGTTCATCACATTTCAGGAGGTAAAGATATTCCATATAAACTTACTCATAAAAACCATCCATCTGCCAAATGGAGCAGAGCATCTCTATCTAATTATTTATGGTTATGTGATTATACTATGGAAATATGTTATGAATACACTTATAGATATGAAAAGATACATAAATCCCAAAGAGTTGTAGAATGGTGTAAAGATAATCTTCCAGAGATTCCAGATATAGGTTTAACACCATTTGCTCAGGCACTTCCTGATGATCTAAAAGATAAAGATCCCATTAAGGCATATAGAAATTATTATATTAGAGATAAGAAGCATTTATTTTCATGGAAAAAGAGGGAAGTTCCATTATGGATAAGAAAGTATTAGGGTTAATAGTTTTTTGTTTTCTTCCACATGTATCACCTAAATATACGGAGCTAAAAGTTTTCAATCCGTATTCATCTGTTTCTATAAAACTATTAATAAAATGCGATCACGATTATAGAACCAAAAAATATAGATTTTATAAGACCATTATAATTAAGAGGCGCTCAGGAATAACAATTAGGGCGCCTATGGGGTTAAAGAAATGTGAAATATGGCCGATAGATATGAAATTATTTGGTGATTTAAAAGAGAGGTAATATGGGAAAAGAAGATTTAAGAGTAAAATTGCAGGTTTTATTAAATGAATTTGAGAACGAGCATAAAATGTCGGAAGAAGAGATTCATACTATTGCTACTACAATTATGGCTCTCGCATATTCAGATAAATCAACAAGACAAATATGGTATAAGGAAATGCGAGAAGTTGCTATAAAGATCTCTAATTTGTTAAAAGATAGAGAGAAAATGATAGAAGAGGCACTAGGAATGTCGGAGGAGGAAATAAAATCTTTTAGAAGAAAAGTTCTTAATAAGAAGAATAAGGTAAAAAACTGATGAAGAAATATAAGATTATGTTGTATTTATCAATAGGAAAAATAGAATTTATAAAAAAAGAGGCGGATAGTAGTTATAATGCTTTTAATGTTGTAAAGTTAGAAGTTGAAAAATGTTTAAGAAAAAATACATTTTATGAAATTGAATCATATTGTAGGGCTATAAATCCTAATCATATAGTTAAAATGGAGTTATTTTAGATGAGAAAATTTATACATAAATTTTGGTATTTATTATTTTTGCCAGTTGTTGGATTTTTCACTGGTTTTTGTTTGATAGATTTTATTTATTCTCCTATATTAATTAAAGGATTATGTTTTTCTGGATGGATTTTATCTGGAATTTTATTATATATAATAAGTAGATTATATATTAAAATCAAAATAGAAGTATTAAAAGGAAAAATAGAAGTATTAAATTCTCATAAAGAATTGATTGATAAAGTAAATAAATCCATAGAATATTTTAGTGGATATGATGAAGAGTTAATTGATAGTATTGCTATATATTCTGAGATGGCGAAGAATGGTGTGGAGGCACCTATTGCCAATTCAATTGTTTCATTTGCGGATGAAGTTGGTCCAAATCATACTACTCTACTTGTAGGCGTCGATCATGTAAAAAGTAGATATCATTTTAGAGTAGCAGGAAGAGCAATTTATTTAACCCAATTAAAAGCTGTTTGGGAGTTAGTTAATATTCATCTTGAAAAAAATGCTAAACCATATGGTACAATTGTTATTCAAAAAGATTTAAATATAATTAATTAAAGGAAATGAGAATGAATATAGAAAATATTAAAAATTTAAGAAAAATAACCCAAGCGAGTTATGCTGAATGTAAAAAAGCATTGAAAGAAGCAAATCAGGACATAAAAGAAGCGGAAAATATTTTAATGAAGAGAGGATTAAGAATAATTAATTCTGCTCCAACAAATGAATCTGAGATTGGTATTGTTCATTCTTATATTCATCCAGGAAATAGAATTGGAGTTCTCGTAGAACTTCATTGTGATACGGATTTTGTTGCCAAAACTGAAGAGTTCCAAAGATTTGCGAGAGAGATTGCTTTACAAATAGCATCAATGAAACCAAAATATATATCACGAGATGATGTTCCAGAAGAAGATTATTTAAAGGAATATGATAGGCGATCAAATAATTCAAATCCTGAAGCGGAATTAGTTCAATGGTTTTCTGAGGTTTGTTTATTAGAACAGACATATATAAAAGATAATTCTAAAATTATAAAAGAACTTTTGGCGGAATTGATTAATAAAGTTAATGAATCATGTAGAATAAAAAGGTTTATACGATGGGAGATAGGAAATTAATATGTATTCCAGAAAAACTATTCATTATTTTAAAAGAAAATACTAAAACAGTTATATTAAAACCAGAAGAAAAACCGGTAGAAGTAATTCCAGTATTTATCGTACCAGCAGATAGTGATAGATTTATTAAAACTGCTAAAAAATGGCAAACAGGATCATCTTTTATAATAGAAAATGAACCTATATCTAATTTAAGAATAGTGGGACTTGATAAAAGAATTGGAGGAGGTAGAGCATATAAAGTTATATATCCTCCTAATTATCTTGTAGATTTACGAGAAGATGTTCTTTTAGATATAATATATAATTGTGGAATAGATATTGGTGGTAAAATAAATGGAGATTTTGTTTGGTTTTTGAATCATAGTCAAATGAAGTTAATACGAACAAATTCTCAATTATATAATAGTTTTAAATCTAATTATCATGGATTAAGTATTATTTTAAATAAAGATCTTAAAGTTGGATCTATTTATTGTAGCAAAACAGGATCTCCTCAATTATTTTTAGGTTTCATTTCAACTTTATTTTTTACTCCACATTGGGTAATTAATAGATTGGATAGAACTGGAACAATATATAGAAGCAGTTTAAAACAAAAGAAATTATTATTATGGTTTTCTATAAAGGAACTTAAAAAAGCATCTTCTTTAATAGGAAAATTTAATAAATTTATTTCTTGGGATACTTCAGAACGATTTTCACATAGAATAATTCTTTCTTCTAATCATAGTATGGTAAAGGAACTGGATTCGATTAATTTATCAGATGATATAATTTATTTTACAAGAGATATTTTACGTAATGAAATAAGAAATTCAATAATAGAAAGTCATTCTTCATCTGTAACATTAATTACTCATTTTAAAAAGTTAAATATGGTTCCATATGGAAGAAATATTTTTGAAAATATGATGCCTGAATGTGTAGAGTTATTAGTATAAAATATTGGGGATGAATTGGATTCGACAGGTTTGAATTGGGTAAAGACTTCATGTAGAGTGTGTCTATGAACTCTTTAAAAGCTTAGGCAAAACAATAGTTGGCGAACAAGAATACGCAATGGCTGCCTAGCAGCCCGTCTCCTCAAAACTCCTACCTATGATGATTGAGAGAGGCGCCGATGAATAGGTTGGTTTATAATTTTGTTGTTCGGATTATAAGCGAGATATAGAGCAACAAGCAACTGCGAGCCTGCCAGTGGGCTTAAAAGTTGCTATAAACGCTGGCTAAACCTGTAAATGTCTTTATTTGATCAAGTCTGGACCCGGGAGTCGATGCCCGGCATCTCCACCAAATTATATGGAGCAAATTAATGATTAATGAAATTGAACAACAAATTAATTTTTTATTTAAAGAATATTATAAACTTCTTATGAAGGATATTGAAAAACAAGGATATAAAGATTTTTTATTTGGAATTATAGATAAACCACCAAACCCAGTATCTATTGCGGAAGAAGCAAGGGATAGACTATATGACTTTGTAAAAAATATAAACTTAATTTAAAGGAGCTTAAATGTGCGGAATTTTTGGAATTTACGATCATCCTGAAGCCGCTAATATAGTATATTTAGGATTACAAGCATTACAACATCGTGGTCAAGAAAGTGCCGGAATTGTTTCTAGTGATAAAAATCAATTATATTCATATAATAATATGGGATTGGTGACGAATGTATTCAATAAATCATCTATAAATAATCTTAAAGGAACAATGGCAATTGGACATGTTAGATATTCAACAGCAGGAGAGTCAAATAGATCAAATGCTCAGCCATTTATGGTTGATTATTCTAATGGTCAATTTTCCTTAGCACATAATGGAAATCTCGTTAATTTTAGAGAACTTAGGGAAGAATTAGAAGGAAATGGAGCTTTATTTTTTTCTTCTGTGGATGGAGAAGTTATAGTTCATTTATTTGCTAATAGTAAATTAAATATCTTAGATAGAGTTATAAATATAATGGATCGCATTAAAGGAGCATATTCATTATTATTTATGACCGAAAATGAAATGATTGCTATTAGAGATCCTCATGGTTTCAGACCACTTAGTATTGGGAAACTTTCTAATTCATGGATATTTTCTTCTGAAACATCAGCATTTGATCTTATAGGAGCTAAACTTATTAGATCAATAAAACCTGGAGAAATTGTTGTAGTAAATAAAGATGGAGTAGAATTTCATTCTAATAAATCAATTACTCCAAAGTTTTGTATATTTGAGCATGTATATTTTGCCAGACCAGACTCACAACTTGGTCCATTTAGTGTATATGAATCAAGATATAAATTAGGTCAAATATTAGCAAAAGAGCATTTTGTTCCAGCAGATATTATTATTTCTGTTCCAGATTCTGGGACTACATCTGCTCTTGGTTATTCTGAGGAATCAAAAATTCCATTTGGAATGGGATTGGTTAGGAACCATTATATTGGAAGAACATTTATTGAACCAGAGAAATCTACTCGTGGTTTAAAGGTTAGATTAAAACTTTCACCAGTTTATAGTTTAATTAAGAATAAGAGAGTTGTTGTAGTAGATGATTCATTAGTTCGTGGAACAACTTCTAAAAAGATTGTTTCTATGTTAAGAGATGTTGGGGCAAAAGAGGTTCATTTAAGAATAAGTTCTCCTCCTGTAAAGTTTCCTTGTTATTACGGAATTGATATTCCTAGTAAAAATGAATTAATTGCTAATAGTAAACTCAAAGAAGAAATAAAAATATATATAGAAGCAGATTCATTAGAATATATAAGTCTTAATGGAATGAAATCTGGGATTGATGAAAATCGTATGAATTGTTATTGTGATGCTTGTTTTTCTGGTAATTATCCTGTTCTTCCAAAATTTAAGTAATACTAATAATAAAGTATTATAAGGAGATTTATCAGTTAAAATAGAAGGTGGTTTTTATGGAAAGAGTTTTGTTGTTGAACCAATCATATGAGCCTATATCTATACTTAGTTGGCAAAAAGCAATTCGTCTAGTAATTTTAAACAAAGTAGAGATACTTAGGGAATATGATAAGAGTATTCGTTCAAAATTTCTTATATTTAAAATGCCAGCAGTTATTAGGCTTCTAAATACTTTCCGCAGACCTCGTAAAAAAGTAAAGTTCAATAAACTAAATGTTCTAGCGAGAGATAGTTGGCATTGTCAATATTGCCACCAACCATTTAATACTAATGAACTTACATTTGATCATTTAATTCCACGATCAAAAGGCGGAAAGACTACTTGGTTGAATATTATAACTTGTTGTTCTGAATGTAATAGCAAGAAAGGTAATAGAACACCTCAGGAAGCTGGAATGAGATTAAGAAAACAGCCTACAATTCCTGATTGGATCCCGATTTTCTCAAAAACCCTTTCAAGAAAAGAAATTCCCGAAATGTGGAAAGATTTCTGCTACTTAAAATAATTTTTAATTTTTTCTTGACGCTTTTGATTTCGTAATTTAAGTTAGTAATTGAACGTCAAGGAGAAATATTTATATATTATATAATCTTCTATAGAGGTTCTAATGATACACTTCAATTTTAGTTCTAGAATACCCGAAAATGAATGGAAGAATAAGATAGTTACTCCAAAAGTTGCTGTCGTAGGTATTGTTGAATCACCTAATAATAAACTTCTTATAATTAAGAGAAAATACCCTCCTTATGGGTTTGCTTGGCCTGGAGGTATGATGGAATTAGGAGAAACGATTGATGAAACAGCAATTAGAGAAGTATATGAAGAGACAGGAATATCAGCAAATCCTATTGGTATTCTTAATATAATATCTTCTCCTGATTCAGATCCACGTTGGCATGTTGTTATTATTAATGTTGTTATGAAAATTAATGATGAAAAAGAACCAAAAGCAAATGATGATGCTTTATCTGCTAATTGGGTTGATATAAATGATAAAGAATTACATCCCAAGTTAATATCAACTTGTTTATCTTCATTAAAATATTATAATGAATGGAAAGAAGGTAATCGTCAATTAATTGAAATAGGATAATTATAGTTAGGAAGAAAAGTTATTGAATTATTAGTCATCTACTTTTTTATTTGCTCTCCATTGATAGCAAGACCAATATTTACCTTTTGTTTTATCTTTTGCTTCTTCACTATCACATTTATGTCTTGCTCTAAATGATCTTCTTCTTTCTGGGTCATCCCGTTTAATTTCCATATTTGGATCGCCAAACTGAACTTTCTTAATATTATTTGACTTATCTTTTACAAATACATGAAATTTCTTTTTACTTCCCGGAGGATTTCTAATAGGATCATTTAGGGTTACATTTTTACCTTGATATTCAGCAGATATTTTTTGTAAATTATATTTATTATTTGCTGTTTTATCATCCGCAAAGAAGTCTGTTACATCATGTCGTCTTCTTCTTTCTGCTTTTTCTTGTGATGTTTCTAATCCTGGTTTTCTTTTAATTGTGTCCCAATCATATACTTCATAATATTTTGGAATTGCTTCACCTTTTAACGAAGCTAAAGCAGCTTTAATTTCTGGGCATGCTGTTTTAAAAGGAGCATGCACAGGAGGACATTTATCGTGAGGTCTTGCACTCATATCAGCAGAATGTTCTGTTACATATGGTTCTTGTTTCCTTGCTTTAATAAACGGTTTAGCATTTTCTCCTTCAAGTTTTTTAACATTTTCAATATATTTATTTTCCATTAAAGTTCTTCGTTCGTCCCAGAGTTTTTCTTTTCTCATATTTGGGTTTTCTTTGTCAATTTCTGTGCGAACATTTTTGAAGATTTTTGGGTATGCTCTTTTTTCGTAAGTTTCTCCTGTATTTTTAAAAGATACTCCTATTTTTTCGGCAGAAGCATAAGCAGGTTCTCCATTGTTTTTTACTCTAATGGTTACTAATGTACTTTCAACTTGAGGAATAATGATTTCTTTCTTTTTCTTAATTATTTTACCAGAATTATTTACTTCTGGACGATTTGTTGCAGGATTTTTAACAGGAATAGACATTATTTCCTTGAAAAAACTGCGTTTGATGACTACTTTTCTAATAGGAGCTTCTGATTCTGGAGTTCCTTCTGGAGTCTCAGTTCTTTCTTTCATTCCAGGAAATATAGTTTCTTCTTCTTCTTCTTCAAAAGTAGGATTTTCTTCTTTTTGTAATTTTTCTTTACGCAGTTTTCTTTTATGTTCTCTTTCTAATCTTAATCTTCGTTCTTCATCGGTGACTGGTTTGGGTGGAGTTTTTGGTTTAACATAGGTTCCGCCTTTTTCTTTTTGTGTTAATTCAAGATCATTATCTCCTACTAATTTAATATCTTCTAGTTTTGTAATACCGAGATTTACTTCTTTTTTAAGATCTTTATATTGTTCTAAATTAAGTCGTCGTTCTTTTTCTTTACGTTTTACGACACCACCTGTTCCTATCCATCTTATATATCCTGTGTCTTTATTAATTGTTGCTCCAAATCTTCTACGTCTTTCTGTTTCTGGTTCAATAACGGTAATATGGATATACTTTTTAGATGTTTTATCTTCTACATCATCACTCTTCATTAATTGGATAAGTTTTGGTCCAAATCTTTTGCCGATTTTTGATTGGAGAAGTTCTTCAAAATCTGTATTTTTTGATGGAGTATACTTAAAAAATGCTTTATATGAATTTGGTTGTCCTGGATAATCTGGGTTCCACTCGAAAAATACAAAATATTTACCTTTTATTTTACCAAAATTTTCGACAGGAGCTTCTTCAGCTTTTTCTTGTTGATTAACTTCTGGTTCAGGAAGTTCTTCGGTTTCTGGAATGGGAATAATATCTCCAACACGATGAACGGCTCCCTTATAGATAATATCATTATTATCATCAAGCATAAATTTATATACTTGTTGTAAATTATTTGGATCAGTAAGGGTTACAAATAGTTCATCACCAGGAATAACTCCTAAATTGTTGTATTCATTATTTTTCACATCATTAGTTAAAGCTTTTTCTAATGTTTCTGGGCCTTGAAAAGTAAACGGACTTTCTTGGTTTTCAATTTGATTAGTTGAATTATTTAACCAAGACACAACTTTAGAATATTTTGTATTTGGTTCTCTAGAGAATTTTTTTTTAGGTGGGTTCATCCATACGGAGACATCATGAGGGTCTATTTCTTTTTTTTCCTCTTTTTTTTCCTCTGGTTCTGGACCGAATAAACCAAGTTGTCCTCCAACTGCTAAACGAGTAATATAACTTAATCTAGAACTTGTTTTTTCATTTATTTGTTCTGGACTTTTTGGTTGTGGAGTTGGATGTTCTTTTGCTATTTCAGCTTCTGCTTGTTCTAGATCTTTTTCTGTTTCTGGATCTACATCTTTGAAACCCTCTGATTCTTGATATTTTCTAAGAGATTCTGCTAGATCAAAGTTTTCTGGAAGAGTATTTATTTCTTCTAGTTCTATCTTTAATTCTGGAAGTTTTTCTTCTAATTTTTCTGCTTTTGTTTTAAATTGTTTGGCAGCTTCCATTTTTTTAGCATATATATTGCTTAATCTTTTTAAGCGACCTCGGAATTTTTTAAGACTCTGTCTGGTTTCTTTTGGATTTGCTTCTAGAAATCTCATAAATTCTAATTCTGGAGCACTTTCTTTTTCTATTTGATCGGCATCATCTCTAAGATCAAAATGTGCTTCTATTTTTTCTGGATCAACATTAAGGGCTGAGGCAATACCTTCAATTAATCCCTTACGTTCCTCATATCCAATAGGTTCTTCTCTTTCATCATATTTACGAAGAGTTTGTAGAATTTCTGGATGAGTTTTTTCTAATTGGGCATCGAATTTTTTCTTTCTAATAACTTTTTTATATTCTGGTTTATATTCATTATCATATTCATCTTCCCATTCTTTTTTAAATTGTTTTACGGTCATTCCATGTTTTTCTAAATAACCATGAAGTCTGGCTCCAATATTTTTAGGGGAATGCCAAATATTGTCCCAATCTTCTTCTTGTGATTGAGCAATACGCTTATATTTATCGACAACTCTTTGAAGAGATCCTATTTTACGTTCCAATTTATCTTTTTCAATTGCTGGAAGAAATTCTTCTCGCAGATATTTCATCCAACCATGATTAAATGATTGGGTTTTTTCATCCCAACCAAATACAGTTTTTAGTTTATCCCAATCCCAAGCAGCAATATCAACACTCTTAAAGTCTGATCCTTTTAAACCTTCTACTTGTTCTGGAGAAAGTTTTTCTTCTTGATCATGTGTTAAACGACGACGAACATCAGCCATTCCAGTTCCCATAACGACTGCAGGTGCTATAAAACCATATTGGGACAGTTGTCTTGCTGAAGATGGTAGTATTTCTCCATTTTCATCTTTTCTAATAGTTTTTTGTATATTTTCTGGAAGACTTTGAATTATATTTCCATTATATTTAGCCACCATTTCTCTTAATTTTTCTGGAGAGATATGTAGTGCTTCAGTCATTTCTTCGGTAGAAAAATATTTTTTATTATCAAGAGGGATAGGCATTCCTTTATTATCAAGTATAGGTTCATTTGTTTTTGGATCTTTTTTAACATTTAATCTATACCATAACATATCATCTAATTCTTTACGAGGAGAAGAGTTTATCTCGTTAATTTCATTAAGTTTTGTTATTCCTTTTGTTTCAAAAATCTCTCTTAAAGCACGTGGTCCAACATATCTGTAACGAGGAGCAAGTTCTTCAAACGCCATTTCGGGAGTATAGTTTTTATTTTGTCTTTTCTTATTATTATAAAATCTTTTTATATTTTGATATATTTTTTTACAATTTGAGCATTCTTTTACATAGATAGGTCTATTTTCAAAAGTACAAACAGGACATACTTTTGCTAGGACAGCATTTGGAGAATATTTTTTAAGAGCACCGACACCAGCACCAGTTTCAGCCCATTCAAGTTGACCTTTTTCTAATTGCCCAGGCATTTCTATTTTTTCTTCATCTGGGACTATTTCTTCTGGTTCCTGTTGTTCCTGTGGTTTTTCTGGTGTTTCTTCATCAAACACCTCATCTGATTCTCCAAGATCAAATTCTTCTTGTTCTTTTTTAAGTTTAAGTTGCTCTTCTTGCATTTCACGAATATTTTTTTTAAGTTCTTCTATTTCTTCATTAGTCATTTCTTTATCTGAGGATAAAGAGATAATTAAATCTTCAAGAACTACTTGACTAAAAATAGATTTTATATAATCATGTCTTTTCATTATGCATTTCTCCCGTATTTTTAAACTATCTTTATTATATCATTGTATTAATAGAACTTTTATAGTTATAAAAAAATAGATTATTTAAAATAATATTGTAAATAAATATACAAAACTCATTGAAATTAAAAGATTTTTAAAAATATTCCTAATTTTCATATAGAAAAACAAAATAAATTAGTATATTTTATTAATAGTAGATTAAAGGAGTATAAATTGTCAAAAGACTTACAGCTTAAAAAAGGCGGAAGATTATTTATTAAAGAATGGGATAAAGATTATAACGATTTCATTGAAAAAGAAATGATTAATGAAGAACTTATGTTTCATTTTTATGATTCAATATGTTTGGAAAGGGGGATTACATTAAAAGATTTGTTTTTATTAGTAAAAAAACATGTTGATGCTTTATCTCTTATTGTTGGATGTCCATTTTTAGATGACTTGGTTGAAGAGGCTTTATCATCTCCAGTAAAATCTAGAGATAAAATTGGAATGGTGGTTTTAAAACTATCTTGGTTTTCATTTATTGAACAAGATAAAATATATGAATGTCTAAGATTTTATGGGATGGGAAATGATAGTTATTCATTAGAATTTACTCCAATAAATGAATTAGTGTTTTATCCTTTAATATTAGATGAAGAATATATAATAGTTGGAGAAAAAGAAGAAGAGAAATTTAAGTCAAGTAAAGATTTTAAACTTATTGATTTATTACGAGGAGTTATAGATGAATTATCATATATGGGTCCTCCTGATATTAGAGAGTTTGCTAGATCCGAAATATCAAAAAAATCTGATGAACCTGAAGTATTACTTTCTATAGAAGAATTAGAAAATAAATTTAATAATAATCTTAAAAAAACAAAAAAACCATGCTATGTGTGTGGAGATGATTCACGTTCTAAAGACTTTGGAAAACCTGAAAATATGTGTTTTCGATGTTATAAAGAAATAAAGGAAAATTAAAATGATATTTGATGAACTAAATAAACAATTAAAAGAAGCAATGTTTGCCAAGAATGAAGCAAGAAAAAATTATATTAGATCAATTAAATCAAAAATTACGGAATATGAAATATTACATGGTTTAAATAGAGATAAAATTCCTAGTGATGAATGTGTTTTATTTGTTATAAATTCTCATAAAAAATCTTTAGAAAAAGCAATTAAACAATTAAAAAGTGGAGGAGATATATCTATTAAACTTGTTGAAGAATATAAAGACGAAATTAAATATTGTAATCAATTTTTACCAAATGAGGAAAATAAATTAAAAGATTTAGATAAAATTGTAGATGATGCAATAAAGAATGTAGGATATAATGTTGGAACAGTAATAGGATATATTATGAAGAATAATAAATTGGACGGATCTTTAGTAAAAACTGCAGTAGTAAAAAAACTTTATGGAAAAATATAATGTATAGATGGTTATATAAAAATTTTCTTTCAAAAATGGATGCTGAAAAAGCTCATAATATGGCTTTATGGTTTTTAAGAAAATCTTCTAGAAGTGAAACTATTTCTAAATTAATGAATAGAAAAGTGCCTAAAGATGATAGACTTAATATTGATGTTGCTGGTATTAGGTTTAATAATCCAATTGGAATGGCTGCCGGATTTGATAAAGAAGGTTATGTTTTTCCTAGTCTTTTTTCTCTTGGTTTTGGTCATGTTGAAGTTGGAACTATGACTTTTCATCCAAGAAATGGAAAACAAAAACCACGAGTTTGGAGATTAGATAATAGAGAACTTTTTAATTGTATGGGACTTCCTAATTCAGGATATTTAAAAATTTGTAAAAATATATCATCATATAAGTTTGATGGAATAATTGGAGCAAGTATATCACCAGAATTAGAATTTAACATAGGAAGAACAGATGAAGATACTTTATTTAGAATATATAATGCATTAACTAGTTATGTAGATTATATAACAATAAATCTATCATGTCCAAATGTAAGAGAAGATGGACTTTACGATGAAGAAAGAATTCTATGTAGTATTTTAAAAAATAGAAAGTTTTTTAATAGTATGGGCATGAAGGATATTCCGTTTTTTATGAAAATGGGGCCAAGTTTAACTTATCCTGAACCTAATTTTAAGCCAACATTTGATTTTGATATATTAAAAAAACGATTAGATTTATTATTAAAATATGAAATGTCTGGTGTTATTTTAGTAAATACTTTTCCTGATGTTATAAATATTAATGGTATTAGGACACGGGGGGGAAGAAGCGGTCATTTTCTTAAAGAATATGGTATTAGATCTGTACAAGCTGCTTATAAACATACTGGGGGAAACCTTCCTATAATTGGTGTAGGGGGAATTGAAAAGGATGTTGATGCTTTAACATATATTAAATGTGGAGCTTCATTGGTTCAGTTATATACCGGTTTTGTTATTCATGGTCCAAGAACTCCTGTTAGGATATTAAATGGAATTTTGTATAATTTAAACGAAAATCAAAAAATCAAAGATATAGTAGGAGATTGGGCATGAGTTATTTACAATACATTATTGTTAGAAAAGATTTAGTATCAAAAATGGGAATTGGAAAAACCTCATCACAAGTAGCTCACGCCTCATTAGGTATAGTAGTAGATAGTAGATTAAACGATTGTAATATAAGTAAATATTATAGATATCATATTAATGTTGAAAAATGGTTAATGGGTAAATTTACCAAACTTGTGGTTTATGTAAAAAGTAAGGAGAAATTGCTTAATATTGTTAAAAAACTTGACTCCGACGAGTTGAGATATAAATTGATTTATGATAGTTGTTTAACAATGTTGGATCCTGAAGAAAAAGATGGAACAACTTTAACTTGTATGGGTATTATTCCAATTCATTGTGATAATGTTCCTAAATACTTAAAAAAATTAAGATTATTGGAGTAAATATGAAGAGAGCGGATTATATAAGTTGGGATGAATGTTTTATGGCTTTAGCTATTACAGCCTCTAAAAGGTCAAAGGATCCGTCAACCCAGGTTGGTTCATGTATAATTAATAATAAAAAAAGAGTAATTGGTATAGGATACAATGGATTTCCAAATGGATGTAGTGATGATGATTTACCATGGGGAAAAGTTGGAAATGAATTAGATACAAAATATTTTTATGTTTGTCATAGTGAAAAAAATGCTATTCATAATTCAACAGATAATCTTGAAGGAGCTACTATATATGTTACTCTTTTTCCATGTAATTTTTGTGCTCAGGATATAATTCAATCAGGAATTAAAAAAGTTATATATTTAAATGATAAATATCATAATACTAATTCATGTATAGCATCTCGTAAATTATTTGATTTAGCTGGAATTACTTATGTAAAATTTGAACCTTCTAGGTCTTATCTTAAACTGAATTTTATAGAAGATGATTAATGAAAATAGTTCTTATTCTTGGATGTTGGGGACGAGAAAGAGATGGTTTTATTTCTTGTTCTGGAATATCAAATGAAATTCTTGATCTTACAAAAAACAGTTCTATTAATGTTAAAATTAAAGATTATTTAGATTCAAATTTTAGATTGTTTGATCGTCCTTTATATAATAATGTCCATACAGCAATTTGGAATGTTCAAGATAAATTCAGCGAAATTGGAAAACCTGTAATTCAAAAGATAAAATTTAAATATATGGAAGAGTTTTGTGTTGATCACGCTAGGTGTGGTTTATATCTTCGCCTAGAATTAAAAGAGGTTGTGTAATGAAAAAAGTTTGTTATTTAGCGGGAGCAATGGAATCAAAAGGAGATGCGGGATTAAAATGGAGAAGAGAATATCAAAAAATTCTTAAAGACCTTGATATATCTTGTATTATACCAAATGACGAAGAAGATAATATAATAAAAAACTTAAATATTAAGGAACTTAAAAAAACAGATATTAAGGAACTTAAAAAAACAGATATTAACAAATATATTAAAATTATTAGAGAATTTATTAAGCAAGATTTAAAATTTATTGATAATTCAGATATGGTTATAGTAAAATGGAATGGAGAAAGAAGTTCTGGAACTTTTCATGAAGTTGGACATGCATATGAAATAGGTAAACCTACTTATTTAGTTTCTTCATTAAGTAATGAAAATATTTTAGGATGGTTTCTTGCTTGTTTTACCAAAAGATTCTATAATTTGAATGAATTAGTAAGATATTTAAAGGATAATAATGAAACCTAATTATAAGTTTATAAATGAACAATCTGTAAAAGCATATGAATATGTTAATAATATAAAATTTGAAATTTTATATGATAAAAAAGGAGAAGAATTAGTAAAAAAAGCTTTGGATGCTTTACTTGATATATTTGATTATTCAAATAAAAAACAGGAGAAATAATAATGGATGTAAGAATCTATAGAATTTGTAAAGATAATCCTTTACCAAACCAAGCGAATAAAGGTGATGCCGGATATGATGTATATGCATCGGAAGATGTAATTTTTGAGTCATATGAAACAAAGCTTGTTCCTCTTGGAATTATTGCTGAAGCACCATTTGGATATCATTTTAAGCTTTGTCTAAGATCTTCAATGGCTTTAAAAAAAGGGTTTAGAATAGCAAATTCTGTTGGAATAATTGATTTTAGTTTTTGTGGAGAAAAGGATGAAATGAAAATTATGCTTGAGAATATAAGAGATTATGGAAATTCTATTTCAAAAGGTGATCGCGTAGGCCAACTTATTCTTGAAAAAAACAATACAATTCATTGGATAGAACAAGATAATAGGAATTTTGCTGGGAAAAGCCGTGGTGGATTTGGATCATCTGGTAGGTAAATGAGACATTTAAAATATTTAAAATATGTTCTAAAACATAAGTGGTTTGTTATGAAAGAATGCTTTAAACATGGGATATATTTTCGTGGAATTTTTCATGATATATCAAAATTCTCTTCTATTGAATGGTTTCCATATGTAAGTTATTTTTATGGAAATGATGAAAAGAATTTTAATTATGCTTGGCTTCATCATCAAAATAATAATGATCATCATTGGCAGTGGTGGTTACTTAATGAAGATTATGGAAATATAATAGCTATGGAGATGAGTTATGATGCTATGTTTGAAATGATATGTGATTGGTATGGAGCAAGAATGGCTCAAAAAAATGATGGATGGTTTGGAGTGGCAAAATGGTATAAAGAAAATAAAAAGAATATAAAATTACATGAGAAAACAAGAAAACGTGTTGAAAATACTATATTTTCTTATAGTAAGTATGGACGCTATTAATATTTCTTTATATTCTAGCGAGGTGATAAATTGAATTATAGAGAATTTCTTGTTAAATTGGCAGATCAGTTGGATGAAGAGGGGAACCATCAATTGGCCGATATTATAGATAAAGATTTTGAAGAGTTTTTGGAACTTTTAGAGCAAGGAAAATTGGATTTTAATTATTTATTTTCTGGAACACGTGATCCAAGAGATCCATATAGTAATTTAGGAAGATCAGCACCTGCCTACGGAGTTTAATTCAAACAATAAATTGGTTAAAAAAACTATATATTATAGTATAGGATAGATTTGTGTAATAGGATAGACAAATGGTTAATGTTTATGTAGATGAAGTTGGAATGTCAAGTATAGCAGGAGATTTGATAGTTGGAGCTGTTGCTGTAGATGAAAATGAGAAACCACCTATATCTGGAATTCGAGATAGTAAAAAACTTACTAAAAAAACGAGAGAGAAATTATCGGTTGAGTTGATGAAACTTCCTCATTCTATAAAGTCTGGATCTGTAAAAAACATATTAGATTATAATGTTTTTTATGCTCGTTTTTTAGCGATGAAGGAAGCGGTTTTAGATTTTATAAATAGAGGTATAAAAATAAAAAAGGTAATTGTTGATGGAAAATTCATAATTCCAGATTTAGATATAGAACAAGAAGCTGTTATAAAGGCAGACGCAAAGTTTTGGCAAACTGGGGCAGCCTCTATTATTGCCAAAGTTCATAGAGATAATATGATGGAGGAATTATCAAAAACAGATATATATAGTTATTATGGATTTGAAAACAATGCGGGTTATTATTCTCCAACTCATAGATTGGGAATAGTTTTACATGGACCATGCGATATTCATCGTACACAATTTATGTATTTTAAATATTGTATGGAAAGATATAAAGAATATCAAGCAATTAAAGATAAAATTGGAATAGATGATTTTTTTAAAGATAATGTAGTAAATGGGAAAAAGAAATCCGATTATATTATATGGAAAGAGTCAAAAAAGATTTGGAAACCAATATTACCTAATATGGAGATTGAATGAAGATTAGAAATGGATTTGTAAGCAATAGTAGTTCTTCAAGTTTTGTTTGTAATGTTTGTAATGAGGTATATGAGGTATATGAAGGATATGATAATCAATATGAGATAGATGTATATTATTGTTGTCGTGATCATGAGATTTGTCAGGATTGTGAAAAATGGATAGATAAATCTATAAATGAATTATCTTCTGATATTAATAAAGTAATTGAAAAATTAAATCTTATAGATAGTCAAGTTAATGATTTTCTTGAAACTGAAGATAAAATAAGGTGGATTAAGAAATATAATGGTTTTAGATTACATGAAGAAGTTTGCCCTATTTGTAATTTAACTTATATTTCTAAAAATTTAGAAGCAGATTTTTTGTTAGAAAAGTTTTCTCAAAATCGTGATAAAATTCATCAGGAAATTAGAGAGAAATTTAAAAATCTAAAAGGATGGGAGGAGAAAAAGAAATGAAGATTAGAAATGGATTTGTAAGCAACAGTAGTTCTTCAAGTTTTATTATAGCAACTACTATTCAAAATCATCAAAAAGTAATGGACCAACTTAATGAAATAGAAAAGTCTGTAGTAAATGCTATTATGAACCAAAAAAGTAAATTTTGTGGATTTGATTTAATTGTTGGAGAATGTGTTTCAAGTGAAGATTTTTATACTTTATGTGAATTAAATATTGATATTGAAGAAGACAAAATTTATTCAATATGGGATAAATATAAAGTTATGGTTAATAAAAACAAAGAAGAAGTTTTTTCATATTCTATAGATATGTAGGTGATAACATGAAGATTAGAAATGGATTTGTAAGTAATAGTAGTTCTTCAAGTTTTACAATCAAGATTGAAAATATAGATCCATGCCCAACATGTGGTAGAAAATCTCTAAATATAATAGATCATATTAAAAATAATGGATTTTATGATAATGAGACAAGAATAGAAAGTGATTCTAAAAAGCAGATATTAGATAATATTCAACATGATATTGATGTTACTATGAAAAATATAAAATCATTAGAAATCTTTAATTTAAATGAAGTTCCACCTAAATATAGAGGATTTGGATATAACATTACAGCTGGAAAACTTATTCAATATTTAAAAGAAGAAATTGATAATTTTCAAAAAAAGCAAGAACAAATTTCTAAAATAGAAGGAAATATATGTAAAATAAGTATAAGTAATAATGACGTTTATACAAATACTATATTAGATCAAGGAGTTAAAGATGGATCTATTATAATAGTGGAGGATTGTAGTTAATGAAATTTGGAAAATGTATAATATGCGAATCAGAAAGAGATATATTAGAAAATAATAGATATTATCCATTTTGTTCAGAGAGATGTCAAATGATAGATTTATGGGGATGGTTTTCTGAAGAATATGTTATATCAGAACCAGTTCCAAATGTAGATGAAAATACAGAAAAACCAGATCCATTTTGGAGGAATTAATGTCTGATATTCATATAGATTTACAAAGTATATTTAGATCTTTATTATCTATGCCTAATGATATGTTAATAAAAGATATTGAAAAACTTATATCTAATTTTAAAGTAAATGGATATGATGATAGAGAAAGATTATTTAGAAAGTTGGTAGAAGAAGTTGGAGAATATTCAGAAGCAATTGAATACAATCATGGTTCTCCAAATAAAATGAATAAATTTAAGGATATAGCAACATCAAAAGAAAAACTTCAGGAAGAAATAATTGATGTTCTTGTAATCACACTTGCTTTGGGAAATATTGAAGAATTAAATATTTATGAAATGCTAAAAAGAGTAAAAAATAAACTAAAAAAGCAAGAAGAATTATGGGCAAAATATGAAAATAAAGAATGAAGGCATATAAAAAAGAATGGTTTTTAAGAAGAGCAAAAGAAGTTCATGGAAATAAATATAATTATGAGAAAATAGAATATGTGAATTTAAATACAAAAATTACAATAATTTGTCCAAGACATGGAGAGTTTCAACAAAAACCATCAAAACATTTAATTGGGCAAGATTGTAGAAAATGTATGAAATACAAGTTAAGAAAAAAGTTTCAACTATCAAAAGAAGAATTTTTAAAGAGATCAAATAAAACCCATAATAATAAATATGATTATTCAAAAGTAAATTATATTAATGCTCATAGGAAAGTAATAATAATTTGTCCAGATCATGGTGAGTTTTATCAAATCCCGAATTGCCATATGAGAAAAAATGGATGTCCAAGATGTGCCTACTCTAATAAATCTAAACAAGCAGATGAATGGTTAAGTAATATTAACAATATAGAACAAGAAAAGATAATATATATTAAAGAAAATAAATTTTTGGTTGATGGTTTTAATAAAAGAACAAATACAATATATGAATACTATGGAGATTTCTGGCATGGGAACCCTAAACTTTATAAATCAAATGAATTAAATAAAAGGCTTAAAATAAAATTTGGTGAATTATATAATAAAACAATAGAAAGAGCAAAGATTTTAATTAATGAAGGATATAGTTTAATATATAAATGGGAAACAGATCACGATATGAAAGTTGGAGAAAAATTTAATGAAGAATGAATATAAAATTCAAGCATTGGAAAATCTTGAAGCAGTTAGAGAAGTAAGTGGAATGTATATAGGAAATACTCAGGATGGAACGGGATTACACCACTTGTTTTTTGAAATTTTAGATAATTCTGTAGATGAATATCTTGCTGGTCATTGTAATAAAATATCTATTACATTATATAAAGATGGTTCAATATCAGTTTTAGATAATGGAAGAGGTATTCCAACATATTATATGCCTGAAAAGAAAATGAGTGCTTTAGAAGTAGTTATGACTACACTACACGCAGGAGGGAAATTTAAAAATAATAATAATTATAAGATAAGTGGAGGATTACACGGAGTTGGCATTAGTGTCTCGGTTGCTCTTTCAAGTCGTCTTAGAGTAATAGTTAAAAAAGATGGTAAAGAATATACGATGGCTTTTGAAAAAGGGAAAAAGATAGAAGAATTCTCAGAAAAGTCAATAAAATCAAAAGAAACAGGAACATTTATCCGTTTTGTACCAGATACAACAATTTTTACCAATGTTATAGATTTTGATTCAAATATTATAGAACGAAAATTAAGAGAATTATCATATCTTTGTAGAGGGTTAGAAATTGAATTTATTAATGAATTAAGTAAAACCAAAAAAATATTTGGCGGAGATAACGATATTTCAGGATTTATTGAGCATCTTGCTCCTTCTTCTTTATTAGATAAACCGATTGTTTTTACTGATATTAGTAATGATATAACTATTGATGTTGGACTTCAATGGTTGGAAGGAGGTTCAGAGATAGAAATTGCTAGATATTTTACAAATAACATCCCTAATCCAGATGGAGGGTCTCATTCTTTTGGTTTTAAATCAGCTTTAACAAGGACAATAAATAATTATATTAGTTCTTCTGATCTTCCAAAGACATTAAAAGTTTCTCTTTCTGGAGATGATATTCGTGAAGGTTTAATATCTGTTGTAAGTATAAGACATCCAGATCCAAAATTTAGTTCTCAAACAAAAGAAAAACTCGTTTCGGAAGATGCAAGAAATGCTGTTGAGTCAATTGTTTCTCATAATGTTATGAGGTATTTAGAACAAAATCCTCCAACTGCTAAAAAAATTGTAACCCAATGTATTAATGCTCATAAAGCAAGAGAAGCGGCCAAAAAAGCAAGAGAGGCAACAAGAAAATCTGTATTTAAGGATGGTGGAAGTATTTTGCCTGGCAAATTAGCAGATTGTAGTTCTCGTGATCCTGATGAATGTGAATTATTTGTGGTAGAAGGAAATAGTGCCGGAGGTTCAACAAAACAAGGTCGTGATAGACGATATCAAGCAGTTCTACCTCTTAGAGGAAAAGTTCTAAATGTTGAAAAATGTGAATTCCAAAAGATGATGGCAAATGAAGAATTAAATAATCTTATAACAGCATCTGGTGTTGGAATTGGGAAAGGGTTTAATTTAAATAAATTAAGATATGGAAAAATTATAATTCTATGTGATTCAGATGTTGATGGAAGTCATATACGAACTTTATTATTAACATTTATTTTTAGACAAATGCCCCAATTAATTATTAATGATAATATATATATAGCTCAGCCACCTTTATATAGAATAACTTATAGAAGAAATCATTTTTATATTAAAAATGAGAGAGAACTTAAAACCTTTGTTGAAGATAATAATTTAAAAACGGGTTCATTTAAACTTCAAAGATTTAAAGGACTTGGAGAAATGAGTCCAGAACAGTTATGGAACACCACTTTAGATCCAGAAAGAAGAACACTTTTGAAAGTAACTATTGAGAATTATGTTGAAGCAGATAAAATATTTAGTATTCTTATGGGAAATCAAGTAGAACCAAGAAAAGACTTTATTGTAGAAAATGCTATCAATGTAAAGAATTTAGATATTTAGACAAAAACTTCCTTCTCTAATATCTATTAATATATTAGTAATTTAATGTATTAGTATATTATGTGGAGGAATTTAATGGTAACTGCTTCTATAAAAATAAATGGTGTTCAGGGAAGTAACGATAGTTTAAATACTGGTGTTTCCGTTGCTTTATCAAATTCTAATAATACTGGAGTCACATCTTGGTCTTGGCAATTTATATCTAAGCCACCTGTATCTACAGCAACTATTTTAACACCATCTTCATCTACAGCATCTTTTGTTCCAGATGTTGTTGGATCATATTTAATTAGATTAACTGTTATTGGAAGTTCTGATAGTGATACAGATACTGTTATTGGAGCTGTTCTTACATCTTTAGGTATTAGAATTCCAGCTTCTCAGGAACAAAGTGAGTTTGACCCTTTACAAGGATGGGCTGAAGCAATATATAATGCTATGGTTGCTTTAGATACATTTGCTGGAAGCACACATACTATTGGTGGTTCAACACATACACCCTCTACATTAGCACAACTTAATTCTAAAATTTCCGATGCTACTTTAGATAATAGTAGTAATTCTAGGACACCTTTAACACACAGTTTAAGTGGTTCTAAACATAGTACTACAACTCTTTCTGATCTTAACAATAAAATATCTGATGCTACATTAGATAGTTCCAGTGCTTCTAGATCTCCTTCTGGATCGGCGACTGGAGATTTGGCTGGTACATATCCAAGTCCATATGTTGTTAAAATTCAAGGACAAAATGTATCTAATAATGGTCCAAGTCCAAATGATGTTTTGGTATTTACGGGTGGAGTTTGGACTCCAACATCTATTTCTTTAAGTAGTAATACATTGGATCAAGCATATGATGAAGGAGGTTCTGGATCTGGAAGAAGTATTTTAGCAGATTCTGGGGCAGTATTTATTGATGCTGGTGGAGATAATGCTATTGAATTAGATGGTTATATAAGTTTAAATGAAATAACAAATCCAACTGCGGAATTAAATAAAGGTTTTATTTATGTAAAAGATGATGCTGGTGATACGGAATTATTTTATATGGATAATTCTGGAAACGCTGTTCAGATTACAAAAGATGGAAGCATTGATGTTTCTTTATCAGCTAATACATTAAATGAAGCATATGATGAGGGTGGGAGTGGTGTCGGAAGAACTATTGTTGCTGATGCTGGATCTGTTTTAATTAATGTTGGAGCAGATAATCATGGATTAGAGATTTCTGCTACTGGATATGCTGGGTATTCTTCTAATGCTATTTATGTTGATGCGAAGGGTGGTGTTGCTGGTGTTGAAGGAGTTTTAGTAGAATTCGATGCTGATGGATTTAATAATGGGAAAGCTATACAGGGAAATATTGTTTCTGGAGCGACAGCAAGTGGTTATGAAGTTTCGGCGGTATCAGGAATTATTAATGGAACATCTGCTTTATCTGGATCTGATATTGTAGCATTTCGTGGTAGTGAAAGTGGTGTTTCTTCTGGTAGACAGATAGGAACAAAACTAATAGGTTCTAATTGGGATATTTCTTTATATGCTGAATCTGGATTTATTCGTTTAAATGATGGGTATTTAGCATTAAAAGAAATAACTGATCCAGGTTCTTTATCAAATATAGGTTCTTTATATACAAAAGATGATGCTGGTGATACGGAATTATATTACATAGATAATTTAGGAAGAATTGTTAAAATTACAGAAGATGGAGTAGTTAATGCTTCTGGTGCTGGAAACAAACTTGGTCAAGCATATAATCAAGGTGGTTTAGGAGCAGGAAGAATTATTAGTGTAGAAGATAATTTACCAGTAACTATTTTAGCAACAGATGCTTATGATTCATATGAAGCATTAAGTATTGATGGATATGTTGGTTTTGACGGAGTATTAGATCATCCTATGGTTGCTACTGATAAGGGGTTTGTTTATGTAAAATCTGACGGTGGAGATATTGAATTATTCTATATGGATAATTATAATAATATTATTCAAATAACAAAAGATGGAACTCTTAATGCTGATGAAATTGTGATCCATAATACATTAGATCAATCTTATGATGAAAACGGTTCTGGTGCTGGAAGAGAAATTATAGTAGATTCTGGAGCTATTTTGTTGAGTGCTTCTGGAAATGAAGCATTACGACTAGATGGATATATTGGTTTACAAGAAATATCTGATCCAACATCTTTATTAGATAAAGGTCTTATTTATGTTATGGATGATTCTGGTGATACAGAATTGTTTTATAAAGATGCCTCTGGAAATTCTGTTCAAATAACAAAAGATGGGACACTTAATTCTGATGAGATAAACGCACATTTAGTTGGAGGAGAAGAACATACAGCAGATACATTAGAAAACTTTAATACAAAAATTTCTGATGCTACTTTATTTGATATTTCTTTACTAGATAATTATGCTACGGCTATGAATTTAACAAGTCATGAGAATAATATTAGCAATCCACATAGCACTGATGTTGGAAATTTAGGAAACGGAACACTCTCTGAACTTAATTCTATAATAATAGATGCTACTTTAATAGATGGAGTGTTACTTGATTCATACATGGCTCTTGATGGTTCTAATTCTATGTCTGGAAATCTTGATATTGGAAATAATAATATTATAAATGTTGGGACTGTAGATGGTTATAATCTTCCGAATCAGTTTCAAAGTATTACAAATGATGACGCTTATCAGGATGGTGAATTAACAAGCATTAATTCTAATTTAAACATACATACAAGTAATACAAATAATCCTCATAGTACTTCTTTAGATCAAGTTTATGACGCTGAAGGTTCTGGAGATGGAAGGACTATTTTAGCAGATTCTGGGCCGATTTTTATTAATGCTAATGGAGATAATGCTGTAGAATTAGATGGTTACATTACTTTTGGTAATACATCTGGTGTAAATTCAATTTTTAATTCCAGTATAGCATATGCAGAACAGATAGATGGATATGCGGAACTTCATATAATGGATAATTATGGTAATATAACACAACTTACTAGTAGAGGGAGTTTATATACTTTATTACCAGAATATAATGTCTTACAACTTCCTTCTGCATCTCCAGCGGGACAAATTATTTATGTTCCAGATGAAACTGGAGGATCAGTAACAGCTTTTTCTGATGGAACAGATTGGCGTAGGACAACAGATAGAACAGTAGTATCATAAGGAAAGATAATGATATATTTAGATCACCACGCAACTACACCTCTAGATCCACGTGTTTTAGAGGTGATGTTGCCTTACCTTAAAGAATATTATGGTAATGCTTCAAGTAGGACACATAAATATGGTTGGGATGCTGAAGATGCTGTAGAAACAGCAAGAGAACAAGTTGCTACATTAATATCATGTTCTCCTTATCAAATTGTGTTTACTAGTGGAGCAACAGAATCAAATAATACAATTCTAAAACAAAATTCATTTAAATCAATAATTACAAGCAAAATAGAACATAGTTCTATTTCAAAAATCTGTGATTATTTTGATGGTAAAAAACATATTGCTTTTTTAAAACCCAATAAAAATGGAGTTTGTGATATTAATAGATTAAAGATCCTTCCAAAGCCAGATTTAATTTCTTTAATGTTAGTTAATAATGAAATTGGAACAATTCAACCTGTTTTTAGATTAAATGAATTAAGAGAAAATGGAACGCTTATACATTCAGACATGGCTCAGGCTGTTGGAAAAATATTAGTTAATGTTAAAAAGTTGAATGTAGATTTTGCTTCATTTTCTGCTCATAAAATGTATGGACCAAAAGGTATTGGAGCCCTTTATATAAAAAGTGGTTCAATTGAACCATTATTACATGGTGGAGGACAAGAAGATGAAATACGATCAGGAACATTAAATGTTCCTGCTATTGTTGGTTTTGGAAAAGCATGTGAAATTATCAAGAATGAAATATATCAAATAAGATCTCAATTATCATTAACAAGAGATTTACTTTTAGAAAAACTTCTAAATCTTATTCCAGATTTACAATTTCATGATTTTCATCCAAAAGTACCAGGAAGTCTACATCTTGCTTTACCTTGTGATAATATGACGAAATTATTAGCGTTAATTGGAAATAAAGTAGCAATTTCAACAGCAAGTGCCTGTATGTCTATTAATAATGAACCATCACAAGTCTTAGCAAAAATATTAGGACCTAAAGAGATAAAACGATCTATAAGATTATGTACTGGAAGATTTAATACGTTGGATGAAGTGCGAGAGGCCGCACAAATTATTTCTGACGCTGTGAAGATTGTTAATTCGGAGGAAAGAAAATGAGAAAGTTATATGTTTTAATTTTTATGGTTATGGGATGTAGTTTTACAAAACCAGCGTTTCATTCTAAAATGCCTGAAGGATCAGTATATATTGACCCATATTATTCATGGGAAAATAACTGTCCAGTAAAAAGTTTTCCATCATATGGAAACTGTAATTCTCCATGGCGTAGTATTACAATTAGAGTAATTAATAAAAAATATAGAAATGTAAAGGTTGTTGTTCAATGTAATTATAAAGATATAAATGATATATTCGGAACGCAGACTAAGACTATTAATAAGCGTAATGATGCTACTTTTTTAATTAAAGGATTAAGTAAAGGATCTGCTGATGTAAATAAAGCAGGTTGTTATATTTCAAAGATATTATGATGAAAGCAAAACTAACAAAAAAACAATTAGATATTTTATATGAATGTTGGAAAGAAGGGATAAATACAAAAGAAAGACTTTCTTTAATAGAAGAAAAAATGCCTAAAGTTTCTACTTTAACAGCATTGAAAGTTATGCGTAAGATGGCTAAAACTGATACAAAATGGTTAAAATGGACGACGAGGCAAAATAATTTAATAGAAAAAGAAAAATTGGATAAAAAAATAGAAAAAGAACGAAAAATAAGAGAGAGAGAAAAGAAGAGAGAAGAAAGAATTATAAGGAAAGAAGAAAAGCTTAAAAAACAAGCTCATAAGAAAAAGAAAACATTAATATCAAAAAATATAGATATTCTTCTAGTTGATCAAATAAAAGAAAAAGTATCAAAAGAATTTTTTTTCTGCCCAGACACTCACCAATATGTAAATAATATTTCATGTATTTTTCGTATATTTAATGATTTTTCATTTGGAAGTTGTTGTGATAAATGTAAAAGAATGAATAAGCATATTCCAGTTTTAGAGGAGATAGTTAATGGACAAGCCAAAAATGTTAAAAAACAAAGATCTAAAAGATATAAGACCAGCGGGGGGAGTAAAAATAAAGAATAAAATAGAACAAAGATCTCAACAAAATACAAAGGTTATAAGAAATGTTCAACCTCCAGAAATTCCAATGGAAGACCTTGAACCTCCAACAGAAGAGGCGGCCAAAATTATAACAAAGATTAATAATGCTAAAAATGCTTTAATTGACACAATGAGGGATTTTAGTAAATTATTAAGTGATTCTAAACTATTGGAAAATAGATCAGAAAAAGAAAAACAAGAAGAAACAACAATTATTAATAAACTTATTTCAGCCGTTCAGGAAGTGGAAAGATTAGAACCTGGAGAAGGAACAATGAGTTTATGTGTTTTTTCTACACGACTTTCTTTACTATTAAGGAATGTAAATAATAAATTATCACATAAGAGTTTTCTTTTAGAAAAAAGAGTGGAACAACTTGAAAAAGCAATTGGTGTTGAACCACCAAAAGAGGATCCAAAAGCAAGAGAAAAACAATTTCTTATTGAACAAGCAGAAAAGTTGGGGTTAAAAATAAATATTGAGGAATAAAATGATTAAATTTGATGTTATAGATGAGATAATCTCTAATATTCTTATGGAATTAAATAAAGAACATTCGGAATATCAAAGATTGTTTCAAAAAATAAATGAAGTAAAAGATCTTAATGCTAAACACGCACACAGACGTATGGTAGAACTCTGTGAGAGAATAAGAGATGAAATAAAACAAAGGAAATAATGAATAAAAGTGTTGCTACAAAAGCCCTTATAAAACTTTTTGAGCAACTCAAGATTAAGGCAGATATTAAACAATGTATAAAAGAGGAGAATTTTCTGGTATTTGATATTTTATTGAAACCAGGTGGAACATTCCGCAAACTAGAGCAATATTCAACAGAGATTGCTTTGTCTTTAAAAGCACTATCCGAACCTTTAATTTATCCAATAACAAGAGAAGGAATTATTCGTATGGAAATTACAATTTCCGAACCAGTAGATGTGTATTTTAAAGATATAATAAATTCTAATGTTTATAAAACTTCAAAGGCAATATTACCATTAGCATTAGGAAAAAGTCATAATGGAACTCCACTTATAGCTGATTTATCAACAATGCCTCATCTGTTGCTAGGAGGTGCAACTGGGTCTGGAAAATCTATAATGCTTCAAGTAATAATAAATAGTTTATTGCTTAATGAAAAGCAGTTCATTAATTTTGCTCTTATTGATCCTAAAAGAGTAGAGTTTTCATGTTATAATTCTCTTTCGCAATTATATGGTCCTGTAGCCAGAGAACCCGAAAGTGCTGTGGAGTTATTAAAAGAACTTGTAAAAGAAATGGAAAAAAGATTTTCTAGACTTGAAAAGTCAGGTGCTAGAGATATAAGTACATATAAAGGAAAGATGCCATATATTGTAGTAATAATAGATGAACTTGCAGATTTAATGATGGTTTCAAAGAAGAATACACAAGAATATATTTGTCGTATAGCACAAAAGGCGAGAGCTTGTGGGATTCATCTTATTGTATCTACTCAAAGACCAACGGCGTCAATTATTACTGGAATTATCAAAGCAAATTTGTCTTCTAGATTGAGTTGTCAAGTAAGTTCTCCAATTGATAGTAGAATTTTATTGGATAGAAATGGGGCAGAACGCCTTTCTGGAAAGGGTGATGCTATTCTTAATTGTAATGAGCATAAGTTTGTTAGATTTAAAGGATCATTTATATCAGAGAAAGAAATATTTTTGAATATTAAAAATAAGAAATCTTGGTTTAGTAGAATTTGGAATTCTTAATATGAAAAAGAAAATTACAGAAGAATTTATAAAACAGGCAAGAAAAATACATGGAAATAAATATGATTATTCTAAAGTAAATTATGTTGATGCTATTACAAGAATAATAATAATTTGTCCAAGACATGGAGAATTTATAAAGTTTCCTAATAATCATTTAGGAGGAGGTGGTTGTAAAAAATGTAATAATAAAAGAGGAAATACAGAAGAGTTTGTAAAGAAAGCAAAAAAAGTACATAATGGTAGATATGATTATTCCAAAGTAGAATATAAGAATAACTCCACAAAGATTATAATAATATGTTCAATTCATGGAGAATTTTTACAAAGACCATATCATCATTTAAAAGGACATGGTTGTCGTTCTTGTGCTAATGAATTTACATCAAAGTTATTTAGATTATCTAAAGATGAATTTATAGATAAATCTAATAAAATACATGGAAATAAATATGATTACTCAAAAGTTAATTATATTAATTATCGTAAAAAAGTAATAATAATATGTCCTAAACATGGGGAGTTTTTACAAACTCCCACAACGCATTCTAGAAGTGGATGTGTTAAGTGTGTAAATGAAAGAATGACAAAGGATCAAGATAAACTTATTAAAGAGTTTAGAAAAGTTCATAATGATAAGTTTGATTATTCAAAAGTAGATTATATTAATAGTTATACAAAAATAACTATAATTTGTCCTAGACATGGAGAGTTTAAACAAAATCCAGCAAATCATTTAGGAGGACATGGTTGTTTAAAATGTGTTAATGAAGATCAATCTCTTGGAACAAATATTTTTATAAAAAGAGCAAGAAAGATCCATGGAAATAAATATAATTATGATAAGGTTAAATATACAAATGCTTCTACAAAAATTATTATAACATGCCCAGAGGACGGAGATTTTCTACAAATTCCAATAAATCATTTAGGAGGAAGTGGATGTAGAAAGTGTAGTATTAGAAATAGTAGAAGTAATACAAAAGAATTTATAGAGAAGGCAAGAAAGATACATGGAGATAAATATAATTATGATAAGGTTAAATATAAAAATAATTGTACTAAAATAATAATAATTTGTCCAAAACATGGAGAGTTTAAACAAATTCCTAATAATCATTTAAATGGTGGAGGTTGTGGTTATTGTACTAATAATATTTCCAAAATATCTCAATTATGGTTAGATGATTGTGGTGTTTCTGAAGAATTTAGGGAAAAGATAATAAGATCTTGTAATCAAAAATATATAGTTGATGCTTTTGATCCTATAAATAATATTATTTATGAGTTTAATGGTGATTTTTTTCATGGGAATCCAAACATGTTTAATCCAAATGATATTAATCCTATAACAAAAACAACTTTTATGGAATTATATAAAAAAACTTTGGAGAAAGAACAAAATCTTATGAATGATGGTTATGATGTTATTTCCATATGGGAGAGTGAATTTAAAGGATAAAATATGAATTTCTTAAAAAATGAAGATCTAAATAAAGGTTGGGAGTTTAAACCTATAATTGACTCAAAAATTTCTATTGTAGAGTTAATGAAAAAATATGGTGTTAAATTAGAAGAAAAAAATACGGGAACATTTAGTCATAGAGCATATTGCCCATTCCATAGTGGAAAAAATGGAGGACAAGAAAGAACTCCATCTTTTTTTGTTTCAGAAAAAACAAATTCTTTTTGTTGTTATGGATGTAATTCAACAGGAAGTCTTATTGATTTTGTTAGTATTATGGAAGGTTGTCCTCCAATAGTAGCTTTACATCAACTAGCAAAATCAATAGGTTTAATAAAAGATGGAAAGTGGGATGATTTACAATTAGATACTGAATTTATAGTTCCATTTGATCCAACAAAAATTTCTGAACCATATATAATAGAAATGAGTGATATTATTAGGAGATATATTAAAAAGTTTATTAAGTCAGATAATTTTGAAAAAGAGTTAAGATGGGTAGAAAAAATATGTAAAAAACTTGATAATTATCTTGATAATATTACTAATGAAGATTGGGAAGATGCTATAAAATTGAGAGATAATCTTTCTAAGATAATTAAAAGTAGAGTCAATAAATGAAGATATTAATTTTAGGAGATACACATTTTGGAGGAGGTTTTTCTTTAGGAACTATAAATTCGTATAGACAACTTAATAGTAGGCTTATAGATTTTTCTAACACATTTGATTATGTTATTGATTATATAAAAGCAAATGATATTAAGCATTTTATTATTACAGGAGATATCTTTGAATATAGAAGGCCCCACGCATCTGAACTTAGTTTATTTTCGGAAAAATTACAAAGATTATCAGAAATAGGAGTACATACTTATATTGTTATTGGAAATCATGATATGATAAGAGATCAATGTACGACTACGATAGATGTATTAAGGCGTCTTAAGCTTTCGATGGTTCATATTTATACAGACATAGATAGTGTTGTTTGTAAAGATAATACAGATGATATTATTAATCTTATATTTTTTCCATTTAGAACAAGACAGATGTTGGGTTGTTCTAATAATGAAGATGCTGTTCAAAGATTATCTGATAGATTACAATATGAAATTCGTGGAATTGGAAAAGGACCGAAAATATTAGTTGGACATTTTATGTTACAGGGAACAATATTGGGAGATAATGTTGCTGAAAATCAAGCAGGAGAAATATCATTACCTCAAGATATGTTTAAAGATTTAGATGGAACTATTATGGGACATGTTCATCCACATTGTGTAATACAAAAAAGTCCTCTTATTGCTTATATAGGTTCTATGGAGAGAAAAGATTTTGGAGATAGTGGGCATTTGAAATATTTTCTTGTAGTTAATAAGAATAAAGAAAAATTAATTTATCAATTTGAAAAACTCCCTGTTAGACCTATTTATGATATTGAATTAGACCAATCTTCTATTCTTGATGGAAAAATTGCTACTGAAAAATGTATTGAGCAATTAACTAGTTTTTCTAAAAAACACAAAATGAATGAAAGTATTATAAGATTATGTATTTTTGTTAATGAGCATAATATGTATGATTTAAGAAAAGATAAAATTCGTAATTATCTTAAAAAAGAATTACAAATTCATCATTGTGTAGGCATTCATACTCAAATTGTATCTAAAAGACAACTTAGAAAATCTACAATTACAGAGCGTATAGATCCATTAAAATCATTTGAAGAATATCTTACTCTTATAGATGATGAAGAAATGAGAGAACTTATGAGAATAAGAGGCAATAGAATTATTAATAGTAGGAGTAATGAATGATCCCATTAAGACTTGTTTTAGAAAATTTTATTTCACATGTTCGTTCAGAATTAGATTTTACAAAATTTGATGCTGCCTTATTAGTTGGATCACATAGTGGAAATCCTTATATTTCAAATGGAGTTGGAAAAACTTCAATTTTCAATGGAATGAGATGGGCTCTTACAGGAAAAAGTCGTTTTAGTAAAAAAGATAAAGTTGTAAAACGCGGAAAAGAGTTTTGTAAAGTTGTTTTTGAGTTTAAGATTGAAAATGATATTTATAGAATTGTTCGCAAACTTAGCAAGCGTTCAAATATTATAGATGTGGTTTTTTCTAAAAAAATTGGAGGAAAATGGGAAAATGAAGGTTTAACTTGTGATACATCAACAATGACTAATAAAAAAATTGTTGAAATTATTAAAATGAGCGATGATACATTTGTTAATTCTGTATATTTTAAACAAAATGATGTTTCTGGTTTTGCTTCGGCAACAACTTCAAAAAGAAAAGAAATTTTAAAAGAAATATTACAAATTGGTATTTGGGATGTATATCAACAAATAGCAAAAGATAATGTTAAACAATATGAAACACAACGTAATAATTTAAATGATCGATTAAAAATTATTGGTAATGTTGAATCTCAAAAAAATGAAAATAAAGAAAAATTAAAATTTTTACAATTAGAAATAGAGAAATCTAATAAAGAAATTAAAGATTTAGAAGCAGAGTTTTATAAACAAAAACAATTGGTAAGTAATCTTGAAACGATAATTTCTCAAAAAGGTGGATTTAATTTTTCTAAACTTAAAGAAGAGAAAAAAAGCATTTCTGTAAGGGCATCTGAAATTAAAAATAAGTTAAATGAACTTGCAGATAAAATTAAAGATAATAATTCTATAATAGCTAATTCTAATAATGATTGTAATAATTTAGAAGAAAAACTTGTTAAACTTTCTAAAAAAGTAATGAAAGTATCTGGATTTGAAAATAAAGAGATATGTTCTAAATTTGAACCACCAAAAAATCAATATAGTCAAGCATCTTTAGACAAAAATATAAAAGATCTTAATGATCATAATAAAATTCTTAATTCTTTAAAGCAGGATTTTGGAAATCTTAATGCTGTGAGGCCTGGAAATGAGTGTCCTACATGTTTATCTAATATAGATAATCTTCAAGATATAGAAAAACGTCGTAAAGAAAAGAAAAAATTTATTAAATCTAGAATAAGTCAGGAAGAGAAAATTATTGAACAATTATTTGAAGAAGTAAAGAAGGAACAAAATGCTATAAATAATGCTAAAGATGCTCTTATAGAAATGGAAAGAACGGAAATTGTTATAACTAAAAGAATGTCGGCGTATTCAGAAGCAATCCATTGTAATGAAATATTTCAATTAGAGCGTAAAAATCTTGGTATGGCGTTGGAAAAGTTAAAAGAAGAATATAATAAAATAAATAATATTTTGAATAATGTTAAAAAAGATGAAGACATTCATACTGAATTAGAAAGATCAAAATTAGTATTAGATGAAATTTCTAATAATGTGGAAAAATGTAAAAAAGATTTATTAGATTTAAGTGTTCAATATGGAATGATCAAAGGATATGGAGAAGAATTAGAAAGACGTAATTCTGAAAGAATAGTTATAGAAAATCAACTTAAAATAATTTCACAAGAAATAGATGTTTATAAAAATTTATCAAAAGCCTTTAGTAAAGATGGTATTCAAGCAATTATTATGGAAAATGTAACTGAAGATCTTAGAAAATATACTAATGCTGTTTTAAAACAGATTTGTAGTGATCCAATGAGTATAGATTTTATTACTCAATCTCAAACTGTGACTGGTTCTTGGAAAGAGCAATTTGAGATAAAGATTTCAGTTGGTAGTAGTGATTTAGATTTTGATGATTTAAGTGGTGGAGAACAAGTTAGAGTATCAATTGCTCTTAGATTAGCAATAAGTCAACTTTTAATGAGGCGTGTGGGAAGCAATGTTAAATTCCTTCTTTTAGATGAAGTTGATCAGGCTCTTGACCGACAGGGAATTGATGCTTTAGCATCAGCAATTTTATTATTATCTAAGAAGTTGAAAATATTGGTAATTACGCATAATGAAGGAATGAAAGAAAAGTTTGAAAACATAATTACAATTCAAAAAGGTTCGGCTGGAAGTATTTTAAGCCAGTAAAAAACTATCAATTTTACCATATTTAAAGGAGTTTGTTGTGAAGATAGGATTAATAGGAGAACCAGAAGCTGGAAAAGATGATGTTGTATCGCATGTTTTAATAACTAAATATGGTTTTATTAGATTTGCTTTTGCTGATGAAATAAAAAGATGTTATTATTCTGAGTCTGGTATTACTGAGGAATATTTTAAATCTTGTAGAGGAACACCAGAAGAAAATAGAATTCGTAAAGAATTATGGGAATTTAGCGATAAAGTCAAGGAAAAAAAAGGTAATTTATATTTTATTAATAAAGTTTTAGATAAAGCTAATAAATATGAAAATTCAGTGATTACAGATATTAGGACGGAAGATGAATTAGATTCTATTATAGCAACAAAACCTAAAATAATAATAGTTTCAAGAAATCATAAACTTTATTATAAAGACTTTGATAAATATTTTCCAGAAACAAGAATTCTTAATAGAAAAATACATAATTGTTTACAGATATATAGAAGAACATTTTTTAAATTTGATAATGTTTTTGATACATTGGAAAACGCTAGAGAAGGCTTTAAAGAATTTTATGAACGATTTAATACGTAATAAAATTTTTTAGTAGATTTACTTTATAGATCTGCTCCAAAGGATAAATAATGGCTGTAATTACCATCACCGCTACAGGACTTGGGCCTCAACTGATTTCTGGAATTCCATTCCAAGTATCTTTGTCTACCAATATTCCTGCTACAATATTTTATACATTAGATGGTAGTGCTCCAAGTGTTTTATCTAGAGTATATACGTCTGCTATACTTATGCCGACTGAAACATCTACAAGATTAAGAGTTTGGGCAATCAGTGGGACAGATTATGGAAATTTAGATATAACTTTTAGCACAGATTCTTCAGATTTAACATATCCTAGAAGAATAGATGGTTATGGACTTGGTATTGCTGTTGATGCTTATAATGTAGCATCTGTTCTTTTAGATGGATATAAACCAAATAATAATTTAGTTGTAGATGTTCCAGCAAGATATTCTGATTATGAACTTAATGATTTAGAAATACAAGATTCAAGAAGTGGTCCAAATGGTGAAGGAAGAGGAACAGCAATTATAAATGGTTTAGTAATTGGAGGAAGACCTGAAATAAGTCATCAAGCAAGTTCTCCAAATAATAAAAATGTATATTTTAATCCAAGATCATTATATATTGTAATAGATGGAAAAGAAGGATATGAAGATCAGTCTGTTTATATTATTAATAGACCATATGGTAATACAATGGATATGACTAAATATCTTAATGGAAAATCTCTTTATGAACCAACTCCATATATATCTGGGGGTCATGTTAGGACCTTTTATACAATAAAAGATGGATATGGTTTGGCATGTGCTTATTATTTTGATCATAATGAAACGAGATGGATTAAAAGTGTTCAAAGATTTGATCCAAATATAATACCTAAAGGAATTGGTGATAGAAGAGAATTCGGTCCGCCTTTGGTATTTAAATGGATATATAATAAAAGATCAATGATTTAGGATAATTATGATAGAAAAAAAAGATAGTATATTAACCCTTTCTGCGTCTAGAGTGAAGACCTACCAACAATGTCCAAGAAAATATTATTATAATTATGTTGAGAAATTGCCTAGAAAAGAATGGGCACATTTTGATTTGGGAACTCTCGTCCATGGAGCTTTAGAATATTTTCATAAAGGATTTAAGAAAGATGGAGAAGATAAAAATCTTAAAAAATTAATGAAAAAATCTTTTAAAACTCAAAGAAAAGATATGGAAAAAAACAAACCTCTTGCTAATTCAGTGTTATTAGAAGCCAGAGATTTACTTATAGAATATTTAAACAGAATGGAAACAGAAGGAATTGGTTCTGAAGTAATCTGTTTAGAAGAAGATTTTGATATTTCTTTAAATGATAAATATAATATTAAAGGTTTTGTTGATAGATTGGATTTAGATGAAGATGGATTATATCATATTAAAGATTATAAGACAAATAAAAGTCTTAAATATATGGAACCATTTCAACTTCAAGTATATGGTATTCATTTATTAAATAAATATAAAGACATAGATCGTTTTCGTGCATCTTATATTATGATGCGTTTCGGTGGAAAACTTGTTCCATATGATCTTAATAAAGATGATGTGGAAAAATGTAAGAAAAAACTTATAAGATATGCCGATAGTATCATAGAAGAAGGAAAGTGGATTCCTAAATATTCTAAATTATGTGATTGGTGTGATTTTAAGGATCCCTGTTTAACCACTTGGTAGGGGAATGAATGAGAACGATTAATAGTAAGAAAAAAAGATTTTCTGGTTTTGTTGTTGTAAAAAATCAGAATGTATTTATAGACACTGCCGATGGAACAGGGTTTCATAAAGTTATTGAACTAATGGAATCGTATATTAATATATTAATGCGTTTTAGCTCTTGTTATAATAAAGAAGACATAAAACAAGATATATATGTTTATATTTTGGAAGGAATATCAAAATATAATCCTAATAAAGGGGCATCGTTATCTACTTTTTTATATAGATCTGTTAAAAATCGTTTAATAGATAATTATCGTAAAAAAGATCCTTTAAAAAATAAATATATCTCATATAATGATTATCGTGATTTTTATTATGATCCTATAGAAAAAATAGATCTTCTTAAAAGAATACAAAATTGGGATAATAAATGGCGTCGTGCTATATTTAGGGTTTTTATAGGTGGAGATAAAATTTCCGATGTTGCGAAAGATGAGGGAATGACGCCATGGGGTTTGACCAGAGCTATTCGTAAAAAACTGTTGAAGGCTAAAGAATTAAGGTAAGACATGAAATATGAAACAAGAAAGTTCGCTGAACATTCCAATCAAATAAGTCCTTTAGAACTAATTTCTGAGAATTCAAAACAAAAATTGTTTAATGGAAGTTGGCCTGAACCCCAAGAAGTGGAAAATCTAGGGGTTTTTTCTAATATAAAAGATTCAATATCTTTTAATAATATTGTTGGAAATCCTGAAAATTGGAATGAAATATTAAATAGAAATGATCTTTTTGAACAATGGATTCTTCCTCATGCTGTAATATTTTTTGGAAAAACATGGTTTGATAGAGTAAAATATAGTAATTCTATTTCACGAGGGGCTCCCTTTCCATTATTTTATGATGTTGAAAAAAATAATATTGAATCCACTTCTTATGGAAAATCCAGAATTGCTAAAATTGTAGAAAAAACATATATAGTTCTATATAAATATTTTAAAAGAGATTGGTGTGATGGAGAAATAAAACAATTAAGTGGATATATAGTTAATTCTCTTAAAAATGAATTTATTAGAGAAGTGGGATTAGATATGGGTTATAAATCTAAAAATATATTAGCCTGTCCTTATTGTTTATCATTAAAACCATCAGTTAAAGTTCGGTTATTGAAATATTCTAATAATATTTATTCTTGTCCCAGATGTAAAATAGCAACAGAAAATCTTGAAAAAGAAGCATTAAAAGATATAAAAATTTATAAACTTTATAAAAAAAGAAAGATTTTTGAAAGTTTTATAGGAATAACTTGTATTTGTCCATCTAACAATTGTTTAGGAAAGTTTATTCCTATATCTTGTTTTGAAAAACATTGTTCAATAAATTTGTTTGTTCCTAAAAGTATTCAATCTTTTAAAAAACCTCCAAATTCTATGTTGGATTTATACTTGACCTGTCCATATTGCGAAACTAAATTTACGCCAAGAATGGCAATTAAAAAACAATCAGGATTTAAAGAAAAGTCCGGATTGTTTACAGGATTACCTTCAGTTAGGATATGGACTATTAAAGAAGATTTAATATTAGATGACAATATATTTAGATCAAATGATACATTAAAAAATCAAATCGTAGATAAACCATATTTTGATGATATTTATATAAAACAAAAATTAAATTTATTAATTGATGAAATTATAATACAATTATCTAAAACACAAAAAAACACATCTGGTTTAGTTTATTGGTATTTTCTAATTAGTGTTATAAATTGGATAATTAAATATAATCAAGACGCTAATAATTATTTTTTTAATTATAAGACAGACAAAAATACAAGAGGAGAAGAAGTTTCCGTTCATCAAACGATATTTTATGAATGGATGAGATTATTAGAGAATAATATTAAAGAATTTACAAAATTAGATCCAAAAATAAAATTTCTTAAAGATTTCGGGTGGTTTTGCCGTAAACCGAAATTTACCGATGGTCCAAAAACGGAATTTTATTCTATTGTTGATGAGAAATATACAATATTGAATAATACATCAATTAAACAAAAAAATTCTAAAAACAAACCAAGATTGGTTAGAGTTTATTCAATTAAAAAAAATGGAGTTGAATTTATAAATGATGTAGATTATATTGAATGGAATGCGATAAAATTGAAACAAACAAATTTAAAAGTTGGAGATGAAGTATTTGTAGAAGCAATAGTAATGTCTGGGCATCATACACATTCACCAATACAAAGGATCTTACGTTTAAGATCTAGTCTTAATATTATAGATAAGATTTTAGAGGAAGAAGAAACAGGAAACTCAGATCAAGCATTTTGGAAATTTTGGAAACAAAAAGTTAAAAAAGCCAGAAAAGAAACTGGTATTACCGTTTTATTATAGGGAGTTATAATGGTAGAAAAAAATATTGAACAAGATGTAAAAGAAGAATGGCATCATATTGTAACAATGGAAGATTTAGGAGATCTAAAACGAAAACTTCATGTTACATATGATACTATAGCAGTTCAAATGGCTTTAGAAAAATCTTGTGAATTGGTTGGGAAAAGAGCACATATTAAAGGATTTAGAAGAGGAAAAGCTCCAAAACAATTAGTACAAAATTATTGTGCTGAAGAAATTGAAAAATCAGCATCTTCTATGTTAGTTCAAGAAGGTTTTTTACATGGTTGTTTTGAGCAAAAAATACAACCACTTGGAGAACCAAAACCAGACAATGCGGAATTTCATTTTGATGGAACATTTACTTGTGATATTACTTTAGAGGTTAGACCTACCATTGAGGCTTCAGGATATGTGGGTTTAAAACTTAAAAAACCAAATATTAATAGAGATGAGATACGAGAGAGATTGATTGAAAATGCTAAACATGAGCATATGTTAGAAATTCCAACAGATGAGGTAAAAATTGGATCTCTAGTAAATTTAGATTTTATTGCGATAGGAGAGGATGAAGAGAAAATTTCGGAGGGAAAAGATAATAGTTTTATTATTAATAAAGATCAAGAACCTCCATTTGGGGAGAATCTTGTTGGGAAAAAAGTAGGTGATAGTTTTGTAGAAAATATTGTTCTTCCAGAAAATAATGAAACTTATGGTGGAAAATCTGCTCGTGTAGAGGCTACTATTAAATCTATTTTTGAAAGAGTTCATCCAACAGAAGAAGATCTGGTTGTTGCTATGCAGGCACCGTCTCTTGAAGATCTTATGAATGCTTTTACAAAAAGAGCGGATTATGAGGCTTCAACAAAAGAACAACAATCTATTGAAGAAGAAATAATTTCTAAATTATTAGAATCACATAGTTTTGAAGTTCCTTCTGATTGGGTTTTAGATGAGGCAAAGTATCTTACATCTCAATTAGGTCTTCAGGGAAATATTGATGAGGGAATAAAAGCACATATTCATGACATGGCAGAAAGAAATGTTAGAAGAACATTTATGCTTGAAGCTATATATGATGCTGAACCTAATCTTAAAGTAACTAAAGAAGAGTTTGAAGATTGGTTGGCGAGAGAAGCAAAGATCAAACAAGTAAGCCCATTAGTATTAAAGAAAGATTTAAAAGAAAAAAATATGCTTGATGGAGTTTTAGGTTTAGTTAAACATAGAAAAGTATTAGATTTTATTATTAGTCAAGCTCAAATTACAGAAGAAGTAGAAGAGCAGATAAATGAAACATATGAGATTCCAGAGAATCCATTAGAAGAAGGAGAATAAGATGACAGTAAGAGTAGTTCAAGGATTTGGAGTAGTAAGTTTTACTGGTAAAAATGATAGTGTAAAAGTAGTTTTATCTGGAGATAAGGATGATATTAGAGCTGGTGATGGAGATATAGCTGATGTTTTAGAATCATTGGAATTACATTCAACGGCGGCCGACACATCATCTGTTGGGGTTGCTTTGCGAAATTCGGAAGATGCGGAACAATCAACATCATATGAATTCACTGTATCTAATTTTGTTGTAAAGCAGGATAAAATCAAACTTGTTTTGGAGGCTTTAACCTCTGATGTAGGAATTGCTGTTCTTGGAGCACTAGGAACGCATGCTGCCGCTGAAGGAGAGCAAAGTCTTGTAGAATTAACGATGCAGAGACCTGATTAATGAATAAACTTCAGCAATATGATGTTAAATGCAGGCAAACCCAAAATTGTAAATGTGGGCAAAAAGCTTTTATTTATACTATTCCAAATAGGTTAGATGAAACAATAATTCAGTTTCTTAGTTCTATGGGTGAGCCTGCATTTAATTTCAAACAAACATCAATATTAAGAATTGAAAATGAAAATTTCTCAATAACAGGAGTTAGAAGATTAAAAGAAATTAGATTTACTATTAAAAAAGAATCAAAAGAAATTCTTAACATATTTGAAGACGCTTTAATTCAATATTTAGAAAGTTTAAGGGGAAAATAATGAAAGACTTCGCACATTTACATACTCATAATAATTTTGGGAGTATGCTTGATGCCTTACAAAGTGTAGATGATTTATTTGATTTAGTAAAACTAAAGGGACAAAAAGCATTAGCAGTTACAGATCATGGGACTTTAGCGGCTCATTTTGATGCGTATAAGGCATATAAGAGAACAGGAATTAAGTTTATTCCTGGGTGCGAACAATATTTCGTTCATTCATATGATATTATAGAACCAGAAGCAGGAAAGAAGGGTAGAAAAAGAACCGAAAAAAGAAAGCATATTGTTTTATTATCTCAAAATGAAAAAGGATATAAAAATTTATTAAAAATTAATTATATTGGATTTCAGCATTTTGTTGTGAGTATGGGTAGAGTTTTTCCAAGAATAAGTTGGGAAGTATTGGAAGAATATAATGAAGGTATTATCGCTACTTCTGCGTGTGGTAATGGAATTCTGGCTAAGTTTATATTTGAAGATAAATATGATGAAGCAGTAAAGTATGCTACAAAATTAGCAAATATTTTTAAAGATAGGTTTTATTTAGAAATTCAACCTCATGATCTTAAAGATGATTATTTTAGTCAAATAAAATTAAATAATAATTTAATTAAAATGTCTAAGGAGTTGGAATTACCATTAGTTGTGGCGACAGATGCTCATTACTTAACAAAAGAAGATGCTAAAGTTCATGATGTGTTAATGGCTATAAATTCTAAAAAACCTGTTGATGATCCAGATCGTCATAGATATGGAATTGATGAGTTTTATGTAAAAGATGGAGATGAGGTTTATGATTTTCTTTTAAAACATCATGGTATAGAAGTTGCTGAAGAGGCTGTTTTAAATACTATTAAAATAGTTGATAGATGTGATAATCCTGATTATTTAGAATCCAAAGAAAATCATCTTCCAATCTTTGATCCCAGCAAAGAAAAGGATTTTGAAGAATTTATGAAATGGAGGAGAAAATCTAATATACCAGAAGATTTATCTCAAGATAAAGCATATATGCGATTTCATATTATTAAGGGGTTCAAGAAAAAATTTGGTCATTTTAATAAAGAAGAAAGAACTAAAAGATGGAATAGAATTAAGAAAGAGTTAAAGATTTTGGAAGGAAATAATTTCTCATCTTATATGCTTATTACAGAAGATATGATTAATTGGGCTAAAAATAATAATATTTTAGTTGGAATAGGAAGAGGTTGTACAACAAAAGAAACAAAAGTTTTAACTCAAAATGGATTTAAGAATATAAATGAAGTTAATATAGGAGAAAAAGTATATACTCATACTGGAAATATTAAAGAAGTATTAGATGTATTTAAATATGATATAGATGAAGATTGTGTTTCTATTTCTACCCAATATTCTTGTGGGCAATTAGTTTTTACAAAAAATCATAGATTATTGGTTTCTAAAAAGATGGAAACAAAGGAGGGAAAACTTCATAGATTATATGGATCCCATAAAAATTATACACATCATATTAGAGGAGATAATTTAAAATGGATTGGTGCTGGAGAAATTGAGGCAGGAGATTTTCTTTTTACTCCAGCCATTAAAAGAACAATTATTAAACCAAAATCTATTGATTTAAGTCAATTTGCTAATGATAAGTATACAATTAGAAGTAGATATATAAGTAAAGAGTATTATAAAAATAGGTCTGTTTCTAATATTAATATATCTAAAAATACTAAATTATCTCTCAAAACTATAGCAAAATATAAGAGAAGCTCTATTCGTAATGAAAAAATATATTCGTATTTACAAACATTAGGAATATCTTATGAAAATTGGACTAAAGAAAAAGATATTGTAAAATATAAAAGATTTATTCCAGCAAATAAAGATTTTTATTATATTCTTGGAAGGTGGATAGGAGACGGGACTTATAAAAGTGATAAAAATTATTCATATTATATTTCTTTTTCCTGTAATATAAAAGATAGCGGGATTGATAGGATACATAATTTCTTTGATAATCTTGGATTTGTTTGTAAAAAGTATATTAAAGGAAATTGTGTGGAGATATGTATTTATGATAAAATATTAGTAAATTTATTTAATTCTTTATTTCCAGAATATAAGAAAACGAGTGATACTAAATATTTAGGATTTTTTAGATGTCTTCCAAATACACTATTAAGATCATTAATAGAAGGATTAATTGATTCTGATGGGTATAGACGTGGAAAAACAAGTACTATTATAACTAGTAGTAATAGATTAATGTTTGAAATTAGAGAGGCTTTGATTTACTTAAATACACCTTCTTCTGTTATTTTTAGAAAAGGGGGAGAATGGAAAGTTGATGATAAAATCTATAATAGAAAAGATGCATATAGTATAGAGTTTTCTCTCAATTTAATTTCAAATGTAAGAAAAAGGAATATTAGAAAAGATGGATTTTTCTCAAAAGTCCTACAAGTTTCTAATGTAAAACCAAATAAGGTATTTGATATAAGTGTTGAAGATGATTTTTCTTATATTACTCAAAATTATGCATCTCATAATAGTGTTGGTGGTTCTATGATTGCGTATTTATTAGGAATTCATGGAGTAGATCCATTAGACTATGGATTATTATTTGAAAGATTTCAAAATGCTCATAAGAAAGATCTTCCAGATATTGATACAGATTTTACATCAAGCGGTAGGGATAAAGTACAGGAATATGTAAGGGAAAAATATGGAAGAGATCATTGTGCCCAAGTTTCTAATATTAATACATATACGCCTAAAAATGTAATTCCAGATCTCGTAAAATCTATGAGAAATGTAATGCCTGGATTAATTCCTGAAGGAACCAACTATGTAAAAGTAGCTGAAGCAATTAAAGCGGCCATTCCTGAACAAGATAAAGATGGTAAGAAAGTAAAAACTTTGGAGAGAGCTATGGAACTATCTCCAATTCTTAAAAATTTTGCTGATAGATGCCCAGAACTTATGGAATATGCTGATAAAATTGTTGGAATGCCTAAAGAATATTCTACACATGCCGCTGGGATGGTTGTTTCTGATATTCCTATTTTTGATTTTGCTCCATTAAGAATTGATAAAAATAATGAAATAGCAGTTCAATATGAGAAAAACAGATGTGAAGAGGAAGGATTAGTGAAAATGGATTTTCTCGCTATTTCAACATTAGATATTATAGATGAATCATTTAAGAATATACGAAATCTTGGTATAGAAAATGCTCCAAGTCAAATGGAAGATATTCCTATTAATGATATTGATACTTATAATATGATTCAAAAAGGTCAAACCAAATGTGTTTTTCAATTAGGTAAGTCTGGGATTATGGCTATTTTATGTAAAAAAATTAAACCTAATAATATTTTAGATATTGCTATAATCAATGCTCTTGGAAGACCGGCTGCTGCCGCTAAAGACGGTATAAAAGGAACTAGAGATGAATATATTGATCGAAGAATAGGGAAAAAAGATATTACTTATCCTCATGAATCTTTATCAGGTCCTCTTGGAGAAACATATGGTTTAGCAATAACAGAAGAGCAATTAATGAGCATTGCTGGTGAAGTAGCGGGATGGGATCTAAATAAGGCTGATAAACTGAGAAAATTTACTAAAATTAAAGGTAAAGATCCAGATTTTGCTTTAAAATTAGAAGCAGAATTTATAGAAGGAATGATGCAAACTCATAAGGTAGAATATGAATTGGCGAAAGAAGTATGGGATAAATATGTTTCTGGGTTCGGAGGTTACGGATTTAATAAGTCTCATGCTGTATTCTATTCAATAAATGGATATATTACCGCATATTTAAAATGTCATTATCCGGCCGCTTTTTTAGCGGCTTATTTAAAAGTTAAAACAGCAAAAGGAGGAATTAGCAGAGATGACGAAATAAATGGAGCAAAGGCAGAATGTAGAAGATTAGGAGTTACAATTATTCCCCCAGATATAAATAAAAGTAAATCTGGATATGAAGTTTTAGATGAAAAAACTATTGTAATGGGATTGGCGGCCATAAAAGGGATGGGAGATAAGGCTTTAGATGAAATAATAAAAAAGCAACCTTTTTCTTCTTTTGTTGATTTTCTATATAGAGTAGATGGTAGAATTATAAATAAAAGTAAAATTGAAGCATTATCAAAAGCTGGATGTTTTGATTCATTAGATGTAAATAGAAAAGATATTCATGATGAAGGAAAAAAGGTTCGTGATAAAATGAATACTTTTCTTAGAAAAAAGATAAAAGATGGATATGATGTTGATATGGTTATTGATGAGTTTCCTTTTAAATTATCTGGTAATGAATGGTCAAAACAGGAAAAATTAAGATATGAACAGGAAGTTCTTGGAGAATTAGTTTCGGGTAATATAAATGACCTTTTTCCAAATTTTTTTACAAAAAATAATATAACTTATATTTCTAGATTAAAAAATCTTCCCAATCGCCATGTAATATTAATTGAAGTAATAATAAAAGCATTTCTTCGTGAATTTAAAATTAAAAATGGAAGATCTGCTGGAAAATTAATGGGTAAATATTTAATTGAAGATGTTATGGGTTCTGATGTGGAACTAACTCTTTGGCCAGAGGATTATGCTAAATATAAAAATCATATGAAGATTGGAAAACCTGCTAGAATTTCATGTGAAGTTAGTGATTACAATGGAACTAAAACATTGATATTAAAAGAAGTAATAAATATTTATGAGAATTGATATTTTTTATTGACTATCTATTAATAAGGTTTAAATTAGTATAGAGAGGTGAAATTATATGCAGTGTAGATCTTGTGGAACTCCAATATTAGCATCGTTTAAGCATGCAATATCTAAAAATGAATGCCCAGCATGTGGTAGTCAAATAATGGATGAAGAGTCATTAGCATTAATTGAAAATATAGAAAATTTAATAAAAGAAGAGGCATCTGTTCGTGATGAAACAGCTCATCATCTTGCTATGACTTTAGTAGCAAAATATGATATTTCTCTTATAAATTCTGAACTTCCTATAAAACAAAATCCGAAATCTGTTCCTTATAAAATAGCTCCTCCAAGTAGTATAAAACAAGCTATTAAACGTGAATCGGATGTTGTTCAAGTTCCAGAAATTCCAGAAGGAATATCAGATAGAGAACGTGATAAGATTTTTGAAGAAGCGGTGAGAAAGAAATACCAAACTGTTGATCAAATTCAGAGCGATATAATGACGAATGATATTGATGAATCTCAAGTAGATATTGTAGCATCTGATTCTATTTTTTCAGAGGGATCAAGTGTTCCTATTTTAGAGCAAGATCGTGTTGCTAGGTTAGCAAAACAACAGAGAGCCATGAATGGTGGTGGTGCTGGGGCTTTTCGTAGGAGTAGTTAATGTCTATTAGAATTATAGATTATAAAGAAGTTGATATGATTGATGAAGAATATAAATATTATCAACAAATTGTAAATGAATTTTCTGATGGATCTTATTCAGGAAAAGAGCAGTTTCGTGATACATTTGAAGTTGATGATGATGCTTGCATTGTTTTAGTAAAACCACCTATAAAAAAACAAATAGCGTGGGTTGTTCTTTGTTTTTTACAAAATTTAATGATTAATCAAAGAATGAGACGTATGGAACGATGGGTTATGGAGTTTATTAATGATAGAAAGAATAACAGTTAGAAATCATTTAAACCTTGAAAATTTTAATCCATTAGATATTGAAATATCAGAGTTTAAAGAATTATCAGATGCTATGCCGAAAGATGCGAATATAGATATATCAATTGCGGAAAATCTTGCTGCAAAATTTCTTAAGGCGGCTGATAGATGTAGTGAAATATTATCAACATTAATTTTAGCGGAAGGTAAAGCAAAATCTTTAATGAGTTCTGTAAAAGGAAGATTATATTTACAGGCAGCTGAAGAAGGACATAAAACAGTTAAAGAACGAGAAGCATACTCCGAAAGCCATGAAGATTATATAAGTGCTGTTGATGCTTTTAATGAGATGCATGGTGCTCGTAGATTTTTTGATTTAAAGCAAAAATGGTTTGTTGAAGCTCATCATTTAATGAAGCAAAGACTTCGTGGAGAATACAGGCACCAAAATGCTTCTGGATTTTCTGAGACTTCTGGTGAAGCAAATGAAAAATCTTGGGGAGAAAAAACTTGGACTTAGGAGATAAAATATGGTAGATTTTGATATAGATATGCATGTTAAAAAAGTTCAAATTGATAAACCAACATTTGCTGTTTTTTTAAAAAAGAAAACTATAAAAGAAATGAATAGAATATTTATTGTAGTAAAGAAAAAAGAACATTTTCTATCTACAACTTTTAACGGTGTTGGATTTTGGTCAGAAGATGTCCCAAATTTAGATCCTAATATGACTGTAACTCAACAATATTTAGATAGTCAACAATATGAAGAAGTTTGGATTCCTTATGAAAATATTGACTACATCAAAAGTTTGGTGTATATTAAGAGATAAGCCGCGTTAAAGGGTGCCGTCATAATGACAAAACATCCAAATATTAAACAGCCCAATATGTACATGGAGTACCAGGGCACTTAAACAAAGGAGAAAAATATGTCTGAAGTAAAGTATGGAGAATTATCTGATTGGAATGAAGGAGATGTATCTGGTCCTAGTGATTTTATGAATCTCATAGAAGGTGATAATAAGGTAAGAATTGTGACGAATCCTTATCAATTTGTAGTTCATTGGGCAAGAGATGCAAGCGGTCAAAATCGTAAGATCCGTTGTGCTATTAAAAACTGCCCACTTTGTCGTCAAGGAGCTGATTCTCAAACTCGTTGGTATCTTGGAGTTTTAGATTATAAGAGTGGAAGACCTAAGATTCTTGAAATTGGAAGTCAGATTTTTAGAGGAATTCGGGCTTATGTTAATGATCCAGATTGGAATGAAACTTTTAAGAAGCCTTGGGGAAATATATTAGCTTATGATGTTAATATTACTAGAGGACCAAAGGGAACTCAACCTCTATATCAGGTAAAACCTAGTCCAAAGATGAAAGATATTACTGAAGAAGAAACAAGTCTTGTTGAGGGTTTTTTAAATAAGATTGATATTAGTAAGTTTACTCAACCTTCGACACCTGAAGAGGTTGCAGAGAAAATGGGTATGTATAGTAGTGATACAGCAACACCAGCTGGTCAAAAGTATGCAGTGGGAACAAAAACAGCTAAGAATACAGAAGCTGGTGTAAAGCCAACAGTTGGAGATGATGAGTTTGAATTTGGAGATGAAGAACTAGAAGACGACGAATAATATTTTAGCCAGTGGGTCCCAAAATTAATGCGGCTGTGGGACCCACTGGCATTTTTTTAGGTGAATAAATGCTTATAGATGAAAAATATAAGATTGAATTAATTGATTTAGATGGATTTAAAATTTTATATATTTGTTCAAAGCCTCAAAGAATTGAAGCAAAGGTGATATTTGATCGTGATCATATTAGCCAAAAATTAATTTTTACTTTAATGGAAATATCACATGAACATGGATTTGGTTGTTCTCCTCCTCACTTTGGAGGATTAGATGACCCAAGTATGACTTTTCTTATAGGAACTGTTCTTCCAACTATAAAATCTTTAAATAAATACCTTAAAAAGATAAAAGATTGCTTAACAGAAATTAAAGTTTTTGCTGATAAATTTTCTGAACAACTTGATTTTACTAGACTAGATATATCTATGTTTGGAAAAGTTGATCTTGCGGGATTTTATCCAGAACATTTATCAGCCCTTAAAGATCAACATTATAATGGGTCATGGGACAATTTTTATGAAGCAATGATTTCAGAAGAAAGGAATGATGATGCTGAACTAATTCAATGTTGTATGGAATTTGAAGAGACAAATAATAAAGATATTGGTCTAGTTGGTCATAAATTAGGATACATGCTTCATTTATTTGAAGAAACACATACAGAAAATGAGACGAACTAAGCCAAAAACACGTTTTATATCATTTCCAAAAAGAAGATATAAAACTTCAAAATTTAGAATATTAGGTTTAGATTGTAGTTCTAGCACAATTGGTTGGGGACTTTGTACATTAAATAATAATCCTATATTAGCTGCCTATGGTCATATAAAACCATTAAATTCTAAACATAATATGTTTGAACGATTAAAGGATGTTCATGAAAAAATTAGATTTTTGTGTGAGGAGGTAAACCCTACTCATGTTGTGATAGAGGATATTCTTTTACATATGAAAGGAAAATCAAGTGCAAAAACCATTACTACATTAGCTATTTTTAATAGGACGGTTGGATTAAGTGTTTATATGAATACAGGAATTGAACCAGAATTATTTTCTGTTGGGACGATAAGAAAACTTATTAGAGAAGTAAATTCTAATATCGACCCAAAATTTAAGAAAGAAGATATTCCTAATATTATAAGAACATATTTTGAACCAAAATTTTCAAATATAATTAATAAAAACAATAATATATCAAACGAAACATATGATGAAGCAGATGGAATTATTGCTTCTTGGGCATATAGTATACAATTAGGTAAGAAAAATGAATGATCCATTTAAAATTTTAGGATTAAATCCTGGAGCATCGGAAGAAGAGATAAAAAAGGCTTATAAAAAATTAGCATTAGAACATCATCCTGATAGACATCCAGAAGATAAAAATGCTGAAGAAAAGTTTAAAGAAATTAGTGGAGCCTACGAGGCTTTAAAAAATAATAATTGGCAACAACATCAAAATTCATTTGATTTTAATGGGTTTCCAGGTTTTGGATTTAGTTTTGATGATATTTTTAATCAAGCTTTCGGACAAAATCCATTTAGAAATGCAAACAGAGTAAAAAAAGGAAGAATGTCTATTACTCTTGAAGAAGCATATAATGGATGTACGAAAAAAATTAATGTTGGAGAGACCGAAAATTGTAATTCTTGTAAAGGATTAGGATACAATCTTAGTGATAAAAATTGTTCTACTTGTGGTGGAACTGGGCAACGACGAGTTTCTCAGGGAGCTATATCTATGATTTCTTCCTGTAATAGTTGTAAGGGTTTAGGAAAACAAATAGGTAATAGATGTAAAGAATGTAATGGTAAAGGAAAAAAAGAGTCAAATGAAGAGATTACCATTAACATTCCACCAGGAATACTGAATGGTGCGAAACTGAAGCCATCTAATAATTTACAAATTCAAATATTATATGCTCCTCATAAAGAATATAAAACAATCCAAAATTCTTTAAATATTATTAGTCAAAAAGAAATAGATTTATTTACAGCATTATTGGGTGGAAGTATTTCTGTTAATACATTAGGAGGAGTTAAAAAAGTAAAAATTCCAGCAAGTTGTCAGCCAGAAACTATATTAAGAATTAAAGAAGCTGGAATGAGATTAAGTGAAAGATATGGAGATCATTTATTACAGGTAAAAGTAAAACTACCAACAAGTCTTACAGAAGAGCAAAAGGGTTTATTACAAAAGATACAGAATCTGGAGGAAAAGAATGACTAAACCAAGTATGGTACAAATATGGGACCAAATGGAGAAATTATATGGAGATGATGGTCTTGATGGTGTAAAAGAAGTTGAGACATTATCAACTGGAAGTTATGCTTTAGATGATGCTATTGGTCCTTGGGGGAATCCAAGAGGAAGAATTATTCAATATGCTGGAAGAGAAAGTAGCGGAAAAACATTTATGAGTCTAATGGCAATTAAACATTGGCAAAATTTAGCTTCTCATAATTGGGCATATTTTATTGATGCTGAATGTGGTTTTAATCTTGATTGGGCAAAAACACTTGGTTTAGATTTAAGTAGAATTAAGATATTGAGATCTAATAATGGAGCAGAAATATTTGAAAAACTATGTGGTGTTCCTAATAAAGATCCAAAAAAAGCAAAATCAAAGAAGGGTTTATTAGATCTTGTTAAAGAAGCAGGAGGTTCTGATACCTCAGGATTAGGAGTTATTGTTCTTGATAGTGTTGCAGCAATAGCACCTCCATTAGAAATATCTAGCGAATCGGGTAAAAGTAATATGGCTTTAATAGCAAGATTTTTACCACCAGAACTTAGAAAATTAACACCATTACTTAGCCAAACATGTGTAATGTTTATTGCTATTAATCAAGTTAGAACTGATCCTGGTAAAATGTATGGAGACCCTACTTCTACACCTGGTGGATCAGCTTGGAAGCATTTTTGTTCGATTATGGTTCATTTCCTTATGTCTGAAAGTAAAGATAGTAAGATATTTAATGATAATGGAGAGCAAATAGGTCATTCTTTAAGAGCAAGAATAGATAAAAATAGAATTGGTCCTCCTAAAAGAATATGTGAATTTGATATTAAATATGTAGAAGGAATAGCGAATCAACATGTTGAAATAGCGAATTTAGCAACTAAATATGGAGTTGTTGAGAGACCAAATAATAGATCATATATTTATAATGAAGAAAAAATTTCTGGAAAAGAAAATTATTATGAAGCAGTATTAAATAATAAAATTCCACAAAAAGAATTGTTAGAAAAAATAAAAGAAGCTAAAAGTCGAGGAGTAGAAGAAGTTATTATTGATGAAGCAGATATTGATGAAAACTAGGAGGTTTTTAAAATGCTTATTTCTTGTACCACAAAAGGTTGTTTACAGCAAACTGAAGCAAAATTAAATAGAATATCAGGAGAAGTTATTTGTGATAATTGTGGGAATCCTATCCTAAATATTACACAATTTACAAAAAAAGCACTTAATAGTATAGGACAAGTCCTTAGAAATGTTGAGAAAAAACCTTTTCAGGCCCATTGTAATACATGTAATACTCATAGATCATTATTTATAAAAGATAATAAGGCTTATTGTGAAAAGTGTGGTTCTCATGTTCCAGTAGCACCAGCATTTCTTCATGGATTGGCATTACATCTAGAAAGACAGGAAAAGGAAAAGAGTGAGTAATGTATATAGTAAAGTAGCTAAGTTCTGTCATAAAAGGCTACTGAAAGACCAAGAAGTTATTACATATCTTAAAAATAGAGGTTTGACAGATGAATCTATTACAAAGTTTGAAATAGGAATTTTCCCTCAAGATTTAAGAGATTTATTTACTTTAAATCCTAAAGATCTAAGAGAAGCAGATATTATACAAAATGCTTCTTATAGTAAATTTAAAAACCAAGATTTAATTTTTCCAATTAAAGATGTATATAATAATTATATTGCTATTGCTGGAAGAACTCGGTTATCAGAGAAAGAAAGAAATAAAAATAGAATATTAAAATATATGAATTCAAAATATTCAAAAAGCAAACACCTTTTTGGATTGAATTACGCAAAACGAAGTATTTTGAAAAAAAATATAGTGTTTGTGGTTGAAGGATATTTTGATGTTATTACTCCACACCAAAAAGGTTTAGATAATGTAGTAGCAGTCTGTGGAAAATATTTATCTATAAGACATATAGCATTATTAGCAAGATATACAAATAGAATAGTATTATTATTTGATAATGAAGAAGATGCTCAATTTAGAGCAAATCAAATCGCATTGAAAAAACAATATGAAAATGTTAAAATTATTGCTGCAAATCCTTTAAAAAATACAGATTCGAAAGATGTAGATGAATTTTTATCTAAATATACAATAAAAGATTTTGTATCTATTTTAAAAACCCACATATCTAAAACCTTAAATTCGAGGTAATATGGCTCGTAAAAAAAATAAATCAGACTCATATCAATATAAAATAGTTGAAATAGCAGTAGATCCAAATGTTTTAAATGATGTTTCTGCTGCCAATGGACTTGGATCTCAACTAAATTTATCTAAGTATTCTGAGGAATTCTATGAATTACAAAGACAACTTATGGTTGAGGTTGTTAGAATAATAAATACTCAATTAACTAAAAGACAATGTGAAGTTGCTACTTTATATTTAGAAGGAAAAACTCAGATTGAGATAGGAAAAGAATTGGGTATTCATCAAACTACGGTTCATAAACTTTTTCGCGGAAATATTGACTATAACAATAAAAAAAAGAGATATGGTGGGTTATTAAAAAAAATGAAGAAAATATGTTTTAAGGATGAAAATGTTTTAGAGATATTACAAAAAATGGATCTTTTGAGAAATAAATTATCTGGCGAAGAAGATGGTTAGAAAAACTATAGATGAATTTATATTTCAAGCAAAACAAGTTCATGGTAATAGATATGATTATTCAAAAACAAAATATAAAAATAATAAAACAAAAATAATCATCATATGTAGTGAACATGGAGAGTTTTTTCAGAATCCTAAAAGTCATTTATATGGTCATGGATGTTTTAAGTGTTTTGGTAATAAAAGAAAAACAAATAAAGAGTTTATACAAGATGCTATAAAAATCCATGGTAATAAATATGATTATTCAAAAATAGAATATAAGAATAATAAAACAAAAATAACTATTATATGTAGAGAACATGGAGAATTTTCTCAAAAAGCGGAAAATCATCTTGGGAATCATGGTTGCCCTATGTGTATGAGAAAACTTAATATATATTCTAGAAAACATGGTAAGATAAAAATAGATAATGATATGTTTATAAAAGAAGCAAGAAAGGTTCATAAAAATAGATATGATTATTCTAAAACAGATTGTAATAAATCTAAAATAACTATTATATGTAGGAATCATGGAGAGTTTTCTCAAAATTTTAAAAGTCATTTAAATGGTAGTGGTTGTCCTAAATGTGGAAAAACATCCAGAAATCGTAAAAAAAGAATAGGAAAAGATGAATTTATTAGAAGATCACGAGAAGCACATGGTGATAAATATGATTATTCGAAAGTAAAATATATTAATGGTGAATTAAAGGTTATTATAATATGTCCTATTCATGGAGAATTTGAACAAAACGCAAAGAATCATTTTAATGGACATGAATGTTTTGAATGTAAGGGAACCAAGAAATCTAACACAAAAGAATTTATTAAAAAATCTAGGAAAATTCATGGTAATAAATATGATTATTCAAAAGTAGAATATAAGAATAATAGAATTGAAGTTATTATAATATGTGAGAAACATGGGGAATTTTCTCAAGCCCCTCATGATCATTTAATTGGAAGAGGATGTGTTAAATGTAATCATACGGTTTCTAAAGCAAGTCAAGAATGGTTAGATATGCTTGGAGTTCCAAAAGAATATAGGGAAAAATCAATAAGATTAAAAAATGGAAAAATGGTCAGAGTTGATGCTCTAGATAAGAAGAAAAAAATTGTTTATGAATATGACCATTTTTTTTGGCATGGTAAAGATGATATGGATTTAAATAAAAAGCATCCTATAAGTGGGATAAAGTATAAAAAATTATATGAAAGAACTTTAAAGAGAAGAGAAGCAATAATTAATAGTGGATATTTTATTATATATACATATGGAGATGGGTAATGAAGAAATCTTATTATAGTTGTATTGTTCCTTCGGATATGATTGATTGTCCTCATTTAATATTTTTCCATGGAACTCTTTTACACCCAGGAAAATCAAACGATTATACTTTAGAAATAAAGGAAAATGCTACAATCTTACATTTATGGAATCCTGATATATATGGTTATGATGAAAAACTAATATCAGTTGTTAAATTAAATAATGGAGAAAGATGGGCATATTCATCTATAGAAGGTGTATATGTTGATACTAGAAAAATATAATGTTTTATCAATTAACTGGTATGAGTGGGGCTGGAAAAAGTACTATTGCTAATTTTGTTTCTCAAAAATTAAGAACAAAATTTAAAGTTGAGATTATCGATGGAGATGAATATCGTTTAAACTTATGTAATGATTTAGGATTTTCAAAAAAAGATAGAAATACAAATGTTCGTCGTTTAGGTTTTGTTGGAAGAATATTAGCTAGAAATGGTATAATTAGTATAATGTCTGCTATTAATCCTTATGATGATATAAGAAACGAATTAAATTCATATGATTGTACAAAGTTAGTTTATATTCAATGTCCTTTATCCGTATTGAAAAACAGAGACCCGAAGGGTCTTTATTATAGAGCATTACTTCCTGAAGATCATATTAATCATATTTCTAATTTTACAGGAATTTCAGATCCTTTTGAGGAACCTTCAGCTCCAGATTTGATTATTAATACTGAGAATTTAACTATAGAAGAGGCTTCTAATATACTAGAGGAGTTTATAATAAAAAATGAAACTATTAAATCATAGACATTTGCTAAAATCATTAACTAATAATGTTGTTAAAAATTTTACTACAAAACTTCCATTGGAAATCATAAATAAGAAAAATCATTATTTTGCTTGTTGGAAAGGTAATAAAGAAATGTGGATAAGTATTAAGTCTAGGGATCCTGATTTTCTTAGCATTACAATTTCTTTAACAAAAGAGTCTATTGATTCAATGGAATTTTATTATTATTTTATTTCTCATAATCCTATGGAAGAGTTGACAGAAGCAATAGATTTTTATATAAAAGAAGAAGGAATTAAGTTTTAGTTTTTTTTGGGCCGGAGATTTCTCCGGCCCTTTTTTTATTTGTATTATAAAAATCGAAGGAGTAGTGCGTCTAGATTTTAGGACGACTCAATGCGTCAAATTTCTATAATTAGGAAAAATATTTTTCATCAATATAATTAGGTTGTTGGAGGTTTTTAGATTTATTTATTAATAGTATATATTTATTTTTTTACAATAATTTTAAGAACTTATAATAATTATATATTAAAAATGTTATATATTGATTAAAATATAATGCTATTTTGTTAAACTTAGATTATATTTCGTTATAACTTGTCCACATTTCACTTGTAAGTTTCTATCAATACACAGATATTACAGAGAGAAACTATTTTTTATACACATAGTTGGAGGGTGAAATTAATGGAAAAGTACCACGTGGACTTTACAAAAATAGCAAAAATGCTTGATTCGAATCGAATTCCTTTAAAGGGAAATGAGCATAGACTTGTTAAAGTCGCATTTGATATGTTTCGTATAGATGGAGATGAATCAGATGATTTATGGCAATTACAAGCGGATGATGATGGGAATGAATTTTTAGTTCGCACATATTCTTTAGATGAAGATAAAGTAGAGGCATCTAATTGGTCAGTAATGGCTGATAAAAAGTATGCTAATCTTACAATTTCTTTTAATAATGTTCCGCTAATACGTCTTGCTAGTAAAGATTTTGGAGCTGAAACTCCATATGATGGAAAATCTCTTCAAGGAGTTGTGTATAAAAAATTATCTTCAGATGGAAAATTTGCTTTAAAACTATTATCTGAACTTCCTAGTGAAAAATTTGTTGCTATAAAGCAATCTGGTTTATTAGAAGATATAAAAAATTGGATTACAGCTAAAGATATTACTGATCCAATTATTGAAGAGATCAAAGAAATTGTTGATAAAAATGATTCTGAAATTGAAGAGACTGAAGATGAGCAGGAAGCAGTTGATTTAAAAAAAGAACCAGCCGTTCCATTTGGTAATCTTGCTAATAATGATAAAGAATGGAGTTTGGCATTTTTTAATCTTCACCTGAATAAAGAAGCTCATTGTGGAAAATGTGGTATAAATGATGTAAAAGATATGTTTGGAGATGAATATGATTCAAATAATAATGGTGTAAAATATAATAAAGTTTTTGATGAAATTCGTTCAAAATATCTTGAGAAAAATAATGTTGAAACAATTGGGGATCTTCCAAAAAAAGAAATTTCTAAACTATTTAAAGAGTTAGAAGAAGCATGGCCTTATGAAAATGATGCTTTAGCAGCTTTAGAAATGAAACTTATGGTTCGTGCTGAATTAGATGAAGAAGATAAGGCTTTTTGGGATTCCGGAATGGAAACCTATGGTCCTGGTTCTCAATCATCGGAAGGTGTTGAAGCAGATAGAGAATATTTAATAGATAAAGCAGAAAATTTAATAAGTGAATATCCATTAGATTTAGATGAAATTGAAAAAGTTGAAACATTGATTTCTGATTTACAGAATGAAAAATATCCAGAGATGGATAGTGGTGATGAACTTGAAAAACTTATTTTTGATATTGAAAATAAATACGCAGAGCAAGATAATGAAGATAAATTTGATTTTACTGATGTTAATTCTGATGAAGGTCAATGGGCTCCAGAAGAAATAGAATTAACAGATTCAGACATAGAAGAATTAGGTACTAAATTGGTAAGTCCTGAAGAATTGAAAAGAATTCTTAAAGATATAAAAACATTGGCGCCAGTAGATCAGCAGGCGCTTGAAAATTATTTGGAGGCAAAAACAAATGGCTAATTTTAATGCTCTGAAAAATCAAGCAGAATACTTGCTGGCCAAACTTGAGCATGGAAAGGGATTTCATATTGGTGATTTAAGTCAAAGACTACGTCAAGCGGCGGATGAAAATCCTGGCGACATTGTAATTAAATCTGTAGCAAGTGTTGTCGAAAAATTATGTTCTAAAGATCCACAAGGGTTAATAACTCAAGGGCAATTAGAAGAAATATATCAACAACTTGTAGGATTAAATACAAATACACGATTTAGAGAAGTTTTAGGAGATCTGTTAATTTCTGATAAAAACATTAAAAACTCTGAAAATAATAATTATATTGAATCAATGAGAGATCCAGTAGAAGGTTTTCTAGAGTATGATGTTGATAATAAAGTCAAAGATGGGTTTGATAATCTTTTTAGTCAAGCATCTAATAGATATGATCCACAGAATGCTTCTAAAGCAAAAGAAAAAGTAGAATTAGAATTAAGGTCAATGGGTTTCACAAATCCTCGTGTTCGTTTAGCAGGAGGAAATTCAAGATTTTTAGTTTTTGCTACCAATTTAGATACTAATCGTGGTTCTATTCCAGTTTATATTCCTGCGGAATCAAATGGAGACAAACTTCCAAGTGTTTTTGTTGGGTCAAATACTTTTGAACAATTAACTACTGCTAAATTATCTGAATATTTAAATTCCGCTTCTAATAATAGGGGACATCTTCCAGAAGTTTCTAATATTCTTAACACATTAGATCACGCACTTGGGGCTGCTCCAAAGTTAACAGCAAAAGAAGAATTTGCTCAACTATTTAATAGTCTTCCACAATCAAATGGTAGTGAAGGATTATCTGCTCCAGGATCTTTTGCTGAATTAAAAGATTATAATATTCTTAAAGATGTCGAAATTCCAAAAACTCCAGTCCCATCAGAATTAAAAACTTTAGCAACAGATATTGAAGAAAGTGTATTAGAAGCATCTGTTGGTTATCCACAAGCATCTGTTAGAATGGCAAAGCGTATGATTATTTCTGAACTTGGTTCAATGGGTTTTAAGAATTCTCAGGTTAGAATTTCTTCTTCTACTAATGATGGTTTTATTTGTGAAGCAATTCTTAATACTCCACAAGGAAAATTAAAAATTGAAGTTCCAATTGAAATGAATGGAAATTCCCCATTACTTCCTTCTGTATTTGCTAAAAATGATTATATTGCTGATTTTACTGCACCAAATCTTCAGGCACTCGCGATGAAAGAGGCCGGAAAAACAGATGGAGCAATAAGATTAGACAATCAATTATATTCTATGAATTTAGGTAATCTTAGAGATATTATGAGTAAATCAGCTGCCAAAGGGGATTTTGATACTTGTGATGAAGTTTTAGAGATTATTTCTCAACAATATGATGAAAATACATATCGTTCTGTTGTAGCAGATTATCATGGATTTTTATCTAAATTGGGATCTGCTAAAGATATAATGGTTCAGGCATATGAAGATAGTGATCAGTTTGTTAAAACTCCAAATTCAATGTATCCAATTCATAAAAAACTTGGTTTGCCTGCTCATGAATTAATTAGAGATGATAATGGTATTTGGCATAAGCGATCAACGTATGCTGCTCAAGATGCTAAGAAACATATCGAAGCATTTTTTAGTACAGCAAAAGTATTAGTAGGTGATTAATTATGGTTAATACTCAATTAGTTAATGAAATGGAAAATGTATTTAATACATTATCTCAGGCTGCTTATTCTTATCAACAATATACACGTAAATTATCTGGTTTATATTCTAGTATGGTAAATGGAAGAATAACTAAAGATGAGTATTTTGCGATAAAATCACAAATATATAACTTATTTGAAGATCTTATTAATTATAATACTTATTTTGGAAATTTTGTAAATAAGTTTAATAAGCAAATAGGACCAAAATTTATTGCTCAATTACAATCTTATCCAACACGGGCAAAAGCTCAAATTTTAACTAATGATCTTATTAAATTAGCTGATGCTTTAGATAAACAAGGTTATAAAGGTCTTGCAAATAAGATTGATAATTTTCTAAAGAATGCTTCTGAATTAACTCTTGAGGGATTAAACGCAGAATTAATGGATTTAAGAAAATTAGTATTTGGACTTATTGAAAGAACAAATAGAATGGAGCAAATTCAGCAAAAAAAGTCAGAACGTATTATGGATATTATAAAATTAGCTGAATTTTCAGATACATTAGGGGCTCATCTTTTAGCTAATGAATTAGATATTATAGCAGAAGAAGAATTAAATAGTAATCCGATTCAACCTCCTAATGAAGGGCATTTATCTACAAGATATTGTCCAGATCATAATGGAACACAAGCTACAAGAGTTTCTGAAAGAATATATCAATGTCCAATAGATGGAAAAGTTTATAATTATGAAATAGGTTATAAAAATTATCAAGGACAGAGAGTTCCTGGCGGGAGTATATCGGCACAAACACCAACAACTAGTAATTATGGTGGTATTCCTATGAGAGTTTATGATAGTCGTCAAAGTATATTAAATAGAATTAATTAAGTCATTCTCGCCCGATAGAACTCGTATTTATTCTAGACGAGCCACTATTGGGCGTTTTTTATGAAATGGAGAATTATGTCATCTTTTTCTAAAATTTTAGGTCATCCAAATAAAAATCTTATTGTTCGCATGCTTACAAATGGGCATGGGGTTAGAGCTGTAGCTAAAGAACTTAAAAATCTACATCCCAAAGATAAAAAATTACATGTTACTCCAACAACTTTACAAAAATTTAGAAAACAGCATTTAAATTTAGAAGGAGATGTTTTAGATTCTGTAAAGCAAGCAACAAGAGAGAAAAAAGAAATTAAAGATAAAAAGAAAGAAGAAAGCAAATTACGTAGAATTCCTGCTTTTCGTCAAGCTGTTGAAAAGGCGGCAAATCTTCATGTAGATATTCGCCAAGAATTACAAGAACTTTTAGTAACAGTGAAAATGAGAGTTGAAGATCTATTTGACAGAGCAGCAGAGGGAACACTTTCTGTAAATGAAGAAGCAAATTTACATAAATATTTTGCTGGATGGACAACAACAATACAACAATGGGCAAAATATGTTGATAAGATTGCTGATAAAACAATAGAAACAAATGTTAATATTACCATAATTGAAGATCAAATGGCCGCAATACGTAGTGCTGTAAGGGAAACTATAGAAGAAGAAATGGACCATGAAACAGCAACTAGATTCATGCATAGATTAAGTAATAAAATTGCTGAATTATCATATAGAAAGAAAAATCATGAGAGTATATCTGAGATGCATAACAATACTCAGGCATTGGCAGAAAAAATACAAGATGTTGAGGCAGAAGATGAGTGAGATTAATTATGTAGATGATTTAATACAGGACTTATCCGATAATGGTTTTACTCAAGAATTAAAAGATTTACTTGATAATGATACTCAATTTTTATCTGATCTTAATGTTAGTAATGATCAAGAACGAAATCTTGCATTTTATCTTGATCATTTTTGTGATGATATATGTAAGGAATTTGGGTATAACATTAAAGATAAAAAACCAGTTATAGTAAAATCTTTTAATTATTTAAAAGGTTTAGATGATATTGATTTAACTAAAATTCGTGCGGCCGTTCTTAAATCTTTGAGAGAATTGAACAGGAAAAAGGTCGCTTATCCAAATATATCAGGGGTTGGGGAAAGTAACTTAAAACCAAAAAGAGATATTTCAAAGTGGGTTCAAGCACTTGCCCAGATATATATAGCAACTAAAAGTGGAGAAAATCGTAAAAATGCTGTTGAACGAATAACGGAGGAATGGAGTCCTATGGAAAAAAATGATTTTGAAGCATGGGCACGATATTATGAAAAAGGTGATTATGAAAAATATAATATTAAGAATGCTTCTTATTTAGATCTTCAACAACTTCTAAATGATAATCAGGAAGAAATTGAACAACCAGATCCTCCAATTATTAAAAAAGAGAAAACTTTGGATGATTATAAAAAAACTTTATTAAGTAGATTAAATTCGGCAGAGAGATTGCTTTATAATTTTGTTCATGTTTGGCCTGATCAAGTATATAATAGACTTCATCAAGGATTATCGGATTTAAAACGAGAAATAACAATGATGAGAACAACTGCTTCGATGCAGGATGTTATTATACGAACAGCATCTATATGGGAATATAATGGATTTATTGAAGGTGCTAATGAGTTAAGAAAAATCGCTGCACCTCCAGGAGATATAACCTCGGAAATTGAAAAAGCGCTTACTGGTAGAGAGTTTGAAGATTATGATAAACCTGTATCTGAGGATGTTCCGAAAGGGGATGTATCATCAGAAATGATGCCTCCATCTACAGATACAAATGAAATGCCTAATACTGAAATGGCTGAGATGCCTGAAATTGGCCCATCTTCAGAAGAACTAGGTGCTCCTCCAGCTGGTGTTGAAGAACCTTTACCTCCAGAAGAACCATTACCAAATCCTGAACCAGAAAAAGTTTCACAAGAAAATCCATTTTCTTCAGCAACAGTACAAGATGTATTAGATATTTTAAATCCATTATCACAAAAATTTCGTGAAAGAGAATTTATTCGTGGATTATCAAAAGCAGATATGATGCTTGATGCATTGAATATAGCATCTCATTTTCCAGAATTGGGAGAAGCACAGGCTAAAGCTTTGGAATTAAATATTTATGTTGGTTCGAGAATTGAGAAGGTTATTAACAAATTAAAAGGTGGATTAAAGGAGGATGAAGAAGAAAGTAAAACTAATCCTCCAAATATAGAAATGGGAGAACTTGAAGGTAAAGGGCCAGAGGAAACTGCTTTTGAAGTAACTGAAGAAGAAGCACCAATATTTCCTCGAATTTCTAAAACTCCAGAAACTCCTACACCTGAAACCCCAACACCAGAAGTTCCAAAAACTCCGGAGGGATAATGAAATTATCTGAGTTGCTTCAAACATTAGATAAAATATCAAAAGATTATGATATTTCTAAACCATATATTGTTGGAGGTTTGCCCAGAGATAAAGCTTTTAATGTTATTAATAGTATTAAAGATATTGATATTACAACAGGTGATAAAGGTTCATTTGCTTTAGCAATGTCGGCAAGTAGAGTTTGGAATGATGCTTCTTTTAGATCATATGATGATGGACATTCTTCTATAGATTTTAAAAATATTAGATTAGATTTTTCAAATAATTTTAATTTGCCGAATATAGAAGATGTTTTAAAAAAAATGAATATTAAAGACCCATCTGATTTAGAAAAAGAAATATATAGTAGAGATTTTACTATAAATACATTATTACAACCTATGGATCTTAAACAAGAACCATATGATATTACAGGGAAAGCTTTTAAAGATATAAAAAATAAAGTTTTAAGAACTCCAGTAGATCCTGAGTTCACGATTGGTTATGACCCAAGAAGAATATTAAGAGCTTTAAAGATGATTTTAAAATTTGATTTAACTCCAAAACCAGATTTAGAAGATGCTCTAATAAAGTTTAGAGGAAGCATTTCAAATTTATCAACAAATCATGTAAAAAAACAAATAAATCAAATGCTTGATATGGATTCTAAAAAAGCTTTGAATTTATTAATAAAATACAAATTACTTCCAATTATTCCTTTAAGTAGGATGATGACTCTTGAATTAGCAAAAAACCGCATGGTTCAAAATCTACTTGATGGATAGGAGATTACAATGAGAAGATTATTAAGATTTCTTAAACTTGCTGAGCAATTAGATAAAGTTAATGATATAGAAGGATTAAATCGTCTTTGTGTATATTATAATTCTTTTATTATAAAGCATTCTCATTATGTTCCAGATAATGATGGAAAAACTCCTAATCCATGGCGAAAGAATATGGATTATGCTGAATGGGAAAATTCTCCTTATTTTGGCAGTGTATCAGAATTTATGAAGAAGTTTCCTGGTGGTATTAAAGATTGGATTGAATGGAGAAGAAAAATTAAAAAAGATCATAATACTAAATGGAGTGATTTTCATAAATGTATAAAAAAGCAGGCTCATTGGGGGCCTGGGCCTCCGATATGGGAACCTAATATAAATTATGATATTCATAAATATTCTCCATTTTTAGGGAATATGAGAGAGTTTATGGAAAGATTTCCAGGCGGAATACCAGATTGGATTAAATGGAGAAGATCTATTCAAAATTCTCCAAGTGATATAGATATAAAAAATAGAATAGATTATAAGGAATTTCCATCTAAACCTGTAAAATTTCCTAAAACTGCTAATTTAGAAAAACATATATGGTCTTGTGATGATTCTTTTAAATCTATTTTACAATTTATAAAATCTCAGAATGCTAATGATTCAGATGCTTCTAGTAAAGCAGTAATAGATTTTATAAAATATTGGAAATCGTTAAAGGAAAAGAAATGAAAAAATTTTCTTGGATCAGATCAGATATAGATAAGGGTGATGGGAAATGTCCTTTTGGTTTGCCTATTATTGAGGCCTGTCATCATGCTGGAGATTCTATTACTCATATGTGTCCATTAGAATCTATATCTAAGGATAAAAGAGGAGCTGTTGAAAAAGCTAATAAAAGAGTATATATTTATTATAAAACAGATAATAGATGCTTATATGCTTCAGACATTATGGATGATCAAAAAGTAGTGAATTGTGATTTTGGTGATACTGGTGCTGGAATGAAATCCCCAACTTTTTCTGGAAGTCCTCTTTATCCTCAAAGTTTTTCTGGATTAGGGCTTTCTGGATTATATGCTTTTCCTTTAGGATTTTATAGTGATAATGATGCTAGTAGAAATCTTTTTCTAGGTTTATTTTCTTTAGTTGGATATAAAGTATATGAATTAATAAAAGAAACTTCTATAAAAGTTTTAGAAAAAATAGTTAAGTATTAAAATCCCACAATAGGGGGAAAACTATGGAACTAGGTGGAGCAGCTTTAACAGGACTGTTTATAGCAATGGCCTGGGCATTAATTAAAACAGTGGAGTTCTTTATTAAAAAGTATGGAAAAACGACGGATAAAGCTGAGTTAGTTAACGGACAGGCAAAAAAGTTAGATGATATACATAAGCAATGTATGTCTTGTGGTCGTTTTGGTGTTTTAACACAATCTCAAATAAATTCATTATCGGTTATTGAAAAGTTGGTTAAACGTTTAGATGAGTTACATTCTGTATATGATAATAATCACGTTCCAAAATGGTATGTTCCAGGAGAAATGATGCTTACTGTAAGATCAATACATCATAATATTGATTTAATGACAGATGATCTAAAAGATGAATTAGGGAAACTTAATGCAGGTCAGTCTATTTCAGTTGAAAAAATATCTGAGTTAATTAATTCCCAGAAGTTGGTTACAGAGAGGTTAGGAGATCTTATTACTCTATGGTCAAAGGTGATGAAGGGAAATAATTAGTGGGAGAGTGTGATGTCTAATACAGCAAAGAAATTAGAAAATATTGAAGATATAATAATAAAGACAGCATCATATCATAATATTAAAAATGATTTTAATATTTATTTTTTAAACAATTCTCTTAGTAATGAAATAAAAAAATTAGTAGAATTACAAAGTTCCACATTAAGTTTATTAGATGAAATTATTAAAGATCTAAAGACAAGACCTTTCAATGGAGGTTTAGAATAATGGCTAAAGAAGAAGGGCTTTTTACTGTAGCTGAAGATGAAAAATTAGAGAAAGAACTTATTAGTGTTGCTGAAGATCCAGAATATACAATGGATTATTCAAGTATTTCTGGAGAGCAAGATTTACAAGAGGCTCCAAAAGAAAAAGAAGAACCAAAAAATTGGTTACAATCTAAAAAGGTTGAACATTTTGTTCAATTTTTAGATGAGCAAATGGCTCAAATCCCAACTGTTCAACATGCTAGTGGAAATTTATCAAAAATGGAAAATGCCGCGGCAAGATGGAAGAAGTTAAATAATTATTGTTCCGAGGCATTAAGAAGCGATTTTATGGGGTCTTTAGATAGTGATGAAATTGATAAAAAGCGTCAGCAAGTTGAATATAATATGGATGCTCTTCAAGATGCTATTGATGGATTACATGCTATGAAGCAAACAAGGCGTAATCAAAGGCGTCAAAGACGCCGAGCAGATGAAGATTTTGATGAGACAATGATGAAAGAAGCAACAGCTCCACATTTCAATGGTTTTCAAATGGTTATTACTCCATTTCAAAGAGCTATTGCTGGTGCTCTTATTAATGGTAAAGTATCAGGTGGAAGGAATATTGATGAACTTTGGGTTGAAGCAAAAGATAAATATAAGATGGATGATCGAGAAGAGCTTGAAATTCTACAGATTTTAGCTGATATGGGGTATCCAGAGTTTAAAGATAGATTAAGACTTGGTGATAATGAAGATCCATCTCGTAAAGACGAATTTGGAGAGTGGGCTTCTAATTATTATGCCTAATAGGAGATAATTATGTCTGATAGAGAATATGCTAAACCAAGTGCTTTACCTAATTGGTTAAAGTCTTTTGCTGACAATGAATTACAAAAAGAGGGAAATCCTTTTGATGATATTCGTGAAATGTTTAAATTAAGAAATGATGGAGAGGCTGTTGAAGCTCGTGTTGAAGAATTAAGAAAACGAGTTGGTCTTGATAATATTGAAAAAACGGCAAAAGATCAAATACCTGGTGGAAATGCTGATAACCAACCTGATAGTAGATATGATAAAGATCAATTAGGAAAAGGTATTAAAGTAGAAATGGAACATACCACTGATAAAGATCTTTCAAAAGAAATAGCAAAAGATCATTTAGAGGAATCAAAAGATTTCAAAAATGGAAATGGTGGAAAATATTATGATAAGTTAGAAGATAGTGAAAAAGAAATAGAAAAAGAAACAAAAAAAGCGTCTGCTAATATTAGAAGGATTGCTAAAAAAATTAATGGATATTCTGGGCCATTAGAAGAGCAAACTTTAAAAAATAAATATTTTCGTAAAGTTTTATTTACTGGGGAACATTCTCAATTAGTTTTAATGAGTGTGAAAGCAAATGAAGATCTTGGAATTGAGGTTCATAAATTTGTTGATCAGTTCTTTCGTATTGAGGCTGGAGAAGCTATATTTGTTTTAAATGGTAAAAAGAAACGTATTAAAGCTGGAGGAGCATTGATTATTCCATCTGGAACAGAACACAATGTTATTAATGCTTCAGACACAGAACCCTTAAAACTTTATACCATTTATAGTCCTCCAAATCATCCACCAGGGACAATTCATAAAACAAAAGAAGATGCTGAAAAAGCAGAGAAAAACGCTCAAAAAATTGTTAGACTTGTTGCTTTTTCTAAATCATTGATAAATGAAGGAATGTTAAAAGAGGCTGATATTATTAATGAGCAAATTAAATCTTTACAAATGGCGAAAGATAAAGAAGTAAAAAAACTTCCAGAAAAATTTAAAAAATATGAAGGATTGGATGAATTTATTCAAAATGCTTGTAGAACTAGTGGAGGATTTGCTTCTCTTCCAGCAATTCAGGATAGGCTTCGTAAAGAATTTAATGATGAATTAGATGTAAAAAATAAAGATTTAGAATCTTATATTAAATATTGTTTAAAATCAAATAAAGAAGATCTTGGTGAAGAATATGATAATCATGCAGGAGAATATATAACTATTATTGTTACTGAAGATGATGATGGAAATAGTAAAGTATTTGATGAATGTTCAAAGAATTAATGATAAACTTAAATGAATATCCTGAACTATTAAAAGAATATGATTTAAGTAATAATTATGATATAACATCTTTAGTTAGTAGATCAAGAATTAAATGGATTTGTAAAAACAATCATAAATGGGAAGCAATTGTTTATAGTAGAATCAAAGGCCATGGTTGTCCATACTGTACTAGAGTAAAAATTTCCAAAGAAGATTCAATAATTTATAGTAATTTATTAAAAGAGTGGGATTATGATAAAAATATTATTGATCCTGAATGTATTAGTTCAGGAAGTTATAAAAAAGTATGGTGGAAATGTAAATTTGGGCATTCTTGGGAAAAATCTGTAAAACATAGAAAAAATAGTAATTGTCCTTATTGTAATGGTAGAAAAGTAGGATATGGGAATTCTTTAAAAGATTTATATCCTACTTTATCAAAAGAATGGGATGAAAAAAATTTTAAACCTGATTCTGTAAGACCTGGAAGTCATAAAGTAGTCCATTGGAAATGTAAAAATAATCATAAATGGATAGCGAAAATAAAAGATAGAGTTCGTGGAAGAGGATGTTCTTTATGTTCTAAAAGAATATCAAAATCAGGTAAAAAATGGATTGAAAGTATTGGAATTATTCAAACAGAAGTTTATATTAATATTAACAATAAAAAATTTTTTGTTGATGGGTTTGATAAAACAAACAATATTATTTATGAATATTTTGGATACTTTTGGCATGGACATCCAGATAAATACAATAGAAATGATAAACATCCTATAATTGGAAAAACTTTTGGAGAATTATATGACAATACTATAAAAAAGCTTAAAATTTTTGAAGACGCTGGATTTAAAGTTGTATATAAATGGGGAAAATAATGGCGAGTGATCTTTCAGATTGGACTCCAGAAAATAGTTTCATATCTTTAAAACGGGAATTTTTAAAAGTAGATCCCGTTTCTTTTGCGGAGTCATTTTTAACTTTAGATGGAAAACCATTTAGATTAACAAATAATGGTTGGAAATTTATTGCTGATATATATCGTCATATTGTTACAGTAGCAATGTCTTCAAAAGGAAAACCTATTGTTATTGTAAAAGGTAGGCAGGTTGGTGCAACAGTAATGGCTTCAGCTTTAGAATTATATATGGTAGCGAGTGGAATGTTTGGTGTTAGTGGAACTCCTCCTGTAAGGGTTACACATGCTTTTCCACATTTAGACATGATGCATGGCTTTTCTAAAGATAAATTAGAAAAAATGATTATGGAGTCTTCTCCAATACAAGATTTCAATGATACACGTCATCCTGGAAAACTTAAACCATATATACAGGCTCAAAAGAATAGTCTTCGTGATTCAACAGATAGTTTATATTATAAGCAATTTAAACATGGAAATGTTTTATGGTGTGAATCTATTGGAAATGAAGGGACAAGAGTTCTGGGTCGTACTTTTGATGTATGTTTTTTTGATGAGGTTCAAGACATGTCTGAAGTTGCGATTGCCAAGACTATTAAGTGTTTAACTCATGCTCAATATGGTCCTCAACCTGGTGGAACTCAGGTATATTTTGGGACTCCAAGACAAAAAGGCACATTTTTTCATAGACTTTGGGAATCATCTGATCAGAGGCGTTATTATTTAGGTTGTCAAGATTGCGGAAAATATTTTCTTTTATATACACCTGGATCAGATAAGTGGGAAAAAGATATATGGTTATATGAGAATATTGTGAAATGTCCAAGTTGTAACTGTGAACAAGAGAAAGTTCATGCTGTTGAACGAGGAAAATGGATAGTAACTCCTGGAAGAGAAGATTGTGATTATGTTGGATTTCATTTTAATCAACTACTTATTCCAAATTTTACTAAAGAAATAATATTAAAAGAAAAACCTGAAAATAATCCAAGAAATTCTGAAATGATTTATAATAATGAAGTTTTAGGAGAGTTTCATTCTGGAGCTGGAATGCCGATTTCCAGAGAAGAAATATATCAAACAAGTAGAGATGTTACTAGATTTATGTCTAAATATATAGATAGAGAGTCAAAAGTTGTATATTTAGGATGTGACTGGGGAGGAAAACCAGATATAGATGGAATTAAACGTGGTCAATCATTTTCATGTGGAGTTATATTATCTGTTGAACATGATGAAAGATTTGTAATTGAATTTGCTAAAAAATTAAAAGTACTTGATATTCAAGGCAAAATGTCTTTTGTAGATAATATGTTTCGTTTATATGGTGTAAGAAGTGCTATGGGCGATATTGGTTTTGCCGATGATATTACAATTGAGCTAAAAAGGATTTATGGTGATAGATATAAATCTGTTAGAAGTTCTGGTATGGTTTCTGGCGGACAAAAATATGATAGAGATTTATTAGAAGTTGTTATTGATAAAGATAAAATAATTGGAGAAATGTTTGAATTATTAAGGAAAGGTAGATTTCGTTTTCCTTGGGCGAGTTATGAATCTATTTCTTGGTTAGTTGCTCATTGTTGTTCTATGGAGAGCAAAGTTGTTATGAGACATGGGCAACCTCATCAAACATATATTAAAGGAAAAATACAGAATGATGGACTTATGGCTTTAATGTATGCATATTTAGCATATAAGTTTGATAAAACAAGAGGATTTAAAGTTAATGTAGAAACACCTAGTAATTCAGTATTTCCAAAACCAGTATTGGCTTATATACCTAAGAATTTTTAAAGGAGTATAGTATGATAGTTAAAAGAGGTTCTAGACCAAAAACTTCAGAAGAGCAATTAAGAATAAATCCAAAGAGAGCATCTGGACTGACCGAATATCGTAAAGCAAGTATTGAAAGTGATATTGAGAGAGGTTTAATTAAGGAAGGGTTAAGTTATGAAAGTAGTAGATTAAACAAGATGCCTCAAAATATTCATAATGCTTCTTTGGATGATGAAGGATTAAAAAGGAGTGCTTGGCTTCCAGGATCCGATGGTAGGAGTTATTCTTCACGAGAAACCTCTAATGCTGTTGGTGCTATTGTTCATAGTGCCTCTCATATAGAAAAAGAAGTTTTAAAAGCAAGTACTTTAATTAAACAATCCACATTAGGATCTTCGGGAGTTGGTTCTGTTGGTGTTGGGACCTCAGCAGGGTCTTCATATGAACGTTTGGCTCCAGAAGTATATAGTCCTTTATTTACTATGGCAAATCTTAATTTGCCTAGAGATAAATTAACAATTAATGCTTGGTGCAGAAACTTTTTTCAACTTCATCCTATAGTTAGAAATGCCATTACTCTTCATTCAACATATCCAATTAGTAAATTGAATTTAAAATGTCAAGATAAGAGAGTTTTAGATTTTTTTGAAACTATGATTGAAGAAATGGACTTAGTCAGTGCTCTTTCGGATATTTCTTTAGAATATTGGAAGTTAGGTGAAAAAATAAAAGGATCTTCTTTAATTACTATGGCGGATGGATCTGTAAAGCCTATAGCTGAAATAGAAATAGGTGATATTGTTCTAACCCATTTAGGAAATAAAAAGAAAGTAATTAATAAATTTATCAAACCTACAAATGTTGTTAAAGAAGAACATTTAAAAGTTTATAAAATTTCTGTTGTTGGTCTTCCTGAATCATTAATTATAAGTGGAAAACATCCAATTTTACATACTAGTTTAGATAATATTAAATGTGATACTCCTTCATGTAATAATAAAAAAATTAGAATTCTTCCAAGAAGAAAACAATGTAGTAATTGTAGAAAAATACATAATAGAGATATTAGTCCAGAATTTATTGAAACAAATAATATTAAAATTAATGATATAGTATATTCTCCATTTAATTCTGATGAAGAAGATAATTTTAATTCAGAATTATGTTATATTATGGGATTTTGGCTTGCTGAGGGGTGTTATTGTAAATCTAAAAAAGATTATGATGGAATAAAATTTACAAGTTATGATAAAAAATTTATAGATGATAATCTTTCTCCTTTATTAAAAAAATGTTTTGGATTTTCTGGAACAACATATGTGAGTAGAAACTCTAATAAATGTGATCATTTATTAAGAAGTAAAAAACGCAATGGTCATAAAATAGCAGAGTTTTTTATGGAGCATTGTGGAGAATATAGTAAAGAAAAACAATTAAGCGAGACAATAATGTCTTTGCCTATTGAATTACAAAAACATTTATTAGCTGGTTTTATAGATGGTGATGGTTGTATTGATCAAAGCAATGGTCATATTATTATTTCTACTTCTTCCAAAAATCTTGCTAATCAGTTTACACTTATGTTAAGAAGATTAGGTATTCATCCAACTTGTTCAAAAATTAATGCTAAAGATAATATATCTGATAAATATAGAATTAAGATAGTTGCGAATGAATCATATAAATTTAAAACATATTTAAAAACTAATAAGAATGATTTATTAAGAGAGACAAAATGGTGTTCTCCTAATTCTAGTCTTTATAAAAATTGGCAAATGTTAAGTATAAAGAAAGTTGAAGATATAACTAATAAATTTAATGAAAACTTTATGTATGATATTGAAGTTGAAGATGATCATTCATATGTGGCAAATGGAGTGGCAGTACATAATTGTTTTCCATTTGCCGAACTTAATGAAAATACAGGAAAATGGTCAAAAATTGTAATACAAAATCCTGATTATGTTCATGTTAAAAAGACGGTTCTCTCTGGTGATCCTATTATTACATTAAAACCTGATGCTGTTCTTCAACGATTAGTGTTTAGCAATAATCCTGCTGATTCTCAACTTAGAAAACAAATCCCAGAGAAAATTTTATATCATATTAGAGCAGGACAAGATATTCCATTAGATAATTTTAACATTTCCCATTTAAAAATATTATCAAGTCCATATGATGTAAGAGGAACAAGTATTATTGTTAGCGTTTTTAAAGACCTAATGCTTTATGATAAGTTAAGAGAATGTTTCCCGGTATCTACTGAGGTATTGACAAAAGATGGTTTTAAGTTTTATGATGATATTTCTAAAAACGATGAAATAGCAACAATGAATCAAGAAACTGGAGAATTAGAGTTTCAAAAATATATTAATCGTACGGATTATGAATTTAATGGAGAATTATATCATTTCTATGGAAAAAAAATAGATATTATGGTTACTCCAAATCATAGAATGTGGTTAGCGAAGAAAAAGACACATTATAATGGATATAATGATTTTCAGTTTGTAAGAGCTGAGGATGTTAAAAAAGGATGTTTTTATAAATCAAAAGCCTCTATTGATAAATATGTGGGAAAAGAAATATCTAATATTAATTTATTTGATCAAAAAATTCCTATAGAAGACTATTTAGAATTTCTTGGATATATGATTTCTGAAGGTTGTATTCATTATAATAATAAAACTCAAAATTATAAAATTAGTATATGCCAAAATAACAACTCTAAGGATTATAAGTATATTAAAAAATCTATAATAAAAATAGCAGATATGCTTAATTTACATTGTGGAGAATATGTTTCGGCAAATAAACAAGGATATTCATCTAACAATGATATTACAACTTGGTCTATTTCTAGAAAAATAATTGCTGAACATTTTATGAATGAAATAGGATATGGTTCTGGAAATAAACATGTTCCTTTTTGGACGAAGCAATTGTCTCCAAGATTGTTAAAAATATTATTAAATGCTTTGGTTAAAGGGGATGGTTCTGAGATTGAAAGTAAATATAAAAATGGATCAACAGCATATCGTTATAATACTATTTCAAAGAGGCTTGCTGATGATATTCAAGAGATAGTATTTAAGTGTGGATATGCTCCTCATTTAATAGTAGATAAAAATGGATATGGTAAAGAATTTTATTTAATTACTTGGTCTGATTCAAATTATGGAAAAGAACCAGTAATTTATGGAAATAATAATTACAATGGAGCTTCAATTGAAAAAATTCCTTATAATGGAAGGGTATTTTGTTTTGAAGTTTCAAATGGTCTTTTTATCACTAGAAATAATGGATTAATGACTATCCAGGGAAATAGCAAATTTGCTCAAGCAGATGGTATGATTAATCCTGTTACACTAATTAAAGTTGGTGGAAATACTGAAGGAGAATATAGGGCAACTCAAGAAGATTTAGAGTTTTATAGACAAATGTTTGAAGAAGCGCAATATGATAAAGATGCTAAAATTATAACTCATGCTGGTGTAACTGTAGAGAGGGTAGGATTTTCTGGTCAAGTATTAGATATTGCTAGTGATCTTGAATTTATTACTAAAAATATTTATACAGGATTAATGGTTCCCCCTGCAGTTATAGATACTGAAAGTGCTGTATACTCTTCAGCATCAATTGGATTAGAAGTTTTAAGACAAAGATATTTTAATTTTCGTAATATGATTGCTAGATGGCTTATAAATAAGATATTTGCTCCCATTAGTGAAATTCAAGGTTTCTATGAATACAGGAATAAAGAAAAACATTTAATTGTTCCAGAAATTGAATGGAACCAAATGAATTTATATGATTTACAGGATTATATTAGTAATATAACAGGAATGGTTAGTGCTGGGCAGGCTTCTGTTCAATCTCTTTATAAGAGTTTGGGAATATCTTATGAAGATGAAAAAATAAAAATGAGAAGAGAAGCAATTGATAAGGCAATAAAAATGAGAGAAGAAAACTCTTTATCTGGAATGAGTTTAACAGAATTAAGATCTCTTGATCCTGAGAAGCCTATTATGGAACCAATTGATAGTAAAGAAAGGAGTCAAATGACACCTCCTGAAGCTGGTGGAGATTTAGGAATGGGAGGAACGGGAGGAATGGGTGGAGTGGCTCCTGGTGGTCTTCCTGAACTAGCACCACCACCTGGTGAAATGGTAGGCGGTGGTGGTGCTGAAGGTGGCGGAATGACTCCACCACCTCTTGGACCTGGAGCAGGAGTATAATAATGGATCGTTCATATATTGAGTTTCGCAAAAACTGCCAATTATATCATACTAATATAAAAAGATTACTTAAAAATGGAGAAATTCAAAAAGCCAAAGAATTAATTAATGAAGTTAAAAAATCATTATATATTTGGGAAGATAAATTAAAATCAGATAGATCAATGGTTCAATTATTAAGAGGTATTTATAACGATATAATTATAAACGAAAAACGAGCCAGTTATAAATTAGATCGGAGGCACAAAGATAATGACCATAGCGAAAATGACTAGGAATGAGATAGGAATTCTTAATATAAAAGAAGCGGCGATGTTTGCTAATATTTTTGATAGACTTGGTGAATATCATAATGCTAATATGATGGATGAATATATTCGTAAAATGTCAGAAGCCGATGGAGATTTAATTAAACAGGCTGGCCTTTTTCGTAATTTGCTTAAAAAACTTGTTGGATTTGGAAAAAGAGTATTTTTTAAAGTATATAGAGAACTTTATTCTAAAGCTCAGGAAGCTCAAGAGCGTCTTGATGAAAGAATAGATGAAATAAATAAACAATATATAAATCTTAAAAAAGATTTAAAATATCATGATCTTGAAGGATGGAGAGGTGGAATTTATGCTATGAATTTATCTGATTCAAAAGAAATTATGGGAGATTTTGATATAGCATATGGAAAACTTGTTCAGTATCTTGGTTTAACAGGAGAGAGTGAAAAAAATAAAGAAGAGGTTTCTCCGAAATCTGAAAAATCTCAACTCGAAAAACTCCCCGATATTGAAAATACACCTGAAGTTCCAAAAGCACCTGAGGCTGGATTTTGGGATAGGCAAACCCCTGGAGCTTCTGAAGGATGGAATGAATTAGCAAGAAGTGTAGCATTTAGTCCGTCAAAAGGTTCATTAAGATTTAATAAAAAATATTTTGATTATCTTTTAGGAAAACATTTATCTACGGATGGCGCTAATGGTGTAAAATATTGGAGTGCCTATGATAATCAAAACCCACCAATGAAAGGAAAACTTAAAGAAATAATGGGAGATGATATTTGGGAAATGAGTGGTGATAAAAATTATGTATATTTATCTCCAAAAACTAGAGGATCTGATGTTGGCTCTCCTCCAGTACAAACTCCAGTAGAAAAAGATAAAAGTAAAGAAGAATTTCAATCTCCAGAATTACCAAAAGAAGAAGGACTTGAAACTAAAGTCCCTAAAGAAACTAAAACTCCTGAGGAAACTAAAACTAAAACTCCTGAGGAAACTAAAACTCCTGAGGAAACTGAAACTCCTGAGGAAACTGAAACTCCTGAGGAAACTGAAACTCCTGAGGAAACTGAAAAAGGACAAGAAAAAACTCCTGAGGAAACTGAAGAAGGACAAGAAAAAACTCCTGAGGAAACTGAAGAAGGACAAGAAAAAACTCCAGAGTTTATTCAACCTAAATCTACAAGAAATCGTGTTTGGGTCGAGTTAGGACCAGCACTTAGTAGAGAAGATAAAGATGGAAATATGTGGTCTCGTTTTGTATTAATGTATGAAACATCTGCTAAAAAGAATATAGCAAAGAAAAGAGCTAATATTATTAAAGATCCAGAACTTATTAAGTTTCTTAATCAAGCAATTCCTCATGGATTTCCAAGAAATACAAACAATCCTTTTCCAGGACACAATGCTGGCTCTTCCAAAATTTGGCTTCCATTAAACTCTGACCTGAGAAATAAAACTATTGAACATTGGAAAAAAACATGGAATGAAGCAGAGAAGACAGGTGAATAAATTAAAATAATTATATAACTTTCTGCGAGGGAGAGATGGTAAAAATAGATCATTATTGTTCATGGTGCAAGGAATTTCAATTTTCAGAAGAAAGAGACGATTTCAGTGAAGATACTAAAACGCATGGAATGTGCGAAAAATGTGAGAAAGATTTATTAAAAAATGAATTGCCTAAAACAAAAGAGAGATTGGAAAAAGCTGAAGGCAATGAAGTTCTTTCATCACTTATAACTGAAAAAATAGAAAAAATGGAAAATCGTCTTAAAGAATTAGAAAATATCTCTATAAATGAAGCATCAGATTCAGTATCTCCAAAGGCACTTATGCGTTTATCGCAAATTAATGATCCAGATGAATTATTAAAAGATTATAATAAAGACAATATAATTATAGAAGATAAACTTGATGGATGGAAAGCTCAAGCTATAAAATCAAATGGAGAAGTTAAATTATATAGTCGCCGTGGTGATGAAAAAACAGATAATTTTCCAGAATTAATAGGGGGTCTTAAATCTCTTCCAGATGGAACATTAGTAGAAGGTGAATTAGTTTATTGGAATAATAATAAACAAGATATTGGAAAAGTTACATCAATTGCTGGTAGTAATTCTGATAAAGCAATAGAAAAAATGAAAGAATTACCTGGAAAAATTAAATTACATCTTTATGATATTTTATGGTATAAAGGTAATAATATAACTAAAAAACCTTTTTCAGAAAGAAGAAAAATATTACAAAATATTATAAAACCTACTGATACTATATTAATAACAAAACAATATCCATTTTCTAAATGGGAAAATGTAATGAATAATGCTGTTAAATCTGGTGGAGAAGGAATTGTATTAAAATTAAAAGATCAACCATATGAATATAAAGAAAAGGGTGAAAATGAACCAAAACCATCTGGAATTATGTTTAAATATAAGGGTGGAGTTGGTAAATCTGATAGTGATGATTATGTAGTTTATGATTGTGAAACTACAGATAAAGGTAATTTAAAAGCATTATTTGGACAATATTATGAAGGAAAATTATATCATATTAGTGATATAGGAAATTTTTCTGAAGAAAATGAGAAAATTATAAAAGATAAATTAAAAAAAGGAAAATTTGTAATTGAAATTGGATTTCAGGAAAGAGTTCCTGGAGGATTAAGGCATCAAAAGTTTGTAAGATTTCGTGATGATAAAAAACCCCAAGATGCTACGATGAATGAATTTCATTCTAAAAATATTGATAATTTTAAGGTGGTTAAAGCTATGAATTCTTTTAAACTTTCAAAAAGAGCGGAAGCTTTAACTCCTGATAAATTGCTTATAGAATTAAAATCACAAGTAAAAGTTAATCCAATTCATGTTAGAGAACCAAAGGTGCCTGCAAGTTTAAATTTTGATCCAGAACTTGGATTTAAAATTATGTCTAAACTTGAAAGTAATAATAAAAGTTGGATTCGTGGAGATTCAGGAAATTCATTTGGTTTGACTCAAGTTCATGGTCCATATTTTATGAAATGGCTTTCTAAAAATCCAAAACTTGAACAGGCAACTGGCATAGATCCTAAAAAGTTAGAGGAACTTTCAAATGAGTGGAAGAAAAATATGCGTAATATACGCAAAGAAAATATATGGAAAAATGTCCCTGTCGATAAAAATTCTGTGGAAGAGTTTATAAAACAAAATCCCAATAAAGTTGTAAAAAGAAGAGAGGGCACTTCAATTAAAATGAACCCAAGAGGTAATGTCCCTGGGATTGTAAAAAAAATTGGTAATAGATATATTGGAAAAGAATTTGATATTGATTTACTTGAGAATAAATATGGGTTTAAACCGACTCCTAATAATTTATTAAGACTTCAAAATGTTGCTGATACCTATATTACACCAAGTGTAGCTAAAAGTGCTTTAGCTCAACTAATAACTTCTATGGAACATCCAGATACATCAGCTAAATTTTATAGATCTTTTTCTAGTAAAAGTGTTAGAAATAATAGTTCTTTAAAGAACTTGTCTGATTGGGTTTCAAAATCAGATTTTATGAACAAAATGAGAATGCTTGTTAGTGATGTTATTAAATATGAATACAATCCAAATGTTCCTGGTGCCTATAATATGTATCAACTTATGGCTATTGCTAATGGTAGTGGTCCATATAGAGTTAGAAGATTTTTGAGTAGTAGAAAACCTTTTGGTCCAGCACATGTTCATTATTTACAAAGGGCAAATGGAGTTATTCAAAAAATGACTGGATTGCCTACAAATATCATTGAAGGTGGATTAGCAGGATTTCAGGATAAGCGATATGCGTTTTTAATTAATGCTGAAAGTTTTCCAGAAGAAGAACCAACCCAAGCAGATCCATTAAAAGGATTTAATGCTAAATATTTACCTCAAATGTTAAAAGAATTCGAATGGTATAAAGAACATTTGAATGAAATTATTGAAGATTTTAAAACTAGATATGAAAAAGATTTTACAGAAGAAGAGGTTGTTAAAGCAATTACAAATACAATTATAAATAAATATAAAAATCTTGCTTCCGAAGCTAAATTAAGGAATATTCTTGTAAAATGTGCTCAATATACTGAAAATGGAACAATATATTTTCCTGATCAATATGCTGAAGATATTAAAAGTGGAAAAAGAACATATACGATTAGGCCAGGAGATGTTAATGTAAATCCTGATGATAAAGTTAAATGTAAAAGTTATTCTGGAGCTAATATTGCTGATATTAAGATAATTACTAAAAGAGTTATGAGTATCACAAGAATAAATAAAGCATATGGTGAAAGAATGGCTAAATCTTTAGAAGATCGTTTTGGTCCAGATAAAAGATTTGTCATTATTGAATTTGAACCAATTAATATAAGTTCTGCCGATGATGATAAAGAAAAAATGTCGGAAGTTTTAATTGATAAAGACAAAAAACTAACTCGTGGAGAAATTAGGAAACATTATGAAAAACCAGAAGTAAGAAAGAAAATAATGTCTCGTATTAAAGGGAAGCCTGTATTAATTTATCTTGGAGTTGGGAAAAATAAAACCATATTAAAAAGAAATCATAATGATAAAGAAATAGTAATAACTAATGATAATCCTAATAATGATGAAAACCCTAATAATTATTTTTATTGGGTTAAACGGCGTCTTTTGTCTTTTCACCAGGTATTTGGAAACAAAACAGATCTTGGTTTCGTGGATTTAGATATTCATGGTAATTATCCATTAGAAAAAGCTAAAAAATATGCTAGAGAATTATCTTCAAAATTAAAAGAGAAATATGGGACTACTCCTACAATTTTTCAAAGTGGAGGATCTGGTATTCATGTAGAGTTTAAATTGAAGAGTGAAATATCCATAGATAAATTGCGTGAAGAATTAAAAGATCTTTTAACAAATTTAAATGAAAAATGGGAAGATGTGACTACTGGTGTTGTTAAAGGAAGTGGAATGAGATCTGATGTGAGCACTCTACATAATAAAGGTAGTATTCGTGTTCCTGAGTCATTTGGAGAAAACAATGGGAACATTAAAAAAATTTTAGGTGGAGAACAAGACACAGCAGAAAACAATTATAATAATGCACCTTTACATGAAAATAAATATGATTATGGAGATATTCCATTTCCAGAGGGAAATATTATACAAGTTGCTCCATCTCAAGGTCAAGAACCATATAGTCAGCAAGGAGCATATAATGCGGCAGATGATTTTATTTCAAAGAAAGCTTATTTAAAAGCGTCTAAAATAAATAAAGAATATATATGGTTATGGGATGAAATTAATAATAAATTTACATATCATCTTAATATAAACAATGGAAAGCGTGAGAAACAATATTTTGGTCATATTGAATTAGCACAACATAATAATATAAAACAAATAACTAATGAAGGATGGCGGGGAAGAATATTTATATATAAAGGTGATGAACCAGCAGATATACAATTTTATGGTGAAAAAAATCTACAAGATTTGCCTAATGTTGTAAAAAAAGGATTTAATAATATACTTCAAGAAAATGAAATAAAAAATTTTCAGTTTGAACAAATTGATTGGCCATCTTCCGAATGGAAAGCCGATGCCTGGAAGTCAAATGAAAAAGAACGTCAATTAGAAAAGCATATGGAGAAAAGAAGATGGATGGGTTTTGATGAACCTGATCCAGAATTTATCGAAATGCTTAATGCTAAATTTGCTCAAATAGCAATTTTGGTTCCTCCAACAGGGTGTTCTGAAAAAGAATACTTAATTACACAAAATATATTTATAAATAAATATGGGTTTAAATCACATATTATATCTACTTTTAATGTTGTTGAGGGTGTTGAAGGAACATTAATAAATTCGAAAAAAATAAAAGATATTAATACTAAACAATATGATGCCCTTATTGTATGTGGCGGGGAAGATGTTTGTAATTTTTCTAAAAACAAAGAAGTCAAAGATTTATTAAAAAGTTTTGTTAAACAAAACAAACCAATAGGTATGATTAATAATGCTGTTTTATTAGGTGCAGAATCAAATATAATTTCTGGATTAAAAATTACAGGAAATCCAGACGTTGTGGGTAAAGTTAAAAGGGCAAATGGAATTTGGACAGGATTGCCAGTAGAAAAATCTGGAAATATATTTACATCTATTAAAGATCAAACAGAAAATTTAATACATATAATTTCAAACAATTTATTAAAAACATCTGTAAAAAAAAGTCCAATTAATCTTGAACAATTATGGAAAATAGCTGAGAGTCAGGATGATGAAGAAGTTAAGAAATTTTTAGAACAAAATCCTGAGTTTCAAGAGGAAGAACCAGAAGAGATTGAAACTGAGCAGGAAAAACTTGATAAATTTATAGAAAGTGTTCCTGAAAAAAAACAGGAAGAAGTTGAAAAAAAACAGGAAGAAGTTGAAAAAAAACAGGAAGAAGTTTTAAAAAAAAAGAGACCTGAATATTTTGGATTTAAACAAGTTGTAAAACCAGAAGAAATTGAAGAAGTTGAAGAAAAAAAAGATGTTGATTTTTCTGATCTCCTTGGAGATGAAGAAAAGGAAGATTTATGGGGAGAAGCTCTTTCTGAATATAAAGAAGAGGAAGAAGACGAAGAAGAAGATACAAAAGAAAAAATTCCCATTTTTGGAGAAAAGTTAGAACCTCCTAGAGATAAAGATGGAGTAGTATTAAGTAGATGGTTTAATTCTGAGGAAATTAAGCGTCCAGTTATGTCTGCTAATGCCAAAGATTTATTTTCTCCAGATAATATGAAAGATGGACCTTCTTTAACAAAACTTTTCCAAGATCCGTATGCTTGGGAAGAATTAAAAAAAAATCCTGAAATAGCACAAAAATGGGTTCTTCCAGCAATTATTATGGGTGTTGGAAAGAAATGGTTTGATAATAATAGTTCTCAATTAAAACTTGGTAGAAAAGGAGATGTCGGTAGTATGCCTTTCGGCATGTTTGATCAAGGAGATATTGATTTATTGATAAAAGGTATTCCTATAACAGATCTTCCAAGTTCAAAAGCATATATCTCTTTAATTAATGAAGCAATCACAGACCTCGCAAATACTTATTTTTCATTTGGATATAGAGTTGATCCTCCTCGCGGGAGTGTTCCACTTGGTGGATATATATATAAATCATTATCACGAAGAATATCTAAAATTATAGCACAAGATAAGGGATATAAAGAAGTAAGAATTCCTGTTTGTGCTTATTGTAAATCAAGAAAACAAAAAAGACAAAGTAAGGATGTTTTTTATAATGCTATGGTCCCTTCTAAAGAAAAAGGTCCTGTAAAACGTTGGTATTGTGAAGATTGTAAAAGAGTATATGAAGAAAATAAAGATAAAATTACCAAACTTGAAAATTATGTGTCTAGAAAACAGAATGATGTTTTTAAATTACAAGAAAAATTAAATGAAGTTATAGAACAATTAGGAGAAAATCAAACTCCAGAACTTGAAGATAAAAAGAGAAAATATGAACAATCTATTATATCTCTTAGTACTGATATTAGGCATTCAAAACTTGATCTTAATAATTTAGAAAAAAAACAATATAGTTTACAAGTTCAGTCTGAACCAGTTCCATATTGGCACACTTGGTGTCCGAATTCAGGATGCCCAGGAAATAGAGTTCCAATGACCGCTTTAGATCGTAATCATGAATTTTGGAAAACAGAAGCTGGTGCGAAAGCAATAGTAGTTTTACAAAAAAGATTTGGTATTGTTGTAGGTTCATCTCAGAGTGCTGAAGATGAATCTTTACCTAACATTTTACCTCAACGAATTCCTCCTGATGAATTATTAGATGTTCCTTTTATTTGTCCGCATGATTATGTAAAATTTACATTAAGAAGTGCTAGAGGAAAAGGATTAAATAGAAAAGGTGGATATTTTTGGGAACCTTGGCAACATATGAAGTGGGACCAAGTAGGAAAAGAAGAATTTGGTGTAGAAGAAGAAGAAGGATTAGGAGGAATTGAAGCTGATCAAGAAGCGAATATGAGACAGAACTTAACACAAAAAACAATGATGTATTTATCTGTCTTAGGGGCAAAAATATTTAATGATCAGCATAAAATTGCTATTAATTCCTATAATGATTGGTTTTCTAAACAAATTGATATTCAAAGAAATTTTGGGAAACCAATTACTGAAATTGTTAAAAAAATAGAAAAATCAAAAATTAATGGATCAAAACAACGTGTTCTTTCTATGTATGAGACATTAGGAGAAACATCTCATTTAGATCCAGGTATGTTTATATCATGGTTAGGTGATATAAATATAAATAGTGGTTTTATAGCAGATAAAGATGGAAATATAGAACAAAAGAATATTACAGAAAAAATTACAACAAAAGATAAAGTAGATAATGTTTATATTCCAGCTCTTCATTCTTGGGTTTCTAAGATGATGGAATCTCGTGATGATTGGTTTGAATATTATCATATGGAAGATATTTTATCTGATCAAAAAATAGATGGGATTTATGGAAATGGTCCAGGAACTTTCTTTATTACTAAGATTGGAGATCAAATTTCTGAGGATGATCTTTCATTTGGTTTTAAATGTAATTTAGTTCCAGCTCATCATGAATCTACTTCTTATAATCCATATAGAAGTTATAAACCACCAAGTGGAAGTGATTTTTCTCTTCCTAGAAGTAATCCTAAAAAACAACCATTAAGATCTCATACGTCTATAAGACCAAAAGTTCTTAAATTTATTGGTCTTTGGAAAATACCACCTGGATATATGAAGTTTATTACCAATCCAAATTGGGTAAATGGGACTGCTCCTGTTCCATTAAATAATAAACTTGTTGAATATGCTAAAAGAAATCCTAATGAAAATCTTTCTGGTGAGATTATGTATAGTGATTTTTATCATGTTGCTCTTAATAATGATGATACTTCTTTTGGAATTGGAGAATATGCTTTAGTTCAAGCTCTTATTATGCCTGGGAAATATAATCCAGAACCTGTTGTTAATATTAGAAATATTAGAAATAAGAGTGATACGCATCATCAAATTTTTTCTAAGGTCGGTGCTCTTATGAATCAGAAAGATATAGATCCAGAGTCCGAGGCACTTCTTAGAGAGTTCTTTGAGGATATTCAAAATTATGGTGATGATCCAGAAGAAATGTTAATATATATGGAAGATTTAGTTAGAGGATTTGAAGAATTAAAGAAAAAGTCTTCTTTTAAATTAAGTAAAAGAGCTGATTCACTATCAAAATATAAGAAAAAAAGAAATTTTGATGAAACACCTGAACCTGAAGGAAAACTTGAAGAAAAAAACAAACATCGTTTTGTAATTCAAAATCATAAGGCTTTAAAGGCTGGAAATCATTATGATTTGCGTTTGGAAAATGATGAAGGATCTATGTCTTCTTGGGCTGTTCCTAAACATAAATTGCCAAATGGAAAAGAAAGATTGCTCGCTGTGAAAACTGAAAATCATCCTATTTCATATAATAAATTTGAAGGGAAAATAGAAAAAGGAAATTATGGATCAGGTGATGTAAAAATTCATGATTCTGGCACATATGAAGAGATAAGTTCAACTAAAAACAAAATAGTATTTAAATTAAATGGTAAAAAAGAAAAAGGAACTTATAATTTATTTAAAACAGATGGAAATAAATGGATGATTATGGAATATAAAGAATCTAATGCTGATTTTAAATTATCTAAAAGAGCAGGTCAAACATATACTAGTGATAGTGGAGAATGGTCTGTTGATATGTTAATTGAACTGACTGAAAATATTAAACCTGAAGATGTGTCTGTTAATTCATTAGAATGGAATATGGATCATAATGCTTGGGGTAAAAATATAACTCCTAAAATTGTATTAGATAATCCAAAGAAATATAAAGAAGAGTTCAAAAGAATTAAAGAAGTCTCTCTTAATTATCCAATATTATTATATAAAGGTAAATTAATTGATGGTTATCATAGATTATCTAAGGCTGTTTTTCAAAATAAAAAAAATATTAAAGCAATTATTTTAAATAAAAAACAAATGGATGCTTCTAGAATAGATAAAGAACGCAGAAAAGATCTGGAATAGACTATTAATAAAGTATTATCAAAATAAATAATGGAGATAAATTATGGGTGTTGCTGAATTCATAAAAAACAGATTTATTGATAAAGAATTATATATTTCTTGTGGAGAAATATCAGAGACAATAACATACAATCAAGCTTGGAGTGCTAATAAAGAATTTTTATATGGTGTTGTATTAGATGTTAATAATAATGTAATTAGTTTAGAAGTACCAGAAAATGGAATAATTTATATAAATTGTGATAATATTGTATGTTTCTGGGAGCCTGGATTAGATTATCAAAAATCTGTTAGAACATCACTAACAAGAAGAGCTACTGGTTATAGAAAATGAAGAAATGTAGTAATTGTTTAGAATATAAGGAATATAATAATTTTTGGGAAGATAAATATAATCCTGATGGTTTATGTTCCCAATGTAATTTATGTAAAACTAGATTAAGTGAAAAAAGACATGAAACTTATATAAAACATAAAGATAATATTTTAAAATCAAATATGTTATATTACAATAAGAATAAACAATATATAAATTCTAATAGAAAAAAATATAGTAAAGAATATTATCTAAAACAAAAAGACAATAAAAACCGAAGATATAGTATATATAAATCAAGTGCTAAAAGAAAATCTTTAGAGTTTTCTTTATCTCATAATGAATTTAATGATTTATATCAAAAACCTTGTAATTATTGTGGATCTAAATCTAAAGGAATTGATAGAATAGATAATAATTACGGATACTTTATAGATAATTGTGTTTCTTGTTGTAAAATATGTAATAAAACAAAACAAACCATGTCATTAAATGAATGGTATAAATATTTATATCAAATAATTATATATAATAAATATAACAATACTCGTATAATTAATAGGGAAGTGAAACATAAATTTTCTATTTTATCGCAGTATAAAAATTATTGTCGGAGTGCTAAAAGAAGGAAAAAGAGGTTTTCTTTATCCTTTGATGAATTTAAATTATTTTTTGAAATACCATGTAATTATTGTGGAACTATTACAGAAGGTATCATAGGTTTAGATAGAGTAGATAATAATATTGGTTATATTATAAATAATTGTGTTTCTTGTTGTAAAACTTGTAATATTGGTAAAAATAATATGGAAATAAATATCTGGAATAATTGGATAAATATTATAATTGATTTTAATCTTGGAGCTTTAAATGCTTGAAAAATTTTCTATGTTGGTTCAAAGATATAATAAAAATACGAAAAAAACTGAATGGGCTCTTATTAGTAAATCAAAGCCTCATAGAGTTCTTAGATGGTTTGGAGGAAAAAAACCATCAAAGGAAAGAATCCATGAGGAAGAAAAAAGAATACAATATTTTAAACATGCCGTTGAAAATATTGTTGCAGAGATGCATAAGGTATCTAGTGATCTTCGTAGTAAAGGAATAATTCATATAGCAGATGCAGTCACAAATTGTATTTCTTCTGTAGTTAGAAATTGTTCCCAAGATGAAAATGCTATTAGATTGGGAAAAATTATAACATTGCTTCAAAAAAAAGGAGAAAGTAATTTATCAGAGCGTTTGGATGCTTTATTACCAGATATTCTTTCTTTTAGGAACATTGATATTGATAAGTTAATTGAAGTAAATGAATCGGAATTAAAAACAGGAATTTCGGCACTAAGAGCTTATAATATTGCTAAACTGTTAAGAAATAAATATAATTCTGGAATGCTTCATAGTTCAGATTTTGAATATTCTAAAATGAAAGAACTTGAAACTCTTTTAAAAACAGGATTTATATTACCAACTCCAAAAAAATATAATCGTTTGCCCATTGATGCTAATAATTGGTGGGACCATTTTGAGAAAAAAAATGATTAAATTATCTAAAAGACATATAAAACAAGCTCAAGATCCTACAAAACTTACCGCTGACTCTTTGTTTAAAATTATTAAGTTTATATTTTATCGTGTTCCTGAAAAACAAAGAAGTAGATTTATGGGAAAATTACGTGGAAAAATCATTCGAATACATCCAGGAGTATTGGGACTTAAAAAAATTCCCCCTTCAGCTTCAATAGGACAAGCAATTTCAATTACAAAAAATCTATTATCAGGACTTAATCCAGCATTTACTAGTCAGGTTATTGTAGAATTATCAAAACTTCTTACTACAACTCAACAACAAATAGTATCTATTCCAGAAGAAATGAAAAAACCTAAATAAAAATAGTAAAATAAAGGGAAGTAATGAAATTAAGTAAAGAATATAATCTATTAGTAATAAATCCAAAATTGTGTAAAGAATGGGATTATGAAAAGAATAAATTTAATCCTGAAAATTATACTCCACACTCTCATAAAAAAGCATATTGGATTTGTAAAAAAGGACATAAATGGAAAGCAATAATAAAATCAAGAACAAATAATTGTGGATGTCCTTATTGTAGTAATAGAAAGGTTTATAAAGATAATTGTTTAGCAACTAAAAATCCAAGATTAGTAAAAGAATGGAATTATGAAAAAAATAGAAATTTAACTCCTTATGATGTATTTTTACACTCTCCAAAAAAAGTTTGGTGGATATGTAAAAAAGGTCATGAGTGGAAACAAAGTCCAAATAATAGAAATTATAATGATTGTCCATATTGTTCTAATATGAAAATTTGTAAAGATAATTGTTTAGAAACCTTAAATCCAGAATTAGCAAAAGAATGGAATTATGAAAAAAATAAAAACTTAACACCAAAAATGGTTGGGATATGTTCTGGAAAAAAAGTTTGGTGGAAATGTAAAAAAGGACATGAATGGAATGCTCTTATAAGTAGTAGAAATTTGGGAGTGAATTGTCCTTTTTGTTCTAATAAAAAAGTATGTAAAGACAATTGTTTAGCAACTTTAAATCCAGAATTAGCAAAAGAATGGAATTACGAAAAAAATAAAAGCTTAACACCAAAAATGTTTGGAATATGTTCTGGAAAAAAAGTCTGGTGGATTTGTGAAAAAGGTCATGAATGGGAATGTTCTATTATTTATAAAAATAAAGGTTCATGTCCCTATTGTAGTAATAGAAAACTCTGTAAAGATAATTGTTTAGCAACTCTAAATCCAGAATTATCAAAAGAATGGAATTATGAAAAAAATGGAGATTTAACTCCTTATGATGTGTTTTTAAATAGTACGAAAAAAGTGTGGTGGATTTGTGAAAAAGGTCATGAATGGATTTCTGATGTTCATCATAGAAATAATAAAAATGGATGTCCTAAATGTGCTAAAAGAATTTCAAAAGGTTGTAAAGTTTGGTTAGATAAATTAAACATAGAAAATAGAGAAAAGCATATAAAAATTAGTAATATAAATTATTATGCTGATGGATTTGTTAAATCAACAAATACTATTTATGAATTTTTAGGTGATTTTTATCACGGCAATCCAGTATTTTTTAATCCAAATAAAATTAATAAAAAAACTAAAAGTAGTTTTTTTAAATTATTATATAAGACTATTAAGAAATTAAATAATTGTTCTATTAATGGTTATAATATTATATATAAATGGGAAGGTTTAAATAAAGAATATGAATATAAATTCATTAATCTTAATAAAGATATTATTTTAAAATGTGCTTATGATATTTTTATAAATAATAAGAAAGAAAATATTTTTGAGTTGTTAGTTTCTATTGGAGATTAATATGTTTTATCTTTCAAAACGAGCAAAAAATTATGTTGAAAAAAGAGAAGAAGAAAGTGGAAACATTACATATATTTATGATGAAAAGTGGGTAAAAAGGCGTTGGAAGAAAAAAGAAAAGAAAATAAAACAGTTAGAAGAAAATGTTTCTGATTTGCTTAAAAAGATTAAAGAAGATTTAAAATCTGATGATGATGAAATCAAGCAGATTGCTATTGCTGTTTCTTTAATTTATGATACAAAAGAAAGAATTGGTAATGAATTTTCTGCTGATGAAAGAAAACATTATGGTGTGACAACTTGGTTAGTTAAGCATATAACTTTTTCTGGTGGAAAAGCGAAAATTAAGTATGTCGGCAAATCTGGTGTAGATCAGGAAAAAATTGTTAATAATAAAGAAACTGTTAGTGCTTTAAAAGAGTTAATAAAAGATAAAAAAAAGGGTGATAAAGTTTTTACAATTACACCAAAAATGGTTAATAAGTATTTGAAAAAATTTAAGATTACTGCAAAAGATATTCGTGGTGCTGAGGCAAATAGTTTGTTAAAAAAAGAATTAAAAAAGCAAAGAAAAGGAACTCTTCCAAAAGAAGAAAAAGAAAAGGAGAAAAAATTAAAGGAAGAACTTAATAATGCTTTGGAAAATGTTTCAAAAGACCTAGGGCACCAACCAAGTACTCTAAAAAATCAATACATTCTTCCTAATACAATAGAAACATATTTATCATCTGGAAAAGTAGCATCTCTTAAAGAAGAACTTCTGTTATGGGGAAACGAAGAAGATGAGCATAAACTTTCATTTTGGAAAAATAGATATAATGAAGAAGAGTTATTGAAAATAGCAAAAGAAAAACATACTGGTGCTATGATTGCTATTATGGTTCCTAAAAAGTTAAATAAATTTATTGGTGAAGGTGTAAGTTCTGATGGATTACATATAACTCTTATTTATCTTGGAAAAGCAAAAGATATTGATAATATAACAAGAAAAGCAATAATAAAATCTGTTGAAAAAGTATGTTCTCATCATAAACCATTATCTATGTATATAGCGGGAACAGGAATGTTTTCTAAGGGAGATGATGGAGTTCCAATATTTTTTATTCCTAATTCTGTTGGATTAAATGCTTTACAGAATGATCTTCAAGATGCTATTAGTAATATTATTGATTTACCATCGGAACATGGATGGGTTCCTCATATAACTATTGGTTATATTGATGATTATAATGTCGAACTACCTTCATTAGAAAAATTACCAAAATGGAAGGCAAAAAATGTAGTATTTTTTGCTGGCGGTGATAAAATTGCTGAGATTGATCTTGGTAAAAAACAAGCAAATTTTAAATTATCAAAACGAGCTAATGAAGATCATGATGAAGTATTTGAGGGTTTCAATGATGAAGAGATGAAAGGCTTTGAAGAATATTGGGACAATTTAGCAAAACAAATAGAAAAAGAAAAAAAGAACAAACCAAAGCGTAAAAGATCTGAAATGACTTTGTATGAGATTGATATTATGGAAGAAATGGATCCTGAAGAAAGAGCTGAATGGATAAATAAGTATTTTATCAAAGATGCTCAAGATTTAGAAGTAAAAACACCAGGGGCTCAAATACTTATAGAACCATATGATACTGCTGTAGCAAAAGCTTTGGCTAAACTTCCACCTCATATAAAAAATAATATTATAAAGATAATTGTTCATCCTGAAGGAGGCCCTGGACAACTCGGGCATGTAGAAATGGGTCCTGGAAAAGATCCTAGAGAAGTTCATATATTTAAAAATCGTATTAATGAACAAGTAAAGAGAATGTTTGGATCTACTCAACCAAATGCTCAACAATTAGAACAAGCTACAGAAAAAGCATTAGTAGAAACTTTAATTCATGAGGGAGTTCATATTGGTCCAGAAAAAAATCCAGAACAAATTATTAATCCTAGTCATAGATTTAAAGGAGAATCTGAAACAGAAGCAGAAACTAAAAGACATATGACTGGTCTTTTCCCAAATATGGCTATTGATGCTAGTCTTAAATTAGATGAAATTAGAAATAAATATTTTCCTGCTGAATCAATGACGGAACCAGATTTAGAATTTACAACATATTGTGCTTTAAATAAAAAATATGATATAGTAAAAAAAGGAATAGATCTTTTTATGGATCCTGTAATTCATCCCGTTATTTTAGAAATTAAAGATGCGATAAAGTTTAATAAAAAAGCTATAAATGATACAAAAGCTATTAAATTAATTGGAATGTTAAATTCAAAATGTATATCTGAGGATGAAGTTCTCAATCTTGCTTGCTTACAGGTTATTAATGGATTAAAACCTACCGGAAAATTAGATAGAAAAACATTATCAAAATTAGGAAAATTTGACAAACTTCCAAGAAATTTTGGAATTGTGGTTCCTAAAAAATTATACCGTGGTGGAATGATTGATAATTTAGAACAATTACAGACCCTTAAAGATATGGGGGTAGAGCGTGTTATTTCTTTACATAATAATCCTGAAATTGGAAGAATGTGTGGAGAAATAGGCATGGATCATATTCCTGCTCCAATAGAAACTGGATCATCAGAGGATTATGGAAGAAAGATACTTGGAGATAGAATATCTGAATTATTATTAGAAAAACCTACTTATATTCATTGTTGGTTTGGAGCAGATAGAACAGGAGGGGTTATAGCCCGTTTTAGAACAGAAGGTGGATGGAGCAATAAAGATGCTTATTTAGAAGCAAAGGCATATGGTTTTAAGGATTTTTTTGTTAATTTAATTGAATGGTTTAGTGAAATGGGAAAAGATCCAACACCAGTAGATACAAAACAAATTCGTAAAATAATTGAAGAAATAGAAAATTGTCCATATAAAAACCCTGAAATTATAGAACAAGATGCTTTTGTTCCAACTCCTACTGATCAACCATTAAGAGGATTCCAAGATATTTTTCCTAGATATGAAACATGGTTAGATACTGCTAGAAATGTTAATCCAATTATGAGTATGACTCCACCATTTGGAGGTGTTGGATGAAAAAGATAATTTCCAATCTTTTTAATGAGTTAATTAGTCATGGATTTATACATTCAGCAATGGATGTGTATCAAATTCTATCTGAACTCGAAGATGAAGAAAATGAGGAATGCGATGTAAGTTCCGTTGTAAATATTGTTGGATTACGTGGAGATACAAAGCCAGAGGAACCAATAGGCGGTATGACTGTTAGTCCATTCTTTTTTGATACAGGCGATCCTTTCTAGCAAAATCATACAAAATATCCTAAATCTATTAATAAAATCCCATACTTTACGACGCAAAATCTTTTTTTAATAGGAGAAAAATGGTTAAAAAAACTGCAAACCTTTCTAAACGCACATCCGAAATTTCTGATGAAGAGCGAGAGGCGGCTAAGAATGCTATTAAAGGGTTTGATAAATTTCTAAAAGAGTTATGGTCTGCTCGTCAGCATGATGAACGTCTTTTGAACGTTCTTGAAAAAGCTGATAATATAGATCCAACCGCTCTTTTTGAGATAAGGCATTTATTACGCAAATTTCAAAAAGAGACAAAAGATAAATATACTCATCTTATTATAATGTTTGCAGGAAAAAAAGATGAAAATCTTGAAACAATTTCCCCTGGAGTTATAAGTCTTCTTAATCCATTAGAAAAAGATACTACTACAAGACAAATTAAAATTGCTCTTCAAGATGCGATGCAACAATTGGCTGAATTTATGGAAGAGTTCCTAGAAACATTTGAAGATTTTAATTCAAAAGATCAAGTTAAAGATATTAAACTTACAGCTAAAAAAGCAGAGAAAATTATTCAAAGTATTGAAAATATTATCGAATATCAAATGAGGGTCCATTTTGAAAAAAACATTTTGGGTCATAAAAAATTGAGCGAACTGGTAAGTTGTATTAAGCGTCGTGCTCGCCTTATTGAAATGCTAGGAGCATAAAAATGATTATTAAACATTCCCAAGGTCGTATTGACTCCATTTATATAGATAATAAATGGAAAAAAGTTGATGATAAAGAAGAAAAGGAAGAAAAAATTGAAGAAGATGTTAAAGAAAAAGAAGAAAAAGTGTCCTAAATGTAATGATGTAAAAAACTCTAATGAGTTTTATGAAAATAAAGGCAGATTTTCAAGTTATTGTAAAAACTGTCTAAAACAAACATCTAAGGAAAATATAGAAAAAAGAAAACAATATAGAATAGATAATATTGATAAAATTAAAACCCAGAAGAAAAAATGGCGTGATGAAAATAAACATCATATTAAATTGAAAAAGAAACTCTGGGCGGAAGAAAATAAAGACAAAATAAAACAAAATTATAATAAATGGAAAAATGAAAATAAAGAATATTTAAAAGCATATCATAAACAATGGGCAGAAGAAAATAGAAACCATTTAAAAGAATATCAAAAAAACTGGCGAGAAGAAAATAAAGATTATATTAAAAAGTATAATAAACAAAATCCTCATATAATAACAAACGCCAGAATTAAAAGACAAAATAAAATAAATGATAGAATTACGAAAGATGAATGGTTTGAAATAATGTTTTTATATGATTTTAAATGTTTTTATTGTGATTTGATATTAAATAATAATTATACATTAGATCATATAATTCCTATTAGCAAAGGTGGAAAGCATTGTTTTGATAATCTTATTCCGGCTTGTAGATCATGTAATTCTTCTAAAACAAATAAAATATTTCCTATATGGGATGGAATAAAAAATTTGTCAAAAGATAAGAAATTACATATTGTTAATAAAATAAAGATAAATGATTTTTCAAATGTTAATAAAATATCTATGTTGGAAATAGAAGGATTTCTAAAAACTATTGAAATATAAAAGATTTTGTTCGTGTGGAAATATAACATATAGTGGTTCTATATGTCAAAAATGTAAAGGATATAAAAGACCAAAAGATGTTTGTTATAAATGTGGAGAATTAAAATCTATTGTTTATAGAAAAGATAATCCAGTTTGTAGATCATGTTATAATTCTTATTATAGACAAAAGAAAATATGTAAAAGTTGTAATATAATGTCTCTAATAAACTCTAATGGATTATGTAAAAAATGCTATAAAACAAAAAAGAAAATATGTTCCGTTTGTAATAAACTTAAATCCGTTCATATAAAAAAAGAAGTTGTTTGTAAAGATTGTTATAGTTCTTGGAGATCAAATAAAGATGAAGAATTTTCTATTATTAGAAGATTAAGATGGCGAGTTCGAGATGCTTTTAAGAGTTATTTAAAAACAGGCAAAATTCGTAAAACTGATGAGTATGAAATAAATTATAAAGAAATTATTGCTTATTTAGGAAACTGCCCAGGAAATTTATGTGATTATCATATTGATCATATTAAACCGATAAGCAAATTTGATTTTAATGATCCAGAGCAAATTAAACTTGCTTTTGCACCTGAAAATCATCAATGGCTCACAAAAGAAGAAAATTTGAAGAAGTCTAATAAGTAGGAGATTTTAAATGTCAATAATTAAATTTGCTGAATCTAATTTTACACTTCAAGAGGTTTATTCTAGTAGTTTTTTGGATAAAAAAAATAATTTAAAAAATCGCCTTTTTAATCCAGAAATCTCGGATCTTGATAATGAAGTTAAAATTAGATTTAAGAAATTTGCTAATAATCTCAAAAAAGTAGCTCCAAGAGCTAAAGATTTTATTTATTTTAGTTGTATTATGCTTCATAGTTCAGAAGCTTCTCTTGTTGATTCTGATGGTAAAATAAAAAAGGATGCTTCAGGAAATCCTGTTCAAGCTGAATGGATCATAGATAAAAAAACTGGTTCTTGGAAATGGAAATGTTCGGATCCAAATTTAAGACCATATAAAAATAACAATGGGGATATTTTCCCAGAAGCAGAATTAAAAAAAGCATATCGTAAATGGATTGGTCGTCCTTTATGTAAAGATCATCAAAGTTCTTCTGTTGATGGAATTAGAGGAATTATTGTAGATACTTATTATGATGATAAATATAAAAGAGTAATTGGACTTTGTGCTTTAGATAAAATTAATTATCCTGATTTAGCACGAAAAGTTTCTTCTGGATATGCTAATAATGTTTCTATGGGTACTGCAGTTGGTAAGTCAATATGTTATGAATGTGGTAATATAGCAAAAGTAGAATCTGATTATTGTGATCATGTTCGTAATAGGACTACTTATGGAGAAATAAATATTGATCTCTCTCCTATTGAATTAAGTTTGGTAGTGACAGGAGCAGATCCTCAAGCGAAATTAAGAAATGTTATTGCGAGTTTAAATAAATATTCGGAAGAAAAGAATGATAGAATTCAAATGCTTAGAGCTGCCGGATGTGTCACTCCTGGTGAACTTGAGCGGTTAGAAAATGAATTTATAGATCTTAAAAGATCTTTTGATAGTGCTATAAATAGAGTCGCTTCATTTAATAGCACAAATCTTGATGAAGCAATAAGAGTTAATACTTTATTACAAAATCCAGATTTATCTGAAGATGCGAGAAACAATTTACTTAAAGCTTTAGATAAATTATTAACTGATGAAAAACCTGTTGAAGTAGAGCCAGCCAGTGCTACTCAAAGCACAACAGAAATGGGAGATACTGGCAAAGGTTATACAGGACAGGGAAATGATACGGGACCACCCGAGTGGTCTATGGAAGGAAACAGACTTGCTAATGTGAGTTTGGAAAATACTATTACAAATATTAATAAAAAACTGGGCGCTATGGAGACTGCACTTCGGGATATGGCGACAGGTGCCCAGAAAGCTACAACAAACAAGGAGGAGCAATCAATGTCTGGAAAAGAGCTTCGTGAAAGGGCTGCAGCCCGACGTGCTATGTTTAAGAGCGCCTATCATTTGGGCGGCGGTGGAGTAAATGATCCTGCCACTACTCCCTATCCAGTTGATCCTACTAATGATCAGCTGAAAACAAAGGGCGACAAACAAATGGAAGGTCAGGGAATGGAGCCTGGAAGCGAGGGCCTCCACCCTGGGTATGATAGTTTCGGTCAGTCAGAGGAAAATCTAAAGAAAATGCTTTCAAGAGCAGAATTGGATGAACGTAAGAATGCAAGACATTCTCTTATGAAGAATGCTGAAGAAGCTGAAAAACTTGAGTCAAAACAAGTTGGAGCTAAAACTGTAGCAAAACTTCCTGATGGTACTGTTATCTCATTAAGTAATGATGGAACTTGGCAGGCTGTAGATGATGCTGTTATTCAACATGCGAGAGATCTTGTAAAGATGGTTGGAAAAACCACAAAGAAAGAAGCATATTGGCAAGGTGGAGGCGGTGTAAATGAGCCTCAAACCTATTCAGTTGATCCTACTAATGATCAGTTGAAAACTAAGGGTGATAAGCAAATGGAAGGTCAGGGAATGGAATCTGGAAGTGATGGTATGCATCCTGGCTATGAAAGTTATGGAAATGAAGAAGCTCTTAAACAAAAGCTACTTCGTGCTCAGCTTCGTGCCAAATTTGTTGTTGCTTATAAAAATGAAGATAAAACTATAATTGATAAGCCAAATTCTCGTTGGGAGATTTATGCTGGTCCAGAAAAGATTCTTGAGGCTACTGGAGCAGAGATTTATGAGGATGAATTAAATGAGAATTGGGAAGTTTTGGCCAGTAAAAAGTGGGGTCGTGAGGTTCTTCGTGCAATCCGTGAGGATGGAATTGGTAAAGTAGCATATTATCTTAAAGGTATTACTTTAACAAAAGAAGCACAACCACCTCCTGAGATGCCACCTATGCCTGGAGCAGAAGCACCTATGCCTGGAGCAGAAGCACCAATGCCTCTACCAGAGCCAAAAGATGAAAAAGAAATGCCTAGTGATAAGGATGAAGATCCAGTAAAGGCAGCTTTAAGTGCCGCCAGCGAGCATCTTGAGGAAGTTGAGAAAGCTCTTGGTGATCTAGAGAAAGCTTGTGAAGAACTTTCTGGTAAGAAGAGTGAGGATGCTGATCTTGATACTTCTGGTATTTCTGAAGCAGATGATGAAGAATATGATGAAGATGAAGAAGATGTTAAGGATCTTTATTCTGGTCTTGATGAAAGTGCAGATGAACTTGCTATGCTTGCCGAGTCTCTTGAGGGTCGTGTAAAGAGTGGCCAGAGTGCTAATGATCCTATTACTTCCGAACTACTTCGTTTAACCTCTGAAGCTATTGATACAAGTGTAGAACTTCGTAGTCAGGCTTCTTTAATTGTAAAAGCAAAGAAAGCCAAGAAGAGTGATAAAGAAGAGAAGAAGAGTGAAAAGGACGAGGAAAAGAAGAGCAAGAAGAGTGAGAAGGACGAGAAGGACGAGGAAAAGAAGAGCAAGAAGAGTGAGAAGGATGAGGAAAAGAAGAGCAAGAAGAGTGATAAGGAAGAGAAAACATTTCCTCCAAAGAAGAAGAGTAAAAAAGATGAGGAAGAAGTAAAAGAAGAAAAGAAGAGCAAGAAGAGTAAAGCTGAATTACTAGTAGAAGATCTTTTAAAAGCTCGTGCTGATAATCGTCGTAAACTTGCTAAAGAAGCTATGGGAGAAGAGGATCTTGGTATTGATGAAGTAAAAAAAGATGAAGTTAAAAAAATATTAGATGAGATTTTCTCTCCATTTGGTGGAATTGAAAAGTTTGTTGCTAAGGAAAAGGAAGAAGAAGAACATGGTCTTGGAAATCTTGAAGTTGATGAAGAAGAGATCTTTCAAGAAAAAGCAGAAGATATGGACATGGATGCTTTAGATGCGGAATTAGCCCAAATGCTTGATGATTTTCAGGCTGATGATTTTCAGGCTGATGATGAAGAAGAAGAAGAGATGTGTAGTAAGTCTGCTTCTGCTCGTCGTTCATGGCGTGAAAAAGTAGCATCTGAGGTTGGTGCAAAATATCAACTTTCATTAGATTCTCAGACAACCGTTGATACTGATATGCCTATTGGTAGAAGTCAGCAACTTGGACAGCTTGATATAAATAGTAATGAAGCTGTTGTTGAGGGAATTGTAGAGATGCATGAAGAAATTTTAAAGCAGGTTCAAAATCTTCCAAAAGTAAGAGAAGCAATGAATCATCTCGGTAATTTATTAAAGTCTGGAAAACTTAATATGAATGAACTTGATAATGTTGAAAAACTAAAGGCACTTGCTGTTGATCCTGAGGCTGCAAAATATTGGAAAGGTTATTTTGGAGAGGGAGATAAGAAGAGTTCTGAATTTGGTGGAGAACTTACTAAAGAGTTTACTAAAAAGAAGGTTCAAGCAAGTTTAGATGAAGAAAAGATTAGAATGCGTAGAGCTTATGATATTGCTCTAAGTATGCAGGAAAAAGAACTTATTGCTAGTGATGTTTCTGCATTACATGCTCAGGTTGATGAGATTATGAATTTTGATGATAAGAGTTTTGAATCTTTTAAGAGAGCCTTAGCTCGCGTATCTAAACCAACTTCTACTAAAACTGCCTCTCCAGCATTAAATGTTGGAATTAATGAAGATTTTAGTGAAGTATCAAGTGATTCAGTTGATTTAACTGGGCAACTTAATAAGTTATTTGATTAATATCTAAAACCTTGGGAGTGTAAAAACTCCCAAGGTTATTTCCTTATAAAAAAATGAGGACTGATATGAGATTTACAAAAAAAGAAAGAGCGTTAGATGCAATATCTTTGAAAGATTTTGGGTTATTACCAGAAGAGATTGAAGGATATTTTGACTATTATGATAAAATATGGTCTCCTGGGCGACCCAAAAGAAAAACTATGATAATTAATAGTAGAAAAAAGGCGGATAAAACTGATGGTTAATACATATTCTAAAAATTATGATGGACTTCTTTATGATATGGAAAAAAGTCTTGAAAAGACTGCTAAAATTACATATATTTCTTTAGATGAGTATAAAAATTTTTTAGATACATTAGATTGTGAAACATTAAAAAATCATGATCCTTCTGCTGCTAGGGTTCCTGTCGAAGATTTCCAGAAAAAGAAAATTTATGATTATGTAGTTAAATCAAAATGTGGTTCTCAAGCTGATGATAAAACAGCTGGAATTGAATTCGCCATACAATGTATAGCAAAAATTGCCGATGATCTTGATCAAAAAGGTTTTGTAGAAGTTGCCAATATTTTAGATAAAACTCTTCAAAAATTTGCTACATTAACAGATTGTAAAGATTGCAAATAAACAAATAGGAGGCATAAATGTCTACCAGTCTTAAGATTGAAAACGCAAACGAAATTGCTGAAGCCATGGCTAATGCTCTTGGAGCAGATTTTGTAAAACAGGCTTTTGATAAAAAAGCAGGTGGTCCTGTATTAGTTGAGTTTAAAAGAGTTATTGAAACAAATCCAAGAAAAGCTGATGAGTTTTGGAATAAATATCAAGCAAAATTAGAAGCTGAGGAAAATTCTTTTCCCGGAACTATTGAAGAAGCTGTAAGAATAAGAGAATCTGCAAAGGGTGGTCCAGGGACTACTATTCCTATGACTAATGATGCTTCAGATCAGACTCCATATTCTCAATTTATGGATTTATTGTCGAGAGCTGAAGATGCTAATCAAGTAATGGAATTATTAAATACATATAAACCTGGAATGTCTGATGCCCAGGCCGAATCTGCTGAAGAAGCTGCCAATTCTAAGTTTAATGAACTAAAAGGTCACGGGATGCCTGGAACCGTAGTTCCTGCTGATGATTCTTGTGCTCTTTGTGGTCAATTAAAGAAGGATGAAGATGAAGAGCCCGTAGAGATGGCATGGGATGCAAAGTCTATGGTTGCTGCCGATTTTGCTATGAATCATTTAGTTAAAGTAGCTGATATCCTTGATGGAAAAGGTTTTAATGATATTGCTAATTTAATTGATGAAGCTTTAACAAAATTAGCTCAAAAAAAAAAGAGAAAAGTCCTGTAGGTGCTGAGCATAAAGCTCCAAAGGGATGGTTTGATGAGATGAAAGAAGAAGTAAAAAAGAAAAACCCAGATTATTCTATGAAAAGAGTTAATAAGATTGTTGGGGATATTTGGGATAATGAATTAAGTGATAAAAAACGTGTTCAGATTTATAAGCGTTATGGTAAGACAAAAAGCCCTAATAAATAAGGAGTAAAAATGCTTAAGATTATCCAGTCTGGTAATGGCCTTCCAATTTCCTATCCCGTTGATATTTCATCTACGTTTCAACCTGGTCAGATAGGTCAGATGAAATTAATAGGACAAGATATTGTTGTTGGACTTTCAGACGGGAAAGCTCCAATTGGAATAATTGATGATATTCGTACCCATTCATTTACACAAACAATTTATAATGAAATAGTTATTATTCGTGGTGTAGATATTCAGACAGATGGTTATAATTTTTATACTGGTGAAGATGCTAAACAAGAACTAAATAATGCTGGGCTTATGCCTTCAAGTTTTATTGCTGATTATGAAGGTTTAATTCTTAATCCAATAAATGGAATTGTTACTCTTCCTGCTGGAAGCAAATTAAACTGGGATGAAAATAGTGATGGACAATATGATAGTGTAAAAACTATTATTAATTATGTTTATCAAGTTCCTAATTTACCAGGTGATGATACGACTATAGGTAGCAATAGAGTTACGATATGGTTTCAAAGAGGTATTTTTTCTACAGATCAGTTTGATCCCTTACAGAGGTACCCGTTAAATGCTACACTTTTTGTTAATGAAGAAGGGAAACTTACTACTAGACAACTAACGGAAAACCATCCAGGAATTGCTATGGTAGTAGGACCTCCTAGTGCTTTAGATGGTTCTATTGAGTTTTTATGGTTATAGATTATATAAAGTCTAATTGGAATAGTATGTCTAGAAAAGAATTATCAAATAATTTAAATATTTCAATATATAAACTTTATAATATTGCTAAAGAACTAAATCTAATAATAAATAATGATTTATCTAATAGAGCAAAATCCTCTAGATGGAATAAAGAAGAAATTGATTTTCTTGTTAAAAATTATTTATCTATGACTGGAAATGAAATATCTTCAATTTTAAATCGTAGTATTACATCTATTAGAATTAAGGCAAAGCAATTAGGATTAAAGAAATTAAAAAAATGGGAAAATAGAGAAATATTATTATTAAAACATCTTTATAACAAAAACATTTCTATTGATGAAATATCTAAGTATCTTGGAAGAACAAAGAAAACAATAAAAGAAAGAATAAAAATTTATAAATTTTCTAAGGGAAATTGGAAAGAAAATGAAATTAACTTATTGCAGAATTTGTTGAAAAAAGGATACACCGATAAAGAGATTTCTAAAAAGTTAAATAGAAGTGTTTGTGCTATAAAAACCAAAAGAAACAAATTATTTGGAAATAAAAGGAATAATTGGACTAATAAAGAAATTATTTTTTTAAAGAATAATTATAGTAATAAACATTATATTTTTTTAATGAAAAATTTGCCTGATAGAAGTAGAAGGCAAATAAGAAGAATGGCTAAAAAACTTGGATTAAAGAAACAAAGTTTGCTTTGGAGTAATAAAGAAATATCATTATTAAAACATAATTATAGTTCCAATACTATAGATGAATTAGAAATATTATTTCCTAATAAAACTAGAAAACAAATAGTTAATAAATCTAAATGTTTAAAGTTAAAAAAAGATGAAAATACTTTTAAGAGATGTTTTAATATTAAGTTTTCTTTACCTGAAGCATTAGATAAAAAAGGTATTTGGAGAACAAAGATATTAAAAAGAGATAGGTTTTGTTGTAAAGAGTGCGGATTTATTGACAATACAGGAATTAAGCTACAAGCACATCATATAAAGCCTTTTAGAGATTGTAATAAAGATGAGAAATATGATATAAATAATGGAATATGTTTATGTATAAAATGTCATAAGAAAACATTTGGAATTGAATATAAATATATAGATAAATTTGAGAATTTACTGGAGGCATGATGACTTTTTCAAGAGAAGATCGAGCTATATGGGAAAAGAGCGAAGTTATGCAAGAACTTGAAAAATTTGCTGATGACGTTTTAAATCCTTCAGCAGAGGCATATCAACCTATTACCACAGATGAAAATAAGTGGGAAGAGGAGGATTGGAGTGATGAAAAGAAACTTGTCGATGCGGCCGATGAATTGCTTGATAATTCTTTTGAAAAAGAAATGATAGTTGCTAATAATAATAGACTTATTTATGGTTTAGAAAAAATAGCTGAACAATTAGCAGATTTATCTAATATTAAAGCCGCATATAGGGTAGAGAGAACAATACAGGAACTTAAAGCTTTATTGCTGGAGGTAAAATAAATGCGAAATATTAATCTTGGTGGATCTTGGATGGATGAATTTTATAAAATAGCCAAAGAAAAGGGGTGGACCCTAAAGGAAGCCATGTTTAAAGGAACTCTTGCTGAAAGTATTCAAAAATTAATTAATCGTGTTGGAGAATATCTAAAATCATTTAATCCTGTTTTGGATCTTCTTGTTCCTATAGAAGTTGATGGAATTTTTGGAACAAATTCAAAAAACGCATTAGATGCTATACGAAATGTATTAATGGATGATAACTTTGTAAATTCTTATTCAAAATTTATTCCACAAATTAGTGATGTTAGAAGTAAAATTCATGCTCCAGAGGGAAGTGCTTCTCTTTGGGAAGATGGTTTGAAAACTTTAGAAAAAATTTTAACAAAGGAACCAGAGATGAAAGATAAAGGTCCTAATATGGATTTATGGAAAACGCATCCAGAAGGAAAAAGAAATGTTGAAATGATGAGCAATGATGCAAAGGATCCTTATGCTGATTGGGCTGAATCTATGCCTAAACTTGATCAACCTATAAATGTTGATGTTAATAAAATGACTGAAGATACAATAAATCGTACCTTAAATAAAATTCCTGGCCAACAACCTGGTGATATTGTTGTTTCTCCAAACTGGAAAACCAAGTATAAAGTAAAAGGTATTCCTGAGGGAGTAACTGAAGGTGAACATTTAGCAGTTATGAGACAATTAAGACGTGAAGGTCTTCGTGGTCCTATTAAAGATAGAAGTCAATATATGAATGCTCTTAAACAAATTAGAGAACAAAAAGAAACCAGAGAGCCTTCTATGGATCTTAAAATTCCCGATTGGGCAAAAGCCGATGATGTTACTGCTTCTGTTGTAAATGAGCTTATTTCTCTTGCTAATGATTTAGATAAGTTAGGAAATGAAAAGGCCGCTATTGCTGTTGATAGGCAAACAAAATTATATTCCGAGGCTGCGGGAAAATTATATGATATTACTGGAGAAACTGGTGATGATTTAATTAATCAGGCACATCCTGGTGGTGGTCCAACATTGGCTCCTGCCTCTGATGAAGGTGGAAAGGTTGAAACTATTGTAGAAGAGCACAAGAAAGTTGTTGATAAAGCAACAAAGGCTCCTACAGGTAAAGTCGCTGAAGTAATTGGAAAATTAATTGCTACAGCCAATAAGTTAGAGAATGAGGGAAATGTAAAGGCAGCTCAGATTGTTGATAAAACAATCGCGGAGTTGCTCCCTTTCGGAAATAGGAGTATAGTTCCCGAGACGGCTAACTCCAAAGATTTGAAAGTCTCGACTAAGACCGTAGAATACGATTCTATTAAAATGGCAAGTCCAAATGTTATACCACAACATATATATAATAAAACTAATGATATAATTAATAAACTTAAAGAGGTAATTGATAGAGATTTGTTTGAAAATAATACTGAGGGACAAAAACTTAAACATATTTATTCTACTGCTTTAAGTTTTTTTAAAACTGCATTAAATAAACCTAATTATGTTGCTTTATTAAAAAAAGCCATTGTTTATATAATAACAAAAACTATTGGAATAAATATGTATGAGGCTTTAGGTTCATCTGATCAGGACAATCATGTATCATTATTAGTATATATTAAATTACTTAATGGTAAGTTAGAATTAATAAAACCAGAAACTGAATCTAAAAAACCAACGAATGTTATAGAGAGACTTAAACAAGAAAGAATTAAATTTAAAAAAAATAGAATTAACAAATATGTAGAAATTTTAAATAATTTTGGTAATTTTATTACTAAAAATCATCAAATCATATCAGAAAAATTAGGTAAAGGAGATAGAATAAAAGGAAATGAAATAGTTGATAAATTAGCAAAATGGTTAGACGAACGAAAATATAATGTAACAAGTACTCCTAATAAATCATATCATGTTGAACTTAATGATGAAAGCATTAAGGAATTAACTGATTATTTTAATAAATTAAAGAGTATAACTAAATCATCTTCTATTAAAAATGCTGGTAATGGTGCTCCTAGTTTTAGTTTAGAAACTACAAAAGAAAATACAACAACTCCTGTTTCAAAACAGAAGAAAAAATATATAAAACCAGAAAATGATGAAAATGTTATAAAGTTACAAGAAGCCCTTAAAGGTGCTGGTTTTGATCCTGGAACAATAGATGGATATTGGGGGCCAAAAACTGCTATTGCTTGGAATAATTTTTTGTCTGGAGCACCTGTTGTTGTAGTAAAACATATGAAACCTATTGTTAATCCAAAAGGTCAAAGACATGGAGATAGACCTAATTCAATATCTTATGCTTCTAAAATTATAAATTATATATCTTCAAGAAAAAAAAATGAAGGAACTTCTTTTATTCCTCTTGAATCTGGAATTAATGTTCCATTAGAAGCTTTATTAAATCCAAGAGTATTTGTAAATTATATGCAAGGTAAATTAGGATCTAGACCTTTTCCTCCCAGTAGTGCTTTACAATATTTAAAGGAACTTTTAGACTATACATATGATAAGGAATATAATATAGTGAAGAAAGCTCCAGAATATGTTCAAAAATGGAGAAAACAAATTGATTATTTGACCAATCAATTTCAAAAATATTTATTACAGGAAAAAAAATCTCCATCTGGACAGAAAAATGAACTATTAGATCCATTTACTGAAGAGAAACATTTTTCTTATCCTTGGCAAAAGTCTAATGTTCCAGGCATGGAAAAAAATATTTCAGGTAGGGAAACAAATGTTACAGAGGAGCCATATCAAAAAAGAACTGATTTTCAAGCAGGCTCAAAAAATATTGGGATTAAAGGGTTATTTTATCCAAAAACTTTAGATAATCTTGATGATATAAAACAGGCTATAAACTATTTACCGAGTGGAACTTGGTTTAGTACTGTCGATAATTTTAAGACATTTGCTTATTCTCAATTAAGTCAAAAAGGTGGTCCAAGAAAACTTCCGAATACATATGAAGAAGCAGGAAAAATTTATTTTAATCGTCTTAGGAGAAGAGTAGCTGAGATTTTAGCTGGTCTTAATAAAGTTTCTGGAAACCTTAGGCGTAAAGATCCTGGAACCTTAAAAGATCTTGAGGAATTTCTTTCTATGTTTAATAGAGCACTTTTATCTATGGGACAACAATTAGGAATTATAGAATGAAATATGATGACCTTATTATAAAACAAGCTAATGTTTCTTCAATATTAGAACAAGTCAAAGATCAATTTGATTTTAAAAATAGACCATTTGAAACTATTTTTAGTACATTAGGAACTGGTTATGCTTTTAAATTTGGTTGGATTATAGGTATGTTGGTTACTGCCTCAGAACTTATGGGATTTGGTCCGGGATATATCGGTAAACTTATTGATGATTATTTTAAAAGAAATGGATCTACAAGTATTGATGAAATGAATTTATCTCAATCTAATTCTGAGGGAGCAGCCCAATCTGTTACTGATACAATATTAAAAACATTTCAGGATTTACCATCAAAACTATCATTTTGGACTAAATCTGTATTTTCTTCTACAATTACGGATATTAAGAAAATAAAGGGAAATCTTAATGATAATGATATTCGTTCAGCATTTTATGTATCTTTATATGGGAATTCTATTATAAAGATTGCTAAGCCTAATATATCAAAATTTATGAGTTTTTGGAAAAGTTCTACTAAAGGAACAATAATATCTGGATTACTTATGAAATTAATATGGATATTTCTTAAAGGTATGGGAGCATTAGGGATTGGAGCTGGAGTTGCAGGATTTATGGGATGGAAAACACATCGTACAGAGCATAAAGAAGATAAACCTGTTAAACCTACAATTGGTCCGAATATGAAGCATTACAATAATGTTAATAAAAATGTAAAAGATACATTAATATCATTTTTAAATGCTACAATTGCCAATTTTTCTGTTGGGTTTATGCGATCTCAACGGTTAGCAAATCCAGATAAACTTCCTATTTCCTTAGAGAATGCTCCAGGTTGGTCATTATTAGAAAAATATATAGCAAAATTAAACTGGGCACCAATTGAAGTTGTAAATAATCTTGAGTCATTTGTTGCTCCAAATGTTCAGCAAGTAGCTAAATTTCTATTAAAAAGTGTAAAGGTTGATGGAATTAAAATTGATAAAATTGAACCTAAAAAACCTTTATCAAAGATGCCGAAACCAAATATTAAATCAAATGTTAAACCAAATGATGAAGAAAGATTAAGAAAACTTTTACAAGGAGAGGCACGCATATGAGTAGAGAATGGAATGGCAGTGAAGTTATGTCAGAGTTTCTTAAAGTTGCAGAAAAGTCGGGCCTTATAAACTCTGATTTAAAACATGAAGAAGGCGTGGGCAATCCTACAAAAGAAACTCCCGTAAAGGGATATACTCGTAATGAACCCACAGAAGAATATGGATTAAAAACTGAACCAAAAGATATTGTAGAAAAAGCTCACCCAGAGCAGGCGTGGATGGCCAAAGAAAGTACTCCCGTACATAGTATGGGCAATGGAAGTTTGGTAGAAAATATTAAAGAACAACAAGAAAAAGATATTGAAATTGCTACTAAAATGCCACATGGTACTCTTATTGGTGTTCATGCGAATATCATATCAGAACTTGTTAAACTTGCTAATTCTTTAGAAGATGAAGGAAAAATAAAAGAAGCAAGTAGAGTTGATGAAGCAATTAAGAAAATATCTTACCCTTTTTCTAAGGGCCATCTACACAAACAATCTGGTTGGTTTTTACTTCCTTTATTATTATCTGGAGCTAAAATGTTTGGGAAAAATCTTATATTATTATCTGGAGGTTTTGCTGGAGTTAAAATGTTTGGGAAAAACCTTACAAGCAAACAAGAAAATTTAAAAACAGATATGGTAGATTTATATGAAGCATTAATAGATAAAAGTAATCGTTCTAAATCTGCAAATGCTGCAGCAAAATTAATTGCTTCGTTTTTACCGAAATTAAATCAAATGGACTTAAGTACCAAGGAAGGTTCAGACAAATATGCTCAAACAATTTCAGAATTAGATCCTGTTTTTAATCGTATTAAGCTTCTTATTATGTCTATTCGTGAAGACATTCAACAGCGTTCTGGTTTTTTCTCAAAAATGTGGGGAGAAACAAAAGATTTTTTTGGATTTGAAGATTATAAATTAATTGATGAAAAATTTGAAGATTTGGAAGAATCATTTAAAGAAGCAAAAAAGTATGTTTTTAACGCAAAAAGAATTGAACAGAATGTTTTAAACAGACTAGATATAGAATCTAAACTAAATTCTTTTACATTTTTAGGAAAGAATTATACAGATTTAGAAGCATTAGAAATTGATTTAAATAAGGCTCTTCAACAATTACATAGGATGGGAAAAATTAAAAAACCTATAGAGTCAAACATCATTCAGGATGGAAAACTTACAAGTAGCCCAGAAACATTAAGAGAAGTAATTGATATTATTGAAAGAAATATGTCTAGTTAAGACAACCTATCTAACTAATTAAAATTTATGATATAATCTACTAATAATAAAATATAGATTTGAAAACCCTCATAAGAGGATAAGATCAAAGACAATATTTCATGGAGGAAATTAAAATGGCTCTTTATATTTATCAGTCAGGAGTCCAGCCCCTAGGACAGTTTGATATGCTGGATACTGAACTTTCATCCGTTAAGGGTGGAGAAATTGGTACTGTTACTGCTGCGGCACGTACAAACAGTACAACTGAAAAGGCAGCTTTTGATGTTCTTGATGGTTATACCAATCTTACTGATGTGAAGCGTACTGTTGTAACTACTACTATTTCAACTGGTCTTCGCCCACTATGGTTACTTGATGATGGTACAACTGGATATGGAACTCTATTTGGTCAGGTAATTGGGACCCCTGTTGGCCTTTCAACAACTGGGACCAATCTTGGTCCTCACACCGCAGCCGCAAGTGGGAAGATGACTTGTTGGGATAAGCCAGGTCTTTATGCTGTTTCTATGGACGCTGTAGATACTCATGCAACTCTAGGTCTTGTAATGGCTAATGCTAGTTGTGATCCAGGTGCAGCTCTATATGCTACTGCTGCTGGCCTATTAACTCCAACATCTGCTCGTTCTGCAAGTGGCAGTACCACCGAGCTTGTTGGCCGTTTTCTTGAGTTCGAGACTTCGCCATTCTTGGTTACTACACCACCTTCGCTAGTTGGTGCAACTGAGGCGGCAGTGAGAGCAGTTTTTTCGTATAATGTAGAAGGTTAATTAAAGTTATGTTTTTCGTCCCTCTCCATTTTGGGGAGGGACTTTTTTGGAAGTAAATTAACAAGGAGGACAAAGATAAAATGTCTTTATTTAGTACTCATGGGCAGCAAGGACAGCTTAATGGTAGTAATGTCCGCGATGCTCTTTCACAGATTGTGAAGTATGCTAGCGTGCTAGAAGAGCTTCAGCCAGCTAATACTGGTTTAGCTCAGCGCCCCAGTTATACTGATCAGCAGAGAGATGAGCTCATTAAGCGAGCTATGATGACGCAAGAAGGTAAGATTGCCCTGGGTCAGGCCATTAACTAAGCGGTGGCTTTTGGGAGAAATCCCAATCGAATAATTTGGCTATATGCTGGGACATCCGAAAGTTTAAGCTACTTAAATATCATACGGGCAAGACACAGCGTCTGTTCATCTAAACAATTTAAGTAAAAATGCTTAAAACGCGGACAATCAGCAGGAAAGATTGAGGTTATTATGAAAGTTGATAAAAAAATAGTAGTGGATGCTTTTACAAAAGGTCTTACTCCACATCAAGTTGCTGAAAAATTTAACATAACTTATGATGAAGTAATATTTTGTATATCAAATTATGGTAAATTTAAAACATCTATTTTTACAAAATTCTCTGAACATCAAATTAATGAAATTATTAAACTATGTGATAATGGAGAAAAAGTTTATAAAATAGCAGAAATTTTTGGAGTAGATAGACACACAATAAGTAAAATCTTAAAAAGATATGGTCGTAAAAGCAACTATTCAAGTAAAAAATTCGATAAAGTTAGGAAAATACCTTTTTCGGAAAATCATAAAAACATAATAATTGGAACTCTACTTGGAGATGGATGTATATATAAACAAAGAAAAAACACAAATAATATGTATAAATACTATCTAAGTCATTCAAAAAAACAAAAAGAATATTTTTTATGGAAATTTAATAACTTAAAACCTTTTATTACAAAATATTATGAAACTGAAACAAATATTCTAGGAAAAACCCATAATCAATTAAAAGCTACATCGATAGCACATTCAGAGTTTAAATTTTATGCAGATATGTTTTATGATAATAATGTAAAAATTATTCCTAAAAATATCGCTCTTTTTTTAAATCCAATTACTATGGCTATATGGTTTATGGATGATGGAAGTTTAAATCGTAAATCATGTGAAGAAAAAGGTTATGGATTAAGAATATGTAGTTTAAACTTTACTTATAAAGATCATATCATTTTAAAAGATGCTTTAAAAATTTGTTTTAATATAAATGTTAAAATAGGAGCATATAATAGGAATGATAAAAAATATTATTATATAAACTTTAATAAAAGAAATTCTTGGCTTTTAAAGAATATAATAGATGATTATGTTATTGATTCAATGAAATACAAATTGAATTTAAAAGAATAACCTCAAAATCCTCAGAGACTATATGCCAAACATCCTTTTTGGATGATGATATAGTCCGATCCATGTTGAAAAATGTGGAGCTAAACAGAAATGTTTTAGCCGTTTTCATTAGAAAACTGTAACATAAATGGGCAAACCCAATTCGAAGAAACCTTGATTATCAGGGTGTAGGAAGAAGAGTTCTTGTTGTAGATCCGTTAAGAGTAGCGGCTTTCTAAAGTGATTTAGAAATGAAAACTTAGCTATATGCTGGAAACTCTGAAGGTTTAACATACTTTGTTAATTAAATAAATTAAGCACAGAAGCTAATTTAGAAAGATAATAAAGTTAAAATTGTTAAAATGAAACAGACAATCAGCAGGAAAGGCAAAAATGGAATTATTTGAAAAAATAAAAATTATGTATTGTAGTGAAAGAAAAACAATGCGAGAAATTGGTAATATTCTTGGGATTAGTAGAAAAAAAGTTAGTAAGATTTTAAAAGATGGAAATATAAAAAAATATATTCCTGAAAAAAAAGAACTTTTAAAACTATATACCGAAGAATTATTAACAATTAATCAAATAGGAAGTTTTTATGGAGTAGGGAAAAAAGTTGTTAATAATTGGTTAGAAGAATATAATATTTCAAAAATATCAAACGTAGAAAGAAAATATTATATTCTAAGAAAAATTCCCTTAACAAAAAAACAAAGAGAGTTCATTGTAGGAACTTTACTCGGTGATGGCTCATTAACAAAATCAGGAAAGTTTAAAAGATTAAGAATGGGTCATAGTATTAAACAACTTGATTATCTGCTCTGGAAAAAAGATATTATTGGAAATTTATCAAATAATATTTATAAGCAAATACAATCTTCTCGAAACTCTACTATAATACATTGTTCTTCTATAGGACACCAAGATTTTAATTTTTTTTATAAATTGTTTTATGATAATGGAAAAAAAATCATAAGAAATGATTTAATACATTATATTACTCCCTTTGCTTTGGCAGTATGGTATATGGATGATGGAAGTGCAAAACCATATTGTATGAAAATATGTACAGAGGGATTTACTAAAAAAGAAAATGAAATTCTTCAATATATAATTTTTACAAATTTTAAAATACGATGTAAAGTTTGTGAATATAATAAACGCGGTAAAAAATACTATTACTTATCGTTTAATAAAAATAATTCCATTAAATTATGTGAGTTGATAAGTGAATATATTATTGATTCAATGAAATATAAATTGCCGTTCCTCAACGACTAAATGCTAAGCCCTTTATAAGGTGATGATATAGTCTGAACTTTATGGAAACATAAAGAACCAAATAGAAATATTTGGTCCGTCTTTGACGAGTAACATATTGTACCACAAGGTGCTCTCCCAGTCTATGATCGTGATATTGATGTAGCGGCCGTTGTTGTTTCCAGCAATGGTTCTGCTCCTGAATCGCGTGTCTTCGGTGACAGAGTCACCGTTCCTGAGTTTGAAGTTGTTTCAAACCCAACTGTAAGAATTGCTGAGGTAAGAAGACGTCGGTTTAATGTTATCGACAGAGCTCAGCAAAAAGCCCGTTAATCTCTACGGCGGGCTTTAAACTTGGCTGTATGCTGGAACATCTGAAGGTTTAACATACTTTGTTAATTAAATAAATTAAGCACAGAAGCTAATTTAGAAAGATAATAAAGTTAAAATTGTTAAAATGAAACAGACAATCAGCAGGAAAGGAAATTATGTCAAAACCATCAAAAGAAGAGTTGTTAGATTTATATATAACAACTATAAAAAGTATAAAGTTATTAGGAAAACAATATAATGTTGGAGAAAGAACAATAAACCGATGGTTCAAGGAATATAAAATTAAACCTATTCGCAGTGTTGAAAGAAAATATTATCATTTGCGACAAGTTCCATTAACACAAAAACAAAAAGAATTTGTTATAGGATCTTTATTAGGTGATGGGCATATTAGCAAAGGAAAGTTAAAAAGATTTGCTGTATGTCATGGTGAAAAACAATTAGATTATCTTAAATATAAAAAAGATTTATTATCTAATTTTATCACAACAGATATTCATAAAACAATACAAAAAACAAGAAATTCAACATTATATAGTATTACTACCATTGGACATAAAGATTTTGAGTTTTTCCACAATTTATTTTATAAAGACAAAAAAATAATCAAAGAAGAACTAATTAATCTTATAACACCTTATTCAATTGCTATATGGTTTATGGATGATGGTAATACAAGAAAATATAATATGAAACTTTGTACAGAAAGTTTTACAAAAGAAGAAAATGAAGTTTTAACTAAAATATTTGATAAATTTGACATAATTTGTAATGTTTATAAATATAATAATAGGGAAAAGAAATACTATTACTTAACTTTTAATAAAGAAAATAGTATAAAACTTTCTAAATTAATTAAACCTTATATTATACCTTCAATGGGTTATAAACTTTCGCTCCTCAACGACTAAACGCCAAGCTCCTTGAAAAAGGATGATGATATAGTCTGAACTACATTGAGAGATGTAGACCTAAGAAATTAGGATAATTCTTTAGAATTATTAACAATTTGCAAGAGATTCAGGCACAGGAAGATGCTAATATTTTCGCAGCTCTTGACTTTTCTGCTGACGCAACCTTCGGTGGTGAAAACACTGCTCAGGATGTTGCCGATGCTGGTCTTCTGAAACGCGATCTCTCCGAGATCAAGGTTCAGATTGATCGTTGGGACCTTGTAACTACAAAGTTCCTCATGAATATTATTGAGTTTAATGATATTCTAAATTGGGCTACTGGTGGTGGTCAGGGCGCTACTGGTGGTGAGGTAGATCCAGTAACAATGAGAGAAGTTCTTCAGACCGGGCTATATGCTCATATCTGGGGTGCGGATATCATCGTTTCCAAGATTGTTCCACCTGGAACTATTTTTGGTGCTGCCGATCCAGAGTTCGTAGGTGTAATGCCTGTCCGTCAGGACATCGAGGTACTACCAGCCGATGAACCTAAACAGTTAAAGCTTGGATGGGTTGTATCGGAAATCATAGGAATTGGTGTTGTTAACCCAAGAGGTGTTGCTGTTGGTCGTAAGTCTGTAGCCGTAGGCTAATAAAACCAAATAAGTAATATTTAAAAAGACCCGAGAAATCGGGTCTTTTTTATTTGGAGAAAAAGTGTCTAATAAAATAAGTGATGATGATTTAATTAATAATTTAATTAGTTTAAAATATAGTTTAGGAAGGACACCAAAGAAAGAAGATTTAAGTTTAAAGAATGGTAGTAAGTATAGTATTAATGCTTATAAAAGAGCATTTGGATCATTAGAGATTGCTCTTTTATCATCTGGTATGAAGCCAAATCAGGTGAGAAATAAATCTAAAAAAAATATTATTGATGATTTAATAAATGTATATAATAAAATAGGTAAAACTCCATCTCAGGAAGAATATTTTACATATTCTAATATTAGATATACTTCTTTAACAATTAAAAAAATATTTGGGTCTTGGACTAAACTACTGTTAGAGGCTGAAATTCCTGTCATAAATGCCAAAAATATAGATAAACAGGATATTATAAATGCTCTAAAAAAATGGTATAGAGAAAATAATAATATTAGATGTTTAGAGTATTGGAGTATAAGGAAGGCAAAAGAAAATGGTAAGTTTCCTTATAGTTGTAATACTATAAAAAAGAAATTTGATAATATTTTATGGGAAGATATTATGAAGAAAATTGATAAAAATTATAAAACCAAAGATATTTTCTATGGAAGACATATTCATAAGGGTAATGATGGCAATAAATATTTATCTTCCATAGAAAAGAAAACGGGAGATATTTTATTTGATTTAAAGAATAAAGGATTAATAAAAAATTACGAATATGAAAAGCGAGTTTGTAATAATAGGTCTTGGACTTGTGATTTTTATACAGATGGGATTTGGATTGAAGTAGATGGAATGAAAAATAGCAGAAAATACCCATATGATAATAATGAAAAAATAAAGTATTATAATGATAATAAGTTCAATTATATTATAATATCTTATAGAGATACGAACATTAGAGACACAATAATAAAAAATTTGAATAATTTTGAATAGTTAGAATTTTTATTCATTTTTTTGTCGACAATTTTCGTCGCGACGACTCTAACCTGAAAGGTGCTTTCATGAAAAAATGTTCCGTTTGCGGGGGCCAAAAGATTGTAAAAAAATCCCCTATGTTATGTAAAAAATGTTATAATAAACAATATAAGAGAAAAAAAAAAGAATGTATAGAATGTGGAAAAATAAAGGAACTTCATACAAGTAAATTATGTGATGTTTGTTATAAAAGAACATATACATATAAGAAAAAGATATGTTCTATTTGTGGTAATGAAAAAGAGATACATATAAGAAAAACCCAGATATGTAAAAATTGTTATAATAATAAAGGATATTGTTATATTTGTGGCAAATATAGAAATATATGTTCTAAAAAGATGTGTAGGAATTGTTATAATAAGAAAAAAAGGAAAGATGATCCTATATTTTCTATTATATTAAAACTAAGACAAAGGTTATATTATGCTTTTAAAACATATTCTAATGGAAAAACAAAATCGGATGAGTATGGAATAGATTATTATGCTATTATTGAATATTTAAAACCTTTTCCTAAGGATATTGAGAATTATAATATAGATCATATTTTTCCTTTATCCGCTTTTGATTTTAATAATGTATATCATATTAAAGCGGCTTTTAATCCAAAAAACCATCAATGGTTAAAAAAAGAAGATAATTTTAAGAAAAACGCTACATATAATAAAAGGAAATTTTTAGAGTATTTAAATGAAATATACAAAAGAAGAATTGATTAATTATTTAAGATCTTTTTCGTTAGATAATATATCTCAAAGTTATATTGATAAATTGAATGGACCCTCTTCATCAACATATAAAAGACATTTTGGTAGTTGGAGAAATGCTATTAATTGTGCTGGAATAGATGTAGGAAAAATATCTGGTCGTCCTCAGGATAAACCTATTATAATTTCTAAAAGATGTATTGAGATTATAAATGGAGAATTATTAGGAGATGGTTGTTTATATTTATCTGGACAATATAAAAGTAATGCTTGTTTTTCTCATTCCACGGCAAATTTTCATTATGGAAGATATTTATATAATAAATTAGATATTCCTGTTAAATGTTTTATCCTAAAAGAGAGAAATGGAGGAAAAAAGCAATTTAGGACGAGAACAACATCAAATATATCTTGGACCGAAATATATAATAAATGGTATATTAATGGAACCAAAATAGTTCCAGAGTTTAATTTAACAAAAGAAACGGCTTTACATTGGTATTTGGGGGACGGATATTTTGAGAATAAAGTTAAGATTTCGACTTGTGGGTTTTCTTTTGAAGATAATAATAAATTATGTATTATGCTTAAAAATTTAGGTTTTAAGGTAAATGTAAAGAAAAGGAGTGGAGATTATTATATCTTGGTATTTGATAATTTAGATTTTTTGGATTGGATTGGAGATTGTCCTGTTATTGGATATGAACATCGTTGGGGAAAGAAATGAAAAAGTTAAGTTATGAAGAATTATTGGAAAATTTAAGATATGTTGTAAATAAACTCGGAAAAATTCCCACAAAAGAAGAATATATTAGATATGGTAAATATTCTTCTGATCCTTATACAGATAGAATGTTATGGTCGGAATGGTGTAATAAAGTAGGATTTTATAAAAAGAACAAATTCTTTAAAAATATCAAAGGAAAGTTTAATTGATGATTTAAAAAGAGTTTATAGTATTATTAACAAACCTCCCAGTAAAAAAGAATATAATAAATATGGAAATTATTCAACTTCTTCTTATATAAGAATACAAAGTTGGAATAAATGGATGAAAGAGGTTTTTAAAGAAAATGTAGGGAATGCTTGTTATAAAATATCTAATAATAAATTAATAAAAAATCTTAAAGAAATGTACGAGAAATTAGGTAGAACTCCAAAGAAAGAAGATTTAAGTTTAAAGAATGGTAGTAAATATAGTATTAATGCTTATAAGAGAGCATTTGGTTCTTTATCAAAATCTCTTTTAGTTGCTGGGTTTAAACCAAATCAAGTGAGAAATAAAACAAAAAAAGAAATTATTGATGATTTAAAACAAGTTTATAAAAAACTTGGTAGAATCCCTACTCAAAAAGAATATTATGAATTATCAAATATAAGGTATTGTAGTCCTACATTTAAAAAGATTTTTGGTTCTTGGTCCAAGGCACTATTAGAAGCTGGAATTATTTCAAACATATCTCGACAAAATATAATAAATTCTCTTATTAAATGGTATAAAGAAAATAATAATGATATTAAATGTTTAGAATATTGGAGCATAAGAAATGCTTCAAAAGATAAGTTTCCATATAGTTGTTATATAATAAAGAAAAAATTTAATTATATTGCGTGGGAAGATATAATGAAAAAAATTGACCCAAAATATAATACAATTAATCAATTTCATGGAAGGGGATATTTTAAAGGAGATGATGGTAATATTTATTTATCTTCAATTGAAAAAACCGCTGGAGATATTTTATTTAAATCAAAACATATAAAAAGATATAAATATGAGAGTTTGGTTTGTGAGAGCAGGCAATGGACCTGCGATTTTTTTATTGAATTAAAGAATGGAAAGGAAATATGGTTAGAAATTGATGGAATGAAGAATAATAGAAAACATCCATATGATAGTGGAGAAAATGAAAAAATAGAGTATTATAAAAAGAATAATATTAACTATAAAATTATTTCATATAAAGATAATGTAGAAAATTTTATAAAACAAATGATAGAGGAATATGATGAAGATTAGTTATATTGATAAGTATTCTTGGAAATGCTTATTAGGAAAGATGGCAAGAGATATTTGCGAATATGACCGATATGCTACTTGGATGGTAGGTAAAAGAAGAAATATTGTAATTTTTGATGAATTAAAGAATAGTGATATTATATGGTTAAAAGAGTATGTTCCATTTAATTTTCATTATTTCTCTTTTGATGATGTTGTAGTTTTAAAAAATGCTTTTAAGGTTTTAAAGTCAAAAGGAGATTCAGGATTTTTGGATTTATCGAAAACATTATATCCTTCTGGTAAAAAATATCGTGGTTTAAGAAATAGATTAAATAGAATTGACAAATTAGATATAGAAGTGTTAGATTATTATAGAGATATTAATGATGTAAAGATATTTATAGAACAATGGAGAGAGAATTATTCTGATAAATATTTTAGAGATAATAGTGGAAAAAATCTATATTTTTATATGAATAATTTTCATAATGAATGTATTAATTCTTTTTGTTATAATGGTAATGAGTTAGTAGCTCTTGGAACATTATCTAATAGAGGAAGATATAGTTCATATATTGTTGGAAAAGCTTTATATAAGAAAAACCCAATTCTATCGGAATTAATAGATTTTTCTTTATATGAAAAGGCAAATAATCTTAATATAGAATATGTAATGCTTGGATTTTCATCAAATAAGAGTTTGTTGAGATATAAAGAAAAATTTCCAGGGTTAAATAATCATATAGAATATTCAGGGAAGGTAAAATGAATTTTAATGACGTAATTACAATTAATGAAAATAAATTAACAAAAAAGTATGTTGAATCATTAAGTAAAGAAGAAAGAATAGAATTAATAGAACCTATTTTCCAATATTTTAGAAACATAGGATTTATGTATCCAGATGATATAAAAAAGGTAGATAGTGAATGGAAGAGACTTGTTGATTTTAAATGTAATGTAGAAGAAGATGTTTTATTTAATAATAGTAGTGTTGGGACTTTTATATGTAAGTATTTTTGTAAATCATTTTTTGGATCAACTGAACCTAAAAAGAAAAATATTATAGAGTTATTCCAAGATGATAATGTTTTAAAAAGTGTAATTCAAAATAGACTTGGTATAGATTGGTATAAGAAAAAACATGAGAATGATATTGAAGCATTTCAAATTAGTTTTAGACAGATAGTCCAAGGATTTAGATCAGCAAGAAAAATCCCTATGATAAGTATGTTTAAGCCTACAATTGCTAAATTTTTATATGAAAGATATTCTAAAAAAAATGATATTGTATATGATTATAGTATGGGATTTGGAGGAAGATTATTAGGAGCAATGTCCTGTAATAGACAATATGTTGGGGTAGATCCTTTGACTTCTTTTGAACTTGAAGCTATGGCTAAACATTTTAATTTTAAAAATTATAAACTAATAAATGGAGTTTCGGAAAATACATTTCTAGGAGAAAATACAATAGATTTTGCTATGTCTTCTCCTCCATATTTTAATCAGGAAGTTTATAGTTCAGATGATTCACAAGCATATAATAAAGGAGAAGATTATTTTTATAATATATATTGGAAAAATACATTAGATAATGTTTATAGAATGTTAAAGCCGAATAAGTATTTCGCATTAAATGTAATTAATTTTCCTAAAATGTTTGAAATGGCAAATGATAAATTTGTTTATAAAGAGACCATCCACCTGAAGACCATTCGTAGTCATCTAAATAAAACCGCAGGAACCTCCAAATTAGAACCCGTCTATATATTCACAAAACAATAATTAAAAATTATTTTTATCATAGGAGTAGTGTATCTATATATTAATATTATTAAATATAATATGGAGTTTAATTATGACTGAATATAACTATAGAGCAGAACTTGTAAGAGTGGTAGATGGCGATACTGTTCGTCTAAGACTATATAAAGATATAGATATAGGTTTTCATATTTTACAGACTATATCTACTGAAATGAATTTTCGTTTAGCAAGAATAAATACGCCAGAAGTGCGTGGAATAGAAAAAGAAGCCGGCTTAAAAGCTAAAGCGTATGTAGAAGAATGTCTTAATAAATCTCAATATTTACGAGCAATTACTTATAAACCTGATAAATATGGAAGATGGTTAATTGATTTGTATTTTACTATAGATGGAGAAGAGATATTACTTAATGACCACTTATTAAAAGAAGGTTATGCTGATGTCTATAAATAGGAGGATAAGATGAGCAGTTTTTTAGGAATTTCTGGGAGTATAAGCAGTTCATTTGCTCCTTTAATAGATAATCAAAATATATTATGGGTTGGAAAGCATGGAAGCGATTCTAATGATGGGAAAACTATTGAAAAAGCATTTCTTACATTTGGAGCGGCTTTATCTGCTTCTAGTGCTGGTATTGTAGTAGTTTGTTTAGATTCGGGAATTTATAATGAAAGTATTATTGTTCCTGAAAATCGTAGTGTATATGCTCCAAGTGCTACAATTCAAGATAGTGGTGGAGGTTATTATAATGGAGTAGTAGAATTTACTGGAGATAATTCATCTGTTACATTTCATTCTATTATTTCTGCTCAAAAAACAGCAGTTTATAAAGCTTTAACAGGAAATGGCGGGACAAATTGGTTATATGCTGATAAAATTGTACAGACTGGAACAGTAGGTGTTGGAGTATTTAATTTTGATACTGGTGCTGTAGTAGCCCCAGCAGTAATTTTAGCTAATGTAAATTCTATTTTCACTGAACGTGTTGGTGTTGGATGTGATGTTATTGCTGGTGGGCACATGCACGTTAAAGTAGGAGATTTATATTTACAAGCAAATAATGCTGTTGGTGTTGGAAATTATGGAACTTCTAGTGTTGTTGGAAGAGTAGATCATATTGTCCAGTTGGGAACATTAACAGGTTTAATTGGAGTTTGGCATGGGGCAGGAGGAGCAGGTTTTATAAATCTTAATATAAGTACTATTGATGTTGGTGCTTCGAACACAGCATATAATGGATCAAATGGAACAATTAATATGTTTTTAAATTATCTTGCCAGTGGTAATATAGGAGCCTCTGGGGCTACAATAAACGTAACAACACCATAGAATTAATAAAAATTAAAGAAAAAATCTATCAATATAGGATCATTATTATAGATTAATGGAGCTTTGATATGTCTAAATGGAATTATTTTGATGAAGTAACTGTAGATGTAGCGGTTTTTCCATCCGCCCCTCAAGTAAATTTTGAATTCTTATCACAAGGATTTTCTTTTTTAAATACAGGAGCAAATATTGTTGAGTATTCATTTGATGGGGACATTGTTCATGGAAATTTAAATCCAAGTGATGCTTCTGCAGGATTAGTATTTGATAATAGAGTAGAATCAAAGGTGTGGTTCCGTTATGTTGGAGGAGCTAGCACGGTGCGAGTTGAAGCCTGGGCAAAATAATGAGTTTCATAAAACGCTCAGATGGAATAACATATAATACTGGTGGACATATAATGTCCCGAGGAACATTAGAACAAGTGAAATATGGAAGCACGGAAGAACCTACCCCCGAGCAGGAGAACTGGTTAAAAAATGTTGTCGCTGCTTTCATGACTGTTGAAGATTCCTTATATATGAATAATGATTTACAAGATAATGAAATTTCCCGTCTTTGGGGAATATATGAGGATTCATGTCCCCATGTAAAAAGAAAAAATTTTGATGATGATTATTTCTGGCCTGGTTATTAAGGAGTAATAAATGAAGACTGAGAAACAAGTCCGACAAGGATTGTTGGATTATGCTAAAAGAATAGGAGCAGATAGAGATTTACAAAATCTTTTTGATAAATGGGATAGAGCAATTGCTCTCGCTCCGGATAGTGAAAAAGAAGATATGTCTAAGGCGGCAATATTACAAGTACAGGCTTTATTAGATATTCATAGTGATTTAACAATTAATAAAGAATTTACCAAAGGAGAGTAAGAATGGTATATGTTCAATCTAAAGGAAGAACTCTTAAAATATCTGGTCTCCCTATAATTAAAGCTCCAAAAGGAAAAATGGTAGTAATAAGAGATTTTCATATTCTAAATCATAAAAATATAAATGAAGTTATTAAGTACGGAACAATTACATATAAAGATCAATGTGATCATATTTGTTTTGATATTCAATATTGTCATTTTGAAAATAAATGAAAAAAATATCTGTAGATGTAGAAAAAATAAATTATTTATATAGAAAGGGAATTTCTGAAAGAAAAATCGCTGAAACTATGAATGTTTCAAGATCTACTATAAGAAATAGAGTTTATAACTTACACTACAATATTGGAGATAAAAGAAGATTTACTCTAAATAAAAGATTTTTTCAGCAACCTAATAATATTAATTCTTATTGGGCAGGATTTTTAGCCGCTGATGGATGTGTTCATTATAATAATTTATCATTAGAAATACATAAAAAAGATATTAAACATTTACAAAAACTTTGTTCTGTGCTATGTTTTAATGGAACTATTAATGAAAGAAAAACAAGAGAAACAGCATCAGTTCATATAATAAATGATTATATAGTTGAAGATTTATTAAAAAATTTTAATATAACTCCAAGGAAAGCTAAAACTCTTATTCCACCAAATATTTCTAAAGAAGAAAATATTAGATCCTTTATTAGAGGTTATATAGATGGAGATGGATCTTATTCTCCAAAATATAATAATATGACTGCTAGAGGAACAAAAGAAGTGTTACAATGGATTAAGAATTGTTTGAATAACTTTGGAACTATTAATACTCAAACCACTATATTATATGATACTGGGTCTTTTAAACTTCAAATTCAAGGAAAAAATAAATATACAAATACAATTAAATGGTTATTCAAAAATGCTTATGATTTCACAATATTGGATAGAAAATATGAACTTGTAAAAAATCTTGTAAAAATAAATAAATTAAATGTTGAATGGATAGAACAAAAAGATTATAATTTAATTAGAGAAAATATTATTAATGAAAGAATAAAAGGCAGAAAAAAGAAAGATATTGCTAAAGAAAATGATGTTTCTATAGTTTTTGTTTCAAATGTTTTAAAGCAAAATAATATGAATCATTTAGATAAAAACAGATTATCTAGAAATGATGTAGAGAATATTATTAATGATTTAAAGGAATATACTTTTTATGAAGTTGCGGAAAAGTATGGTGTAAATGTAAGTACTATTTGTGAAGTTGATGCGGGACGAACCCGCATTAGTAAAGAAGTAAAGGAGAAAATGAAAAATGACAGATCAAGTAATGAAGGGTGAAGTGATATGGTTTAATAACAATTTAGGTTTTGGGTTTTGTAAGCCTGAAGATGGAGGAAAGGATTTATTTGTCCATTATACTAATATTGTAGCGGAGCCTGGTGCTTTTAAGACCTTAACCGCTGGACAAAAGGTTTCTTTTACTCTTGGGACAAATAACACTGGCCCTCAGGCAGAGAATGTTGTAGTGTTAGAAGAACCCATGAATGAGGAGTAATGAAAAATATTGGATCTGAATATATCCTAAAAAATATAACGGGACGCGACATTAATCTTGGCGACCTTCGGGTTAAAATCCCTGCAGGTAAGGCTAGAAATTTGCTTGCTAAGAAAAGTCGCGTAACCGTTAAAGATATATTAAGTTCTGAAGAAAATGGTTCTATATCAAAATATCTTGGAAGATGTTTAATGAAAGTTAATCGTATTAAAGAACCAGAATTACCTCTAAAAGAGATGGCTGATCCATCAGCAATTACTTTTCCGCAAAGAAGAAAATCATCTATAGTAATAGAAGTAGGTGATATTGATGAAGAGGTAAAAGATTTGGTTATGAATGAAGATGAAGAATATCTAAAACAACTTGATATAGAAAGTAAATCAATAGATGTAGATTCTGATATACCAATTATAGCATCAGATAAGGAAGAATAATGGCGTTAAGACCAAAGGTAAATTGTGAGATTTGTGGGCTTCAAAAGAAAGCTATTTTACATAGACATCATATCATTCCAAGATCTGATGAAAGAAGTACTAATTCTGACAATAACCTAGCAATATTGTGTCCAAACTGTCATGGCTGTGTACATTCTGGAGATCTTATTATTATTGGTTTATATCATACTACAGATGGGCAAAAATTAATGTGGTTTAGAAAAGGGGAGAACCCTCCAATCCCTAAAGAGTTTTGGAGGATTAAACATAATCCTCTTGTATTAACGATAGGAAAAGATAAGGAGTAAGTAATGGAAGAGAATATGGTTTTAACTATTGAAGAAAAGCAGGCTGTTCAAAAGTATCAGCAAGATATTAAAGATTCTATGGCCGCCATAGGTTCTGTTAGGCGTCAGGCTTTAAGAACTGAACAAACTCTATTAGAAAGATTAAGTTCATTAGAAAACGAATTTATGAATCATTTAAGAGCATTAGCTAAGAATAGAGGGATGCCTGATGAAGAGGATTGGGTTTTTGATCCAAATACGTATGGATTCATAAAAAAATAAGGAGTTTTAATGCCTCGCACTCCAGATGAATTTGCTGGAATTAACCAAGCTGATGGAATTAAATTTCTTGAAGATGGTTATGGATTACCTGGATCTATACGTGAAATGCGATATAGTGATGGTTATTTCTATGCTAAGGATGCGTATGGCGTTTTTAATTTAAGACATCCAGATACATTACCACCAGATCTTCATATAAATACACACCTTGGAAGCGGAGATGATTCGTTATATGTAATTTCTTCTATTTCTCCAACAATCAATGAAGATATAAATGATGGATATGATGTTGGATTAAGGTGGATTGATACAACAGATGGTTATGAATATGTTTTAATAGATAATACAGCAGGATCTGCTATATGGATAAATACAACTGGTGGTGGTGGAAGCACTGGTGGAGATGAATTAGTAAAAGTATCTTCAAATGATACTTCTGCAGGTTATTTAGAAAATAAAATTATTGAGGGATATGGCATTGATATTAGTGTTGAAAACGAAGGAAGCAATGAACAACTTAAAATATCAATAACACCTCCAACATGTTGTGGGCAGATACTATATTCTGTTGATGGAGATTTAACACCATCATTACCTTTAACTGGAGAATGCGGTTGGCTAATAAATGATAATGGAATACTATTGATTGTGGGGTAAATTATGACTTGTCATCCTAAACATAGTCAGCAAGATATAACAGATGGAATACATATTTCACACGCATATGAATATGCAGATTCTTCGGCACGAACTGGAGCATCTGGTTTTACATCTACTGATATTGGGAAAATAGCAAAAGAAATAGATACTCTTACCTGGTGGGTTTTAACAGAAACCACTCCAACTTGGGTTGAAATAACAAACTCTGGAACCAGCATTGATAATGATGCGATTCATGATAATGTTGCTAATGAAATCAGTGGTATTAGTGGAAAAACCGATCCAGTATTTTCTGATTTAGTAGTTATAGAGGATAGTGCTGATGGTTATAATAAGAAAAGTGTTCAGGTAGGAGATCTTGTTCATGCTATTTTAATATGGGGAGATGATGATATTGCTACTTCAACAACAGTTAGATATTTAACTCCAGGATATGATGATTCTGTTGCTGAGACAACTGTTGCTTCAATGAGAATTCCATATTCTGGAGTTCTTAAAAATCTTAGAGTTCGTCATAATTCCGCTGGATCTGGTTCTGCCACAATCACTTATACAGTATTGGTTAATGGATCTGGTTCTTCATTAGTAGTTGCCATGTCTAATACTGCTCAAGATGGTTCAGATTTAGTAAATTCGGCAAATGTATCTGCTGGTGATCTTATAGCAATAAGAGTAAATAAATCTTCTTCAATTTCCAGTAGTCCTGATAATATAGTTGCTAGTTTGGAGGTAGCATCATAATGCCTGTTTATAGATATAAATTTTCTGGTGTAGATATTAATAAGGTTAAAAACCAAGTTCCACCTGCTGATGCTTCCTCTATTTCTTCTGGTTATATTGCTTCTTTAGTTGTTTGGGATGTTACAGCACCATCAACTTCAAAAGATGATTTAGATAATTATATGGAAACTTTAGGATGGGTTTTTGTTGAAACAGATCCATCTAATACTCCACAAGAAGCGGCCGATTCTGAAATTGTTATTAATAATACTACAATTAATGGTAATTTGGATCTTGAGGGCTATAATATAATTAATGTTAATTTGGTTGATGGATATGATTTACCTGATATATTTCAAACTATAACAAATCAAGATGCTTATTTACAGAGTGAATTAACTAATTTAAACTCTGATTCTATAAATCAAGATGCTTATTTACAGAGTGAATTAACTAATTTAAACTCTGATTCTATAAGTCAAGATGCCTATTTACAAGGTGAAATTTCAAGTATTTATATTGATTATATTTCTGCCGATGCTTATCTACAGAGTGAAATAACCAATTTAAACTCTGATTCTATAAGTCAAGATGCTTATTTACAGAGTGAATTAACTAATCTTAATTCTGATTCAATTTCTCAAGATGCTTATCTACAAAGCGAAATAACTAATTTAAACTTTGATTCTATAAGTCAAGATGCTTATTTACAGAGTGAATTAACTAATCTTAATTCTGATTCAATTTCTCAAGATGCTTATCTACAAAGCGAAATAACTAATCTTAATTCTGATTTTCTATTACATGCTCCAAGGCATCAAAATGGTGGAGATGATGAAATAAATGTTGCTGGGCTTAATGGGGTTTTAGCTGATAGACAAGATGCTTATCAAATTATGGGAGTTAATGTTGATGATTCAGGAATTGCTGATGGATATATTTTAGCATATAATTCTGGTTCTGGAAATATTGAATATGTTGTATCAGGATCAGGATCTGGAGATATTTCGGGACCGGGTAGTTCTACAGATAATGCCGCCGCTCGATGGGATGGGACAACAGGTAAAATCTTACAAAATAGTAGTTTTATTATTAGCGATGATGGACGTATTGCTACTATGGGCGATCCTATTCAAACTGATACTGCTGCCAATATTAGAAGTATCGCCCAAAGTCCATATGGAATAAACGTCGGATCTACAACCTCTTATGATAATGTTGATATTGAAGATTATGGAATGGCTCAATTTCATTCGGCAAATCAAAATTTTGAAGTCACTGGGTTTTCACAAGTTGATCATGGGAAATTTATGTGGGTTACAAATTTATCTGATTATGATCTAACTCTAAAACATGAAGATCTGGGATCTACTAGTACTCAAAGATTAGCATTACCAAATGATTCAGATTTGATTATAAAATCAGGAAGTGGAGTTGCTCTGTCTTATACAACAACATCTTCTAGATGGCAATGTGCTTCTATACCAGGTTCTCTTCCATTACACGCATCTACTCATCAGTCAGGAGGAGATGATGCTATTAAATTAGATGATTTAGCTTCTCCTGATGATAATACAGATTTAAATTCAACAACATCTTATCATGGTCTTCTACCAAAACTTGGTGGTGGAATTATTAATTATCTTAGAGCAGATGGGACATGGGCAGAGCCTCCAGGAGGATCTGGAAGTAGTAGAGCTTTATTTTTTGCTTATGATGCTGCTGGTGGAATTGATATTCCTGATAGTCCAAGTTGGGTTGATATAACTCTTGATACTGAAGTCCGTGAAGATTCCGCATTTACACATACAACAGATTCTGCCGTTGTAGAAATAAATACTGATGGTTGGTATGAAATTACATATTATATGAGTTTTGAAGTAACTGGTGGGAATGATGGACATGCTCTTGCTCGTTTAGTATTAGATACAGGTGGTGGATATAATGAAATAGGCGGAAGTCGTATTAGATCAGGAGTATCTAAAAATGATTTATCTGGTGGTGGATCTGCAACAATTTTAGCCGAATTAAATGATGGCGATAAAATAAAAATTCAAGCAACGGAATTTAACGATAAAGATTTTATAACTACGGCTAATGCTTGTGGTTTAGTAATCCGTGATGCAGAAGCATCTGGAGCTACGGGCCCAGCGGGCCCTGGTGGAGGTCAAACTTTATATGATGCTATTGTTGCCCCTTCTGGTGGAGATTACACACTTCCTTCAGCTGCTTTTACATCTGGAGCTAAATCTGTTTTTGTAAGAACAGGAACATATGTTGAGACAGCAAATATAGTGGTTCCAGATGGAGGTCTTCTATTAGGAGAAGATGATTGTATTATAGATTTATCTAATGGATATAGTGTTACTATTGATGGAAATGGAGGTACAACAGAAGAATCTGGGACTATATCTATAACATCTGGAACATCTGCTGTAGTAGGTAGTGGAACGACTTTTACAAATTTATCTCCAGGAGATTTCATTGCTATTGGAGGAACATTTTATCAAATTGCTAGTATTACAGATAATACTCATTTAACTGTTGCTGGAACTTATGAAGGTTTAACAATATCTGGACAAGCAATGCTTGGAACCTCAGCGGTTACTTCTGCTAATATAGATAATATAACTTTAAGTGGAGCAACAGGAAATGCATTATTAGTAAGAGGAGCAATTAGTTGTATTTTTCGTAGAATGGAAATACAAGGTTGTAATGTTGGTGTAGTAGTTGAAGATTCCGGATCAGCGGCTTTTTCTGATATTGGAGTTGTTCAATGTGGAGTAGGAATTACATATAGTAATTGTAGATCAGTATCTTTTTCAGGACTTGTATCTGGTAATGTTGGAAATGGTATTGTAGTTGGATCTGGTTGTAATACTGTTGCCATTTCATCTACCAATGCCTGTAATAATGGATCAAATGGTATTTTAGTTCAAAGTGGAGCAGTATCTACACTTATTTCTCATTGTGTTTTAAACTATAATGATGCTGAGGGTATAGAAACCGCAATAGGTTCTAACTCAACAATAATTTCTAGTTGTGTTTCAAGTAACAATGGTGGAGTAGGCATTGATACAGATGGAGAAGAAGATGTAATTTCTATGTGTACTATTGAAAACAATGTTGGAGAAGGAATATGGACTGGAGAAGATAGTTTAGTTACTTCATGTCACATAGCAAGCAATGGTGGAAGTGGAATTGAATGTACTGTAGATACAAATAGTTTAATTTCTAATAACCATATTCATGGTAATGGTAGTCATGGTATTTATGTAACAGCAGATGCTAATAGTACTAATATTCTTATTGCTAGTAATAGAATTTTAAATAACACTGGGGATGGAATAAGAATTGCTTCTGGTGCAAATACAAATAATTGTTATTTAGCAGACAATTTGGTTACTGGTCACACTACTAATATAAATAATGGAAACTCAACAACAGTAAGATCAGTACAGGCTGCTGGAAATCCTGTTCAAGGGGATATTTTATATCATAATGGAACAAACTGGGTTCGTTTAGGTTATGGAACATCTGGTTATTATTTAAAAACAAATGGTGTTGGTTCAAATCCATCATGGGCGGCGGTTAGTGGTGGAAGTTCTATTGTTCCTCATAAGATATTTCAAGCTGATCAATTAGAATCTCCTGTAAGTTCAGACTGGGCAGTTAATTCACTAGCACCTCTTATTCCAGATGCTAATAACACAGCATTGTCAGTAAGAGCATTTGATGATACAACAGTAGAAGGTGTAGGATTTACAATTCGTGTTCCAACAGGGGCTACAAACATTATTTTAGGATTTCTTAGTCGTAGAGCCACGGCAGCCACAACAGCAAATGTTGGATTAAACTTATATAAAAGAGCAATTCCTGACAATGCTGTTATACCTGCATGGGGATCTCCAACATTATTAACAAACTTATCTATGCCTAACAATGTGTATTATCAAAAGGATTCTCAAACAATAGCTATAAGCACATTAGGATTAACAGTTGGAGTTACATATCTTTTTGAGTTATGTCGTAATGTTCCAACTGATACTTTACCTGGTGATTGGTTATTACATTCTATAACGATAGGATGGAGCTAATGGGACTTTCAGCACCTGGAACTGGCTATGGAGCACAAAGTGTATCATCATTTTCTCCTGGTATAATAGGATCTATTAGTTTTTGGATTCGTGCTAATTCTTTAACTGGTGTTCAGCGTTTTTTTGGAACTGGAAACGATTTTGAAGGCAGAATAGATGGAACAACGTTTTATAATGATTTTGGTAATGAAGGCAGTGGGTTAAATTATACTCTTTCAATTGGAGTATTATATCATTTTGTATGTACATGGAATGATTTTAATAATACGGCAGAGATGTATGTTAATGGAGCATTAATAAATACAAATACATCTGTTAATACTCCTCAAAGTGGTCTTGCGGCTTTATTTAGTAGATATGGAACAACTAATTATTTTAATGGAAGTTTATATGATATTAGATTATATACAAGAAAATTAAATGCGTCCGAAGCATTAACAATTTATAATTCTCGTGGAAGTGATTCAATTGTATATGGAATGACTACTCGTTTGACTCTTTTTGGTGGAGCAAATGGTTCTACAATTTCTGGAACAGGGGTGGTAAAAAATATGGGACAAAGTCAGATTAATTTTTCTTCAGCATCTGGTGCTCCTAGTTATGTATATGATGCGGCTTTAAGACCTCGTAGGAGATAGTTATGGCGAATGTTTTAAATAAGACTACAAAAGAATACTTATTATCAGTTAATACTCCTGACTATTCAACAGAAGATTGGATAATTAATCCTGATTTATCTAATGTAGAAGACATTCCTTCAAAATATTGGAAAATTGATGGGTATGATGGATATGATGGATATAATATAATTGAAATGAATCAGGAAGAAAAAGATATTGTAGATTTTGGAATAGAAAATAATACTTTAATAAATGAATTAGAAGGAACACAAGAACAAGAGATAAATACATCTTCTACAGAGCCAATGACAATTATATCTATAAACCCAAATAGTCCTTTTTGTTCTGGTAATTATCGTATAGATTGGACCACAAATGTTAAAAGAAAAAATAAAAAAGGATTAATTTCTTTAAGAGTTAATATAGATAATGAAGACTTATATGTTCTTGAATCATTAGACAGTGAGAGTTGGATTACCCAGTGTAGTTTTTTAAATATAGAATGGGAATCTGGTTATCATTGTATAAAATTTCAAGCATCAACAACAAAAAATGGTAAAGAAATATCAATTAAAGATAGTAAAGTTTCTGTAAGGAGAATATAATGGCAGAATATACATACTCTGTAGCATCAGATACTTTAAATGAAGCTGTAGATATTGAAAAATTGACTGAAGAGATTCGCGATAGTGAAATAAAAATAGCATTAAGTCATATAAATGTTATTGGAGATACTATTAGTGTTTTTATGAAAGATGAATTAGATGTTGGAGATGAATCTCTTCTTGGATTTACACTTAATGGACATGATGGAGTTCCTATAGAAGAAGTAAATTCATTAGAAAAAGTAACAAAAGATAATGTTCTTCGTGTATCTGTTGAAAGCACTGAAGGATCGAGATATACAGCGATTACACCAAATTGGACTGATAAAACTACTTGGTATTTTAAATCTATAAAAGTATCTGGACAGACTTTAGTTGATTCTGGTGATCACACCAATTATGATAGTCCAACTGGAAAATGTTGGATTGATAATTATCATGGAAAATATAGTGATGAAGATTTTATTACAACAGAAGAAGGTTATGTCCCTAGATTAAAAGTTTATGTTGATGATGTAGAGAAAACAGAACAAGACCCTCATGATGGATATGGAGGGGATTTTATAGTAGATTATCGTAATTCTAGAGTTACATTTTTAACTCCATTATCTGAATCTGAGACTATCACTGTAGATACATATGAAGTAAATGGATCTGATTGGATTTTAAGACCACAAAGTGGAAAAAAGTTAAAAATTGTATCTACTGAGGTTCAATTTAGTAGCAATATTTCAATTAAAGATTCTGTTACATTTCAACCATATGGATTAGTTGATGTTTTTGCTCCACAATACACACCAACTCCATATCCAAGTGGTACAAAAATTCCTCTTGGGAATCCAACTATTTATAAATCACAAATAGATTATATTAATGAGGCTAATGGTTCTAAACCCCCAATTCCTGCTACAACATGTCAAACTCCAACTTGGAGAGATCTTGATGTTGATGTAATCACATATCCTTGGAACTATCAAGCAGTTACAGAGATATTTGGAAATTATGGTATGGAAATTTTAGTTAAATTACAACATGATGTTGAGTTAGGAGGTTCGTTAGCAACAGCAACTTTTTATTGTTTGAGTTATGATGATAGTTAAAGTGCCGTCAATAGGAGGTGCTTATGATTACTATAGGATTTTCTTCAAGCTCGGGGATAATGGGAAAGTTGATAAGATGGTTTACAAAAGGAAGAGTTAGTCATGCTTTTGCTACATATTATTCAGAGGTTTTACAAGACATATTTGTAATTGAAGCAACTTTTTGGGGATATAAATTAACACCAAAATCTAAATGGATTAAAAAGAATAAATTGGTAGATGAATTTAAATGTAATAAAGACTTATCTGAGGGTCTAAAATATATAGCAAAATGGTTAGGAGGAACATATGATTTTTGGTCTGCTTTTGGATTAGGTGCTAGAAGATGGTTTGGGAAATGGTATAGAAATCCTTTTAGAGATTCAAAAAAATTACATTGTTCGGAAGCAGTTACAATATTATTAAATAAATCAGGTTTGAAAACAAATATGGAACCTGAATCTACAACTCCAGAAGATTTGTATGATTATTGTTTAAATAATAAGGAGTTTGAAAAAATTGTGGTTGGTCCTTAGTGATACTCATATAGGAGATCGTCAAGCAAATAGAAATTTGCCGAGTTTATTATCTTTATTGGAAAATTTCTCGAATAAAGATTGTACTTTAGTATTAAATGGAGATATATTTGATTTTGCTAAAAATCTAAATTTTGATGAAAGACATAGATCATTTTTATCAGTAATACAGAAATTTAAAAACATAATATATATAAATGGAAATCATGACTGGTTTGTTTATGGATTACAAGATATATTACCAAAGATCTCATTTAAAAAAGATATTTTATTAAGAATTGATAATAAAATAATAAGGATTTATCACGGACATCAAACAGACTCAACAGTAATGAAATATCCTAAATTTAGTCGTTTTATTATTAGATTTAATCGATTGATCTATGAATTAACAGGCATAGATCTACAACATGCTTTACATAAAACATGGATAGTACAAAAATTTTTATTACAAAAACAAGAAAATAAATTAGTAAGACTTGAAAGTCAGGCAAATATTATTATAGCTGGACATACCCATAGGCCTTGTTGTAGAAAAATATATGATACAATGTATTATAACACAGGAGATTGGGTTGATTCTCATCATAGAGCTTATGTTATTATTGGTGATGATGGGAATATAGAATTAATAGAATTATAAGGGAAAGTAAATGGATAGATTTGAAGTAAAAAAATTAGTTGGAGAATGTTTCATACGAGGTGGAAAATACGAATTATCAAAAGCCTTAACTCCTAATGAAATGTCTCATCTTATTGATGTATTATGGTATTATATGGAAGAGGCTGAAAATGCTAATGTATATAAAAGAGAATTAGAAAGTCTTCGTGAAAGAATTAAGGTTTTACAAGATAAGTCTGGACAACGAGTTAGATGTGTAAAAGCCCTTCCTAATAGAAGGGCTTTGGTTCAATTGGGACCAATAAAAGAAGAAATTATTATTTCTCCAGATGTAGATGTAAATAAATTAAAAACAGGAACAGAAGTTTTTGTAATGGGTCATGGACCAGATCGCGTGCTTGCTGGAATTCGGGATCATGAGATATATGATGGTCGTTTATCAAGAGTTCAAAGAGTATTAGATGATAGTAGAATAGTTATAGATGATGGCGGACATGAACTAATTCTAAAAGTAGCAGATTGGGTTTTCTGTAAAGAAGGTGATGAAATCCGTTATGATTTAGAATCTCAAATAGTTCTTGAAGTTCTTGGAACAAGAGAAAAAAGTATGTTTTCTTTATCAGAGGTTCCTAACATAACATTTGAAGATGTAAAAGGTTTAGAAGAAGAAAAGAAATATTTACAAGAAAGATTAATATTCCCAACTGTTTATAAAGATAAGTTTAAAAAATATGGATTAAAACCTTTAAGAGCGGCCTTGCTTCATGGTTCTCCAGGATGTGGAAAAACCATGATTGCTAAAGCAATATTTAATGAGATGTTAAAATTAAGAGAAAAGAATGCTGAGATAAAAGGATCCAGCGATGAAAGAGGGTTTTTTCTTATTAATGGTCCGGAGTTATTATCAAAATGGGCAGGAAATACAGAAGCCTCTATAAGAAAACTTTTTGATGAAGCAAGAAAAATGGCAGAAACTACTGGATTTACATCTATTATTTTTTGGGATGAAATTGAAAGTATTGCAGGAAAAAGAAAAGATACTGCTACATATTCTCCAGAAAAAACTATTGTTCCAACACTTCTTACAGAACTTCAAGGAGTTGATACTAATCAAGATGTTATTTTTATTGGAGCAACAAATAGGCCAGAATTAATTGACCCAGCATTAATGAGACCTGGAAGATTAGGAGATGCTATTTTAGAGATTTCAAGACCTTCAAGAGAGGCTGCTTTAGAAATATTAAATGTAGAATTTGTTCGTGGAGAAATACCACCATTATTAAATAAACTTATAGAAGAAAAAATAACTGAAAAAATAATTTCTCATATTTATGATAATGAAAAACCCCTTGCTATAGCAACTTTAAAGAGCGGAAAAAAGATGCCTTTAATGAGACAAGAACAAGTGAGTGGAGCATTATTTACTCAAATTGGTGAAGAAATTGTAAGAAATACATGTATATCAGAGATCCAAGGAACCGGATCAATTACTATTGAGCAAGTAATTGATATAGTAGAAAATATTATGTTAAGTCAAATTGGTGTTTTGGATGCTGGAGTGAAGAGTGGATTTACTTTTAATACTGAAGATTACGTACTTGATGTATCTCTTAGTTCATAATTATAAAAAAACTATCAATAATCTCATATGTATGTAGATTATAAAGTCGTGCCTTAGGGCAGTTATGTTAATTAGTTTTTGTTAAAGAGGAGTTAAGTTAATGCCAAGATCTCTCGTAAGAGGGTCCCAGGTACTAGATCGATCTATAGAAAGCGTAGATCTAGCTACGGACTCTGTAATTACAGAGAAAATAAAAGATCACAATGTGACCTGCGAAAAGCTCGCAGTAGGATTATGTGATCGTCTCTTGAGCAATGACGCTCCTATAGGGAGGATAAGACTTACGAGTAAATTTCCAGCCTATCAAGATTTCGCTATTCCTGGTGGATTGACTTATGATACGGCATTATTTGTAGAACGCGTAGCTATTTATAGAAACGGACAATTATTGTTTAATGGAAACCAACTCCCTGTAGACCCAGATGACCCGGCAGATGTATATCCGGGAAGTACAACCGGTCACATTCGGTTTTGTATGCAACTTTTAAAGGGCGATACTATACAGGTGATTACACTATGACTAAAAATGAGACATATACAACTAGCGATATTGCGTTAGCAGCATATCTCAAATTACAGGGACTTCGTCTAATTGAGTGTGGCCGTGGGGATAAATTTAACTTTGTGTTTGAAGATCCTGGAAATAAAGCTGAAATGTTGGCAATAGAGTTTATAAATAGCGATATGCGTAAATATGATGATGAAATGCGTTCGTTAAAAAAGATAATTTATAGCAAAAATTCATGAAATGTTCTTTGTGCTTTAAAATAAAAACAATATATAATAAAAAGAATATTTTATGTAAAGCTTGTTATAATAAACAACATCCTCCAAAAAATAGAAAATGTGAAACTTGTGGTAAAATAAAAGAAACTCATTCAATAAAAAATGGAGTGATGTGCCAAAAGTGTTATAACAAACAATATAAAAATGAAGAAATATGTTCTATATGTAATAATTTAAGATTTGTATTTGTTAGGAATAATGGTAATCCAATTTGTAGTTCATGTAGAAAAAAAGAAAGATATTCTGTAATTGATACTCTAAGAAAAAGATTATGTAATGCGTTTAAAAGATATAGCAAAAAAGGAAAGGTGAAGACATCAAGAGAATATGGAATTAATTATCAACAAATTTTTGAGCATTTAGGGAATTGTCCAGGAGATCGTAAAGAATATCATATTGATCATATATTTCCTTTGGTTGCTTTTAATTTTAATAATTTATCTCATATAAAAATTGCTTTTTCTCCAGAAAATCATAGATGGTTGAAGAAAAATGAGAATTGTAGAAAAGGCGGGAAGTATAATAAACAAGAGTTTGATAAGTTTATGTTATATATGAAAGATAAAAAATAGTTAATTTTGGAGGCATATGTACAATGATGATGGCACAACGTTCAGTTCTCCGTCCAGATCAATTAGATTCTAATGGTAGTTATGAATTTGCGCAATTAACGATTGACGGATATTCGGGTGGCGACTTAGAAGATGGATATTTAACAGGGTTAATTTTTCAAGATCGCGCCAACGGGGGTGCTACCAGATTAGAGATTCATGCAGATGATGGTGAAATTAATCAGACAGGTGATGGTCAGGTTACTTTTACTGGTAATGTAGAAATGAAAGCAAATGCGATTGTCCAGGGTGATTTCACTGTTAATGGAACAACCACATATATAAATACAGAACAAATGTTAGTAACTGATCCAATTACTACACTTAATGTTAGTGGTACAGAATCATTAAGTTCATGGACAGGTCTTTCAGAGCGAGATACTGATGGATATAATCGTACTGGTTGGGTTTTTGATGGATATTGGGGATTATCTTCATCTTTTACTGCTGGATCAGATGTTGTACCAGATAGAGCAATTGCTTATATCGGTGCGGGTGACGCTTATGGTGATCTTTCTTCAACAGAAATTGGAGATTCTGGTGCTAGCAAGATTGGTGTAGATGATAGTGGTGTTGTAGTTGGTGATGATGTTCAAGAAGCATTAGAAAATATATTTAATAGCACTACTAATCTAACAGGGACACCAAGTGATTCTTGGCAGGTTAATAATGATGCTGATGCCGCAACTGATGAAGATGCTTGTTTAGTTCTATCTGGTGGCGATGGAACAGCTCTAATTGATGGCTATCTATGTATGATTACAGATAGTGTTAATGGAGATAGATTTCAATTTGTTATTTATGAAGATGGTGTAAAACAAAATCCGGTTGTTCATGTTGGTGATGAAGGAAATACAGATGATCTAGATGCCTGTGTAGTTCTTAATTCTGGTGATGGATCAAACGCCTATCAAGCATCATTATGTTTAGATGGAGATGGAAAACTTACATTATCCAGTGAAGACATTTTACTTGATGGCGATATTTTCTTAGGCACTGGAAGTGAAGATTGTATTAATTTTGATGGTGTGGTTTGTAGTGATATTTTACCTTGTTGTGATGATGCTTATGATATTGGTAGTGAAACTCAAAGATGGCAGGATGGATATTTTGTAAATCTTGATTCTACTACAGTTAATACAACTACAATCAACACAACAATTATAAATACAACTGATCTTAATGTTACTAATGATATAGATATAAATGGAACAACAACTTTTGATGGATGTGTTGTTTTCAATGGTGGAATTTGTAGCGATATCATTCCTTGTTGCGATGATGCTTATGATATTGGAGATTCAACTCATAGATTTAATGATGGTTATTTTACAAACTTAGATGCTGTAACAATAGATGTAACAACTGTTAATGCTACAACCGTTAATGCAACTGACGTTAACACAACCAATGTTACAACCACAGGAGATGTAAGTATTGGAGATGACCTTAACGTTACAGGACTTACAACTTTTGATGGATGTGTTGTTTTCAATGGTGGAATTTGTAGCGATATCATTCCTTGTTGCGATGATGCTTATGATATTGGAGACTCAACTCATAGATTTAATGATGGTTATTTTGTTAATTTAACTGCTGATAATTTGATTTTCACTGACACTACAATTGAAAATCTTGAGATCACTGGTTGTTTAACAGTAGCAGAAGTTTGTAGTGATCTTACTCCATGTTGTGATGATTCTTATCAAATGGGTGATACAACTCATAGATGGATTGATGCTTATTATGTAATGCCTATATTTGATAATATTACTCCAGTTGGTGATGTAAATAGTCTTATTGGTGTATTAGAGGGAATTGATGATGCTTTAAGTGCAGTAACTCTAAATCCTGAAAGGGCTGTTTATGAGGTTACTTTGGCTGAATCTATTGCGGATACTCTTGATAGTTCTCGTACAGCTGATCAGGGGACAGCAATAGATTTAAGTACATATACTGATATCCAGTTTAGAGATAATATTTTCATTTATAGAAATGGACAACTTCTCTATAACGATCCAACATCAAAAGCTACTGTAGGTGCTGTAGCAAATGACGTTGCCCGACAGACAGGAACATTAAATAATTTATTATTTAGTGGAAACTTAAGAAAGAACGCAATTGTTCAAATTGTAGACATGACTTAATAATATTTTAGGTTAATGCCTATCGGGGCGGCGGCAGAAGTCGCCGTCCCTTTTTTTCGTTAAAGGGGTTTAAAGAAATGGTAGATAAAGAAAAAGTAACAGTAATGAGAAATATGGCTGATGGATTACAAGAACTGCAATTACAACTAGAACCTGTGAGAGATAAAGCTTTAGATCAAAAAGCATTTTATACAGGATATGCTCAATGTGCTGAACAAATGATTAAGGTTATAGTTGGTAGAATGAATGCTTTACGAGAACAAGCAGTATTACAAGAAAATGGAGAAGAAGAAGAAAAAGTTGAGGAAGAAGTAGTAGAAGAAGAAAAGATGGAAGCTCCTTTGATCGTTGATGAAAAACCAAAAACTAAAAAGAAAAAGACAGCTAAGGAGGCTTAATGCCGATTTCTTCTTTATTTGATGGAACAGTTGCTCCAGATCACTTACATGTTGAAGAGGACATAACTGATCAAATTGACGGATATAAACTTATATTTAATACAACTCAAGAATATATTCCTGATTCATTGATAGTGATTTATAATGGAGTTTCATATACAAAGAATAATGATTTTTTTGAGACAGGAGCATTAGAATTTACATTTATAGATGATGATCCTTTTCCTCCAGAAGTCGGTTGCCCACTTTTTATAACATATAGGAGGACACCAGTATAATGCCTGGAATTGGACCTTTTCAACCAACTCCCAATATCGCAAGAATAGCGTGGGAAGTTGTAGTAAATGGAGTGCCTGTAGAGATAGCAAATCCAAGAATTGAAAGAGTTGTTCAACCTAATGGGACTGACCTTGTTGGTTATCCTCGCCCTATGTTTAGACTTAAAAAGGGCACATATATGTTGGAAACATCTTTTAGTATTATAGGAAATTATACAGCAATAATGCAGGGAGAATATGGGAACGATACAATAGAAAATATTGCTGAATTTGTTGTAGAAAGACCTTATGGTTTTCCAAGAATTGAAATTGCCTGTGATTAAATGTAAATCCTGTGGTGATATAAAACCACATAAAGCAAAAGGTTTTTGTGTAAAATGTTATAGTAGGATTAAAAAAACATGTCCTAATTGCGGTAATTACTCTAAAATGATTACAAAAACTAAATGTAATAAATGTTATAAGTCTCCTAAACAAATATGTTGTATATGTAAAAAGAATAAAGAAATAGCAGTAAAAGAAGGGCCGATATGTCGTTCTTGTTATAAAGGAAAAATAATTGAATGTTCTAAATGCTTTAAACATATGCCAATTTATTCATATATAGATGGTTTTCCTATTTGTGTAAAATGTTATGAAGCTCCAAAATATAAATGTAAATGTGGAGAAATAAAACCAATCGAAGCAAATAAATTATGTTCAAAATGTTATGGAAAACAATATAAAAGAAAAACTATTTTATGTAAATGCGGAAATATAGGAATAAAGAAAAATAATTTGTGCGAAAAATGTTATGAAGCTCCAAAACATAAATGTAAATGTGGTGAAATAAAAGAAGGATATAAGAAAACAGAAAACGGAACAATATGTAGAAATTGTTATAGAAAAGAAAGATATAAAAATGATAATAATTATAGAATTAAAACTAAATTAAGAGCAAGATTTGGAAATATAAAGAATAAAAGTATAAAATATAATGATATTATTGATCATTTAAAACCATTTCCAGAAAATATAGATGAATATCATATTGATCATATTTTCCCACTCTCAGCATTTGATTTTAATGATCCAATACACATAAAGGCTGCCTTTGCTCCAGAAAATCATCAATGGTTGAAAGCAAAGGATAATATGTCTAAAAGTGATAAGTTTGATAGAAAGGAGTTTTTATTATATATAGAGCATTTTAGGAGGAACAATGGTTACAACTTGTAGGCAAGTTATAAAAGGACAGACCGTTGTGTTAGAAATAGATTTAAGAGATGCAACAGGTCAAGTTGCCGATGCTGATTCATCTCCAGAAGTTGAAATTATAGATAGTCAAGGAAATGTAGTCCGTTCCCTTTCTTCTGCTTATGTTTCTCGTATTGATTCTGGTAGATATAGAACAACATTCATGGTTCCACAAAATTCCTCCACAGGTATTTGGGTTGATCATTGGAGAGCAACACTAAATGGCTTTACAACGGAAGCGAGATTAAACTTTATCGTCCTTGAAAGAGATGCTGATATTGGTGTCGCTGGAGATAAAATTGGAGATCCTTGTAGGATAGTTCTTAGTGATGAGGAAATTCAAGGTATTAACTGCTTATTAACTTGCCTAAAAGCAAGATTAAAGAATAATCTGGAAGTTGAAAGTCTTGATGCATATGGTAATACAACCTTTGTTGATTGTTTTGTTTTTACAGATGAAGAACTTGTATATTTTCTTAAATGTAGTTTAAGTGAATTTAATCAAACACCTCATTTTACAGATTTTACTTTTGATATGGAAGTAATATATAAAAGATTTGCTCATATAATTGTTGAGGGTGCTTTTATTCTTGCTACAGCCGCTCAAATGTTAATTGAGGCAGGAAGAGAGTTTACACTAACAGATAATGGTGTCTCCATGAACCCACCCCCATTATCGGCTACTTTAAATAATGAATTAAGTCATTTCGTTCAAAGACATACAGATATGTTAAAGTATATTAAAAACAGTATAAAACCGATACCAACAGGTTTCGGCGGATTTCGAGTACTTGCTGTTTCCCCAAATTATATGAGGTTACGACATTTAAGACAAAGAAGGATAATATAAATGACGATGAAGTGTCCAGTTTGTAATAAGTTATATCAAATTAAAGGAATAAGCAATCATATTTTTAAGGTTAAAGATCATAAATACTTTGTTGATATTATTAATAAAGATATAATTAGTTATTTTAATAAAAACATTTCATGTGTTGATTTATCAAAAAAATTAAGTGTTAAATATGGATTTAGAATAAGTTTTGGTTATATATGTAAGCAATGGAGTATGATTGAAGGATATAAAGAAAGAAAATCATTAATGAATTCTTTATCTTTAAAACGGCAATATGAATTAAAAAAAAGAAAACCTAATAAAAACTTAACAAACACTGGCAATAGATATTTCATTGTTAATGAAAATATCATAAATAAAGTTAGAGATCTTTTTTATACTGATTTAACAATTACAGAAATCTCTAAAAAGGTTGGATGTGGATATAATACAGTATCAAGGATAATGAAATATAACTTTAATAGTGAAGATATTCATTATAGAGGAAAAAGAATTTCAAAACAACGACAGAAAAAGAGTTCTTCTTTACAAAAAATAGAAAATAGAGATCCATATAGTTATAAGAAAATTATTAAATATTTTAAGTCAGATCTTTCTATTAGAAAAATATGTAAAATATGTAAAACATCTTCTGGAAGTATTAAAAGAGTTTGGAACGAAATATTCAAAGAAGAAGATTTAAAAAAAAGAAAAATAAGAATGAAGCAAATTCAGCAAAGAAAAACAGCATCTTCCTATAAACTTTGTAGATTTATTGGTTCCAAGCCTGAAAGAAAATTTTATAGAAAATTAACTAATAGATTTGGAAGAAGAAATGTTATACATCATGATTATGAAGTTGTATTTCCATTAGAAATAGATATAAGTATTCCATCAAAGAAAATCGCAATTTGTTGGGATGGGAAATGTCATAGATCTCCAATATTTGGTGAAGAGGCATATAGAAAAACCATTATAAATGATATAATTAGAAAAAGAAATTTATATAAAAAGAATTGGTGTCATATAGTAATAGAAGATAATGGTAATATAAAAGACGAAGATGAATATAGATTTATAGATATTATTAACTATTTTTATCAAAATCCATCAAAAAGGTTTATAATATTAAAATGATAAAAGATTTATATACTGAATGGGATTTTGATAAAAACGGTTCTATAGAAGGCTATAAATCCGCAGAAAGAGTGTGGTGGATTTGTAAAAACAATCATTCATGGGAGGCTTCTATAAATAATAGGAAATCTAAACATAGTGGTTGTCCCTATTGTTCTGGCAAAAAACCATCAAAAGAAAATAACTTATTAGTTAAACATCCTATTTTATGTGAAGAATGGGATTATGATAAAAATAAATTAGATCCTAATCAATACACATCTGGGTCATGTAAAAAAACATGGTGGAAGTGTAATAAAGGACACAGCTGGGATGCTTCTCCAAATACACGAACCAATGGCCATGGATGTCCTTATTGTAATAGTAAAAAAACATTATTAGAGGATAGTTTATTATATAAATATCCAGAGTTGTGTAAGGAACTTAACCAAGAAAAGAATAACTTTGATCCAAGCAAACATAGACCTTTTACTAACAAAAATTTATGGTGGATTTGTAAAAACAATCATACTTGGAAAGCACGAACAGCGACACGGATAGCGGGACATGGATGTCCTTATTGTGATGGGCAAAAAGCAACGGAAGAGAATAATTTATCTGTTCTTTTTCCAGATATTTGTAAACATTGGGATTATGATAAGAACGATTCTCCTAAAAATTATTTGCCTAGTTCTGTAAAGAAAGTTTGGTGGAAGTGTGATAAAGGTCATAGTTATAAATTAAAAATTCGTGTTTTTGTAAAAAGAACAAATAAGTGTTTAATATGTGAAAATAAAGTTGTTCATAGTAAATATAACTTATTATTTAATTATCCAGATTTATGTAAAGAATGGGATTATGATAAAAATTTAGATCCTTCTCTTTATTTGCCTCAATCTCATAAGAAAGTTTGGTGGAAGTGTAAAAAAGGACATTCATGGGAAGCTAATATTAAAAATCGAGTTAATGGAACTGGTTGTTCAATGTGTAATAATAAATCTGTATCCATATCTTGTATTGAATGGCTTAATGAGTTGAAAATACCTAATAAAAATCGTGAAATTAGAGTAGGTAAATATATTGTTGATGCTTTATATGAAGGGATAGTATATGAATATTTAGGGGATTTTTGGCATGGAAATCCTTCTATATATGCTCCAAACGATATAAATCGTGTTTCCAAAGAAAAATATGGAGATTTATTATTACATACAATACATCGTTTAAATAAAATATCAAAAAAACATAAAATTATTTATAGATGGGAAAGCGGAGATAAAAATAATATTTATAATCCAATATTACTATCGGAACAAACAATTATAAATAAAGCAATGATGGTTGAAAATGATATTCTTAAAGAACTATGAAGTGTCCAGTTTGTAATATTATTAGTTCAAATATATCTAGACATATTATGAATAAAAAAGATATATTACATAAAGAATTTAGACTAAAACAAGATAAATTAATATTGAATACTAATAAAGGTGTTATACAATTATCAAAGCAAGATAATATTTTTTGTTCTCCTGCTTATATTAGAAAATTATTAAAAAGAAATATAGATTTTAAAAAGTTTTTACATACTATAAGAAGTAATGATACTTCAAAACAATATAAAGATGGAAGAAGAAATCCAAATATAAAAATTGCTGGATGGAAACCAAAAACTATAAAAGATTATGGGAAAAGGGTTTTATCTCAAGAAAAGATTAATAAAATCAAAACTTTATTTAATTCTGATTTAACAATTAAAGATGTTTCAAAATTGGTTGGTTGTAATAATAAAACTACATATAAATATTGGATAGAGTTTTATGGTAAAAATAAAACTTCTAAAAGAAACAGAGATGTAAAGATAAAGAATTTATCTGTTATAGATAAGAAAATTAAGAAGTCTCTTAGAATTATGTTTTTTACCTCAACATCTTTAAAAGAAATTGCTTCTAAATGTAATATATCAAAAGCAACTGTAAGAAAATTTTATTCTCAGAATTTTAGTAAAGAAGATAGAGAAGAAAGGCTAATAATGGTTAGAAAGGAAGGTCTTCGAAAATCTTTAATAAAATGTGGAAAAAATGGTATTTCTGGATCTGAGCCCGAGAATTTATGCTACAAATTATTAAAACAATCTTTTAATGTAAAACATCATGATTTAGATATTTGCGAACCATATGAAATAGATATTACAATTCCATCAAAAAAAATAGCGATTTTTTGGGATGGACCATTTCATAGGAAATCTATCTTTGGTGAAAATAAATTAAAAAGAGTTAAAGAAAGGGATAATGATAAAATAGAAAGATTATGTAAAATTGGATGGAAAGTTATTATTATAGATGATGATTGTTCAAAAGTTGATAAGTATATTGTAAATAAAACAGTTAGTAAGATAATTGAAAATTTACATAAGGATTTTAATGTTTTAAGGATTAAAAATGTTAGTTAAAAAGTATATTGCGTATTTAGGAATAAACGAACCATCTACATTAAAGCAAGTAAAAGTAGAAATAGCAGGATTACAGCACGCAATTGAAGTGGCGAAAGAAAGTATAGCAAATTTAAACCAAGCACTTGCTATTGCTGAATTACAAAAAGAAGAGTTGGATGGATATAAATAAACTACTTTTAGAGATATATTCCACTAAACCCTTAACATTATTACAGAAAGAATATAATTTAGATCCAAGAACAATTAAATCTTATTGGATTAAAGTATTTGGTGAAAAAGTTGTTAAGAATAGAGTAATTAATAGTAATAATTCTGTTTATAATAAAAACATTTATGATATATATGATGCTGTAAATAATGGATTATGTTTAACGGAATTAAGCAAAAAATTTAATATTAAGAAAAGAACAATTCAAAAATATGTTAGTTTAGATAAAAATATTTATAAAAAATATCTTCATAATAATTCAATTTATAGATCAAACAGGATGAAAGATCGTCCTAATTCAATAAGCAAAGAGACCAAAAAGCAGATTTTATCTTATTTTAATACTAATTTATTTGTTAAAGAAATAGCAGAAAAATTTTCATTATGCTCTTCATCAATAATAAAAATATTTAAAGAGTTTTCTTGCGAAAAATATAATGAAAGAGTAAAGAGAATTGAAATAAGAAGATCTATAAAATCTATGAAGGCGATGGAAGAAGCGGGGAGATTGGGATCAAAAAGAGAAATAGCATTTTATAATCAATTAAACAAAAGATTAAATGCTGAAATTATTCATCACGATTATGATTTAATACCTCCATATGAAATTGATATTACAATTCCCGAATTAAAGATTGCTATTTGTTGGGATGGAATTGGACATTTTAAACCAATATTTGGAAAAGATGTTTTTAATAAAGTTTTTTATAGAGATAAATATAAACGCAGAAAAATTAAGAAATTAAATTGGTTTGCGTTTGTTATTAAGGACTTAGAATCCCATTTTAATGAAAATAAATATAGAAAAATACATAATAGATTTGATAGTTTTTTAATAAAAATAGGATATGGTGATTACATTGACTCGTCTTTCTAAACTATATGATGGATTAATAAAAAAAATTAAAAAGGAAGTTAAGAAAGAAGAACCATATAAAGAGAAATGTAAAAAATATAATAAAGATATAGACTTTGTTGATTCTGTTGAAATTAAATTTGAACCATTAGATGTATCAGCAAAAACTATTAATGGTATTATAATTTTAAACGAAAATTTATTAAAATCTGAAAAATGGGAAGATATTATGAGATACGTAATACACGAACTGACCCATTGTTTTCAACAAGAAGCTGGAATGGTAAAAGGAAAAGTAGATAAAGATAAATATTTGGATGATGAAAATGAACAAGAAGCCTTTCAGGCTCAAATAGAATATATGGATGATCATGAATCTCCCGAGAAAATCCAATTATATCTTGAACAACTTTTAGATCATCATGATGTTAAAGGTAAGAAAAGAAAAGAGTATATTCAGGAACTTACTAAGGACATTTGATTCTATTAATAATTTCATATTTTTAGAGTAATATACCAAATAATAGGATGTATATATAAATGGCGGAATTTACACAATTAATTCCAAGTTCTAATCAAACGAGTGTTTCTAGGACTAGCATAATTAGTTTTACTATTCTTGATGGTGCTAATCCAGCACAAATCAACACTCTTTCTGTAACCATATTAGGTGTTTCTGTAATATCAAATGGAGCATTTGTTGGAGGATATTCTGGAAATATTGCGTCTGGGACAGGAAAAAATGTTGTTGGAATATATCCTAAAGCCCCTAGTTTCTTTCCTAGAGCTTCTGAAATAAATATACATCTTGAAGTTAAAGATAATCTTGATGATTTAATAGAATTAGATTATTCATTTTTTACATCAGGGTATTCTACTTCTGCACCAGAAATTTCTACAACATCATTATCTAGAGCTTGTGATCCTAGTAAGCCATTTTTTCCTCCAACTAATTTGGGATTGGAAATAGCAACAGACTTAGGAATTGGGACTGAGGTTCAACTTGATTGGTTGGAAGCATATCCAAATAATGAAAATAATGTAATTTTTTATAATATTTATGTTTCTACTGATAGAGAATTAGTATTCGACGGTTATCCAGATTTTATGTCTATCGATAATAAAGCAACAATAGCGGGTTTAAGACCAGGTGATCAATATTTCTTTGGAGTAAGAGTAGCAGAATTTAATCCTAGCCATATAACTATAACTGGAAGAAATCAAGTAGGGGTAGATTTATATTCTTATCCATTAACACAATTAGATGGTTATATTAATGATCAAGCACTTTTTGTTCCAGCAGTATCAACATCAGGTTTTCCAGATTTTGGAATATTGCTTATTGGAGACGAACTTATAAGATATTCTTCAAAACAATATTCTCCTAGTGGTTTTGTTGTAGCAACTCGTGGTTTTGATATAACATATGCTGAAAATCATAGTTTAGGATCATTAATAAGATTATATGGTGGAAAAGAAGATGGAAATACAAAAAAAGTTCAATCTGTTCCTACATTTCAAAAACCGAATTATGCTTTAACAAATGTATTATTAGATGGATATAGTGATGGGTATAGAGATGGATATGATGGATATGCCTTTCATGATGGTTATTTAAGAATAAGACAACAACCATTTGATAATATTACAACTCCAGGTGATAATAATGATGCTTCTGGAGATTTTCCAAGACTTGATTATTGTGGAACATATAGAGCAAAATCCCCTAGTAGTTTTATGAAAGGACAATGTAATAAAAGTTATTTTGGTGGAGCTCAGGTTAGATTTGATGCTGATGGTAATAGACATTTAGTTAAAGAATCAGATGTTAGTACTCATATGTTTCAACGAGAAGAACTTTTATTAGAATCTACAGGAGAACCATTTGTTCTTGCTAGAAGAATGTGGACAGGAATTAGGTGCCATTGTGTGATGCAGAGGAGAGAACATCAAAATGCTAAATGTCCTACTTGTTTAGGAGTAGGTTTTACGCAGGGATATGTTCAATTTTTTAATCCACGAAGATCAGATCGTAGAATTCTTGTAAGAGTTGATCCTTCAACAGATGATACAAACATTGTAGATCGCGGAGGATTAGAGCCAGCATATGAACCTTCGGCTTGGACTATGGCTTTTCCGGCGATAAAAGATAGAGATATTTTAATAAGATTTAATCCAGATAATACTGAAGAGTTTAGATATGAGATTTTGGATGTAACAAGGGTGAGAGCTTTTTTTACACAAACGGGGGCTCAAAAATTTAGAATGAAGCGTTTCCCTGTGTCGGATATTATTTATCAATTTCCTATTTTAAGAGATGCAAGCCCGAGACCTGGTTCAGCAGTTACATCAACATCTTCTGCTCCAGGTATTCCTGCTCATAATCATCAGATTGTTATTCCTGAGAATGTAAATATTTTAAGTTATAAAACAGCAACATTGGTTTCAGAAAATCATAATCATATAATAATAAACGGTATTGTTCAAAATGTTGTAGGACATACTCATACATTATGAATATAATACAATTATATAAATCTGGTAAAACAATATCTGAAATACATAAATTATTAGGAATTAGTAAGTATAAAATAAGAAAAGAATTAAAATATCAGGGAATAATTTTAACTAGACGTTTAAATCTGAGTGATAATATTATAAAAAAAGAATATTTAAAAGGTATGAATGTAAAAGAGATTTCTAAAAAATATGATATAAGTTATAGTTCTATTTCATATAGAATAAAAAAATTGGGAATTGGAAAAACAGCGTCTGAAATTATGAGAAATCCATTTATTAATCATAATTTTTTTAATTTTATTAATAATGAAAATTCATATTGGGGCGGTTTTATAGCGTCTGATGGTTGTGTATTAAAAACAAAATTAAGTTTTACTTTAAAAAAATGTGATATAGATGCTATAAATAAATTTGCTAATGCTATAAATTTTAATAATAAGTTATATTCATATAAAAATCAAATTGGAGTTGTGTTTGGGTCTGAAGAAATTTGTTCTAATTTATATAAAAATTTCAATATAACTGAAAAAAAATCTTTAACCTTAAAACCTCCAGTATTATATAATGAAAGTAATATAAGAAATTTTATAAGAGGATATTTAGATGGCGATGGTTATATTTGTAAAACAGAATATAAAATAGGATTTGCGGGAACAAAAGAAATGTTAAGTTGGGTTAGTAAAAACCTTAATAAATATTGTTTTTCAAATAAAACTAAAATATGTGCTTATAAAAATATATGTGAAATATCATTTGGAGGAAGAATACAAACCAAAAGAATTTTAGAATGGTTATATAAAGATTCAGTTTTTAAAACTAGGCTTGATAGAAAATATAATATAGCAAAAAATAAATATTTAGGAGAGTTTGTTTAGTATGGCTACAAAATACCCCACCTCTGTTGATGGTTACGCAGAGATCAGAGTCGCTGTTGATAAACGTTCAGAGATAGTTGCTGGAGACCACAATGATTTAAGAAGTGCTATTCTAGCAATTGAGAGAACACTTGGTGTTAATCCCCAAGGTCCATTTGGAACTGTGGTCGCACGATTAAATGACGCATATAGTAATATAGAAGCCCATGTTCTTGGAAACCCTCCTAGACACTTTGATGATGTTATTATGAGTCCTGTAAGGACTGGGGTTCTTCCAACATCATTAGATACGCCTCCTTATAGTTTAGTTGCAGGTCCTTTAGCAGATCAGGTATCCAGTATTCTTGAGTTTCTTAATGATGCTATAATGTATGGTGGAAGCGGATCTTCTACATTTGCTGACGGAGCCTCTATTTCATTATCTTTAATTAGGAACGCAATAACTGAAATAGTATCACAACTTGGTGGTGGAACCACTGGAACACAAAAAATAAGTGGTGCTTCTATTAGTGGAACAAATTTTTCTGTATCTTCTGGAACTTTAAAAGCACAATTAATATCTTTATTAAATCTTATTGATGCTTTTGGAAATTCAACAGGTTCTGGACTAGTTGGAACGACAGGTTTTTCAACTTCTACTGGGACTAGATATACATTTTCTGGTACAGATGTTCAAAGTCAATTAATAGAAGCTGGTAACTTTTTGGATGAAGGTGCTAGTTTTAGAGACAAAGCTTTTAATGCTTTTGTGGTTGAAGGACTAGCAGTTTCAGGATCAGGTGGAACAGCAAATGTTTCTTCTGGTTTTGTTTCCGCTAATGGTCGTATATTAAAATATAGCGGTGGAAGTGTTGTAGTTCCAGATGGTACTACTTCTTATGTATATATGGAAGTATCTAGTGGAGTTGCTTCTGCTAATATTTCCACTTCAATTCCAACACGACCAGAAAATCCAGTAGTTCTTCTTCATAAAATAATAAGATCTGGTGCTACTTGGACGACAAGCATAGATATAAGAAGATACGGAGTTTTTGTAAATGATAAGAATTACATAAGTGTTGGTAATAAACCTATTTCTGGAAAAGATGGATATGGTTGTGATTTTACTTCATTAAAATCTGCTATTGAATATGTTAAAATAATAAATAATGGAAATGAATTAATTCCGCCAATGAAGATCCTATTATCTAGTGATATATCTATCACTTCTAGTTCAGAAATGGAAATAGCATTAACTTTAGAAGGAATAGAAATTGATGGATGCGGAAGAAAGATTACAACAAATCAAGATTATAAGTTATTTGATGTATTAGCAGATAATATTACTTTAACAGACATAACTTTAGAATCAAATCTTGGAGTATCAGGAACAAAGTTATGTCTCGCTGTTGTTGGGAATAGTACAAATATTATTAATTTATCAATTACTAATTGTAAATTAACAAAAGCTGGATCTACTGCTTGTCCTTATTTTTTGAGATTAGGTAGTTCAGGAGGTTCAACAACTGTTTCTAATTCTGTTTTTTCTGAAAATATTGTAGAAGTAGAATTGGGAGGAATAGAATATCAAACATCTAATAAATATGCTCAAGTTTTAAAGAATTCTGTAATTGTTGGAAATATTATTTATCAAGATATTTTTAGTGCTACTTCATATTCTGGAATTAAAGCATCACAATATTGTACAATTGGAGATAATATTATTAAAGGTGGATTTAATACTGGGATACTTCTTGCTTATCCAACCCAATGTAGAATTGATGGTAATTTAATTCTTGGATTTCAATCTTCAACAACTGTTATGTTAAATGGAATTGCTATTTGGAATAATGCTTCTGGACAAGATAATGGATGTGTAATTTCAGATAATACAATTAAGGGTATTTCTAATTATGGAATAAATTGTAGAGCTGGAACAGGAAGTGGAGCTTTTATTTCAATTTATGGAAATTTCATTGATAATTATTATAGTGTTGGAACTCCACCATCAACAATGATTGCTATTAAAGGACGTGGAGCCGAAACTTGGGTTGTTGGAAACAAAATAACAGCACCTGGAATCTATGCGATCGAAAATTGTAGTCATGCTATTGGAAATCAAATTTATGGTAATCCAAGTATCACAACTACTACATCAGCAATAGAAATGGCAACATCTTCAATTGGAGTAATAGCAAATAATACAATTAATGGTGTTGCTGGAACAGGAATTCAAGTTAATAATAATTCTGGTATTACAATATCTGGAAATGTATTACTTGGAAACTCTAACTCATCTGTTGGAATAGATTATATAGGTGATGATAGTATTGTTGTTGGAAACACTATTAATAGTTATAATTCTGCTGGAATTCAATCTACTACAGGAGATAGAATTACTATTTCAGATAATCGTTTAATAAGTTGTCAGGGTTGGGGAATTAAAGTTACTGATTGTGCTGGATCTATAATAACTAATAACTGGTTACAATCAGTTATAGGCTCTGGTTCTTCTGGAATTTCTGGAGTCGGTTCTTCTTCAATTATATCAAATAATTATATTGCTAACTATGGTGCTGGTGGATATGGAATTGAACTTTCGGTTGTTAGTTTCTCTAATTATAATGTTTTGATTTCTGGAAACATAATGTCAAATCTTTATAGTGGTACTAATGGGGCATTTTATACTCCTAATGGATGGTCAAGAATTAGTGCTATTGGAAATATATTGTTTGGTTGTCCAAAAATAGGTTTTCATTTTAATGGAACTTCTCAAGTATTATGTTCGAATAATATTATGCAAGGAACATCAAATTCAAGTCATGGTATTTTTGAAGTTGGAGATAGTTGTAATGTAAATAATAATGTAATTATACAATATGGAGGAGAAGCGAATTCATATGGAATTTCTACTTCAACTTCTAGTAAAAAAACATTAATAAGTGGTAATGTAATTGATACTCCTCGTTCTAATTTAGATTATGGTATATATATAGGAGCAGGTTCTTTTTATACAATTGCTGATAATTTGATTGTAGGCACATATTCTTTTGTTAATAAATCTCCAATTCATATGAATGGAAGTACTGACTCAATAATTTTGAATAATTTTATGATAACAGATCAAACAGGCACTTCTGGTTATCATGGAATAAAAGATATTGGAAGTAGGTCAATTGTTTCAGGAAATTTTATTAAAAATGCTAATTATTATGGAATTGAAATTGATGGTAGTTATGTTATTTGTAATAATAATATAATTCAAGGTTCATCTAATTCTTCTATATATTTAACTAGTAGTGGAGATTTCAGTACAATTTCTGGTAATTCAATTTTACAATCTTTAAACTATGGAATAAAAGGTGCTTCAGGGGCAAGCAACTTGTTAATTCAAGGAAATATGATTTATAGTGTTGGAGCTACTGGAATAGAAATATATAATAGTGTATTCTGTAATATAACTGGAAATTATATATATGACCCATCTTATAGTGGAATAATATTAAGTGGAACTAGTGGAGGTACTTTAATATCTTCAAATTGGATTTTTTCTCCTTCTTTTAATGGTTTATATATTGATACAAATTCTGCAGGATGTTTAATTTCTGGTAATTGGATACGAGATTCTATTTTTCAAGGAATAGTTATATATTCTAATGAAATTACTATTTGTGGTAATTATTTAACAAGATGTGGTGGAAATGGTGTCTCTCAAATTGATTTAACTTACGTTGATGATTGGGTTTGTGTTGGAAATAGCGTCAATAGTCCCACAAATTCAAGCACTATTGGTATTAATTTAGATTATGGAGAGCGTGGAATTTGTGTTGGAAACAGAATTTATGGTGTTGGAGCTGATTCATCTATTAGTATGAAGTCAAGTGTAGAAGTATTATGTGTTGGAAATAGAGTTTCTAATAGTGGTTCTATAATGGGAATTGATTATACATCCGCAACAAATTATGTTATTGATGCTAATATTGCGAAGGGCGGGGCAAATCCTGGAGGATTTGGTGCTTTACCACGACTGGGAGATGATAATGGTTATGCTTCATAAGGTGATAAAATGAGTATAGAGTTTCAAATAAAAAAAATGTATACGAAAATTTCAGAAGAAGAATTTGATAGTGGAGTAGCAGAATTAAATAATGAAGAAATTAAAAATAATCAAACAGTAAAACTTTTAGATGGTAGAGAGTTTCCTCCATTTATTTATGAACATATTAATGATCAATCATATAGATTTGATGGATATGATATAATCACTATAATTGATGGATATGAGAATAATGATTTTGTTACTCCGAATAATACAGCAATTTATTATATGAATAAGGAAAAAGCTAATATTTTAGCAGAAAATGCTTTAAATATGTATAACTCTTTATTACAATCCGATGAGAAAGAAGCAGAAAAATATTTACAAAAATATGAAAAATTTACTCAATCTGTTTCATTTTATACATCACTTTTAGAAGCATTACATAATGCTGAATAGGAGCAGAAATGGATAAGGAATTATTAAGAGAAATTGTTAAGGATTTTGAAAAAGTTTCAGTTATTTTAAATAAAAGATTACCACAACTATATAAATTATTAGGTGAAGAAGTTCCTAATACAAAATCTTATGTAAAAGAAAGTATTGAAAATCAAAGACAAGAGATGATGGATCAGGTTGAAGAAATGAGAAAACAAGCTATAGCTCAAGTACAGAAGAGTTTATCATCTCAAAACATGATGCCTCAATTTGGGTCCATGCCTTCAATGCCGTATGGTGATATAGCAAGTTTAAAAGAAACTTTAATGAAAAAAATTAAGTCTGGAGAAAAAGATGGTTGAAGATGTAGATAAAAAAGTTCGTTCTAGAAAATGGGTTCTTGTGTTATTAGTTCTTTCAATATCTACTATCGGAACTTTCATTCCGCCACTTTTAAGTGCGTGGGTTTTTAAAGCCCCTACTCCATTATTTATTCTTTCTGGAGTAGAATACGTTTCTTTAATAACACTTATTATTTCAGCATATTTTGGGGCTAATGTTTTACAGAAACATGTTTTAAAAGATGAGATTATAAGTGTTGGAAAAAAGACAGATAAAAAATCTGAGACAATAACTGAAACAAAAATAGAGAAAAACGAAAATGGAGAAGCATAATTTTCCGGAGGAAACCTTATGGTTGATAGCAAATATCCTAATGAACTTGACGATGATGTAACTTTAATTAGAATAGATGATAATATCGTTGAGATAGGCGGAGACGCCATTAATGGTATACGTAGTGCAGTTTTTAACATTGAGCAAACTTTGGGAATAAACCCACATGGTTCTAATACAGATGTTGCTTCAAGACTTAATCAATCTTTAAATGTTGATGGAACTATTAAAGCATCTGCTCTTTCTACTATTGGTTTAGTTACTTTACCAATTACAGATAGTATGGTTGGTAATAATGCTGGTATTACAGAATCAAAATTAGATTTAAACTATTCTACAAAAATATTAAGAGAATTAATTGGGGCCTTACGTGTAGAGCATGATGCTCTTAATAAAGTAGTTCAGGGAGATATTACTAATCTCGCAAGACATGTAGCACATCCTTCAACTTTTAGTCGTCATCGCACAAGTGATATAGATGGATATTTAGGAACATATGTTAATTATAATTTACAAGGCATAATTAATGACCTTGATACAAGAATTGTTGATCATATATCTGACCCTATTGATGCTCATAATGCGAGTGCTATTTCTTTTGATGATACAGATACATTCATAAATGCTGATGAAGTTCAAACGGCTATTGAAAAACTCGATGCTCTTGGAGTTACAACTTTAACCATACATCAAGATGAACAACATAGTAATGGTATTTTAAATACTCAAAAAACATTTTATGGTTCTACTAACCATGGGGTAACTATTATTTCATCATCAGCCATTAATAATATATCTGCTGGTGATAAAAATGTAGCATTTACCTCGGTTCCTTCTGATTTAGCTCAAGTTTTAAGAGGAGATAGAATAGATATTGTTATTGGAACAGAGACTTATACAAGAAATATCGATAATGTAAATGCTTCTACTGGAATAGTTTATTTTTTTAGAGCTATTCCTATAAGTGGTGTAAGTCCCACAGCTACTATTTATAGGAATATTGAAGAAACTACAGAACCCAGTATGCTAAAATTAGCAATACGTCATGATACAATTCCTGGAAATCTTGGAGGATCTTTACTTCAACTTATCCATCCAAGTGCTCCTTATTTACTTAGTAATGGATTAGACACAAGAAAAATAACAAGTACTAGTAAATATATCAAAATTGCTTGGGCAACAGGAGAAACAATAGATATAGATGCATATCAAGCACTTCAAACATATCCTGTTATAAACTCAACTCCCAGCATTTGGACTCCAGAAGGTCTTTCTATTGCTTTAAATAAAATTTTTAAAAGTGATACTTATAACTATCCTCTCATAGCATTTACACATAAGGGAGAAATAGGAATTGCTTTTGATGAACCAGATGGATATGTTGAGTTTCGTGATGTTTCTACGCCATCTGAAAGTGCTTGGGAAGCATTAGGCTTCGTAGGAAATGAATCTGATTATAGTGTTGGTCCTAGAAGATTTTATATTGATGGATATAATTTTTATGGAATACGAAAAATTGTTAGTGCTTCTGGTGTTACAGATACTTCTAAATTAATTAAAAATATTGATCAAGATCTAACTGCTTTTGGAGTTGATCAAACAGGAGTTGTTAGAATTAAGAATCATCCAGATGCTGGAACATATGTATTTAACTCTTCAACATCGAATTCGATAACCATTGGTAGTCATTCAGGATTTTCTACCGCTACAAATGTATCTGTTGAAATTTATTCTGATTCTTTTAGTGTTTCTACGAATACTGGTATTCATACATTATATGAATTATTTATGGATGGTTATGATCAAGATTACGGGGAGTTGCGTGGGGTAGTACGAGTTGAATATATAGGGGCTGGTGGTTCTACGGCTTCTCCAGAAAACTGGTTCAATATTATTGAAATGTCGAGAGATTTTCCTGTTGGGACAAAAAGAATAAATTTTCAGAATGTTGGTTCAGATAAAGTTGTAAAGATGGGAACTCCAGTAACATCTCCAGCTTCTAGTGTTGATGTTACAGATCCGGGAACTACATACATTCTTCCAACTTCTGATGTTATTGGTTATAGATTTAGAATATATGATTACAATAATGTAGATTATGTTGATATAGAAATTGCTAATGATGGATTTTTAACTACAACAACAGATCAGGCAATAGACCTTACAATATATAAAAGAGCATCTGAAGATAAATATGTTCAAGTAGGACAAGTTCTTCATGATACTAACGGGTTTAAACATTTATCTGACCGAAGATTGCTTGGAACAGTAGGACGTAAAGATATAAGAAATGATTTTTCTAGAGATTATATTTCATATCCAAGATCACTTTTAAGAGGAAATGGTGTAATTTATGGATTTGAAGTATCTGGAAGTCTTATTGTTGAAGGTGGACAGGTTCTTGTAGATGGAAATATTTATTCTGTTAGTACTACTGGTTTAGATATTCCAAAAGATGGCTTAATTTCTACTTATAATATTTTTGTAGATGGAGATGGTATTTTACAATTTATGAAGGATGATCAGGTTGGTTCTGGATTTACCACACCATCTGTTTTAGAAATAATTAACAGTTCGGATAAAGTAATTTTAGCTCAAGTAGATGTTAATTCTTCAAACACGGTTACTGATATTCGTGATTTGAGAAGATTTGTAAATAATATTGATAATAAAATAGATTTAGTAGCAGATGATGAAGAAATTAATGGATCTTTTTCTTCATTACAATCAGCATTTTATTATATTTATAATAGTGGAACAACTTCAAGAAGAGTGAGAGTTCGTGGGACTATTACTCATAATCTTTCTAATGGTCCATTATATGTTCCAGATGGAGTTACTATTCTTGGAGATGTAAGAAGTGGTAGTTCTATAATAACTCGTCCAAATATATTTATTATAGGTTCTGGAACTACTTTATTTGCTCCAATAAGTGGAACTTCAATTACAGGTCTTTGTATTAGAGATTTAAAAATTGAAATGGATAGTTCTGCGGGCACATCTGCTATAATTGGAAATTCTACAACGAGCATTGTAGATTTAACATTAGAAAATTGTTTATTTGAGAATATTAGAAATTCATCAGGTTTTTCAAGAATAGTATATTCAACTTCATTAACTAATACAATAATTAATAATTGTATTTTTAATTTTGATACTTCTATTGGTTCAGTCGATGCTTATGTGTTTTATTCTACAACTAGTATTGACACTATACATATTAATAATTCTCAAAGCACATTAACTTCTACAAATGATAATTATTTTATGTATATTTCTGCTGGAACTGGAATTGTAGATTTATATATGAATAATTGTATGATTAATCTTGGATCGCCAACATCTGCTGGATCGGCTATAAAAACTAATATTTTACAGAATTCATTTATTATAAATTCAAATATTTCTTATACAAGTGTGGTTTCTACAAATATAGGGATAGAAGCTCTTACTTTAACAGAATGCCAAATTAAAGGTTGTTATTTTTCAAATATAAATACAGGCATTTTAGCTTTAACAAATACAAGTAATAATATAATTTCTGATTGCGGATTTAATGAACTATATGTATCAGCAATAATTCTTAATAGTGATGAAAACTCTATAATAAAAAATAATTTAATTACAAGTTCAGATATTTCTTTATCCGCAACTGATGGAATTATAAAATTAATTGATCCTAATAAAACATTGGTAGATAAAAATATTATAAATATAACGGATTCTAGTTCTGCATCTGGAATAGGGATATTAATATCAAATACTAGTCAAGATTGTATTCTTTCTTATAATATATTAAAAAATAGTGGATCAAATATAGGGTTGAAGCAAGCAATTGTATTTGATGGTGGAGGAGGAACTTCTGGAGGTGATCATATTGAAGATAGTATGGTTGGAAATAAAGTAAGAGATTTTTATGGAAACTCTTCAGATCAAGGCATATATATGGAAAACTGTGATGGGACTATTGTTTCTCAAAATAGTATAATAAATTGCTGTGCTCCAATAAAAACCTTTAATTGTCCAAATATAGTTGTTTCTAATAATACATTCACTTCATCAGATAATTATACATTAGTTAGTATGAGTCATAATACAACTCATATAAATATTAAATTAGTCAATAATAATATTATTTCTACATCATTATCATTAACTAATAGAGTAGTCGATTTTCAATCAAGTCGAAGTCAAGTGATTGGAAACTTCATAACTACTGAAAGTAATACAAAAACTCATCTTTATATTAATTCTACTCTAAATACTTTAATAAATAATAATGTATTTAGAGGAACTGTATCATATACTACTGAAGCTGTTTTAGAACTTGGGTCTGTATCATATTATTGTTTAATCACAAATAATGATTTTACTGCAACTTCTTCTTCTGGGCCTATGATTACAGATGGTGGTTCTAAAAATGTAGATTATATGAATAAGGGACAAACTTATAATGTAGTTCTTCCAAATGGTGCAGCCGTAATAGATTCAGCTATAAGTGGTAGTTTTTCGAGTTGGATAACTTATGGAGGAGGATGGGTAGTTTCTAGTAGTACATATGATGCTACTTATTATAATTTAAATTTTTATTTTAGTACAGAAATAGTTCCTGCTGGTGCTACAATCAATAATGTTGAAGTTTATTATAATATATCTGCAGGAGTTAAAGGGGATTTTCAATTAGAATGGAATCTAAGTAGAGGATTTGGAAGTTTACAAACAACAATACCAATTAGAGCTGCCTCAGATGCCCAAGGTAATGGAATCCAAGAAGAAATTGTAATTCCATCTGGAAATAATATAATGCAATATGAAGATGTACATGCGATAAGATTAATACCACAAAATACTGTTGGTACAATATATGTTTTACAAGTGAGAGTGAATTATACCTTATAAAAGGAGAAAGTAATGACGAAGTCAGGGTTAGAGATGATTGAGAGTTTATTAGAAAAAGTAGAGTTATTGGATAGGAGATTTATAACTGTTGAGCAAAATGTAAAAGAATTATTAAGTAGAGCAAATGGATTTGTACCAAATTCCAAACCTTCACTTAAATCTGAACCAACTATTAAGCAAGGACCATCTATTTTAGGAACAGAACCAAATGCTACTGAAATAAATGCCATGAATGCTGGTGCTATGAAGTCAGCTACAAATACAACAAAAGTAATGGGAAAAATTAAAAATAAAGAAGGGAAGTCTCTTATAGGAGTTAATGTAACAGTTGTAAATGAAAGTGGAGATGTCGTAAAACAAACAAAAACAAATAGAGCTGGAGAATGGATGTCTTTTCTACCTTCAGGGAAATATAAGGCGAGATATTTTTTAGAAAAAATGATTAATACTACGGTTGGGTTTAATGTAAATCCAGATCAAACACTTATTAGAGTTGCTCAACCCAAATTGGAGGGATAATGTCGGCCTCACATCGTGTCTATAGCGATCTTTTTCAATTATCAAGTTTTGTTCAGCAAACTGCTGTTTCTCAAGGAAAAAATCTTCTTATAGACGCATTAAGGGAATATTTCCGTCAAGATACATTCTACAAATATAGAACTGATGCTTTTGGATTTCCATTAACACCAGATCTTACTGATATGCCTCCAGATATTCAAGAAGAAAGAACTACAAGAATATTTATAGGAGATTCATTTAGATATGATATTAGGTTTTGGCCTGCTGTTGTCGTAAAATATTCTTCTGGAAGAACTTATCATGTGAGTTTTAATCAAAATCAAACTACAAAATATCGTTTAGATCTTGTACTAGATGGTTATGGTGGAAGGTCTTATATTAATGTTCCAACACATCATATTGTTGCTGGTGCTTGGGAACAAAGTTTTGAGATTGTAATTGCCTCAGAAAGTATTCCAGATAGAGAGGAATTGACTGATATTATTTCATCTTTTCTTATTGGAAAAGCAAGACAGGAACTTTATGAAGCCGGATTGTTTATAAAAAATGTTAGTATTGGGAATGAAAGTAATGAACAATGGGGAAATGATCATGTATTTCTACAAAGTATAACAGTAGAGGCTTTTTCAGAGTGGAGACGGGCTTTACCAATTGAAAACTTAGTTCATGCTATAAATTTCTGTTTTAATTATAATATATTTGGAGCCAGTCCAGATACAACTCTTGTTGATCAATCTGATCTTGATACTTAACTTCCTACCCATTTTCTAATAGCACTACAATTTTTACATAACATAATATGATCTTTTAGATCTTTTTTAATTCTTTCAATAGACATGTTTTTTGCTTTACTTATATTATATGTTTTATTTTCATAGTAAAATTCATATATAGGGGTTGGATATGATATTTTACAATCTTTACATATTCCCCCACGTTCTTCAATAATTCTTTCTAATTTTTCTTCTAATTTTAATATTTTAACTTCATTTTGACATTTCATACAATAACTAAGCGGACGGCCACTATCTTTTCTGGCATAAAAATTTTTTTTATCTTTTATTTTAAAGCATCTTACGCAAAAAGCTTCATTATCATCCAATTTTGGTTTCATTTTTAAATTTGTTTTCCCAAATATCTATAATATTGTATCCTGCTAGTTTTAGATTTTTCTTTTTATTAATTGTTTCTTTATATAGTTCTCCAAATGTTTTTTTACGATTTATGTTGATTTCTTTTGGATTAAATATTTCTGGATTTCCGTGCCAGTAATCTCCCCAGAATTCATATATTGTATTGGTTTTTTTAATATATCCATCTACAATATATTTTTTTCTTCCGCATTTAATTATGATTTCTCTACAATTTAATGGAACGCCACACATATCTAACCATTTTTGAGATATATTTGATATGTTTGTTTTATTACATTTAGGACAATTATTACCATTAATGTGATTATTTGGAGATTGTTTAAATTCTCCGTGTTTATAACAAATAATAATAACTTTTGTTTTACAATTTATATAATTTACTTTATTATAATTATATCTATCTCCATGAGTTTTTTTTGCATCTTTAATAAACTCTTTTGTATTTTTATTTATAACTCCGCATTTTAAACATCCTTTTCCTGATAAATGTCCGTTTGGAATTTGATAAAACTCTCCATGTTTTGGGCAAATTATTTTAACCTTTTTATTTTCTCTCTTATATATTACATCACTATAATCATATTTTTTTCCATGAACTTTTATAGCATCTTTAATAAATTCCTCTGTTGTTTTCTTTTTATTACCAGCACATTTTGAGCATCCATGTAATGACAAATGGTTTTTTGGGGTTTGATAAAACTCTCCATGTTTTGGACAAATTATTTTAACTTTTGTATGAACATTAATATATTTGGTTTTAGAATAATTGTATTTATTTTTATGTGTATTTTTAGCTTCTTTAACAAATTCTTCTGTTGTCTTTTTTTTATTACCAGCACATCTTGGGCATCCTTGTTTATTTTTAATATGAGGAGTTGGAGCTTGTTTAAACACTCCATGTTTTGAGCAAATAATTTCTACTTTTGTCTTACAGTTTATATAATTTACTTTATTATAATCATATCTATCACCATGAACCTTCTCCGCATCTTTAATAAAGTCCTCTGTTGTTTTTCTTTTCATTTTTCCCCTATTAAAGTTTAAAATATGTTAAAAAATTGATAGAAAACAATTGCTCTATCATTTCAATATGTTGGAAATTAAAAAAACTATCAATATTATTGTATAGCGATTAAGTGCTGTATTTTATTGAAATATACATCATAGAAAAAATTTAGGAGGATTGGTTAATGGGAATAAATATTCCAGGAATTGTCGGTTATAGTCAACCTGATACATTTTCAAGAATAAGGACTCTACAAAGAGCACTTTCTATACCAGGGGGTCTTCGTATTCTTAGTGTTATTGGAGAAGGCCGAAGAGAAGAAACAGTTATAGAATCAGCAGAAGGAAATGGAGAAGATGGTTTCAATCCTACTTTCACCGCAACCTCTGATGGTTATGGAAGATTTTTTCGTTTAGCAAATTATCCTATCGTCACAAATAGAACTACACTTCTTCTAAATGGGTCGCCACTTAGAGTTTTAGAAGGAACTATTGATGGAACAAGTTTTTCATCTCAATATGATGCTAAACTTGAAGTTGCTACTGGTAAAATTGAAATGCAGAGTGCTAGTATTATTGATAAGGGTGGAAAACTATATAGTACTGCTTCTACAAATATTGGGGATGGATACTTATCAACTCCAACTTTATCAGACACAAATGCTACAGCAGAAACCTGGACTATAAGATGTACTAGTGTTCTAAAAGATGGTTCTGGCAATCCAATTAGAGAAACTGCTACATTTATTGTAAGAGGTTCTGTTTCTGGACAACTTTCCGATGGATATGGACAACCTTACACTTGGATAAGTGATGGAAATGTTGTTGATAATGGTGTTTTATCGTTTGCTATTTATAACAACCCATCTCCAGCTCAGCCTTTTGCTGTTGGTGATAAATTTACTATTGAGGTAGATAGTAAAGTTCTTCAAAGTATGGATAAGCTTGAAGCACGATATATTGCTTCTAATGATGTAGAAGATCCTAAGCTTTTTACAGATCCTGGAAAATTATTTGCTACATATGGAACTCCAAGCACTGAAAATACTCTTTCACTCGGTGCTCAAATGGCTTTTGAAAATGGAGCAACTTCTGTTTTAGCAGTTCAAGCCAAACCACCTCTTCCAAGAAGAACCTCTGATATTGTTCTTCCGGCCTATAATTCTCTTACTGGTATTGGAGGGGCAACTGGAAGTGCTAATGCTGATGATTTGATTTTCTTTATTGATTATCCTGGAAAACCAGATGGTGATACAACAGTTAATTTATTTATTCTAAATACTGATGGAACAGAAGATCAGATTTTTCCTAATAAAATAACTTTCTATGATCCAGATATTACAGCCGCCTTTTCTGCTTATGAGCAAACTGGTGTAGATACTCTATTGATGCAGGAATTTATGGATCCAGGTCAAAGTGGTTATTCATATAGTTATACAGTTGTTTCTGATGATCAAATTGAACAAAGTGCTAATGATGCGACAATTACTCCTATTGGTGTCGGAACAACTGCAACATTTTATAGTGAAACTGCAATTTTTACTTCACAAGCTATAACCCAAAGTAAAGAAATTGATATTTTCTATACAGGAACAGTTAATGATGGTAGATACTCTATTTCTGAGGTTGTAGATCCTAATACAGTTAAAATTACAAGAACTTCCGGATCATTTATTTCGGCAAGTAATGTTAAATGGCAATTATTATTACCTGGAAATGAATCACAGAGAATCCTATTTACAACCGATTTAGCACTTGCTTTGAAGAAAGGTTTAAGAGTTAGTTATATTGATCAAAATGATGCTGATTTTTATGATGCTAATTGGGCAAGTATTCTTGATGTTTTGGAAACACAAGATGTTCAAATTCTTGTTCCTCTTCCAACTCAAACATTCTCGGCAATTCAGCAAGCATTTAGAGTTCATTGCGAGCGTATGTCTTCTACCTATTATAAGAGAGAGCGTGTTTTATTAACAGGAGCACTTCAAGGTCTTTCAACTGATAATGTTATTGGAACCGAACTTGCGGCTGTTGAAGATATTGGTATTTTAGAAGGTATTCAAGGTGATGATCCAGAAGAGATTTTGGATGGAAATATTGAAGATCTTGCGGACTATGGAGTATCTACTAATTTTGGTGATACATTTCGTGTAGTTTATTTTTATCCGGATGAAATTATAAGAGTTATAAATGGAACTCGAACTACAATTCCAGGATATTATATTGCTGCAGCCGCGGGCGGTTGGTTAGCAGGAGAACCAAATATCGCAATGCCTCTTACATTTAAGATACTTACAGGTTTTACTATTTTAAATGATAAGGTATATAAGCAAACAGTTCTCAATAAACTTGGTGACGCTGGAATTACCGTTATTCAGCCAGTTACTGGTGGTGGAAGAGTTCAACATGGTAAAACTACTACTCAAAGCGGTGCCCCAGAAGAAGAGGAAATCTCTATTATCTTTATCCGTGATCAATTAGCAAGAACAATGCGTCGTAGTTTTAGATCTTTTATTGGGCAACCTAGTGATGAAACTCTAATTCCATCATTAACTCAAAAAGCAATAAAACTACTAAATGCTTTTGTTTCTAAAGGTCTTATTACTGATTATAGAAATCTATCAGTATCCAGAGATGATGTTGAACCAAGACAATATAATATTGTTGTTGAGGTAGAGCCTAACTATCCAGCCAATTGGATTTTCATAGACATAAGTGTAGGATTGTTCTAAAATTTTTTTGGAGTCAAATTGAGAGATAGTTGTATAGATGAAGAGCGACTTAGGAACTTAGCAAATAATCATAGCATATTAGAAATATCTAAAATTGAAAACATACCATATTCTACAATATGGTATAATCTTAAAAAATATAATATCTTAATTTCTCGTTCTTCTAAATACAACTATCCTCTTTTTGACACTTTTACTCCTGAAAGTTGTTATTGGGCTGGATTTATTGCCGCCGATGGAAATGTTTTTGTTGGGAAGGGTGATTATAGAATATCTTTACATTTAAATATTAAAGATATTAATCATTTAGAAAAATTTAAAGAATGTGTTGGAACAACAAATAAAATATCTATCGGTCATAGAGATTGTTATATTCAAGTATGTTCAAAGCAGATGTTCTTTTCATTAAATAATAATTTTAATATTGTCCCCAGAAAATCATTAACTTTACAACCACCACAAATACCTGAAAATTTATTATCTCATTATATTCGTGGTTATTTTGATGGCGATGGGCATATTGGATGTTATGGAGGAACCTGTAATTTTAATATTGTTAGTGGATCAAGAGATATAATTTATTGGATTTCTAACAAACTTCAGTATTTTGGATTAATAAATAAAGATCATATTTATGGAAAAAAATCCTTTCGTATTGATGTAAAAAATAAAAATTCTATAAAAATATTTGATTGGTTATATAAAGATTCAACTATAAAACTTGATCGTAAATATAAAAAATATTGTGAATATAAGAATATTGATTTAGATTATAAAGCAATTTCAAATGAATATTTAGGTGGAGATAGTTTAGAAGATTTATCTAAAAAATATAATATTTCTAAATGGGTTTTACTTGGAAAATTTAAAAAACTTGGGGTCAGGAAAACTACAAAAAGAGTTTTAAATAATAATTTTATAGATATAAATGAATATAGTTGTTATTGGGCAGGTTTTATATCTGCAGATGGATGGGTTGATAAATATCATTTAAGTATAGAACTTTCACATAAAGACAGAACTCATCTATTTAAAATAAAAGATTTTTTAAATAGCAATGCGGAAATAAAGCAAAGAGATAGAAAATCTTTTGGAAAAATAACAAAATCTTGCGTTATTCAATTTAATTCTTTAGATTTGGTGCAAAGTTTATTAATTAATTTTAATATAGTTAGAAATAAAACATTAATTCTTAAACCTCCTAATTTACCTACAAATATGATTAGACATTTTATTCGCGGATATGTAGATGGCGATGGAAGTGTTGGATGGAATAAAGTTCCTCGTTTATTTATATGCTCCGGATCTAAAGATTTTTTAACATGGGTTTATAATCAAATAAAATCTATCAAATGTGGAAACCCATCAATTACAAAAAGAAATTCTAATACATATTGTGTAGAGTTTAAAGGAAAATATACTATAAACATTTTAAATTGGTTATACGGAAATTCAAATATTTATTTAGATAGAAAATATAATAGGTTCTTGGAGTATAATGACAAATTATCCATCTAGTGGAAGTTTAATAGAAAATCGTATTAATAGTAGTTTATCAACTCAAATTACTATTAAAGTAAATAACACTACTGTTGGTGCTATTCAAAGATTAGCTATAATCCAAAACAGAGAACTTCATCGTTGGGAAGAAATTGGAACAGATGGAATTGTAGAAATACATCCAAAAGGAGCAACCAAAATAGAACTTAGTGTAGATAGGATTGTTTTTGATGGAATGAGACTTCCAGAATCATTTGCTAGAGGATTTATAAATATACAATCACAAAGAGTTCCTTTTGATATTTATATTATTGATAAAACAGAATTAAAATATTCTGGAGATGCTATTATTCATGTTTTTAATAGTTGTTGGTTTAGACAATATAACCCTCAATTTCGTGCCGAAAATTTTATTGTTCTAGAAACATCTCAATTATGGTGCGAATATATAACCACTACAAGAAATAGTACCAGTGCAGCAACAGGTGGATATAGAGGCATTGGATATGAACACGATACAATAGAAAGAGCAACAGATACAAATGGAAGGATAGGAAGATATGAGAAATTAAATATAGGTAATCCTCTTGAAAACATATAATATTATTGAATTATATAATAAAGGACTTACTTTAAAAGAAATTGGAAATAAAATAGGATATAGTGAAACTACTATTTTTAATAAATTAAAAAAAAATAATATTGAAAGAAGAAAGACTGGTCCTAAAAGGAAAATATCTATAAATGATAATGTATTTTCTAGTTTTAATAAAAATAGTTGCTATTGGGCAGGGTTTTTAGGAGCAGATGGTTGTATTTTTGGTAATCAAATATCAATAAATTTACATTTAATAGACTACAATCATTTAGAAAAATTTAAAGAATTTGTGGAAGTTTCTAGTAAGGTAATTAAGAAAAATAATTCTTGTTATATTAAGTTCAGATCGGATATAATTAGAGATGATTTAAAAAGAAAATTTAATATAGGTTCTTGTAAATCTTTAGTTATACAACCTCCAGAAAATATGCCGGTTCGTTTTGATAGACATTATATTAGAGGATATTTTGATGGCGATGGAAGTTTATGTTGTAGAAATCCTTTAAGTTTTGAAATATATTCTGGATCCAAATATATATTGGAATGGTGTAGAAATAAAATAAAACATCATGTTAATTTAACTGGAGGAATGAAAGTTTCTCATAAACATGGAAATTGTTTTAGAATTTCATTCGGCGGAAAGCAAGTAATAAAAATAATGGACTGGTTATATGAAGATTGCGAGGCCAATTTTTTAGATAGGAAGAGAAAAAAATATAAAATATTTATGGAGGAATAATATGGTTTCCTATCCACTTACAGGATCAAATTTAAACAGCAACATTAGCACGGGACTTTCTACCCAAATACTTATTAAAGTAGATAATGAGGCTGTTGGTGCTATTCAAAGTATTAACATTACGCAAAACAGAGGACTTGAGAGAGTTAAAGAAGTTGGTCTTGATGGAATTCTGGAAATTGTACCAAATAAAGCAACAGAATATGAAGCAAATATTACAAGAGTTGTTTTTGATCGACTTAGACTTACAGAGGCTTTTAAAAGAGGTTTTATTAATATTAAATCTCAATTAATTCCTTTTGATATTCAAATTATTGATCGAACTGCTGGTGATACTGATGGAGCTGTGGTTCATACTCTTGAAAATTGTTGGTTTTCACGATATTCTCCAAAATATCAAGCAGATAATTTCATTATTCAGGAAGATGCTCAAATTTTAATTGAAGATATTAGAACAAATCTTGGAAGCACACAGAACTCAGCAGTAATTGGTGGCTCTCGTGGTATTCAGCCTCAAACTGATACTTTTGGTAGAGAGACTGCAACTGATTCTGGATCTGGTGGGGCAACTCCAGGAGCAGGTTATAGAGGCTCTATGGATGTTTCTAATCTTACTAATGCTGTATTTGCAGAATAAAATTATTGACCGAGATAATTTCTTGGTCTTTTTCCTGCCGGTAATATAATGAATCAAGAAAGAAATTTCCATATTTTTGTTAAGTTTAAATGCCGTTTAGGTAAATAGGAGAGGTATGTAAAATGATAGAACTAAATCATAAAATTCTTGGTACTGTTGGTGCTACAAAAGAAGAATCTAAAATAGAAATGACTGATTTACAATCTTTAATAGAACTTGGATGTATTAAAGAAGAAGTTGAGATTGGTGGTATAATGTTTTCAATAAGATCTCTTAGTGCGACTGAAAGAATATCACTATCAAAAGAATTTGGAAAAAATGAATTAGATGAAGAAACTATGTTTAATTTTAATATAAAACTTTTAGCGATTGCTGTTGAATCCGTTAATGGACAACCTCTTGAATCTCTTCATCCTAAACCTTCTGGAAATCAAATTTCTATTAAAACGGATATTATATCCTCTCTTCAAACACCCGTAATCGCAAAATTACTTGAATCATATGCTAATATTGCTGAACGATGTGATAAACAATTTGGATTAGATCAAGTAAAAAAATAGCACAGGGATCATCACATAGACTCCGATGGGACCTTTGTAAGATTTATCAGAAACATGTTGATGATCCTATGTTTGAAAAATTAAATGATGCTCAACTTCTATGGTATCAAACTCAAATATTTTTGGATAAAAAAGAACAATTTGAAATGTTAAGAGATATAGCGGAACATAATGCTATTTTTGTAAATCCAGAGGGAGTTCAACAAGTTAGAGACGCAAGAGATAATTCTTTTGAAACATCAGATGAAGATTTTAATAATATGGTTGAAAACATGTTTGGTAGAGGATTACCTAATGAAAAGAAAGAACTTGATGTATTAGATATGCTTAAACAAGAAAGAGAATCTTCCCAATACTCTCAAATTGTTGATATGGATTTTGATGATATAAAATATACACCCTTCGAGTGAGGTTTTTTAAATGGCTGAAGTAGATCTTGAATCAATATCAAAACTATTAGAACAGGCTTCTAATGTTAAAAATCTTGGAAACTTACAATCTTTATTAGATATTCTAACACAAAAAGCCTCTGGTCTTAAAGATGCTCTAAAACAAATGGCTGTGGCTGGTGAGCAAAATACTATAAAATTCAAACAAATTGAAGAAACTTTAGGGAAAGTTGCATCTACATCTAATGATTTACGAGATAAAATTAACGCTATTCCTTTTGGAAATTTACTAGGAGATTTAGAAAATTTTAAGAAAAAAGGTTCAGATGCTAGTGGTGAAATGAGTATTTTTATCAATAAGATAGTAAATACTGGAAAATCTTTAATGAGCAATTTACTGCCTGGATTAAGATCTGTCGGTGAAGGACTTAAAGAAAATGTAGGACTTATGGCCTTAAATCATTTTTCAATGGTTCGTGACATGGTAAGTCCTATGAAAGATTTTAAAGGTTTTTCTACAGGAATTTTTTCTGGTCTGAATCAAAGTTTAAGAGATAATTTGGAAGTTCAAAATCTAGCACGATTTAATTTTATGTCTCTTGGGAAAAGTATTGGTCAAGCAGATGCTGAAGCAGAAAAGTTTCCAGAAAGAATGAGAGCTAGTGCTATGGCTCTTGGACTTGGACTTGAAGAAACAAAAAAATATAACGATCAAGTTAGATTTATACCTGATGCTTTAAAAACCGCTAATGCTGCTTTAGTTAATTATAATTATATTCAAGATAAACAAATAACTATTAGTCAATTAGCTCAAGTTGGAATGAAAGCTTGGGGACTTAGTACTGAAAATGCTTCAAACATACAACAACAAGCATATACACAATTAAATCGTAGTGGTGAAAGTATGATTAATATGTTGGGTGAGATGCATGGAGCTATTAAAGAAGGTTTTATGCCTGCTACTATGGCTTCTGAACAAATTATGAAAGCCAGTAGTTCAATGGGGATATTTGGAAGTAATGCTAGTTTGGCCACTAACATATGGAAACAATTTGCTTCTTCATTAACTGCTGGAGGTGTCGCGGCCAATGAAGTTGGTAATATAGTAAATCAAGTTACAACTGGAATTGCTAATATGAGTATTCAAAATCGTGCTTTTATTGGGATGATGAGCGGAATGTTTCAGGGAGCAACAGCTCTTGGTGGTGGTCTTAAAATGGAATTAGCTATGCGAAGTCCCGGTGGATTAGAGAAAAATTTAGAATCTCTTACTTCTAGTATTGCGAGATTTGGTGGTGGACAAATTCTAACATTAGAACAGGCTGCCAATAATCCTCAACTTGAAATGCAGTTTGTTCTTCAAAGACAAATGCTTGGAAAATTAGCGGGTATTACGAATACAGAACAACAAAATAGAGTATTAGAAACATTAAAGGGAGTTGAACAAGGAGGAATATCTCGTATCGATGGAAGTCGTCAATTAAATGATTTAATGAAACGTGGAACTGATGTTCAGGCAAATACTGTTACTTCTATTGAAAAGATGGAACGGGCATTGGGAGAAAGAATATCTCAAAGTAATAGTATTTTATCGAACATACAAAGTGATTTAAAAGGATTTAATAGACTTGGAATGGGTGTTCGTGGAGGAGGTCTAGAACCAACTTCTATTACAGAAACACCATCTTTAAAACTTGGATCTGCAAGGGCTTTAAAATTAGCTGGAAACATGCCTGCCGCTATAGATGCAACAAAAGAAGGTCTTAGAGGATATGGGACAGATTTTAGAAGATTTTCTGGTCCTGCTAGAACTTTTCAAAATGAACTTAATATGGGATCAAGACCAATAGAATTAGAAAAAACCTCCGCAAATTACATACTTGAAGGACTTATGGGAGTTGATAGATTATCAAATGAGAGACTTCCCACAGGAGCTGGAGATCTTCTTCCTAAAACTCAAACTTTAGCAATGATGCCAAGAGGGATGACTGGTATAAATGATCCAAATCTTTCTGTAGCATTAGAAAAAATTGCTAATTCTTCATCAAACAGAGATATTATTAATACAAGTCCAGCCGTTATGGAGAATATTAAAACAACAAGGAATATAGAAGAAAATGTTATAAAACAAGAGAACCCAAATATGTTAGTTACTAGAACAGAATCAGAAATAGTAATAAAAGTTGATTCTGATGATAAGAAAGTTCATAAAACAATTATGGAAGTTCTAGGAGAGGTTCTTCCACAAGCTTTAAATGCTGATAGGAGAGAATAATGGCTAGTGAATATAATAGTAGAGAAGGCAATTTACAACTTCCAGATATTATAGCAAATAATCCTCAAACACCAAAAGGAAGGAAATCCCGTCAGCTTATTCGTTGGAGAGTTCCAGGATTGGGTTTTGTAGATATGTATATTAATCCTCAGCAAATGAATATTTCAGAAAAAAAAATTATTCAAAAACAAAGAACAAAAGGTGGGTATGTTATACAATATTGGGGGGAAGAATTAATAGATATAAGATTACAAGGAAATACTGGAGCATCTGGAATAGAAGGTATTAATATTCTTAGAAAGGTTTATAGAGCAGAACAGGATTCATTTCAACAAGTAGCTCAAATGTTGGCAGATAGGGTAAATGCTTTTTCTGTTGGAGGAAACATTGCTGGACTTATAGGAGCGGGAGCACAACAATCTGGAGGAGATTTTGCTGGTAATGTAACTGGTGGTTTAATAACTGGTCTTCTTGGAGGTAATTCATCTCCATCAACACTCCCAACATTAGGATCTCTTGCTGTTTCAGTAGAAATGTATTTTCAAGGATGGGTTTTTAAGGGGTATTTTAATAGTTTTGATGTTCAAGAATCAGTAAATAATGGTGTTGGTGTTTATAATTACACATTATCATTCACAGTTCTAGATAGAAGAGGAGTTAGATCAAATATCATGCCTTGGCAACGTGAAGCCGCTATTTTTGATCCAGATTCAGGAAAACCAAAGAGTTATTATAAATCTGATTCTAAAAACACTCCATTAAGTTTTGGAGGAGAGAAGGAATAATGTCTATTATTTTGACTACACAACCAAGTTTATCTGATGACAAAACACTTAATATTTTAGGTGATTTTGGTGATGCTATTGGTATTCCAGGTTTTCCACAACCAAACAGAGATAGGGGAAGAAAAACATCCTTTCAGGCTATACAAAGTGATATAAATAATGTTATTGATAAATTAACTGGAGGGTCAAATCAAGAACAATTTGATCCAAGTTTTGTTGGAGATGGCCGTCAAGCAATTCCTGGAGGAAACGTTCAAGGTGGAGAAGTTTCTCCATTAGAAGAAGCGAATGTTAGGCAAACATATAGCCAATCTCCTCAAACAAGTGTTATTATTAAAAAAAGAGCTTTTTCAGGATTACAGCATCTATATGATCCAACATTAATGGACCCAGCAGAAAAATGGTTATTAAGAGCCATTAAAAGATTAACTGCATCTAAATGTGAAGCGATGGCTTTATATGAAAGATTAACAAAAATTAAACGTTTAGAAGAATTAGGAATGAGTCCTGGTTTAATTTTAGCATCTTTAATATCAACATCCAGCGAAGAATTAGGGCAAATAGATTATTTTACTTCAGCTATGCAGTTACAAAGAGCCCAAGCTGATAGACAACCTCCAGATATAACAACATATCATGTTGATAGTAGTTTTCCCATTATAGAAGAACTTGGTCCAGGAAATGGTATTTTTGAAATAACTGCTATTTCAGATGTTAATACAAATCTTGATATAAATGGAAGTGGTTCTGCATCTTTTAATATTGAAGATCCTTATAGAATATTAATTGTTACAGAACAAGATATTGAAATGGCTTTAAGAGATACTGCTCTTTCTGGATTTGTTGATGCTATTAGTAGTGCGGCTGGATTATCTTTAACAACATCTCAAGCATCTGATGCTCAATTACAAAAAGAAAGAGAAGCAAATGGTAAAAGTGCTATTACATTTTCCGTAGGTGTTGGAAGCAATTATGGAGTTTCTGCTGTAATTGATGCTATTGGTTTTGAAATTACAGAAGACAATTTGGATGATATTCCAGAACCACACACTCTTAATAGTGTAGAGGAAACTTTATTTAAATCTGTTTTAACTAATTTAAAAAATTATGAATTTGCTATGCGTAAGAATTTTCTTAATGGTATTGGTGGAGTGAAATCTCAAGAGTCAAAAGAACAGATAAAATATGCTAGAGAAAAAATGAGACTTTATCATATGGGAAAATCTATTATTCAACCTCTTGATTCTGTTCATATTTTTATAGATGGTGGGACAAGAAGATTAGGAGAAACTGGAAATATAGAAGATCCTAATGAAAAATTTAATTTAGCTACTATATCCGGATCTCTTAATGCTACTGGAAACATTCTTGGATTACAAAATGAAGCACAAGTAGATGATGATTTATTAAGAATAGAATGGGAACGTGAAGGTCAGCATATGAAATTTAAACATTTCAAAGTGTTAAGAACTTTACAGGGAAGTGGGGAGGGAGGAATTCAAGTTTTTGGTGGAGTTGTTAATAATGTAACGGATAAATATAATGCTAATTCTGGTAAATTTATATTATCTGTTTCTTGTAATAGCAATATGGAATGGCTTTCTTTATCACGATTTAATCAATCTCCATCTTTACAACAGGTTCAGGGTATAGTATATGATCCTTTAACTCCATTTAATATAAGTACTGATCCTGCAACTGGATTACCAAAGGGAAAACCTGAATGGTCGGACGCGAATAAAAAAATTCTTAATGGTGAAGCAAAAGTATATTTCGATACTGGGGCAAAAATTGGAATTCAGGTAAAAACAGAAAATGATGCAGCTCAAGATATTCAACAGACTGGTGGAAACCTTGTTACTTTATTTCAACATGCCCCTGGGTTGGTTTATAGATGGAAACCTGGAATTATAACTGCTACTTATAACATGGCTACAACGGATCCAAAAGATGGGACTGTTGTAAGTTATAATCAATTAAGAAGAGAAATTGGTCAATATTCCTCAAACACTCCATTTGATAATATGGATGCAGCTAATGTTATTAGTTTATTAGTAACTGGACATCCATATGATCCCGTAAGATTTGTTCAAACCGCTCTTAATTCTGGTTCTTTTTCTGCAGATACTACTTACAATGATTATAAACAATACTTTCATACATTTTTAGATGTTCAAAGATCAGTTAATATTGTTCAAGGAGGTTTTTCTCCATTTAAAACTTATGATATTAATCCTAAAACTTTTGCTGATGGTTTAAAAGTTCAAAGACAACTTAGTGGATCATCTTCAAGATTAACACAACTTAGAACAGAATTGGCGGAATTAGAAGATAAATTTTTAGCAATTTCTAAATCAAGTGATAAAAGAATAGCAAGAGCTTTAAATTCTAAAATAGAATCTCTTAATGAATCTATTGATCAAATTGATAAAGAAATTAGTGGATATGAAAAAGATAAAGACGAAAAACTAAAAGGAAGCGTATTATTTATCGCTGGAAATGATATTACTCTTGATTTATTAGGAAATGGGAAAGATTATAAATTATTTGGTGATAGGTTAAGACATGCTTCTCTTAGAAGACGAGAAGATATTATACGAAATAGGGACCGTAACTATTTAATTATTTCCGATGAATATGATAAAGATTATGATATCCAAGCATTTGTATTGAAGTTTAAAGAACAGCAATCTCCTGATCTTTGGAAAAGTTCATGGCAGGATGTTCTTAGCATATGTAAATCGGTTGCTGAAACTCTTAATTTTGAGATTTTTTGTAATTCTCAGGGTCATATAGTTTTTCGTCCTCCTCAATATAATAGAACTCCAGCATCTGTTTTTAATAATTTATTTTCTATGGCGAAATCTTCTGGAATTGATGTTCTTCCAGATTTTTTGAAAAATCTATTTTTAAGCAGAGAACAATCTATACTTAGAGAGATCATTACACTTGAAACAGAAATAGTATTAAATGGTGCTTTATTAGGATATAAAACAGTTGCTGATACTCAAAAACTTTTAAGTGATGGAGAGAACACAAGAGATATTTTTGTTATTGCTAACTTTAATTCATTATCTGAGATTGCTGGGCGAAATTTCGCACAAACACCACAAGAGAGAAAATCTCTTCAAGCAACGGTTTCTCAGGCAAATAAAAATATTCAATTAAGTAAGGGAGTTAGAGGTGGAGCTTTTACGGCAAGAAGTCAGGTAAATCTACAAAAACGAACTTTTGAAGGAGATCTTACTAGTAATACCACTATTGGTAATGAAGATTTATATAATGATGCTAGAGAAAAATTAGTTAGATTAAGAGGGACAAAATTATCAAGTATTCCAGAATATAGTAAAGCAAAAATTGGAGTTTCTAGAAATGGACAGAGAACTCCTTCATCCGATGCTGCTAATATTATATCAAATATTTCTAATATTATAAGTAGAAGGTCTAAGTTATTACTTTTATTAGATAAAATATTAGAACAAAATATTCAAGTTGGAGATATGAGTTCTGGAAAAGTTGCTTTTACAGATCAAGGACTTGTAGATTCTAATTTTAAGAAACTAGATATGATATATGATCAATTAGTTGAAGATGATACTAAAAATGTTTTAGGTCATATGTCTGGAGAAAGATTTGTAATTAAGGATGAACATATTATATCAGCAACATTTACAGAAAAACCACCAAATATGACGAGTGTTTCGGTTAATGGGACAGAACCACTTGTTGGAGAAAAAGGAAGTTTAGCAAATATTCCAGTATATACGGCATTTGGAACAGATTTTGATTTATGGAGACAATATGGTTGGAGAACTGAAAAAAGTTTTGAAAAACCATTTTTTTGGAGTGCTGAATTACAATGTGCTCCATATGCTGTTATGTTACTTTCTAGACAAAGAAAAAATACTATAACTGGAACTGTTACATTAATAGGAAATGAATTTTATCAACTTGGAGATGTTGTTTATATTACTCATAGAAATATGTTATATTATGTAGAGTCCGTGCAACACTCATTTAATTATAATGGTAGTTTTAATACAACTCTTAAATTAACATATGGTCATTCTCCGGGAGAATATATTCCTACACCATTAGATGTTATTGGTAAAGGTTTAGTTACAAAAGGTAGAACTCATACGGCATATAGAATGAGAAGAGATATTCCTCCAGAGGATACTATTATAGGAGTAGTTGATTTTGCTAAAAATAATACAGATTTACTTGGAGCTCAAAGAGGAAATAGAAATTTTGAAGAATTAAAACGAGCGGCCTCAATAGCAAAAAGAGATTTCAGTAATAGAGTTTCCGAATCTTCAAAAATTTATCTTATTGCTTATGGTGGAGATAAAGATGAGCAAAATATTCGTATAGGTCGGATAAGAAGTTGGTTTCATAGTCCTTATGCTCCGGGAGAACCATCTGGAGGTGTTGGAGCAGATGGTCGTGGAGATGTTGTTAATACAAATAATATTAACACTTCTGATAAAAATATAGGTGATTATCAAATTAATGCCGCATATATTGATTCCACATATATTAGACAATCAGAAGAATATAAAAATTTATCCACTTCTGAGAAGAATTTCCTTAAATCTGGATTAGTAGCAAGCCAAAAAACAAGAGGAATTGATCCTACATTGAAAAATGTTATTGAAATTAGACTTAGACAACCTCCAGTTGGTGGTTGGAAAAGGAATAGTTAAATGAGATATTCATCTGCGGTTTCAAGAAGAGCTGTTGTATCAAGTGTGAATTATGCTGATGGTATAATGCATACGAGATGGTTAGATGATGATAATCCAGGGCCAACAGTCCCAATTCCGCATCCATTTGGAAATCAAGGTGGTTCTGGAATATTTGTTGGAATAAAAATTGGAACTGTTATTGTTTTAACTATGGGGGCTTTTAAAACATATTTCCCTGTTGCTATTCTTCCAACAAACGCATATTATAGTGATGATTTAGCATCTATTTCTGAAGTTGATTTTGATGATCAGGGTTTTCCTTCATTAGATCAGGGAGAGATTGTATTACAAGGTCCAACAGGATCTCAAATAAGATTAAATAATAGTAATAAATTAGAAGAAATTGTTTTAGATAATGAATTTGGAGAAGGAATTATAATTGGTGGAGGAAGTGATAGTTTTCGTTGTTCCATAAAACATTCTTCACCTGTAGATTATACTATATCTCCTTATGGAATTAAGGCTTCTGGTGTTATTCGACGTGATGTAAAAATAGAAGATGTTGAAGAAAGTTTTGTAGATTTTCTTTCCAGACTTGAATCTGAGCAATCATTAGAAGAAATTGGTTGGGATCCAAGCAAACAAGTTACATATATATCTGGAGGACTTGGTGAATCAGTAAAAGGACAAACTGGAGGAAAAATATATAGAAACCCAGCATTTGTTGAAGATAGACAAGTTATTTATGAATATGGAAGAGAATATGTTGTTGGAACATATAAAGAAGAAAATGAAAGATTAGATAGTACTGTTCCTCCAGTTGTAAATTCAGAGTATCGTAGTGAAAGACGAAGTAATGTTTTGGGTTTATCATTATCCGTCCCAAATGAACTTATAGAAACTGTGAGTGGAACGTTAGTTGATATATTTGGAAATACTATTGATATTAATAGGAAAATTTTAGATACTCCAGTTGGAGATAATAATAAAAAATTATTAGAAGATGCATTAGAACAAGCACGACATACAATAGCATATCATATGGAAATAAATGTAAGAAAAGGATATAGATTTGATAGTAAAAGTCAAGATAGTAAAAAACCTTCTCTTTTTAAAGATCATTTAGCGGTAGTGGATTCTGTAGCAAATAATGCTCGTGATAGAAGCAGATGGTTTATTGATGTTGATAAAGAAGGGTTAACTAAAATTAATATCCCCGCTAGTTCTGAAACTGGAAATGTTCCTATGCTTACAAGATATGAGAATTCAAGCGTTTTGGATATTACATCTGATGGAAACCCCACCTCAAAAGGTCGTAAGAGAGAAGTTGATACAAAAAAGTTATATCGTAATAAAAAAAATCGTGATGTTTTTATTGAACAAGTTGGTCCCGGAGGTATAAAAGTTCTTGGAAATCCTCCTGATAATAGAATGGTTGGTAAAAAAACCAGTTGGGTAGATGATGGAAGAAATTCTTCTCAAGAACTAATGGGAATAAATGTTGAAGCTGGAACAGCTTTTCACGATATTACAGAAACGGCTTGGGCTTTAATTAAAGAAAATATCAATACAAAAGCAAATAGTATATATCTTGATGGGCCAACCTCTACTGAAGAAGGATTAAGAGCAATATCAAAAGAGATAAATCCTACAATACCAAAAAATGATTTATCTCCTGCTACAAGATTAGAAAATAAATCTGGATTATTAAAAAACCAACCAAATGCTGGTGGAAGAAGTATAAATGCTAATTTTGATGGAAGTTTAGAAATGTCTATTGGTGCAAATACAATTGATAGAGTTTCTTGGGTTTTAGATACTGCTGGTGCTTTGGTATGGAGATTAGGAAGAGATAGATCAGGAAGAAGTGCTGTAATACAAGCAGATGGAACAATTGCTTTAGAAATTGGCGGATTTGATTATATTGGAAAATCTAATAATGATGAAGTTGATACAAGATTTGTTGGAAAAGGAACAGGGGCAAGAGAAGAAGTTTTACAATTAGATCCAACTCAATTTCGTTCTGGAAAATTAATTATTAGAGTAAGAAAAGCAAATGAAGAAGGAACGGAACCAGATAGTAGTGAAAAAGATACATATTTAATTATAGATGAAACAGGAATAACATTAACAACATCAGGAAGATTTGATTTAATTAGTGAAAAAAACATGTCTTTTACAAGTAAAAGTTTAATTACTTTAGATGCTCCAAAAGTTCAAATCTATAAAGAAAATCCTAAATATTTCGCAAGAACTGCTAGGTTAATAAAATAACGGAGAAGGTATGGCAACAGATCCTAATAGAAATAATTTTCAAAAAGAAGAGCAACCGAAAACATATTCGGAACAACTTGATCAATTGAAATGTACTTGTCCCGCAGGGGCACAGATACGACCATCTTCTCTTCCTAGTGCTACAATAGATTTAGGGGATATTATTGCTGATCATACGAGAATTCTTAGCACTTTCACGTCAGCATATGGAGTAGTGACCGTTGTTCTTAAAATGGTTGCTTGTATTATTGATGTATTATGTTGTCTTGTTAATCCATTTTGTATTATTTTTGCTATAATTAGACTTTTTGGAACATGTATTCCTGATTTTATTTTAATTTTCCCTCAATTTGCTTTACCCGCAATTATTATATGTTTGGTTAAAATTATTCTAGCAATAGTAGAATATATTCTTGAAGTATTACTTCCAATTATTTTAGATATTATTCAAAATATTCAGGATCTTATTGATGCTTTTAATGATGATAATCAAGATGCTGTAGAAGCAGTAGGTTTTAAATTGGCAGCTCTAATAAAAGAATTATATAATATTCTTGGAATTCTTGCTGTGTTAAATGGAATATGGGTTATGGTTAAAGCTCTTTTGTCGGCAGGTATAGGAATTCCTTGCGGAGGTTCTGGAGGAAGTTGTTCTGAATGTGGTGGAGATGAAATTTGTCCTGAAATATTACAACAAACAAGTTTTTCTGGGACAGATGGACAATTTGTAATTTTATTTGGTTCTAATGGATTTAGTTTTCAAATTCTATTTTATTCTTCATCTCATAAATTAGATTTTATACAAATGAGAAACTTTTTTCCAAGAGGGTTAGATTATGCTGAAGTAAAAAATGAAGAAGATGTCCCATATATTTTGAATATTACTCAATCTAGTGGTGCTGTTCAAAAATATGTTGTAACTTCTGTTGATTCAAGCGGATATTCTACATTATATCAACTTCCGCCAGAATATATTTCGGATGGTTACCTTTCTAGCACTGATATTAATAATGTTCCATTAACTGATCCTCTTGAAGCGAGATTTAATACAAAAACAGAAACATTTACGTCCAGTAGTGTTGGAAGTTATGTAACTATGTCGGATATAAGAGGAATTAGTCAATCTCAAATAAATGGTGGATCTTGGAAGATACAAAATTATTATGATGGATATAATGTTTTATTTAAAAGATCGTCTGATGTATGGAGTTATGGTGCTCCATCTGAACATCTTAGGTGGAAGCTTGAACCTTCGGTTCCTTCTATAACTAATAATTTAAATTTTGAACTTGAAATTAACCATGAAGAATTATTGCGTCATGGTTTAATAAATGTAGGTTGTCATCCTGCTGTTAAAGCAACAAGAGAAGCATTAGTTAATAGATTTCCTGATATGGAAGCTACTCTTCCTGACTTACCAGATTTTGATAGTTTGGTTAATAATATTAGTGAATGTATAGGAAAAGTAGCACCAATTGATGTTGATACAGAATATGTTTTAAATAATTATCAAACAATTGCTACTGAAATAACTGGACTTTATGATTGTGTATCAGATCAACTTAATGGTTTTAAAAATGATGCTATAGATTATGCGAAAGAAATATATCCTGTTCTTGTAGATCCTGAGACATCCGAATTTGATGTTGAACCAAGAATTCAAATAATTGGATTAGATGCTAATATTCAAGCAATACCATATGATAGAAATGGAGGATTACTTGGTGTAACTGTTCCTCCTGGTATTGTTGAAATTGATTTTGAAACAAATTTTGGGTCCGTTGGGGAAGTTATAGAAAACAATACTACAGGACAATATATTTCTACAATAACTAGTTTTACACCAGGTATAGCAAATATTAAGGCTAAAATTGGAGGAAGATATATATCATATTTTAATGGTAATAATCTTATTCCTAAAGAAGTTTCGGTTGAATTTATAACTTCTGAAGAGGCAAGACGTAGGTCATTAGCTATAACTGGAGAAGTATCAACAGAACCAGTAGGTCGGAGTAAATAATGGCGGATATTTCTGAAAAAGAATTTGATATTATTGGGTTTGCTAAAAGCATAATGAATGAAATTGAAAATGTTCGTTCGTTTGATGAATTAATTGATGATAAAACTGGAGATACTTATAAAACTCCAACTGAAACTCGTATTGATGCTTTTTTTAGATTAATTGGGTTACCTTATTTTGTTATTATCTCTGACAAAGAAAGTAATAAAAAAGATGATGTTAAATTTCTCAATTCTGGATTTGGAGCTAGTGTGAATAGTACATTGGCTAATAAAGAAATAGTAGATAATAAAAAACAAATTTATGCTACTGTTAGTCCATCGGGAAAAGATTTAGAGGGGAATGTAGCAGAAATTTTAGAGAAAAGAAAATCAGAATTAAAGAAAATTAATGAAGAAATTGGAAAACAAAATATGAATGAGCGTATGGGTCTCGCTATTTGTAGTCCTGCTGATGTTAAGGCAAATATTCCATCTGAATCGTTAGGAAAAACAGAAGCATTTATCCCGAGAGCTTATCCAGGAAATGGGCCAGATACGGAAAATATCCGTATTATTTTTAAGCAATTATTTCCATTAATTCCAAGTTTTCATAGAGTTTTACCTTTAAGAAATCAAATAGCAAGACCATTTACTCTTTCAGTTAAAGAAAGAAGAATTGATGGAGAAACTATATTAAGAAAACCATTTTTAGAACAAGTAATTAGAATAAGATTTGTAGAATATGGGAATTCTCAGACAGATGAAGAAAATAAAACAGAAGAAGATATCACATCATCTATAAAATATTTTATTGGAGAAACACAATTTAACGAAATATTTTCTGGTGATTTTTTATTTACACAAACAAATAGATTAGAGCAATTTATAATTATCAAATTTCTATATGCTATTAAAAATTTAGCGAGAAAATGGGTTAAAATTAATGAACAAAGAGTAAGACTTTTAAGAAAAATAAGTCCTGTTATTGCTATTAAAACAAGTTCTTCTCGTGCTAGTATGTTTGGAAAAAGAATAGAAATTTCTACTGTTTTGGATGGAACGGAAGAAGGAGAAAAATTAAAAAAATTAAATTCTGTTATTGCGTTAGAAGAAGCTTTAATTTCATTATTACCTACGGATGAAAATGAAAAAACGGATCCAAAAAAGAGTAGTACAAGAAATATAACTCCAAGTGCTTTACAAAATCCATTCAATATGTTAATAAGATATAATTTACAAAAAAACATAGAAGATAGAGATAGTATAATTGCTCAATCTAAAAAGAACATTAATAATTTAGAAAGAATTCGTCTTGAATTGGATCTTATGACGGGAGAATTTTCTGGTCTTTCTTTACCAGATATAGTAATCACCATTGCCTCTTTATTTATAGTAAAAAGAGAAACTCTTTTAAATTTATTAGATAAATACACAATTGATTTAATGAAGACTGATAAGGTATTGAAAACTATTATTAAAGATGTAAAACCAGAAGCTTCTAATGCTATGATTGCTATACAAGATTTAGAAATAGTTATTGAGCAACTTTTTTCTTTATTTCAAATTGAAGTTGATGCTACTCAAAATAGAAAAAATCAAGGGAAACAGGCAAGATCTATAAGATCTTCCGATGATAAATCTTCTACTCCACCGCGATGTGCGGTTTCAACAAAGGAGACATAATGTCTTATGACTTAAAAATCGTCAATAATGATCTGGGAATAAATCCTGATGGAACATTACAAACAGTTCATGATAATGAAAAACTTGTTCAAGATATTCTTAAAATCATATTAACATCCGCAGGTTCTAATAAAATTTTTCGTTGGTATGGTAGTAGTCTTGGAACTCGTATTATTGGTAATCTACTTGATCCTACTCAATTAGAAACCGAAGTAGCGAGATCTGTACAAACAGCTCTAAATAATTTAGTAGCATTACAAAAAGTACAAGGAAGAACTCAATATATATCGGCTGGAGAAGCAATAGCATCTATTAGAGGGGTTTCTGTTCTACGAAACAATGAAGACCCAAGACTATATGAAATAAAAATATCTGTTTTGACCAGAAAATTAACAATACTGGAAGATACTTTCACTTTGAGGGTGGCTTAATATGGTAACTTTTAAAAGTTTTAATAATATTGTTTTAGATATGCTTCAACAACTAAATCTAACACAACCAAGTTTAGACACAAAACCTGGAACGGTTGCGAGAGATCTTATGATTGATCTTCAAGCTTTGCAAGTTTCAGACATATATGAAGCTCTTAAAGAATTATCTAGTCTACAATCTATCCTAAATATTTCTGGTCAAGATTTAGTTAATTACGCCAGTAATTTTGGAGTTATAAAACAGAATGGGACAAAATCAATAGGAACTGTTGTATTTACATTTAAATCTATTGATGATGATTTTAATATTCCTTCTGGAACAATAGTTAGAACAAGAAATGGAATTCCATTTTTAACAGTATCTACTTTATCTATAAATACATCTCAATCTAATGCTTTAAGGGCTACAGCAACAAGATTGAGACAAGAACTTGCTACTGTTAATATTAATGATGAATTTGCGATTGAGGCTTCTGTTGAAGCTCAAAGTGCTGGGTCAATTGGAAATATAGCATCATATTCAATAATTACAACAAGTGCTAGTGATGTAAATAATGTTACAAATTTAACATCTTTTACGGGAGGAACAGATTTAGAATTAGATTCAGAACTTAAAGCAAAAGTTCTTGCTACATTTGCTGGAGCTAATGTAGGAACATCAGTAGCATATAGAAGCACAATATTAAGTTTATCTGATGCTATTGATGCCCTTGTTGTAGAACCAGGTGATCCATTAATGGTTAGAGATGGGACCATTGTTGGATATGATAATGATGGAAATAAAATTGTTTCAGAACCTGGAACAGGTGGAAGAGTAGATATATATGTTATGGGAACAAATGCCCAATCTGGAACGGATAGTTTTATTTTTAATGATCAAAGTGGTAAAGATGATCCAACTGATTCTTTAAATAATTATGTTTTAGGGCAAAGTAGTTTAACTCCAAGCACTTCTTTAACTATAAATTCTAGAAGAGTTGCTGTATTATCACAAGGAGCACAAATTCCAGAACAACCTGTTTCTTCTTTGGTTTCTGTTAGTGGAAGTTTGTCTGGGCCTAATTTTGTTGAACAATATTTAGATGAAACAGGTAATTTACAAGGTAATTTTAAACTTATTAAAGATACAGGAGAAGCGTCAGGTAGTCCATTTGGATTAGATAAATTAGGTTGGACAGATAATAAAATTCAGCTTCAAGGAGAATCAAATACTAAAACAGGTTCTAATAGTATAGATGGCCTAGGATTTACAGATATTTTAACAATAGAGGCAGTTAAACAAGATATTCAAATAACAAATGAAAAATCTTCTGTTTCAAGTTCAAGAAACTTTATTCAACTTAAACATTATCCTGTTAGGACCGTTAGTAGAGTTTTTAATTTAACAACAGGTGAAAGATATGTTATTGAAGATCAAACTCCTGATGATTCTGGAAGTATAAATACAACAGGAAGAATACAAATAAGTGGAAGAACTTTGCCAACATCTAGCGATATTCTACAAGTTGATTATACCTGGATTTATAGTTTTGATCCACATATAGATTTAGATAATTTAAATCCAATAGATCCTCTTAATGAAGCTCAAGATTCAATTGAATGGGGTTTTTCTAATTATATAAGAGATGAAATTAAAACAGTTTTAGTAGATGCCTATGAAAATATGAATATTACTACTGATTTTCCAATTAGTAGAGTTTTATCGGTTAATACATATAAATCAGAAACTAGTAGTGTTATTGCTGGAAAATCTGTTGTAACTTCATCAAATACTAATAATTTACATAGTATAAAAGATATTAGCATTTCTGGTTCTCCAGAAGTATATAATACTTATTTAAATAATGGTAGTATTTCTAATAAAACAATTACTCTTCCATCAGATACTTTGGCTGAAGTTGGAGATAATGTTAATGTTATTTATAGTTTAAATGATGTATTTACTAGTGATAGTTATGGATCTGGAACTGTTTTAAATAATCAAATAACTCTTCCTTCTGATGCTGGGACCACAACAGGCACAAGCGTTAGAGTAAATTATGTTGCTGATTTTTTTAATTTAATCCCGAAAACTGATATAACTGAGCTTCCTATTTCTACAAATAATTTAAATAGTTTTCAAAATATAGATGGTTACCAACCAGTCCAAAACGAATTTTCTGGAACAACAATTATTTCTAATAAGAGAAGATCTCCATCTAGACTTCAAGTCAATATAGGTGGTTTATCAACTTCTGGGTTATTACGTATCTCTGGGACTACAATAAATAAAATAACTGGAATTTATACTGCTACTGCTAATGATGAATTAGATTTAGCAATATTAATAAGAAGATCAAAAGGTCTCTCTGATACAGCAACATTACCATCAACAATATATATAGCTCGTTTAATATCAGTTGAAAATATTGAATTAACGGTAACTGAAGAAGTATCATCTGTTAACACAACATATGATGTAACTAATTATTCTATCTATAATAATGTATGGGATAAAGCAAATTCTTTACAGAATACATCTTTAAGTAAAACAGAAGTTGGTTTGTCAGATACTTCAATAAATACATCAAATCCTATTAGTACAGGGACACAATTAAGAGTTGTTTTTTATTATGCCCAGCAATTTGATACAGAAGATTTATTTTTCTCTAAAAATGGTGTAGGAATTACAGAAAAACGATTTGGAAATATATATTCTATTAACAGAATATCTGGTTTTCAAGATTCAATAGGAAATATTCAGGGTAATATAACTATTGATAGTTTAAATCAACCAGCATTAAGTTCTACATATTCTGTAGATTATACTTATACTGCTCCAAAAGAGGGTGAAAGAATAACTGTTAATTATGAATATAATAAACTTATTGTTGATTCTACAGAGGCAATTGAAGATTCTAGACCAATTACAGCAGATGTTTTAGTAAAATCTGCTACTGAGATAAAAATTGATGTAACCGTATATGTAGTAATAGATACATCTTTTAAAGATAAAGAAGAAACTGTTAAACAGGATGTTGCTGATAATATTAGTTCTATATTAAATTCAGAGGAACTTGGGACAACATTAGATGCTTCAGATATAGTAAGTAATATCTATAATGTTGCTGGTGTAGATAGAGTTAGAGTTACAAGATTTAATAAAGCAAATATTTCTGGTACGAAGGAAAGTATTTCTGCCGAGGGTAATGAATATATTGCTCCGGGAACAATTTCTGTTAATATAGAGGAGCGATAAAAATGGTAAATCTGAGGGTTGTTAGACTTTCTGTTAAAAGCAGTACAACCATTGAAATTCTATTTACGCATAATCTTGATACAAACTTAGGAGTTGAGAATATTTCTATAGTTGGAGCTTCTGGAGGTATATCTAATCCAACTATTATATCTGTTGTTCCTTCTGAAAAAGTATTAACAATTTCTATACGTCCTCTTATTCCTCGTGCTAATTATAAAATCACATTATTTTCTACATCAACAAAACCATTTAAGGGTTCTAAGGGAGAAGTTCTTGTAGAAGATGGAAGTAATAATGTTATTTTTTTTGTAGGACAACAAGAAGATAATATTGTTAGAGATAATATTATTGATGACCTTCCAGATATATATGATGCTGAACCTGGAAAATTAGTTTTTGATTCAATTGATGCTGGTTCTAAACAAATTTTAAATGGAGTTCATGCTGCCGGAGAAGTTAGAAGTGCTAATTATGTATCAATTGAAGTTCAAGATGTTGCTATGACCAGAGGAAGTGGTCCTTATGATAGGTTTCCAAATGAAGGAGTTTATCAGTTACTTAGGGTAGGTTCTTTTCCAACATCAGCTAAAGAACAAAATAGAATTGAATTTGAAGAATTTCCTTCTGATCCTATTAGTCTTCAACAGATATTAGTTGAAAGTGAAACGGTATCTAATACTTCTAATGATTCGAATAATTTTTCTGGACTAACTATAACACTTTCTAAAAAACCTGTAATTAAGATTCTCTCTATTGAATTAATCAGAGATAATGTAACATATCAATATGATATAACACAATATAAATATGGAATTAAAGAAAGTAAATATGATTCTAATAATTCTTATTTAGCAGTTGATATTGAAAATGATCAAATTCGTCTCAGCACGTCGTCAATAGGACCAAATTTTCCTTTACCTCAGGGAAGTGATACTATTTTAGTATCTTATTATTATAAAAAAGAAGGTAGAGATGTTGATCCTGATTCCATAGAAGTTTTTACAACTATAAATGTTGTAAGAGAAAGTGTTTCAGCAGTTGCTACATCATTTTTTCTATCAAATGCACCAGTTGTAGATTCTAATGGAAACATACCCACTCTTAATGGTGTAGTTTGGCTTGATCCGGCAACAAATTTTAATCCTACTAAAAAGCATCCTGCTTTTACAGCAGAAATTGCTTTTAGTAATTCAAGTTTTCCAAATCAGACTGGTGAATATTCTATTAATTATAGTACAGGACAAGTTTTTGTTTTTGGAGTAGATGGATCTGGAGTAGATGGGACAACTTCTATTCCACCAGTTGCTAATTATACATATAAAAAAGAATATCAAGCTAATTTGGATTATATTTTCTTTTCGGATTTAGATGAAATAGCTTCTGTCCCGAGTAGGGAATTAAGAGGAAATTCTGCTATAATTACATTTAACTATGAAGACACTTTTGCAAATGGATCAGATTTCAATTTTTCTTCTCATGTAGAAATTATAAATGAAAGAGTGGAAAACCGCCTTATTGAAGATATTGGATTAAAAACTATAAATTATCCTGTAAATGAAGTTTTTAGGATATACAATGAAACTACTGGGGAACTTTACACACCTATTAGGATTAATGGAAATGAAGTATATTTTTCGGCATCTCAGCCTCCAAGAACATTAAATGTTTTAAGAGAGGCGGTTACATATGAATCTGTAATTCAATCTCAATTAGTAATAACCGCTACTTCTTCAGAAACTTTATTTGATATTTTCACAATAGAATTAACAGATAGTGATATTATGTCTTCTATTGGAGGCTTTTTAGGTGCCAATTTTAATACTTCATTAATATTTTCTGAACAAGATTTATTTGTTAATGAATTATATTATAGTCCAGATAAAACTATCTCGGAAAATTTACAACGACTTTTAAATGTAGGAGATTATATTGTTGATTATGAATCTGGAATAGTATATTTAGCAGTAGTTGCTGGACAAAGTACAGATATTGGTGATGCAACTTATAAAAGAAATAATATACAAACAAGAAATAGACATATTATTAGAGTAGATGATATCTATAGGAGTTCTTCGGTAAGCCTTCCAAATATAGAAATTTTTGAAGTAGGAAGTATTAGTGATGATGTTGTAAATGTTCCTTCTTTAAATCATGCTGGAGAAATAGAAGTTTCTGGAACTGTTATAACTGTAAATAATAATACTATAATAACTTCTTCCGATATTTTTAAATTATATAAAATATTTCAAGTAACAGATTTACAGACTACAAGTAATCCAATAAATTTCGCTACTAATGCTACATTTTCTTTTAAAACAATAAGTTTAAATAGTTCTGGAGTTTTAATTTCTGACTCGGGAATAGTACAAACAAATGGAGAAAGAGAATATGTTGAGGCGGGACGAATTGATGATTTATATTCTCAGGGATTGGTTGAATTAACATCTGCTACAAGTATTTCTAATGGATCATTAAATTATTTTAATCAAGGTTCTGATGGATATGTTGATGTTACAAATAATAGAATATATTTACCATCTGGTACAAATATTATTGGACAAAATGTTAATATAACATATCATGCGAGATTAAGAAATAATGCTGCCGTTCTTGTAGATTATTCTGTTGGAGATGTTTTTATTGATTATACATATTCTAAAGATGAACTTTTAGTTAGTTATGAATATGGAGATAATATTCTTGATTGGAGTATATCAAGTTCTTTATATGAAGGTGAAACATATTATGTTTCATATAGATATGGAGCATTAAGAAATGCTTTACGTGATAATTTTGGAGTCTTGACAAGCTTACCAGAACTATCTGTTATTCCAGATAATTTGGATAGGGAGACTTATCGAAATGCTGTTTCTGGATCATTACAATCATTTATGAAAGGGCCCACAATTCCTTCAATTGAAGCATTAGTAGAAGCATTTACACAAATTACACCAAATATTACAGAATCTGTTTTTCAGGAATGGATTTTAGGCAGAGATTACTTTAATCTTTTACCAATAGAATTGACCTCAAATCCAGGATACGCAAATGGAAAATTTGGAAATGGATTATTATTAGATCAAGATAGTCAAACAGCAATTTTTCCTGCTAGTTCTAATATGAAATTTAGTGAAGGAACTTGGGAAGCATTTATTATTCCAAATTGGAGTGGAATTCAGAATGATGCGACATTAACATTTGATTTATTTATGGATAATAATGAAATAGATGTTAATAAAATATATATAGGTTCTACTGCAATAAATCCTACTTCTATTCCTTTTGATTTAGATAATAATAATCCTAGTGTTCTTGGTGTTCCAAGTAATCTTCATAGTCATGGAGTTTCAGGATATTTTATTTGGTTTGATACAGGTTTTAATTGTTGGAGATTAAGAACAAGGGCTCCTATTGATGAAGAAAGACTTTTTTCTGGAATAATATCAACTTCTGGAGAATTCTATAATGTTAAAATAGCAACCACGGCTTCTGGATATGATGGTTATGATGGATATGAAATTGATGAAATAAATGATAGATTATGGTCTACGGATGAAAGTGTAAAATTCTCATTTATTATTGATGATTATGATATGATGAATATGTCGTTTGATGCTTATGACGCATATGATTCATTTGGGACTATCGCAGGATTTGATGGAATTGATTTAACCTCCGATAATTTACATTACTTTTTTGACACTGGTGTTGAAACAAATAAATGTAGGATGTCTTTATATAAAGATGGATCAGGTTTTATTAAGTTTAGAATATATGATAATAATAGACGTATCAAAGTTTTAAGTCATAATATTAACAATTGGTTACCTGGAGAAACTCATCATTTAGCAGTTTCATGGAAAATGGGAACTATAGAACAAAGAGATGAATTACATTTATTTGTTGATGGAGATGAGGTTCCAAACTCATATAGATTTAAAGGATATTTAGACGTCCCTGCTGGTGTTAATAAAAATACTTATAGGTTTAAAAACCCTATAACTGTTCCTAATGGCTCAAAATTTTTGGATGAAGCGAAAGAGATTTTGGTAATTTCTGCCACTTCTCCTACCATTGGAGGGTTCGATCTCCAAACAACCCAAGGATCTTCGCAAGTTGTATCATTGAGCTCAAATTTTTCTGGAAATGGTGTTTCTATTGGAAATAGATTTGAAATTCTTGATGATACGACAGATGGTCTAAGCACTCAGAGTTTCCCATTCGCATATGTAAAAACTGTAGGGCAAAATTTTCTTGAAATAGAGGTCGGAGATAGTTTAGGTCTTCCAGGATCTGGAGTTTTATGGACCGCAAATGCTACATTAGAAAATATTAGATATACAATAAACCCACTTGAACTTCAAACAGTTAGTGATGTCGAAATAGAAAAAATAAGAATATTTGTTGAAGATTCTTATGGAACAGAAATTGAATTAAATTCTCCAAATACATTAACACCAGATTATAGTTTAAATAAAGATGGATATATGGATTTTGTTAATATTTATAATGGTGTATCTACTGGTAGCCCAATTTCAATAAAAACATATGGATTAACTCTTGGTAGGTGTTCTCAATTTGTATATGTATGGCCTGATTTAAAAACAAACTTATTAAATACAATAATGCCTGCTCCAACTGCTATTTCTAAAATAAATATTGTTAATATGATAATAAAAAGAACAATGATTGAACCTGGTTCTTTTGCTTTGATTGCTACATTGGTTGGCGGTCATCTCGTTACTATATTAACCTCTAGTCTTGATTTTTGCCAACCATCAAATACTGATACTGGAAGAAGTTTAACCATAACTGTTTCTGGTAATAATATTGATTGGTTTGGATTTAATCAGGTTGTAATTGTTGGAACCACTTATGATGGAACTAATGTTGAAATTATTACTTTTAGCGGACCAGGAAAACAATCTACAACAAAGTTTTTTACATCCCTTACAGATATTAATGTTTCTTTCTCGCCAATTGATTCATCATTATCAGCAGGAGCTATTGAAATTAGAGAAACTTTTCCTATTAACTGGCCAGAAAATAGTGGTCTCTATGCTGATATTCATTTATCTTCCATAGAACAAGTTGGAAGTGATGGATATGTGACTTCTGGATCACCAAATCTTACAGATATTTATTCAAGATTTGGTGAAGAAGATATTAATAAAATAATTAATATTATATCAGCAAAAGATGCTTATGGAGTAACAACATCTGCAATTTCTAATACATATACTATTATAGATGTTCCATTAGATCCATCAGGAACGGCAAAAGATTCTAATAGCGTTGTTTTAGATTCTACATTTCCAGATGGATATAATACAATATCTTGGAGAATGTTAAATACTTCGTATGGAAATAGTGGTTTTGCTAATGGGTTAATTACTTTAGAAACAGCAAGAACTGGAGGACAACCATTCTTATTAAGGAGTTGTTGGTATGAGGTTGATTTTCCAGCATATTTAATTATTCCTTGGAATGAAATACCTAATAATATATATATTGGTTCCGATATATTTGGAGAAAATCAAGCTAATGCTGTTATTGATGAGATGAGAATTTTAGATGAAATGTCTTTAGACACTCATACTGGAGAAATTTTACCAAGTTCTGGAAGAAGTATATCAACAGATGCTATTGCTGTTCGTGAGTTTGAAACAACAAATCAAACATTAGCATTATTTCATTTTAATGAAGATATAGAAAACTCTGCTAATTTTATAACCAGTTTTTCTGGAAATTATAAACAAAGTGAAAACAGCGTAAATACAAATTTTGGTCAATCTGCTATTTTTAATATGAAAAAATCATTACAAATTGATAATAATGCTGTATTTAAGAATAACGAAGGAACGGTTGAATTTTGGGTAAGTCCCATATTAGATACATATAATGATCCAAGTAAAAGATATTATATTGATTTATCTTCCGAAATTTCTTCTACTGCTCAGGTAATTACATCTCTTTCTATTAGATTACCTAAAAGAGCTAGGGCTGTAACATCTATAACAATTCCAGGAGATACAACAAATTATTTTATTGGTGGAAGTTTAGCAAATGATGGAATAAATGTCCGTTTAGGACAACAATTACCCGTAGATATTTTGGAAGTTAATATTACATATGTTCCAATAGCAACACAAGGTGATCGTTTTAGCATTTTTAAAAATGAAATTGGTAATTTAGTATTTTCGGTGACAGCATCTGGTGTTGATTATCAAATTTCAACGCCTATTTATTGGAAGAAAAATACTTGGCATCGTGTATTTGCTGGTTGGGATCTTAATAATAGCGACGGACAAGATCGACTTATTTTTATAGTAGATGGAACTGAGGGTGGTATAGTAAGATATGGGACTGGTTTAATATATGGAACTGGTATTACATACGGAATGAAAACTGTTTGGGGATCGGCAGATGTTGGAACAACTATTTCTAGAAATATTCTTGCTGATATTAATCTCTTAGATACATTTAATATTATAAATATAGGAGCGGATTTTACTGAACAATATTCGGCCCTTGCTAGAATGGATAATATAAGATTTTCTTCAGCTTTAAGACCAATTACATATCTTGGAGCTACTGAAACGGATATTGTTGTTGGTCTTGGACCTGGAAAACTCATTGGTAAAGATTTATTATATACGAGCAATATTAATGCTGCTCTACCAGTGATTGATGATGCTATAACAGGATTATTATTGGATTTTAATACAGAACAAAATGAAGTAGAGTATTTGATACAAATTAGAGACGCAACAACAGGTATTTTTGATTTCTTTGTAGAAGTAATAGACACATTTGAATTAGTTGATACAGATTTAGCACATCAATTAATTGAGGATTTAATAAATAGAATAAAACCATCGCATACTAGAGCTTTTGTAAGCTTTACTAAGTAGGAGAATAATAAATGATTACCAAAAAATTACCGGTAGGAATATCCCGAGTTAATTGGTTTGATGGAATGCAGGTAGATAAAGATGATATGGTTGATGAACAAACTAGACATAAAGATATTGATGCTTCCAACATTCATAACTTTTTTAGCAGTGGTATTACTGTAAATACAACTATAAAGAATGTTATACTTGATACTAATAATCTTAGTTCAGAACAACAAGCATTACTTGATGCTTATTCTTTTGATGGACAAAATATATATGATAATGATGATGTCGTAAGTGATGTTATTAAAGGAGTTCAACTTTCTATAACCTTATCTGATGTGGTTTTAGAAGGAAAATCCCAATCAAAAGTTTCTATTATAGGAGACACATTTGGTGATGAATTAGTACATGATGATCTTATTTTTAATGAGAATGGAACTCAATTAACTCGTGGAAGATATAAAAAAATACGTTCTATAATTTTTGGTGATTTTGCTGGGAATCTTCGTGGAAGTAGATCAAATGCTATTGTTTCTGGTAATCTTGTAGGACGTTGCTTAATTGTTGAAGTTGATTCTCTTGAAGCATCTCGTGATACAATATTAGCATATCAAACTTCCCAACCAAATAAGTTTTTTGCTGAATTAATTCCAGCAAATTGGACAACAACAGTAACTACAATGTTAGATACTGCTATTAGAGCTGATGATGATGCAAAATCTATTGCTGATTTGGATATTGGTTTAGTATCGTCTCAACAAAGAACTTTATCTGCTTTAGATGTAACAACCAAAATTGGACAAAAATTTCAGTCCAATGGTAATAATATTCAAAAAATATCTATTCTACTTTCGTCTGCCTATGATTCAGTTGATGGATATGATTGGTCTGGAGCCGTTACTTTATCTGTTTATGAACTTCAAACCGAGGTAAATTGCCCAGTTTCTCCTGTACCAGATAATTCAGAAGATTTTGACCCAGATCCTAGAATTATTGGGCAACTTTCTCTTGATAAAATAGATTTAGAAAAACAAGGTATTGTATTAGATGGTTACTCTCAAATAGTAGATTTTGTATTTACAAATACTAATATTTCAGATCCTTTAAGATCACCAGTAACACCTGATAAATATTATGCTTTTACAATTCATAGATCTGGAGACACAAGTGTAGGAGATTTGATAATAGAAGAGGCTCCTCAACGTGGCGACACAGGATATATGATCTATTATGATGGAACTCAATGGATTAATATAAAAGATAGTGATATGTGGTATATTGTTTATGGTGATTATATTAAAGTAGCTGATGGAATAGCATATGAAGATGGAATTGGGATTGAAGTTCCAAAAATACAAAAAGATTCAACAAATACTGAGGTTCCTTATGTTTCTGGTCCTCATGAATTTAGTTTAGTAACAAGAGACGCATATAACTATATAATTATGGAAAGACAATTAGAATATTCTGAACCAACTCAAGATCAAAGAACAGGAAATCTTATTTCTTCAAGAGTAAAACCTGTTCCTAGTTTTTCTCTTATTAGTTTGTCTAGATTAAATACTTTACTTGAAACTAACCCAACACCTTTATTATTAGGTTGTGCAAGAGATAGGAACCCAAGGGCAAATATTGCCGAAGTAAATGGAATAACAAATATAATTGGATTGGCTAGAAGAAATGAGTTTAATATACTTTATCCTAATGCTGATTTATTACAACATAATTGGGTAGGATCATTATTAACTCCTAATTCAACAAGTTGTTGTGAAACCTATCGTATTACCAAGGCAGAGTTATTTTATGATGCTTATGGAGATGTAAATGGAGATGGCTCTATAAGTATTGAAGATCTTTTAACATTACAAGAAATAAGACAAGATTATCTTAATTATACTGAAGAAATTCTTGGAGTTGGATTAGGTACAAATATTCTTGATCTTTCAGATTCAATGACTCAACAGTTTATTATTGATGGATATGTTGATATTGAAACATTATTAAGATCAGATGTAGATTCTAATGGTATTATTAATAATGTTGATGAGGGATTAATAGAAGATTTTGTTGATAAAATAGTTTCAAGTTTTTCTGCTGGTTCAACTTTTCCTAGACTAATGCTTACTGTGGAAAATTTAACTGATTCATTAAAGGCTGAAGCCGAAATTCCTAGTGTTTGTTCTTCTTTTGCTAATGTTCCATTTTCAAGTATTAATTGGAAGATAGAATACTTTCCAACATGGATCCCAGATTTAGTAGTTGTAAGTGATTCAAGAAGAAAGCTTGCTACTACAATTTCAGATCCTGTAAATGGATGTAATGGTGGACAGAATAATTATTTTATTCCTGGAGATTTGTTATTAGAAGGTGAAATACTTAACCCAGATGGAACAGATTATAAAATTGATTTTGAGATGACTCATTTATCATTACATGTTCCAATTACAGATGCATATGGAAGTCCAATATTGATTGATGGATATTCAGGAATTTTATTATTTGATACTTTTGTAGCAGAAGAGGCTAATGGGAAAACTGCTTCTGGCTTTAATGCTATGAAATTCTCAGATAATTCTTATGTTCAAGCAACAGATTTTGATGATGGAAAAGTTAAAATTGCTCCTTCAATTCAATCAACTTCAAGTAATGTTTCCGTTCCATTTAGCGGTAATATTACAGATATTGTTGGTTTGAATTATGATCCAGATATTTCTTTAATGACACTTTATATGACTGATGGTTATGAAGCAATTGCTGAACCAGCAATTAGAACCAAAATTCTTATTGAAGTTTATTTAAAGAAAGCAGGTTTTAGAAATCCAACTCAAAATATAACAGATGGCGAAATGAGAGCCCTTTTAGGAATATAGGAGGAAATTAAATGGCGCATAGACAAAATGCGATTATTAGTATCAGCGTAAATGGTGGAGAACCTAATATTAGTAATGATGATATACTATATAATAGTTTAGTCGAGTTTGAAAATACAGATAAAACTCATGTAGATGGATATGCTTGGAGAATTGTTTCTAAACCTCCCGGATCTTCTGCTTCTTTAAGTTTTGTGTCTTGGAGTAGAGAGGTAGACTCAGGATCTGTTGGAGATATTAAAACATCATTTACCGCAGATGCTTATGGTTCTTATATTGTAGAACTAACATTAAATCGAATACTAAAAGGAAGAGTTGGAGTTTGTGTTAGAAGTCCTTATCTTAATATGAGATTAACTGCTAAAGATGAAACAAATGAATTTAATGGTTGGAGTGATGGAATTTATTCAAATTTAAGAGCATTAGAAGATGGATATGCTACTGTCATTTCAGCAACAGGAAGTGGTAATGTTGGAGGAGATCTTAATGGATCTTTACCTAATCCTACTGTTGTTGGATTATTAGGATATAGTATTTCTGGATCTCCTGCATCTAATCAAGTTTTATCTTGGACAGGTTCCCAATGGACTCCAATAAATGTTATTATAAGTGGAATAACAGATGCTAATGGAGATTTAGATGGAACATATCCAAATCCTACTGTTGTTAAAATTCAAGGAAGAAATATAGATTCTGCGACTCCTTCAGCATCAGAAGTTTTAGCATATGATGGATCAAAATGGACTCCAACACCTGCTGGTGCTCCAGGAGCACATGCTTCTACTCATGAAAATGGTGGAGCTGATGAGATAAATGTTGGAGGATTAAGTGGAGTTTTAGCAGATGCTCAAAATGCTGGACAACTTCAAACAAGGGCCATTTCCTTAACATCTCCTAGTTCTGGACAAGTTTTATCTTGGACAGGTTCCCAATGGGCTCCTGCAACTCCATCTGTTGCTTCACACACTATGGGCGGAGCCCAACATATTGCTGATACACCATCAAGTATTAATTCCAAAGTAAGTGGAGCAGATTTTATATTTACAACGACTTCTTCTGGTGGTGATGTATCAGGAGTTTTTACAAACATTACTGTAACAGGATTACAAGGAAATAATGTAGATTCTGCGTCTCCAAATGATGGAGATGTTTTAATTTGGAATAATAGTGGTTCTCAATGGGTTCCAGATGCTATACCAGGAATTACTGAGGCCGCAAGTGGTGATCTTGATGGTTTTTATCCAGATCCTACTGTTATTGCGATTCAAGGAAGAGCTGTAGAAAATTCTTCTCCAAATGATAGTGATGTCTTAGTATGGAGCACATATAATAATCAATGGGAACCTCAAGCTCAATCTGGTGGTGGTGGAGGATCAGTAGGACATTTCCTTGTATTCTCTGATGATACAACATTTGCTGAATCAGGAACTAGTTCAGTAACAAAAAAAACATTTAGACTTGTAATTCCAACTGGACGTGTTAATGATGAGTGGTTAGTAGTTGTTAGTCTTTGGGTTTCAGGTGGTTATGGAGATACTGCAGAATGTATTGTTAGAGTTGGAGATGGCGTTTCTACTTGGGATAGTACAACCTTTACAACAACAAATACATTAGAAACAGTTTTACAACAAACAATTACCGTTTCAAACCCTCCAGAAACACCTGGAAATCTTCTAGTTGTTGAGTTTAATCTAAGAGTTACAACAGGAACAGATACAGCATATCTACAATATACAGATCTTTATGCGGTATTTAACTAATGATTTCGGCATGTATGTTATTTGATAGTAATTTTTCAATAGAAGGTTGGTTATGTTGTAAATCAATAATAGATTTTGATCCAACAATGAAAATTTATGTTTTATGTTTAGATCAAAGAGTTTTTCAAGAAGCATATAAATATAAAAATAATATAATACCAATCCAATTATATGATTTAGAAAACTATTATCCAGATTTATTTAAGGCTCGATTAACAAGACCTTGGAATGCTTATACTCAAACTTGTAAGGTCTTTATTCCTAGTTATATATTTGACATTTATAATGAGAATTGTGTTTATTATGTTGATTCGGATTTATATTTTTGGGACAAAAGTTCTCAAATAAATGACATTCTTGGCAGTTATTCTTTTATGGTTACATCACGAGAATCTGGGGAACCTCCTCCAAGACAAGGAAGATATAATGGTGGATTTTATGCTTGCAAAAATGATAAATTGGGAAATAAATTTTTAAAATGGTGGCAAAAGAAAACCATTGAATGGTGTTTATGGAAACCAGGAGAAGGGGGAAGGTTTTCCGAAGAAGGATATTTTAATATTTTTTATGATCAACCAGAAAAGTTTAAAGGTGTTTTGATATCAAAACATCATGGTATCAATTTAGCATATTGGAATATGTGTAAACATCAATTAAAAATAAAAAATGATAAGATATATGTTGATAATGATTTATTAATTTGTTTTCATTATCAAGGTCTTAAAATTAATAAAAATGGTTATGATGCTTCTGTTAGGTTTAGAGATAATGTATCAAAATACATATATGATTCATATTATAAAAAATATTGTTTATTTAGGGAGGATTTTTTAAATGACTTGGACTGCAACTGGTGGGGGTGATCATGGAGGAGATGATTGGACTTTTTCTGGTGGAAATATAGGTGGAGTTCATATAAATGTTGGGATATTTACAATATCATCTGCTACTACGATTATAAGTAATTTTTCTATAAATTGTATTGAAGCATATATACATGCTAATGTTAATGGATATTCTAATGATTGTGAAATTAATGCTATTAGAAAAATATATAGTGTTGGAAATACTATAAGTACAAAAGGATATAATGGTGGAACTGGTAGTAGTTCTAATGGAACTAATGGAACTAATGGGGCCAATGGAACTAATGGAGCTAATGGGATTGATGCTGTCTTTTGTAGTGGTGGAGGAAATGGCGGAAGTGGTGGGGGTGGTGAATTTGGTGGTTATCCAACAAATGGCGGAATTGCTTTAGGTGGAGGATATGCTGGAAATGGAGGAGATCTTACTTTATCTTCTGTAGAAGTTATACTTGGAAATATAGAATCAGATGGTGGTAATGGTGGAAATGGTGGGAATGCCAATGGAGGAAATGGAGGAAATGGAGGAAATGGAGGAAATGGAGGAAATGGAGGTGATGCTGCTTGTAGTATTGATTGTGATTTAGGTTCTTATAATGGTGGAAATGGTGGAACTGGTGGATCAGGAGGCTGTGCTACAAGTGGAGGAGCTGGAGGAACTGGTGGAGCTGGAAGGAATGGAGGAAATGGAGGAAATATAGTTATTGAATCTTCTAGGCCAACAAGTTCATGGTTTTCAATAAATTCATCATCTTATTCAAGTGGAGAACCAGGAATTGGTGGAGATGCAGATGGTGGTTCTGCTGGTTCTTATGGAATAGGTGGACCAGGAGGATTAGGTGGTGCTGGATGTGGAGGCGGTATGAATGGTTATGATGGATCAACAGGAGGTGTTAGTGGTTGTGATGAATCAGCAGCAAATGGACCGGCTGGAACTCCTGGATCAAATGGTGTTTATGGTTATCCAGGGTTATATCAAGATGGTGATTCAGGATCTAATGATGTTTCATTTCAAGGAAGAATTATATATCAAGAAGGTGGGCAATATATAAAACGTTTTAGAGTAAATATACTTTAACTATTAATATCTATACATAATTATAGAATTTTTCGGAGGAGAGCTAATGGTAAAAACTTGGAAAAGTAATTTCCCAACTAGTTTAGATACAACTACAGAAATGCCCAACCTTGTTAATAAGCAAGATGTATCACATATAAGTCAAATACTTTCAATTAGAGATGCTATTTTTTCAGTTCAATCTGTTTTAGGATCAGATTTAGAAGAACTTGGAAGTGTTAGGAAAAGAGTAACTGTTTTAGAATCTCTTGTTGGAACAGACAATGATGCTATACACGATAATGTCTCTGACGAAATTCATCAGATTACTCTAAAAAGCTCTCCCGCAGTTTCTGATGAGTTTATAATTGAAGATAGTACTGATTCATGGAATAAAAAACGTATTACTATTAGTAGTTTACCAATTGATTCTCCTCTTACAACTAAAGGTGATTTATATGGGTTTTCTACTGTTGAAGATCGTCTTCCTATTGGAACAAATTACAAAATTTTAATGGCTGATAGTTCTCAAGCAATTGGATTTAAATGGGAAGACATATCTGTTATTGATCCTTTAACAACTAAAGGTGATCTTTATGGATATGGAACAACTTCTTCTAGAATTCCCGTTGGAACAGATACTCAAATTTTATCTGCAGATAGTACAGAATTATTAGGTATTAAATGGATAGATATTCCCTTAAATAACACTCTTGATCAAGCATATGACCAAGGAGGAAGTGGCGAAGGAAGAATAATTAATGCGGATTCCGGTCCAATTTTTATTGACGCAAATGAAGAAAATGCTATAGAAATTGATGGATATTTAACTCTAAATGATATTTATGATCCTTTACCATTAGTAAATGCTGGTCTTTTATATTCAAAAGAAATAGAAGGACATTCTGCTCTTATTTATATGGATGATTATGGTCTTTCATATCGTTTAGATGGATATTTATTTGGACAAACCGATTCAATTACAGGTTCTAATGGTGTTACAAATATAGGAGATAATATTGATGCTATTATAACACCAACATATGGTTCCTCTGCTAATACAATTTGTCAAGGAAATGATTCTAGATTAAGTGATTCAAGAAATCCAATAGGGTCTGCTTCTGGAGATCTTACAGGAACATATCCAGGCCCTACGATTAATACTGGTGTCGTTGATAATACAAAACTTACAGATATGGCTCAATCAACAATCAAAGGTAGAGTTTCTGGTTCAGGGACTGGAGACCCAGTTGATTTGACTTCTTCTCAAGCAACCGAAATTCTTAATAGTTTTACAGATTCTCTTAAAGGTTTAGCTCCAGCATCTGGAGGGGGAACGACTAATTATTTGAGAGCCGATGGCTCTTGGACACCTCCACCAGGCGGAGGAGGTAGTGGTTCTGGAACCCTTCACGAATCATATATTAATGGAAATATAATATGGGTTATTAATGGAGAACCAGTTTTTATAGATGGATATGGAACAGATGCTTTAGAGATTGATGGATATTTAGCATTAAATGAAATTAATGATCCATCGACTTTAGAAAATAGTGGGTTATTATATACAAAAGATGATGCTGGTGATACAGAATTATTTTATTTAGATAATAATGGAAATGTTGTTCAAATTACTCTTGATGGTTATGTATCTGGAAGTGGAACCTCCTCTCCATTAACAACAAAAGGTGATCTTTGGGTTTATGATACAGATAATACAAGACTTCCAATAGATTCTGATGGATATGTTCTAACAGCAGATAGTTCAGAAGCAACAGGAATAAAATGGGCTGAAATATCAGGATCTGGTTCGACACCACATGAAGAAGAATTTTCTACGACCGGCGTCGAAACTCCAGGAGCAACGGTTTCTGAGGCTTTAAATGCTACACCAAGAGGATCTGGAACCGCAGATACTCCTTCTGGATATGATATTATTGTTTTTAGAAATGGAGTAAAGATGAAATATAATAATACACCTTCAACATATAATCATTATAATTATGATAGTGGTAATAATGAAATAGATATTTTAGCATCTGGTTCTGCAGATGACTATGAAGTAATTTATAGGAGTTAATAATGAGTAGATCTATAAAAGTAGACCAGATTTCTGACGCGATCATCACTGCTCCAGGGATCCGAATTGCAATCAGCGACGGCCAGCCCGTAAACACGATATCCATAGGAGCCACGGACACCAAGATCATGCCGGAAGACGAAGCCAGCATGAGCTTTGAGGTTCCGTTCTCTGGTCTATACCGGATCATGTTCGGTTGCCAATTCAATGCCGTGTCGGCCACTACTGGACAAATCAAATTAGTTTTTGATGAAGCTGGAACTCCTATAGTGGTAGGTTACGATGACGAATGGCAAATCCGTGTGATAACAAACTTTGACTCCAGCGTATGGTTTGGAGAGGTTGAACTATCTGCGGGGACACACACGGTCACGGCCTACGCAAAAGAGATAAATGGGACGGGTCTCCAGGTTCTTGGGTCGTCGTCGAATCCGGTTCAGGCTCCTCGGTTAGAGCTTGTTGCTGTTAGTGGTTCTGGTGCAGGTGGAAACCTAGCACCAAACAAGTTCATCCAGAGCGCTGACCGGACAATCACGGCCACATCACTGTCGCCCGTCCCCACGGAGCCGATGAGCGTGACGTTTGAGTCGACCCAGGACGAGACTGTCCGGGTTGGACTGCATGTTCAGGGGGCAAGTGGAACAGGTGCTAACACTGTATACCTGCAGCTTCGTCTTGATGGCACCTTGATTGGGAACGTTTTATCAGAGGTGCTCCCGAATACTACTTATCAAGGTCCTCTTAATGACAGTTTCTCTGTGCAGGTCGACGCGGGCTCGCACACGCTAGAGCTGTATGCAGCGACCTTCACTTCGCAGAGCTGGAGCATCAAGGCCGGATCTTGGATTGACGTTGATCAAAATAGAGGCGGCCTGGTCCCCATACGCCATGATGGCGTCAACATCATCGACAAGCCCGCAGCGGTCAACTACGTGGGTCCCAACGTCTCGGTGACCAACGTTGGAGGCACCGCGAACGTAGAGTTCAATGGTGTTGCCGGGGGGGTAGAGGTTTCATCGGCAGCTCTATCAAGCGATCAAACCGGGTTGTCTGCCTCAGCATGGAATATCATTACTGGTCTATCTCACACGGTCACCATTATCGAAGGGGAAAGACTCGCCCTAACGTATTCTGTGATCATTTCTAGTTCTTCCACAGCGACACGCACATTGGCTTATCGTGTAAATTCCGGAAGCTGGGTCCCCCTGGAAGGTGCGTCAGCTGTATCCGGCTACTGGACGCCACTGTCTGGCGTAGTAGAGTTAGATCTCAGTTCTGGCTCGAATACGATAGATCTCGGTGAATACCACGACGCTGGATCTGGCACGGTCTTTGGGGCGACCACATTTGGTGGATTGTCCTTTACGTCTCGTTCGGCGATACGTCAAATTCGCGGTGGCTACGTCCATCCCGAAAACACACCCGTCTTTGCACGAGACAGCTCTGATACATCGCTCATCAACGCTACCGCCGCCATCGGTGCTGACTCCGAGATGCGGCTCCTGTTCAACGATGGCGTCCGGCGCAAAGCGAGCCTGCCTCTGACGTGTGACATCGACACGGACGGCATTGGTGGCCGTGACACGGGTGATGCCACGGCCGAATCGGCGGGGGACCTCTATCACCTATTCGCGGTCGAGAGCGACACCGACGTCACGAGGGCTAAGCTTGTGCTGTCCAAAGATGCGGTGCCGGGAACCTCGGGGCCACCGAGCTTCTCCGTATACCGCTACCTGTGGACGGTGCGGGTGACTTCTACGGGACCTGTGGTGCTTGAAGAGTTCCTGATGACCGAGGGTGGGTGGTACGAGCCGCTGGCCAAAGATCTAACGGCCTACACACTCGACTCTGGGGATTCGGCGGTTCCTGGGACGGTCGGTTCCTGGGTGGACAAGACCACCGCTCTGCGGGCTTTGATGCCAGAAAGTGCTGATGAGATAGACGTCCACGGAATTGTTTCTTCCACCAATCAGCAGTTGTGGCTGGCTGCGGAAGCCGCACCGAGTTGGACCGCAGCATCAGCACAACCCTACACTCAGCGATTTGCGACGAATAGTTCTTACAGCGCCGCCAGAAGGATGGCGTGCCCTGCACGCGAACTGGCGGTGCAGTTCGGCCAGTCGGTTTCATCGACCTGGACCATCCAACTTGCCGGGTATCGAAACGCCCTGTATCCGGGAGCCAACGAGGCGCGAGCCCAAGCACCATACTTGCCAGATACAAAACCATTTAAGGGAATATGGCAAACAGTAACTACCGTGGATTTTTTGGCATATTCAGGGCAACCTTCTACTGTTAAATTAACTCTACAGGATGGGAAACAACGAACAGTTATAGGAACCCTTAATTGGGCAGTTGCAACAGGAATTGCAGATCTTGGATATGATGAAGCTGGATCTCAAGGAAACAGCAAATGGCTATATTGGTATGCTGTACCATCTAGTGGGGATGATAATATATTGAGCATTAGAGCCAGTGATAATCCACCTTCTACTGGTCCGGCTGGATATTCTAATTTTGAGTATTTATGGGCGGATTATATTGATGGTAGTGGTAATCTGGCAAAAGTATTCCAAAGTGGGCAACAATTTAGTTATGCTACACAAAGCCAACCTACTGGAGGATTTACAGGGGGTGGCTCAGCAGATGTATCAATACAGACTTTATCACTTGTTGATCATATTCCAGCGACCGCTTCATATGCTATTTTACAAGCCTATATTCAGGTTAATTCTGCAAGCACTTCTTACTTTTTTGTTAATGGAGAAGGTGATTCTTCAAGTGGAACAACTCTTTGGAATACATCTACATTTCGGTTAGGTGGAAATGCTGGTGGAGAAGCAGCTCATAGTAGGGGATTAATTGCGACTCCAACAACTACAAAACAAGTAGATTATTTCCGAGAAGCTGCATTTTCAGAGTATCGTGTTGATTGCCACGGCTGGATAGATGAGTGGATAAAAAGTTGATAAAATTTTTTTTATATCATAATGCTTCAATAAATATATCATAAATCTATCAATAACTATATATTTATATTATTAAAGCTGTTTTTAAAGGAGCAATAATGGATGATAATAGAAAACAAATTAATATAAGAATTGAAAGAGAGTTATATGATTTTCTTGCTCAATATTCAAAAGAGAATTTTAAAACAATTACCGCTGTTTTAAGAGAAATAATTGCCAATTTATATAAAGAACATAAGGGACTTCCTTTGGTTTATCCAAAGAAATGAGAATTGTAGAGTTTTATAAGAAAGGATTCTCTATTCGTCAAATAGCAAAGAAAGTTGGAATTTCTCCATCAAAAACTAGAAAAATTTTGTTAAAGAATACGAAGTTAAGGACATCTGGAGAGGGTTTGAGATTAGCAAAACAAAATAATTATCCTCTTAATAAAGAGATAATACAAAGAATAGAGGGAGAATTATTGGGAGATGGATCTTTAACTAAAAGAACACATCAAGCTAAGTTTTGTTTTTCTAGTTGCAAGGAAGATTATGCTGTATGGCTTTCTAATTTTTTTAAGGATAGCAATATACCATTAGTTAATAATAGTATTCAAAAAGAAAGATATTATCATAAGAACTGGAACAAATGGTATACAAGATATATATTTTCAACGCATTGTTCTATACAGTTTGAAGAGTTAGAAAAAAAGTGGTATATAAATAGAAAGAAGATAATTCCTGATTTAAAAATTTCCCCAAATCTTGTTCTTCATTGGTATTTAGGAGATGGTTCTCTTCCTAATAAAGAATATGCTATTTTCTGTACTGATTGTTTTAGTTATAATGAAATAAATTTTCTTTCTTATAAGTTAAACAAAGAAATACAAATAAAATCATCTGTTATGAATTATAAGAAAGATTATAGGATATTTATTCCTAAAACCTCTGTTCCTTTATTATTAGAATATATCGGCAAGCCTCCTTTTAAATCTTTATCATATAAATGGGATCTTAATCCCATTGGAAAAATAAATTATAAAATAGATATTTCCAAAGAAACTCTATATAATTTATATATTATTCAAAAACTAACAAGAAAACAAATAGCAGAAAAATTCGGTTGTGCTAAAATTACAATTGATAAGAAATTAAGAATGTGTGATATAAGGAGAAATAAATGAAAGTAAGATGGCATACAATGGGAGCAACTAACCATTCGTGGAGTTATACAGCTCAAGCATTGGCCAGAGCAATGAAGAAAACCGAACATGAAATATATTTTAAATCCACAAATGGATTAGAATATTTTCCTGAAGATTTAAAAGATATTTTACTTTCTGGTTATCATGGGCATTTGGTTCAAGGTCCCACGGAATATGTTGATGGGCAAGGTAATGAGATTATTGTTACAAAAGAACAACCTAAACCCGAAATTGAAGACAAAAACAGACCTTATGATTTAGAATTAGCATATACAATATTTTATCAATATCCAAGGCGTTTCTTTCCTGAGTCCAAATGTAAAGCGGCCATATGGAACTTTGAGAGTTCGGTATTACCTCCTGGATGGCAGTATTATAGCAGGGCAATAGATTATATTCTTCCTTCAAGCCAATTTTCATATGATATTTTTGCTAATAATGGTGTTCCTAAAAATAAGATGTTAATTGTCCCTCATGGTGTTGATCAAACTATTTTCAATCCCAATATTACTCCTTTTAAATTAAAAACAAACAAAAAAGTAAAATTCCTTCATAATGCTATTCCTCACCATAGAAAACTCCATGAAAGGGTAATCAAAGGTTATATTGAGACATTCACAAGCAAAGATGATGTTTGTTTAGTTTTAAAAACCCAATTTATAACTCCTGATAAAACTAAGCCTTTTGAAGTTGATGTAAAATCCATTATTGAAAATAATCTTAAAGGAAAGAAAAATCCTCCTGAGATTGAAGTTGTAAATACATTTATTCCAAGTATGGGAGCATTATATACTGCTTGTGATGTAGTTATTAGTATGAGTGCTACGGAAGGTTTTTGCTTACCTCTTCTTGAGGCCTTAGCTTGCGAAAAATTGGTTATAGCTCCAAGACACGGAGGACAATTAGATTTCTTAAATGATGATAATTCTTTATTGGTTGATACAGGAGAAATGGAAGCTCCAAATTCTATGCAGTATTGGGGAGTTATGAAAGGTGCTGTTGTAGGAGATCCTAGTATTGAAAATTTTAAAGAATTATTATATCATTCTTATAAAAATCTTGATAAGGAGTTGAAGAGGATTAAAAATCCAGCCAGAGAGATTGTTAAAAAATTCTCTTGGGAAAATGCTGCTCAAATGATTTTAGATCTTCCTATTCCAAAAAAACTTTCTATAAAAAGAAAAGTTTTATATATTATTCCATATAAAATGGTTGGTGGTGGTGAGATATGGATTAAGCAAGCAATTTCTCAATTAAATAAATCAATTTATGAACCTCATGTAGCTTTAATATCTGGAACTGAAGAAAAGTTTAAACAATCTTTGAAAGATATGGGAGTTATTATAGAGGATTTATCATCTTCGGGAAGAGATAAAGCATTAAAATGCCTTATTGAAGCTGAAAATTATAGTATAATTCATTTTTATAATAGTTTTGGAGTATATAGAGTTATTCAAGAAGCATGGAAGCAAGGTTTTAGGCGTAGAATTGTAGAAACAGTTCATAGCGAATTAAGTTGGAATGATTCTATGAATAAAGTTTCATCTCGCGGAGAACATGTTACATTAATAACGGCTGTTTCAAATAAGATGGGGAGAAAGTTATTAAAAGATGGTAATAAGAATGTTGCTGTTCTTCCTCAACAAATTGATTGGGAAAGATTTAATGTTGAGAAAAAATTAAATGAAAATTTTACTATAGGTTTTGTTGGAAGATTATCTCCTGAAAAGAATATTCCTATTATATTATATTGTGCTAAAGTAATTCCAGATGCTTCTTTTGTAATTGTTGGAGACGGGCCTCAAAGAAAACCTTTAGAACAAATGGCGAAGCAATTAAACAATGTGTGTTTTATTGGATCAAAAGACAATGTTGAAGAGTTTTATGCTACTTTTGATTTATTAATTCTTCCTTCAACCATGGAGGGAATGCCTCTTGTTATTTTGGAAGCAATGATGGCTGGAGTTCCAGTTATTGCTTCAGATGTAGGAGCCATTTCGGAGATAGTATTTGATGGAATTACTGGTAGTTTGGTTTGGAATTCAAACAATCCTGCTTTATTTATTCGAGAAATTCAAAAATTCAAGAACAATAGGAAATTATTAGAAAAATGTTCTTTTAATTGTCGAACAGTATCTCGTGCGGCAAGAGAAAAAGCAAATAATTTCAATATTAATCATTTATATAATTTATTATTTAAAAATAGGGAGTAATTTAACTAATGGAAATATTTCAACCATCTTGGCGAGGACGTTCAATTAACAGTAGAAAAGACTCTAATGGACGAAAATACACAGCTATGGTTGGTCCTAAATCACTGTTATATATTCCCGTAAATATTTTACCAAATGCTGTTTATAAAGTTACATTAGAACTATGCAGAGAAAGTGGAAATGGAATAATATATTGTAATTTATATGGAAACAGAAATTATGATTTTCATCATTCAAAAATTTTATGTGAAAATGGAAATTGGACAACATTTGATGTTGATGTAATAACAAAAGATTTTCCTAAAACTGTTCCTATGGTTTTTAGGATATGGAGAGGTAGTGAAGGAAGTGGTAGTATTTTAGTACGTAAGATAATTGTTCAACTTGAAGAGGGTCCTGTAGATAATATTAACACAATAGGAAAAGTTATTTCTATTGATGGATTTGGTCCCAAATCCCCAAATCCTGCAGAATATAAGCAACCTCCTCAGCGCCCTGCTCAAAAAATGGTAAAAAACCCTAAAATAGAAAAAAAAGAAAGAGCTAAACAAGCAAAAGAAGAAATAAAAGTACCGAAACGAAAGAAAAATAAACCTGTTACATTACCAACAAGAATTGATGTAGCAACTCCTCCTCCTAAAATTTTACCAGTAGTTATTGGAGAAGATGGTATAAAAGTTTCTATTCTTATTTCAATTTATAATAGAATTGGATTTTTTAGAAGAACTCTTGAAACATATATAAAACAAACTTTACCAAAAAAAGAATTTGAAATAGTTATTATTGATGATAAAAGTAAAGATAATATTTTAGGTTTATGTAAACAATTTTCAAGAGAATATAGATTACAATTTAAATATATATTAATTGATAATCAAAAAGGAGCAATTAAACCAGCATCATTTGTGCCAGCATTAAGTAATAATATTGGATTAAAACATAGTCGAGGATCTGTAACTGTTATAACTGGGCCAGAAACTCTTATAAAAGAAGATAATTTAAAAATATCATGGGAAATGGCAAATAAAGGATATTGTGTTTACGGTGATGTTTTTAGATCATCAGAAAAATTTGTTAATGAAGTGAAAAAAATAAATATAAAATATATGGATTTTGATAATATTTTAGAAATTCCCGGAGCAAAAGCAGATCCTTCAGTAACTTTTGGATGGTGGTGGTATTATATTGCAGTTCGTAAAGAACATATTCTTGCTATAAATGGAGTTGATGAAAAATTTATGAAGGGAATAACTGGTGAAGATGATGATTTTGCTTTACGAATGTCTTTTTCTGGAGTTCCACTTATTAGAGAACATAGAATAGTTGGAATTCATCAAGATCATACAAGAAATGATAAAAATGATTTACATTCTTTTAGATATGATAAAAGAGAGTGGAAAAGATTAAGAACTATAAATACTAATTTTTTACATGAATGGATAAAATATAAAAATCCAGTAGCAAATGAACATATAGATTGGGGTTCTGAAAATGCAATAATAAAAGTGGAGACGTTCTAATGTATTTTTGTACATATTTTGATTCTAATTATTTTAATAAAGGTTTGGTTTGTAATTATACTCTTCATAAACAAGATAAAAATAGTATATTATTTATATTATGTTTAGATGATAATGTTTATAATATTTCTTCTAAATTAAATAATGTAATACTAATTAAATTAAAAGATTTAGAAAATCAATTTCCAGAACTTGTTACTATTAAACATACAAGATTATTAAAAGAATATTATGCAACTATATCTCCAATATTACCTTTATATATCTTTAATAATTTTAGCTATATAAATACATTATATTATACTGATGCCGACATTGCTTTTTGGTCTGATCCAAATGAAATAGAACAAGTTATGGGGGATTACTCTTTGATGGTTGTAGACCATGGATTTGAACCACCAAGATCTGGTGTTAGATTTAATGTTGGGATATTAGGATATCGAAATGATAATTATTGTAAAGAATTTCTTTTATGGTGGAAAGAACGATGTTTAGAATGGTGTAAATGGGAAACATTACCAAATGGAATGTGTGCAGATCAGGGATATTTAAATATTTTATATGATACTCCTAATAAATTTCAAAATCATCTTTCTTGTCCACATCCTGGTATAAATATGGGACCATGGAATATTGCCAAATATAAAATTACAAAAGAAAATAATAAATTAATAGTAAATGATAAATATAATCTTATTTGTTATCATTACCATGAGTTTCGAATATTAGAAAATTCTTATTATCCAACTGGATGGAAACATACTCAAAGTGATAAAAAAATAATATATGACCCTTATTTTGAATTAATGAAATTATCTATATCTGGAAAATTATGAAAAAATGTAGTAAATGTAAATTAGAAAAAAATAGTTGTAATTTTTATCCAAAAAGTTCTTGGTGTAAAGATTGTGGAAGAGAAGCAAGTAGATTACATTATTACAAAAATAAAGAAAAAAATAATAAAAAAGCAAAATTATATTCTAAAACTATAAATGGTAAATTTAGTAAATATAAAACAAAAGCGAAAGAAAGAAATATTATTTTTTCAATATCATTTAAAGAGTTTAAAACATTTTGGAATAAACCATGTTTTTATTGTAGTAATGAGATAGAAACAATTAGTTTAGACAGGATAGATAATAATCTTGGATATTATTATAATAACGTAGTTTCTTGTTGTATTATTTGTAATAAGTTAAAAAATAATCAAACAATTAAAGATTGGAATGATTATATATGTCAACTTAAAAATTTTATCAGATATAAAACTTTAAGAAAAATTGAATATAATTATAAACATAAATATAATTATGGATTAAATAGACAATTTAAAAATTATATTTATAGTGCTTCAAGAAGAAATTTTGAATTTTTAATATCATTTGAAGAATTTAAATCATTTTTAGGAAAACCTTGTTTTTATTGTGGAACTATTACAAATGTTATAAATTTAGATAGAATTGATAATTCAAAAGGATATATAGAAAATAATTTAGTTTCATGTTGTAAAATATGTAATAGTGGAAAAGGAACGTTAGAATTTGAAAAATGGATTAAACATATAAATGATATAATGGAGAACTATTATGAAAGTTCCTGAAAATATAATTTCAGCTGATTGGACTTTAAAAGAAATAGCTGATGCTCATAATGAATTAAATAAATCTTATTTTGATTCTGGTGACTTTGAAAAATATGAAGCATTTTTTAAATTATATGAAGCTTTTGAATGGATAATAAAAAATGATAAAAATAATAAAACCTTATTAGATGTTGGCTGTGGAGCGGGCTGGCATGCTATTTATTTACAAAAAAAGGGATTAATTCCGCCTTTAGAATATATTGGATATGATATTTCTAAAAATATGTGTAATATTGCTAAAAAAAATTTTACAAATGGTAAATTTTATATAAAAAATATATGTGATATAAACGCTATTAAAAAATATGATATTGTTATGGAATCTGCAGTATTAGAACTTATTCATAATTGGGAAAAGGCATTTAAAAATATGCTTAAAAGTGCAAATAAATGGTTTATATCTCATAGATTATTTATTACAGATGATAAAACAAAAATTGAACAAGTAAAAACATATAATAAAATACCTGATATTAGATTTTATATTGGAAGAGATGATTTAAATAAAATATTAAAAAAAGAAGGATTTGAATTAAAAAAAGAAGATATTTGGCATGATAAAACATATAAAATGGGAACATTTATTTTTAGGAGAAATATATGAAAAAAATTACGTTTACTATGATAGTTTTTAATGGAGATTATGTTTTAAAAGAAAATTTAGAATCTATTTATCCATTTGCTGAAAAAATAATTATTACAGAAGGTCCTGTTAAACATTATCAAAAATTAGGATTTTCATGTTCAACTGATAAGACCATTGATATAATAAAAAATTTTCCTGATCCAAAGAATAAAATACAATTGATTCAAGGTACTTGGAATGGAAAAGATCATATGTGTGATATTCAATCTCCATATTTTGTTGGAGATTTTGTTTGGCATGTCGACTCTGATGAAATTTATACTCAATTTGATATGGAAAAAGTAGTTAAATATCTTAATGATAATAGTAATTGTTATTCTATGGCATTTAAGTTAAAATCTTTTTATGGTGGCTTTGATAGATATATTTCTGGATTTGAAGAAAATTTTGAAGTTCATAGAATCCAACGTATTATTCCTGGAAAATCAAAATGGGTAACACATAGACCTCCTACAATGCTTTGGCCACCAACGGGAAAAACCTGTAAAGAAATGGGACATATAGATTTTAATACAACAGATAGTTGGAGAATTAGAATTTATCATTATTCTCATGTATTTCCTAAACAAATAAAAGCAAAAATGGAATATTATTATCAACGAGATCCAAGAGGAATTATACCAAACTATTGGGATAATTTATATATTCCATGGATAAAGGCAAAAACTGAAGAAGAAAAGCTAAAAATAGAAAAACCAACAAAGGGCGTTCAAGAATGGATTGCTCAACGAAGAGGAGATGCTTATACAAAAAAATTTAACGGAAAACATCCTGAATCAATAGAAAAAGTAAGATTGAAACTAGAACAAAGAATAAAAAATGAATTAAAGGAGTGTATATAAAAATGAATGTTTTTTATATATGTGGATGTCCAAGATCTGGAACAAGTCATTTACAATGGCTTTTAAAAACAAATTTTAAAGATATTATAATTATAACATCTTTAAAACATTTTAAACATTATAATTTTTTTAATTTTATTGATTGGGGTGGAAAAGGTGGAGTTTTAAATTATAATTTAAATGAAGTTGATGATTTTATATCTAGGCTTGGTCCAAATGATAATATAATAGGTCCAGCAGCATTAATAATTTCAGATATTTTTACAAAAAAAACAAAAGATTCTGATTTAAAAAAAAATGTAATTGATAGTGTTATAAATGGATCAACAAAATTTTTACTTAGTATAAAAGATATTTATAGTTTTTATATTAGTGAATCCAGATCAAAAGAAATAAATCCATTTCCTATCAAACCTCATATTATTGAATATTGGAATTCTTTAAATAAAGATTGGATATCTTTTATTAATAAAAATTCTTCTTGTGGTACTATTATAAAACATAATAAAATGTTACTTAATCCAGATATTATAGATAATTTAAACTTTATTGAAAAAAAATTTTGTTTAAAGCGAATAAGTAATGAATATATTTTAACTAAAAAAGATGTAGGATGTTATACAACATTATCTAATAAAAATTTTAATCGAGATTATTATATAAATAAAGAATATATGAATGAATTTAATGAAAAAGATAAAAAAACCATTCTAAATATGTCTTCTAAATTTGTATTAAAATTTTTAAAAGAAAATTAATATATAATAAATTATAAGGAATATAAAATGAAAATATATACATATAGTAAATTAGAAATAAAAAATTTTCCACCATTTAAAGAAAGACCGTGGGAACCAAAAGCTAATTATATAATAAATGTAAATAATCCAAATGAAGCAGATTATATTATTTGTCCTATAGCATTGCATAGAATTAGGTCAAAAGATCAAACATTAAGAATAGATAAATCACTTAAAAGAGAAGTAGAAGAATTACCATATTGGAAAGATTATGAATATAAACATGTTTTTTTTGATTGTAGTGATTTTGAAGTAAATCTTGGTGGAACATCTGCTTTGTTAATAAGATGTAATGTTCGAGACTTTATGTTAAAAGATAAAAACACAATTCCTTGGTTTTGGCCTGTAGAAGATTTGGGAAATTATACTTCTATTCCAAATGATGGTTTTAAATATGATACATCTTTTCAAGGATGGCTTTCTACAAATACAAGAAAAGATTCTGTAAATTCTTGTAAAAACATATTAGGAAATAGATTTAATCATAAAACATTTAGCGATTTTTATGGTTTACTATCAGATAAAGAAGAGCAAAAAAGAAGAAGAGTTAGTTTTTTAAAAAGTCAACAAGATTCAAAAATATTATTAGCTCCACAATCAATTCCGGGAGTATTTCCATATAGATTTTATGAAGCAATGTCTTCAGCAAGGGTTCCAGCATTATTTTGTACTGGATATCATCTTCCATTTCAAAATAAAATTGATTGGGATAAATGCACTTTAAGATTTGATGCAGAACAGGCAAAAAATGCTGGAAATTTAATTAAAACATTTTTAGAAAACAATTCTGATGAAAAAATTATTGAAATGGGAAAATATGGAAGAGAAATGTGGTATAAATGGTTAAATAGAGATAAGCAACCTGAATTAATTGCTTATATATTAAATGAAAAGTTAAATAATGAAAATAAATAATTGTAAATTAGTAAATTTATCTTCTTTTTGTGATAATCGTGGAAAATTAGTTTTTGTTGAAGAAAATGAATTAATTCCATTTAATATTAAACGTATTTTTTATATGTTTAATCATCCACCAAATACTATTAGAGGTGGTCACGCTCATATAAATACTGAACAATTTATTATATCTATTTCTGGTTCTTTTGTTGTAAAATTATTTGATGGAGAAAACTCTATTTTATATTCTATGAATGAACCTAATGTGGGATTATTTATTCCAAAAATGATTTGGGTAGATATTTTAAATTTAGGTCCAGATGATATCTGTTTAGTTTTAGCATCTGAAAAATACTTAGAAAGTGATTATATTAGAAATATTTATAATTATTTAGAAAGGTTAAAATGAAAATACAATTTTTAGACATGAAAAGAGAGGCTGATTTTTTATTAAAAAACGGACTTCTTAAAAATATTGAATCTGTAATATCTTCTGGAAGATATTTATTTGGAAAAAATTCTAATAAATTAGAAGAATATATGTCTGAAAAATTTAATTCTGAAGCAATACTTGTTGGAAGTGGAACTGATGCTATTGCAATTTCTCTTATGGCTTGTGGAATAAATAGTAATAGTATTGTTGGAGTTCCTGCTTTTTCTGCCATTCCTACTGCAGTTGCTATTAAAATGATTGGGGCTAAAATAAGATATTTTGATTTATGTAACAGTTTAAGTGGTGGAATTGATTTTAAAAATATTAATAATGTAAATGCTATTGTTCCAGTATATTTATATGGAAATAATTTTAATATTAATAAATTAATAAGTTATAAAAATAATGGATTAATAATTATAGAAGATTGTGCTCAAGCTTTTGGAACCAAAATAAATAACAAATTTATTGGAACATTTGGTCATACTGGAGCTTTTAGTTTTTTTCCAAGTAAAAATTTAGGCAGTTTTGGTGATGCTGGTTTGGTAATAACAAAAAATACTAACATTGCTCAAAAAATAAGAGAATTAAGATTTTATGGTCAAAAAGATAAAAGTTCTATGAGTAATATGATAGGAATGAATAGTAGAGTTGATGAAATACAATGTACAATATTATTAAATAAACTTTCTATTCATAATAGAATTGAAGAAAGAAGATTAGAATTATTTAATAGATATAATAATAGACTTAATAAATATACTATAAAATGGAATGATGGTTGTATGCCTCATTTATTTCCAATATTTGTTAAAAATAGAAAAAAATTTATTAAAAATATGAAAGAACTTGAAATTGAAACTATAATTCATTATCCATTTACTTTACCATCTTTAATAGAAAAATGTAATGTTTCTTTTCCAATAGCAGAAAAATTTGCTTCTGAAATAATTTCTTTACCATTTAATCCTTGGTTGAAAGAAAAAGAAATAGAATATATATTAGATTCAGCAGAAAGATGTTTGGAGAAAGATAAATGAAAATATTAGTTACGGGAAATTGTGGATTTATAGGACAAAATTTTGTTCGAATCTATAAAGAAAAACATGAAATTATTGGCATAGATAATTTAAGTTATGCTCATGATTCAAGAGCAAAACTTCTTTGTAAAACATATGAAGAAGATATTATAAATATTAATGAAATTGGCATTCCAACAGATTTTGATATTGTTTTTCATTTCGGCGCTGAAAGTCATGTCGACAATAGCATAAAATCTCCTTTTCCATTTATAAATAGTAACATAGTTGGAACTTTTCAGATATTAGAATTTGTAAAAAAATATAAAATTGATTTGGTAATGATTTCTACTGATGAAGTTTATGGAGATTTAGAAAAGGATGATCCTCCATTTTCCAATTATTATCAAATGAAACCAAGTTCTCCATATTCAGCTTCAAAAGCATCTGCGGACATGCTTGTTCAGGCATACTACAGAACATATGGAATTAATACTAAAATTGTAAGATCTTGTAATAATTACGGTCCATTTCAATATAAAGAAAAATTTATTCCTGTTATTATTTTAAATGCTTTAAATAATTCTAAAATTCCTCTATATGGAAATGGAGAAAATATTAGAGAATGGATTTTTGTTGAAGATAATTGCAGAGCAATAATGGAAATAGCTCAAAATGGTAAAAATGGTGAAATTTATAATGTTGGAAGTAGTTGTGAAATTACAAATAAAGAAATGATACATAAGATATTAAAAATTATTGGAAAACCCAATTCTCTTATTAAATATGTTGAAGATAGAAAGGGACATGATAAAAGATATGCTTTAAATTCAAGTAAAACTTTTAAATTAGATTGGTCTTTAAAAGAAAATATAGATACAGGATTAGAAAAAACTATAAAATGGTATGAGAAAAATCAAAATTATTGGGAGATATAATATGCGTGGAATAATCTTAGCTGGTGGTACTGGTTCACGATTAGGGCCTCTTTCTCTCGTAACTAATAAACATCTTTTGCCTCTCGGAAATTTCCCGATGATCTATCATCCAATTTCTCAACTTTTATGTAATGGAATAACTGATATATGTATTGTTTCTGGTCTTTTTCATTTGGGTTCTGTCGTATCACTATTGGGTAGCGGGAAAAAATTTGGTTGCGAATTTACATATAAAGTTCAAGATGAGGCTGGAGGAATTGCTGAGGCGTTAAGTCTTTGTAAAAATTTTGCTGGTAATGAAGATATAATGGTATTTCTGGGTGATAATATATTTGGAGAAGTTCTTAAACCTAATATTAAAAATTATGATGGTATTTTTTATATTAAAGAAGTTTCAGATCCTCATAGATTTGGAGTTGCAGAAGTTGATCATCTAAAAAAACTTATAGATATTGAAGAGAAACCGGAAAATCCTAAAAGTAATATGGCGATTACAGGAGCGTATGTATATTCTAAAAAGATATGGTATGCTATAAGTACTATAAAAAGATCGGAAAGAGGAGAATTAGAAATATCGGATGCTAATAAGTGGTTAATTCAAAATGGAGAAATTACTACTATTGAAGTAAAAAAATGGTGGTCTGATGCTGGAACACAGGAATCATATAGAAAAGCAAATGAAAAAGTTTGGACTGAACTTTGTCTAGAATTAGTTAAAGTTCTTAAATCTATGATATAAGGAAATATAAAAATGAAAACAGCAGTAGTAATGATTACTTGTAAAAAATTTTCTCAAGCTTGGAATCCTTTTTTTATTTTATTAAAGAAATATTGGCCTGACTGTCCATATAAAATATATATGATTACAGATTTTGGAAAATATGAAGATGAGATTGTTGAAACAATTACAATTGGCTCAGACTTAGGATTTTCGAGCAATTTAATTTATGGACTTAATAAAATACCAGAAGATATTATTTTATATTTTCAAGAAGATTATTTATTTACAGATTATTTTAATACTGAAAAAATATTATCATTTGAAAATTATTTATGTGAAAACTCTAATATTGGGTGTCTAAGATTAGCACCATGTCCTGGACCAACAGCACCATCAGAATATAAAGATTTGGGAATTTTACAAATTGGAGATGCATATCGAGTTTCTACTCAAACAGCATTTTGGAGAAAAAATGTATTACTTTCTTTACTTGTTTTAAAAGAAAGTGGGGGAGATTTTGAAATAAAAGGAACAAAAAGATCTAATAATCTTCCTTATAAATTTTTAAGTGTTTGGAGAGAGCAAACTCCTACTCCATACTTTATAACAGCAATAGTTCGCAGTGTTTGGCAAGAAGGAGCACTTGAATTATTAAAAAAAGAAAATATATCAACAGAAAATATTACAAGGGTTATAAAATGAAATTATTAAGTGAAATTAGAGATTTTTATATTAATTTAAGCTCTGAAACGAATGGAACTAATATGTGGAATAATTTTCTTCTTAATATTAGAAGTTTAATATTAACAGAAGATATTAGAAATTTTCATAATTGGGGACCTATTAGACAAACAATGAATGCTGGAGATCCGAGAACAGGATTTTCAAAAGATCATTTAAAATTATTAAAATTAGAAAATAATTGGGATAGATGGGATCAATTATTAAAAAATGAATTTACTACTAGTGCTGTTAATCATTCATATTATTTAAATAAATTAGAAAAATTTGTAAAACCAATTAATGAATTTGATTTTATTTTTGAATTTGGTGCTGGATTTGGAAATATGTGCAGAGTTGCTAAATCACTTGGTTTTGCAGGAAAATATGTTATTTTTGATTTTCCTGAATTATTAACAATACAAAAATATTATTTACAAACAAATAATATTATTGCTTCTGATAAATCCAATGAAGTTCAATTATGTTGTAATTTTAATAAGTTAAATAAAATATTAAATAAAGAAAATTCTTTATGTATTTCAACTCACGCTTTAGAAGAGGCCCCGATAGAAGTTATGAATAAGATTTTAAATAATGTTAAAGAATTTTCAGCATTTTTATTTGTATTTAGTGGTGGAAAAAGTAGATTTGAAGAATTTGTTAATAAAAATTGTTCTGACTTTAATTTGGAAGAATTCGTTTCTCTAAAAGGTCATTATATTATAACTGGAATTGGAAAATGATTAAATTAATAATATTCGATCTTGATGGTGTTTTAGTTGATGCAAGAGAATTACATTATAAAGCATTAAATGGTGCTTTAAAAAGTTTTAATGAAAAATATGTAATAAATAGAGATGAACACCTTTCTATATATGATGGTTTACCTACTACAAAAAAATTAAAGATGTTGACGAAAAATAAAGGACTTTTAAAAGATCTTTATAATGATATTTGGAAAGCAAAACAAGACGAAACATTAAAAATAATAAAAACAGAAATGTCTTATGATAATAAAATGCGTTTTATTCTTGAAAGATTAAAAAATAATGGATATATTTTATGTGTAGCATCTAATTCTATTAGAGAAACATTAAAAATGATGCTTGTAAAAAAAGGACTAATAGAATATATAGATTTTTACTATTCAAATCAAGATGTTAAAAATCCAAAACCAAATACAGAAATGTATATGAAATGTATGATAAAGGCAGAGGTTAATCCAAAAGAAACTTTAATTATAGAAGATTCTCATATTGGTAGGCAATCAGTAATTAATTCTGGTGCATTTTTATGTGCTGTAAAAAATACTGATGATGTAAGTTATGAAAAAATAAATAAAAGTATTAGAAATGCTAATAATATAACAGAACTTAAGCCGAAATGGCAAGGAGGTAAGATGAATATTCTAATTCCAATGGCTGGAGCTGGTTCCAGATTTCAAGAAGCTGGATATACATTTCCAAAACCCTTAATAGAGGTTGAGGGAAAACCAATGATTCAGGTTGTTGTTGAAAACCTAAATATGGAAGGAAATCATATATTTGTAGTTCAAAAAGAACATTTTGAAAAATTTAATTTAAAGTATTTACTTAATTTAATTTCTCCCAATTGTAAAATAATTCAGGTTGACGGAATTACAGAAGGAGCTGCTTGTACAACTCTATTAGCAAAAGAATTTATTAACAATGATGAACCACTTTTATTAGCAAATTCCGATCAATATATTGAATGGAATAGTAATGAATTTATGTATTCTATGATTGCTGATGATATTGATGGCGGAATTTTAACTTTTAAAGCAACTCATCCTAAATGGAGTTTCGCCAAACTTGATGAAAATGGTTATGTTATTGAGGTTGCTGAAAAAAAACCGATAAGTGATGTTGCGACTGTTGGTGTTTATTATTGGGCAAAAGGTTCTGATTATGTAAAATATACTGAGCAAATGATAAATAAAAATATAAAAACAAATAATGAATTTTATGTTTGTCCAGTTTTTAATGAAGCAATTGAAGATAATAAAAGAATTAAAACATATGAGATAGAAAAAATGTGGGGAATTGGAACCCCAGAAGATTTAAGTGTATTTTTATCGAGGAATAAATGAATTTTACATTTGGAATAATTACTGGTGGTGGAGCAGATAATAGAATATTAAAAATAATAAATTCTATTAAAGAACAAAAAATACAAAATTATGAAATAATTATAGTTGGTAATAGTGAGATTAATGGAGATTTTATTAAAAATATTCCTTTTGATGAGACTATAAAACCAAAATGGATTACTAAAAAGAAAAATATAATAACTAAAAATTCTAATTATGAAAATATAGTTTTTCTTCATGATTATATAAAATTAGATAAAAATTGGTATAATGGATTTTTAAAATTTGGTAATAATTTTTCTATTTGTATGACTAAAATGAAAACTCCAAGTGGTAAAAGATATAGAGATTGGACCATTGATGCTATGGCTAATATTTCACATATTACTAATAAAAGATATAATAGATTACTTCCTTATAGAGATTTAGGACTTACTAATATAATGTATATTTCTGGAGCATATTGGGTAGCAAAAAAAGAAATAATGGAAAAATATCCTTTAGATGAACGATTGTCTTGGGGTGAGTCTGAAGATATTGAATGGTCTCATAGAGTTAGAAAAAATATACAATTTTTTATAAATCCAGATTCTATTGTTTGGTTATTAACAGAAAAAAATCCATCTTTTTTAGAAATGGATAAAGATTTAGTTAATAAATTTATTAATTTAACTGATAATGAATTACAAATAATAATAGATCATGGAGATAAATATTATAAAGAAAATCATGAATAAAATGAAATACATATCACATCGTGGTAACATAAATGGCCCTTCAAAATTAGAAAATAATCCAGATCATATTATAAAAATATTAGATCAATTTGATGTTGAAATTGATGTATGGGATTTATGTGGTGTATTTTTTTTGGGACATGATTCTCCCATTTATGTGATAAATGAAGAGTTTTTAAAAAATAAAGGTTTATGGTGTCATGCTAAAAATTATGCTGCATTATTAAAAATGCTTAATATGAATATTCATTGTTTTTGGCATCAAACAGATGAATATACTGTTACTTCAAAAGGATTTATTTGGGCATTTCCAACATATAATTATGAAAAAGATGTTATTGCTGTTTTACCAGAAAATTATAATGTTAAATTAAAAAATTTACAAAATGTTGCTGGAATTTGTAGTGATTATATTGAAGATTATTTATGAAACATATCTAAACATTTTTGATACAATTCTATATCTAAATTTAATTTTTCTTCTAATTGTTGTATTAATATATTGTCTTTATTAAGAATTTCATCATTACCGGGCCCGTATTCGCTTTCTCCTTTAAAATAAATATTTTCTAATTTTGGTATTAAATTTAAATCATTAGAAATTTGATCCAATCCATCTTGAAAATATTCTGTAAACATTACTAAATCTAAATTTTTAATTTTTTCAAAAGCTTCCTGTATTGAAAATATTTGGGAAAATGTATAGACCTGTTTATTAAGAATTTCATCTGGGCACATTTCAGAAAAATTTTCAATTCCATTTTCAATAAGATATTTATGTTCTAAATGAAATTTTGAACTACTTTTTCTTGATTCAAAAGCATAAAGCATACGAATAAATGAAAAAATTCTATTTATTGGATTCCGTAAAATTACTATTCTATAATGATCATTATCAATATTTTCGTTATATAATCCATGAGTGCCTTGAAATGGAACGTTATTATTTTCTCCACCGATTATATAGGGGCCTACTTCAAAATACCTTCCTCCCCATGATTTAAAATGAATTTCAAAAGGATCTATTTCACTTTTATACTTTTCAACCAAATGTTTTATAAATGAAATACGCAAACTTCTTCCGCCAGTTTTTTCAACATGATATAAAAATATTGGTTTCATATGTGATCCTTTTAAAGTTTATTTTAAGTTTTCTTTCCAAGCAGTAATATGATTACAATCTTTTTTAAAAGTTTCTGTTTTTTTATCAAAATAAACTCTATCTGTTATAACTGAAACAGAAAATCCCATATTTTTTAGATATTCTGTTTCAACTGACCATAAATGTTTTTCATATGGATTTCCATTTATTTCTTCTTGTGGAGAATATCCCTCTGGACATCCTAAAATAAGTAGTTTACATTTTTGTTCTAATTTTGGCAAAAGTTTTTCAAAATCATTTTTATTAATATGTTCTGGACCATGCCACCAACAACAAATATCATAAGATTTATTAATTATTGTTTTAAAATTTCTTATATCTCCATGTATTACTGGAAATGAAAAAGTTTTTTTTAAAAAATCAACATTAGGTTTCCATATTTCTATTATTTCTATTTCATATTTCCATTTTTGAAAGTCATTTAATAAATAACATCTATTTCCTCCACCAATATATAATAAAAATTTTTCATATCCATTTTCTATATTTTTTATATTATCGACTAAAGATTTTGTCTGCCTATCATATTTTTTTATCATAGAATATTCTCCTAATATATATATTATTATTTTTTTATTAATAGTGTAAAAAGTTATGTTTTTTGGAGGGTTTTTTTGAAAAATAAAATTATGGAAAATGAATTGTTTAAACATACAAACCGAGTTTCTATAGAAATATCAAACCAATGTAATTATTCTAAAATTCATAAAGAATGTCCAGTTAGTTTAGAAAAAAAATCTATAATTTTGCCAACTAATATTATTTATTCTATATTTAATTCTCTATATCTATTTAATTTCAATGGTTTAATAGCTTTTCATACTTATAATGAACCAACAATAGATAAAAGATTGATAGAATTAATAAAAAACGCAAAAAAATATTGTCCTAATTCTAATATTTATTTATCTACTAATGGGTCATTATTAACTCAAAAATACTTGGATGAGTTAATAAATGTTGGTTTAACTGATTTGCATGTTTCTGCTTATTTTGAAAAAGATTTTTATAATGTGTCAAATTTAAAAATAGACATTAAACACAAAATAGTAAAAACAAAACTCATATCAGATCATTTAGAAATCTATGATAAACCATTAATAAATTGTAAAAAACCATGTTTTGCCCCTTTAAATGAATTAATAATAACCCATAATGGAAATTTGTCATTATGTTGTAGAGAATGGAAAAGAAAATATATATTTGGAGATTTAAAATATATGACTTTAGAAGAGATTATTAAAGAAGGTAAATTACATGAGGTTTATAATAAATTAAGTAATGGAGATAGATTTTTAGATATTTGTAAAAGGTGTGCTTCTAGTAGATGAAAAGACTATTAAAAAGTAGCATTTTATATATATATTTTCTATTAATTTTAGAACATTACACTATGCCTGATATATTTAAATATACGAAGCAAATGGTGGCCAAAATGATAGCAATTGATGGATTTTGGACAACTATAAAATATATTGATTATTCAAAAATTATTGACCCGGAACTATCTGGAAAAGTTAAAGAAATGAAAGATTTGGAATATTATATAAAACATAATATATTAAGTAGATTTGCTGAATGGTTTATATAAGGAAAATTAAATGACTACAAATGAGAAAAATTATAAAGGACCCGGTTTACCTGATAAGAGGGTTGCGTTTGCCATTCCATATTTTAACAGGGGTCCGGAAGCGAATTTTTGGCCCAGTAAAGAAAATTTGCAAGAAGAAGATGCTCTTTTTAGATATGTTTTATATGGTTGGATACCAGAAAAACCTTTTATAACCAAATCAAGTATAATTACGGCTTTTGGTAGTTGCTTTGCTGAATATATTATAACACATTTAAAAAATCAAGGATTTAATTTAAATAAATTAGATAAAGAACCATATGTGGTGAGATATGCAGCAGAAATAGTAAATACATATACTATTGCTCAACAATTTGAGTGGTCTTGGAATGATAAAGAATTTTCAGATAAATTATGGCATACGCGTGAAAAAAAGCCATTAGAATATAGTAAAAGTATGAGAGAGGCAACGAAAAAACAATTTGATAAAACAGATGTTTTTATTATTACGGTAGGTCTTTCAGAAATTTGGTATAATAAGCAAACAAATGAGGTTTATTGGAAAACTCCAGTAAAAGATAGTTTTGACCCAAATAAACATGGTTTTAGAATAGTTTCATATCAAGAAAATGTTGATAATCTTAATATAATTGTTAAGTTAATAAAAAAACATAGACCAAAATCTTCTATAGTATTTACTGTTTCTCCGATTCCATTAATTGCGACATTTAGAACAGTTTCTTGCATTACGGCAAATTGTGTTTCTAAATCTATTTTAAGAGCTTCAGTAGATAATATTGTTACTAGTTATGGAAAAGAAAATAATGTTTATTATTGGCCAGCATATGAGATTATAAAAGAATATGTAGAAAACCCATTTGGAGAACCTGTTCATCCAAAACAAGATATTATAGAAATGATTATGAGATCTTTTGTTAAATATTATGTAATAAAGGAATAAATCGCAATGAAAGTTTCAGTGGTAATATCTTTATGTGATAATAGATTTTCTTATTTTAATCGCGCTCTTGATACTTGGAATAATCAAACAGAAAAAGATTTTGAACTCGTTCTTATTGATGATGGAAATAGGCAAGATATAAGAGAATTATGTAATAATTATCCTAACTTAAACTTCCAATATATTCAAATAGATAATTCTAAATGTGATGTTCCAATTACAACATTTACTCCTGTATTAAGTAATAATGTTGGAATGAGAATGGCTAGAAGTAATATTGTTTGTATAACTGGCCCAGAAACCCTTCAAAATAAAAATAATATAAAAGTAGCATCTTCATTTATTAATAGAAAACAATGTGGATATGGATTAGTATATAAGTCAAATAGTATTTTTATTGATATTATCAATAAAAATTGGAATAAATCATTTGATGGTTTATTAAAACTTCCAGGTGCAAAAAATAATTGTTTAACTAGACCTCCTCATCCACCTGCTTATTATTATTTTTGTGTTGTTAAGAAAGAATATGTAGAAAAAATAGGAGGAATAGATGAAAGATTTGGTGAAGGGTTTTGTGCTGAAGATGATGATTTTTCTAATCGAATGAAAATGTTTGGAGTTACTCCTGTTTTTGAACATAATATAATTGGAATTCATCAAGATCATTCAAATTTAAATACAAAAAAACATATTTTACGATACACAGAAAAAGAAATGAGAGATAAAAATCTTTTATTAATGCGAGAAAATTTAAAAAATTATAATTATATAGCAAATACAGATCATATTTGGGGAGATCCAAAAGTTATTATTAGTCATGAAATTTTTTAATATTAAGGAGTAATAAATGAAAGTCGTAATTACTGGTGGACATGGAATGTTAGGAAGAGCATTAAGAAAAAAAATATATTCAATTTGCCCTACAAGAAAAGAATTAGATTTAGAAAATAGTGAAAAAGTATTATCTTTTATGTTAAAAAATAAACCAGATATAGTTTTTCATCTTGCATCTCGTGTTGGAGGTGTTTTAGAAAATTCTAAATATCTAGCAGAATTTTATATACAAAATATAAGAATAAATTCAAATGTTTTAGATGCATGTTATAAAACAGAAGTAAAAAAGGTTATATCTGTTTTAAGTACTTGTGTTTATCCAGATAATGTAAACTATCCATTAACAGAAGACCAATTACATAATGGTTTTCCTCATCAATCAAATTTTTCATATGCTTTTACAAAAAGAATGCTTGATGTTCAATCAAGAGTATATAGAAAACAATATGGATGTAATTTTGTTTGTGTGATCCCAAATAATATATATGGTCCAAATGATCAGTATGGATATGGTTGTCATGTAATTCCAGCATTAATGTTAAGATTTCATGAAGCAAAACTTAATAATTTAAATGAGATAGAAATTTGGGGTTCTGGAAATTGTATGAGAGAATTTACATATTCATCTGATATTGCTGATTGTATGATTTATGTAATGGAACATTATAATGAAGAGGAACCTATTAATATTGGATATAATAAAGAATATTCTATTAATGAACTTGTTAAAAATATTAAAAAAGTTGTTGAATATAATGGTAACATAGTTTTTAATACTAATATGCCAGAAGGACAATTTAAAAAACCATCTGATACAACAAAATTTAAAAATTTAATAAAAAATGATATAAAATTTACTACACTTTTTACTGGTTTAGAAAAAACATATAAATGGTTTATTAAAAATTATCCAAATTTACGGGGACTTTAATGAAGAAAAAAACTGCATTAATAATAGGAATTTGTGGCCAAGATGGAAGTTTATTAGCCGATTTATTATTAGAAAAGGAATATAATGTAATTGGTGTAATGAGAAGAAATGCAACCAATAATTTTGGCAATGTAGTTCATTTGGAAAATAAGATTGATATTTTTGAAGGTGATATTACTGATATGTCTTCAATGTTACGCATCGTTCGAGATACTCGTCCTCATGAATTATATAATATGGCAGCAATGTCTCACGTTCATACGAGTTTTGAACAACCATTAGCTACATTAGATATCGATACAAAAGGAGTTGTTAATATTTTAGAAAGTATTAAATTGTTAGGTTATTCTACAAGAATTTTTCATGCGAGTTCAATAGTTTTTAATACTCCGGTATTAATTAAATATAATGGAGTGTTGAATAGAACTACATTAGAAAATGCTTTTAATTTATGGAAGAAGGGCGAACATAATTCGTTTGAGGTTTTAACAGCTGATAATGATGGAAAAACATGTTTTAAGCAAGTAATGGATGTTGTTGATCATGGATTTAAACAAGTTTATAAAATTAGTTTTTCTGGGGGAAAAGATTTAATTGTGACTCCAGATCATTCTTTGATTACTTTATATAATAATAGGTTTGTTGAAACTAAAGTTTCGGATTTATCTGTTGGTGACCATTTAATAACTTTTTGTAATCAAGAAGATTTTTACAAACATGATAAATATAAGAAACTAAAATGGGATTTTTTTTTAAAACATAAAGTAGAGCGAAATAAGGGAACTAAAATTTTAAATAGTAAATTTAATGAAAGTATTTTATTAAATGAAGAAATAGCATATTTATTAGGAATTTATATGGCAGAAGGATATTATTCTAAAAGTCATGGAAATGAAAGTATAACTTTAACATTTAGCAACCATGCTTTTAATTGTAATAGATCAGAAGAAACTAAAAATATAATTGAAAAATATTTTAAATATAAGAGTAATATTAGGATTAAAAAAAATTCTACTCAAGTGTCCATATGTAAAAGAAAAATTTGTTCTTTTTTTTCTAAATATGCTGAAAATAATTCTCATTCTAAAAGATTACCTAGTGAATTATATGAATCTTCAACAAGTGTAAAGATTTCTTTTTTAAATGGTTATTTAGGAGGCGCTAAAATAGATGAAAGAGAAATAAAATATACAACTATATATAAGGATTTGGCAATTGATATATTATGGTTATTAAGATTAATTGGTATTGGTGGGCATTTACATAATAGATTTGTTAAATCATTCTTATTGCCACAACAAATACTAACTAAAGATTCTTTAGTTTGGGATATTATAATTTCAAAGGATGAGTTACATAACTTCTCTAGTTATAAAATACAAAAGAAAGATATTAATATAAAAAATATCTCTGGAGAAAATTTGTGCCATTTTGAAAATTCAGATATTAATATGGAAAAAATACAACAAATAGAAAAACTTCATATACATCAGCGTGTTGGTGATTTTTCAGTTAAGGATACTGAAAAATGGTATTGTGGTGTGTCTCCAATCTTAGTTCACAATACTAGTGAAATGTTTGGTTCTTCTCCTGCTCCTCAAAATACTGAAACTATTTATATGCCACAAAGTCCATATGCGATAGCTAAGGTTGCTAGTCATCATTTTATAAGATTGTATAGAGAATCATATAATATGTATTGTTGTGCTGGAGTAACGTTCAACCATGAAGAACCGGGGAGAAGAGGCCCAAATTTCGTAACTAGAAAAATATCTATGGGTGTAGCACAGGCTCTTAAAAATCCAAGTTTTAAGTTAAAGTTGGGTAATTTAAATGCAAGACGAGATTGGGGGTTAGCCAAAGAATATTGTGAGGGTTTTATTATGACTCTTCAACAACCTAAACCAAATGATTATATATTTGCAACGGGAGAGACTCACTCAGTTAAAGAGTTTTGCGAAATTGCTTTTGGTCATGTTGGATTAAATTGGGAAGATTATGTAGAAATTGATAGGTTTTATATGCGAGCTGCCGAAGTAAATGATCTCTGTGGAGATTATTCTAAAACAACAGAACTTATTGGGTGGGAACCTAAAGTAAAGTTTGAAGAGTTAGTTAAACGTATGGTAGATTATGATTGTAAACTTTTAGGTGTAAATTCTAAAAAGGAAGAAGATAATGAAACCTAAGGTTTCGGAGTTTAGTATTGTAAGTGAGTGGGACTTTATAAAAAATAATATTTTTCCAGAAAACATTACAATCGGAAGTTCAAAAAAAGTTTGGTGGAAATGTAAAAATAATCATTCTTGGTTTGCACCAATTGATAAAAGAATATCTCGTGGGGATGGATGTCCATATTGTTCTGGACAGCGTGTATGTTTGGAAAATTCTTTATTAGTAAAAGCTCATAATCTTGCCAAGGAGTGGAGCAAAAAAAATATAATTAAGACTAATGAAATTACAGCAAAAAGCAACAAAAAAGTTTGGTGGAAATGTAAATGTGGATACGAGTGGAAAAATTCTCCAAATAGTAGAACTAATCATGGTTGCCCATGTTGTTCTGGCAAGATTGTAAATGATATAAATAATTTAAAAATAAGAAATCCAGAATTATTATGTGAGTGGGACTATAATAAAAATATAATTTTACCCTCTATGATTCATAGTAAATCTAATAAGAAAGTTTGGTGGAAATGTAAGAATAATCATTCTTGGTATTCTCCTCTATGTAATAGAACATGTCGTGAAGATGGATGTCCATATTGTTCAAATAAAAAAGTTTGTATTGATAATTGTTTATTTACAATAAATCCAGATTTAGTATTAGAGTGGGATTATATAAAAAACTCTATAACTCCACATGATGTTACCCCATATAGTTCAAAAAAAATTTGGTGGAAATGTAAAAACAACCATTCTTGGAAGACTTCAGTGAGCCATCGCAGTTTTGGAACAAATTGTCCATATTGTTCAAATAAAAAAGTTTGTATTGATAATTGTTTATTTACAATAAACCCAGATTTAGCATTAGAGTGGGATTTTAAAAAAAATTCTATAACTCCATATGATGTTACTCCACATAGTTCAAAGAAAGTGTGGTGGAAGTGTAAAAATAATCATTCTTGGTTTGCCACTGTTAATAGTAGAAGTCAGATTGCTGGATGTCCAGTTTGTGTAAAACATTTAAATTCATCAAAAAAATGTAATTTATGGCTAGACCGACTAAATATAGATTTATCTAATAGAGAAATTTGTATTATTATAAATAAAAAGAAATTTTATGTTGATGCATTAATTGAAAATATAGTTTATGAATTTTATGGTGATTTTTGGCATGGGAATCCAAAAATTTATAGCAAAAATGAAATAAATCCTATAAATAAAAAAACATATGGTACTCTTTATGAAAATACAATTAAAAGAGAAAACTTAATAAAAACTGCAGGATATAAAATTGTTTTTATTTGGGAAAATGATTTTGATGAACAAAAATAATTTTTTTGTTGAATTTTATATATATGAAATTTCGTATAACAATATAAGGATAAGAAATAACTAATGGAAATTTCTAGCTCTATGTGGAAAGGTCGTCTTTTTTCATTAAAGAATAAAGAAGTTTTAATGATAAATAATACATCATTATTATATTTTCCCATTAATGTTATTCCAAATACTATATATAGATTAACATTAGAAATTTATTGTAAGGGTGGTAATGGTGTAATATTTTGTAATTTTTATGGGAATAAATATTATGATTTTCCTCATTCAAAATTGGTGTGTGAAAATAATTGGAAAAAATTTGATGTAAATATTATAACTGAAGATTTTTCTAAAGATATTCCAATAAAATTAAGGATTTGGCGAGGAAAAGAGGGAACAGGATCTGTTTTTATAAGAAAAGTAATAATTAATAATTCAAAAATACCTATAAAATCACATAGTTTTATTGAAGATTATAAAAATGGATCTCTAAAAGTTTTGTTTTTAAGGTATACTACAAAAGAGATAAATCAAATGGCTCTTACTAAAGCTTTTGTAGATAATGGATTCAGTGTAAAAGCTATTTGTTTTAATAAATATATGGATTGTTTTGGAAAAGAAAAACTCCAAAATTTTATAAAATCTGAGGCATTATTATTTAAACCAGATTGGATACATATGCAGTTACAATTTTTTGATAAAACTGTTGATCCAACAACTATTTTACAGATTAGAGAAAATTTACCTAATACAATAATAACAAATAATACAATAGATATTAGAGAGTATGCTGTTCCTTATTTTGTTAATATATCAAAACATATACATAAAGCACTTATTTCTAGTGAGGGACAACTTGAAATGTATAGAAAAGCTGGGAGTTTAAATGTTGATTATTGGCAAGTTGGGGTTAATGTTAATGCTTTTTATAGAATGCCTGATGAAATAAGAAATAAATTATATAAGAAATATAAACATGATATTGTTTTTTGTGCTAATAATATTTCTCATAATTTTCCTGGGACTAATCTTAGAAAAAAAGTTATTAATCATCTTCAAATAAAATATGGAGATAGGTTTAAATTATATGGAAAATGGCGGGATCGTCCAAGTAATTACATTTCATATTTAAAACAAAATGAAGTTTATAATGCTTCAAAAATAATTATAAGTATTAATAATTTTAATAATGTATATAAATATTTTTCTAAACGCCAATTAATAGCAATGGCCTGTGGGACATTAACATTAAGTTCGTATATTCCTGGAATGGAAGAATATTTTGAAAATGGTAAAGATCTTGTTTGGTTTAAAGATGAAAAAGAATGTTATGATTTACTTGAATATTATTTGAACAATAATGAAAAACGAGAGGAAATAGGAAAACAAGGATCAAAAATAGTAAATAAAAACCATAGTTATTTTTGTAGAGTAAGAGAATTATCTGTTCGTCTTGGTTTTAAAGAATGGTAGATAAGTTATATTTTATTGGGGAATATGGTTTTGGATTTAGGCAATTATTTCCATTTTTAGAACAATATAACAAGCCTCTTGAAATTCTAACTTGGGATTCACTAGTTAGAATTTTACATATATTATGGCCTGGAAGATTTAATATGATCTCTGTAGAATTATTTATTAATAATATTAATGAAAGTCTTAGAGATTGTAATCATTATAGAGATGATAATATAAATAAAAAATTTATAGAAATGGGATTTTCTCATTGTTTTAATTTTGATAAAAATAATAGATTTTTTTATGATAATGTTAGAAAAGTATATAATTTAGTTAAACCAAAATTAATGTATGGTGAGCAATTTGAAGAAAAAAAATTTGTTTCCATTTTTCCACGAAATCGTAAAATTCAACCTAATAAAAATATAACAGGCAGGGATCATATAAAATGGCTTAAATATAAATTTCCAAATAAAAAAATTATGGGTCATGGTTTAGAAAATGAAAGATTTAATTTAAATATTGATTTTTGTCGTGATATTTATCATCAAATAAATGTATTAAATAATTCCGAGGTATTTATAACTCCTGCTAGTGGAATGGCTGATTTAGGTTTAATGTGTGGATGTAATATTATATTAACTGATGAATATGAAACTTTAGATAAGGTAAATTATCATAGTTGTAAAATAGATAGATGGGAGAATTTGTGAGAGTTTTAATTTGTGGAATTGATGGATATTTAGGATGGCCTTTAGCTCAATTTTTAGGGTGTAAAGGACATAAGATATTTGGAATAGATAATTTAAGCAGAAGAAAATTTGTAAAAAAATTTGGAGGAAATTCTTTAATTCCAATATCTTCTATATCAAAAAGACAAAAAGTTTTTCGCAGATTTATTGGAGAAATAGAAATATTAAAATTTGATATGACTAATTTTAATTTTCTCAAATCTGCTTTAATAAAATTTAAGCCTGATGTTATAGTAAATTTAGGTCAAATTCCATCTGCACCATATTCTATGATTGATTTTAAGCATGCTTCTTTTACTCATTTTAATAATGTTATTGGCAATTTATCACTTCTTTATGCTATTTATGAAGTTTGTCCAGAAATTCATTTAATTAAGCTTGGTTCAATGGGCGAATTTGGAACTCCTAATATTCCTATCGCAGAAGGTTTCTTTGAGATAGAATATAAAAATAAAAAAGATAGGGTGATGTTTCCTAGACTTCCTGGAAGTTTCTATCATGCTACAAAAGTTCATGATAGTATAAATATAGATTTTGCTAATCGTATTTGGGGAATAACTTGTACTGATATTATGCAGGGTGTTGTTTATGGTACTAATATAGGTGACATAGAATTTAGTGAATTTAAAACAAGATTTGATTATGATGGTATTTTTGGTACTGCAATTAATCGTTTTGTTGTTCAAGCTATTAAAGGATTTCCTATTACTTTATTTGGAAAAGGTCATCAAAAAAGAGGATTTCTTCCTTTAAGAGATTCAATACAATGTATTTCTATTATTATTGATAATCCTCCAAAAAATGGTAAATATAGGATTATTAATCAATTTGAAGAGATTTATGATCTATCTGAACTTGCTAAAAATGTTTCTATTGTAGCAAAAGAATTTGGAATTGAAACAACAATCTCAAATATAGAAAATCCAAGAATTGAAAAGGAAGATCATGAGTATAATGTTGATCATAATATTCTTTTAAATTTAGGTTATAAACCTACATCTGATATGTTAGAAGAACTAAAAAGTATGTTTAAAGATCTAATTCCATTTAAAAGTAAAATAGATAGTTCTATTATAGTTCCAAACATTAAGTGGAGAAAATAATGAAATTAATCTGTGATATAGATGGAATAATAACATCTGGTGAGCATTTTTATTCAATTGATGGAAAAATAGTAAAATCTTTTAGTAGTAATGATCGGCCTTCAATTCCTATTCTAAAGAAATATTTTAATGAAATAATATTATGTTCTGCAGATAATACATCTTCTGGATCTAAAATTAATGAAATAAGATGTAAAGAAATGGGAATTAACTATATTTTTAGTAAAGTTGAAGAAAGACAAAAACTTATAGATGAAAATATGCCTTGTGTATATGTTGGAGATGGAATTAATGAACCTAATGCTTTAATAAATCTTTGTTTAAATGATTCAACACCACAAGCAAAAAATAATTCTGATTTTATATTGCCCACATTAGCTGGAAAAAATGTTTTTCCTCATATATTAAATTGGATAAGAAAAGAAAATATATTAAGTTTTGCTAAAAAAATAAGAGATTCTATTTCTGGAAAAATAGTAATTACTGGGGTTGGTAAGAATTTTTCTTTGGCTCAATTGGTTAGTGAATTTTTTCTTCCTTATAATATTGTTGCTGTTCCTTTAGATGCTAATCATAGTTCTCATGGAAGTTTAGGACTAATTAATATAAATGATATTGTTATTGCTTCTTCCAAATCTGGAGATACTGAAGAATTAATAAATATGATGAAATCATTATATAAAAAGTTTAATAAATTAAATACCTTTTTAATAACTTCTAATTCAAATGCTAAAGCTATTCCTTATTTTAAAAATATATTAGTTATAGATAATATTATTGAAAATTCGTTTCTTGGTTTTAGTCCACAAATTACAATACAAGAATATTTAAAAACTTATTTTTCAATTTTAAAAGTAATTACATATAGTTATAGATGTAACCGTGAAGATTATTTATTAAACCATTCTGGTGGAACTATAGGAAAAAATATATGAAAACTTCTCTTATAATTCCATCTGCTGGATTAGGTTTAAGATTAAAGAAATTTATATATCCAAAGTTATTATTACCTTTATATAATAAAGCAATTATTAATCATATTATAGAATTTTGGAATGCTGATGAAGTAATTATAGTTGTTAGAGATAATATATTAAATATTGTTAAACAATATACTGAAAATAAATATATATATGTTGTTGAAAATAGAAAAGGATCTGGATATGCTGTACAATCAGGATTGTTAAGATCTAAAAATAACAGAGTTATTCTTAATTGGTGTGATGTTTTACCTTTAGAAAAACCCACAACCAATAAAAATATTTTTTTTAGTAGTCCTAATATTTTATGCTCATTTAATGGAAAAAATGGTGGAATTTATGGTGTTTTTCTTTGGAATAAAAATGAAATTACTTATCCAAAAGTTTTACCTAATTTAAATAGAGAAATAACATTATTAGATGCTATTAATATTAAAGATTTTGAAGAAGTTGTTATTCCTGCTATTGATATTGGAGATACTAAAAAATATAATAAAAAATTAATTTCTTGTAAAAACCCTATAAGATCATTTAATACTATTACAATTAAAGATAATATTGTAATTAAAGAGTGTAAGAATATAAAATTACGTAATTCAGAAGAGAATTGGTATAAAAATATGAATGGTTTTTGTTTTATACCAAATATAATTTCATATAACCCTTTAACAATGAAAAAAATAAATGGTGTTAAGAAGTTTTATAAAATTAAACCTTTGTATTATATTGCTAATCTTATACATATATTTAAACCTTCTATTCCAAGTTCTTTAGAAGATTGTAAATATATGTATATTGATAAGACAATTTCAAGATTAAATAAAATTAGTTTTTTAACTAATTTTGGTGAGAAATTTATAGTAAATAAAACAGAATGTTTAAATCCATTAATTAATCTAAATAAGATTAATATAGAGGAGATGGTTCCTAATCGTTTTGTTCCAATACATGGAGATCTTACTTCATCAAATGTTTTATGGGAAAATAATATTCCTTATGTAATAGATCCTAGAGGAATATTTGGTAATTCTCTTTTATATGGTGATGCTGATTATGATATAGCAAAAATATATTACTCTAAAACTAATTGGCATTTATTAAATAGAGGATGCTTATTACCTATAAGTAGTAATGGTTTTGAAGTTGAGAATATAAAATCATATGGTAGAAAAATTGATTTTCTTCTTTCTATTATATGGCTTTCTGTTACAGAATATGTTAAAAGTAATGTTTTATCTGTTGCTTATTCTTATCTTCTTGGATCTTTGCTTTTACAGAAATGGATTAATAAATATGGAAAATAATTATGGATATTTTTGATAATACTTTAAAAGAGACATACAATTCTTTTAATGATTTTATTTTCACAGATGAAACAAAAGTATTAGGAAAATTAGTTGCTAGATCTCTTTTTGTTGATAAAACAAAACAAATACCAGGAGATATTGTAGAATGTGGAGTTTTTATAGGCTCTGGAATGGTCACTTTTCTTAAATTAAAAAAAATCTTTTTTTCAAATTCTATAAAAAGAGTTATAGGTTTTGATTTTTTTGAAACAGATAAGTTATTAAATACAATAAGTGGTCGAGATGCAGAGGAAATGAAAAATTTGTTTAGTAGTCGTAATATTAAACATAATGCCCATTCATTAAATGATGTTAGAGAGAAAATATTGAATGCTGGGTTTGTTGATAGAGATTTTGAACTAATTAAAGGAGATATAAAAAATACTGCTCCAGAATATATCTTAAAAAACCCTGGATTTAAAATATCTTTACTTTATATGGATTTTGATCTTTGTGATCCTACATATTATGCTTTAAGATCTTTTTGGAATAGGGTTTCTATAGGTGGTATTGTAATATTTGATGAATATGCTTATCATAAGTGGTCAGAAAGTATTGGTGTTGATGAATTTTTTAAAAATAAAGGAGTGTTGGTTAAATCTTTAGATTATGTTTGTCCAACAGCATATGTTATAAAAAAATGAATAAAATAAAAAATAAATTCTTGGCAAATAAGGAGCTTTTTATGCGTGAAAAACTTCTTATAGGTTTTGCTAAAGTTAAAAAACTTTATAGTATTTGCGATAAACCATAATGGAAAAACTTTATTTTCTTGGAGAATTTGGATATATTTTTAGACAACTCCTTCCATTTCTTGAAATTAATACTGTTGATATTAGTTTAGTTACTTGGCCATCAGTATGTTATTTAATAAATTTATTATGGCCTAATAGATATGATACGATAAATATAGAAAATATAGTTAAATATAGTCTAGAAGAAAAATATAGAGATTGTACTCATTTTAGACATGTTGAAACAACAAAATTTCTTGAAACAGAAGGGTTTAAACACTTTTTTTCTATTGATCCTAATTATAAATTTTTTTATGATGATACTCATAAAGTTTTTAATATTCTAAATAAAAAACTTATTTTTGGAAAACAAAATAAAGTAAAAAGATATATCTCAATATTTCCGCGAAAACGTTCAATAAGACCAAAAAAAAACATTGAAATGAAAGAACATATTAAATGGATTAAATCCAACTATCAAAATAAAGAGATAATAGGACATGGATTTTATAAAGAAAGATTTGATTTAAATATTAAATTTACAAATAACATTAGTGAGCAAATTAATGTATTTAATAATTCTGAATTTTTAATATCTCCTCCGAGTGGATTGGTTGATTTTGCGTTATGTTGTGGATGTAATATTATTTTAATTGGAGAATATAAAAATATAGAAAAAACAAATCCTCATAATTGTATTATAACAAAATGGAAAGATTTATGAAAACTTTTATAATTGGAGCAACTGAATATATAGAAAATGGGATATCAATGGTTAATGGTCTTAATAATATGGATATAGAAACAGGTTATTTTGGTTATAGATCATTTATAAGAAAATATGGACAAAAAGAAGGTCATTATCAAATTTTACAACTCATTGATGAACATATACCAGACTGGATTTTTTGTCAATATCAATATAATCCAATTATTTTGCCTGATTTTTTTAAAGTAGTCAAAGAAAGACATCCTAATATAAAAATATCTCTTATGTCTGTTGATATGAGAAATGAATTAGATAAATATACAATTAGTGCTGGGAAATATGTTGATGTTTGCTTTCAAAAAGGAAGAAAACATGAGTATCAAAAAAATGGGTTAAATTGTAAAATATTACAAGAAGGATTTAGTGATTTATTATTTTTTAAAAAAAACATTAATAAAGAATATGATATTGTATTTGCTGGAAATGTTTATAAAAATAGTGGTTTCCCCGGAACAATTGAGAGAGTTGGAATAATATCTTATTTAATAAAACATTTTAACATTAAGATTTTAGGAAATGGATGGGATAAATTCATCCCAAAAGAAAATATTTTAGGATTTTTTAGTCTTCCTAAAATTAATGATTTTTATAATAAATCAAAAATAATATTAAATATTAATCATTTCAATAATATAGAACATTATTGGTCTATTAGAATGATTGAAGGAATGGCTTCAGGAAATTTAATGATTACAAAATACATTCCTAAACTTGAAAATTATTTTACAAATCATAAAGATATTGTATGGTTTTATTCTTTATGTGATTGTGTTGATTTAATTAAATATTATTTAAATCATGATACTGAAAGAGAGAATATAATAAAGAATAGTCTTAAATCTGTTAATATGTTTAAATGGGAAAGTATAATGAAAAAAGCATACAAAGAGGTTTTTTAATGAAAATTCTCAATTCTAGCAGATTTTTTGTTGAAATTGGAGACAAACTTTCGTATAATAAGGTAGCAGTTAAATGGATAAATAATAATTTGGTTAATGGAAATAAATGGAATTCTATAGATCAATTAAATAATAAAAATCCTGTTGTTGCAAGTTTTATAGAATATAAAGATAAATATTCTAATAAAAAATATATTCAAGTTTCAATAAAGCATGATGATGGTTATACAGGTTATAGTGGTGTAATTGATAAACGACTTAATGCTGATGTTTGGTTTCTAAACATAAATGGAACTTTAGATTTATGTAAATATCCATTATTTAAGAGGAAAAAATGTTAAATTCAGTAGGTATTTATGTTCCAGCACATAATGTTGAAAAATATATAAATGAATCAATTAATAGTATTATTAATCAAACTTATAGTAATTTTCAATATATTTTAATAGATGATTGTTCAGAAGATAAAACATTTGAAAAAACTAAATCTATAAAAGATTCAAGGTTTTCTTTTTATAGAAGAGAGAAACATTCTGGTAAAATAGGACAAATTAAAAATGAATGTATTGAAAAATTAGATGATCATAAATATATTTGTCATGTTGGAAGTGATGATTTAATTCCTACTAATTGTTTAGAAATTTTTGTTAATTATATGGACAAACATCCTGATATAGGAGCCTGCTGTGGTAATTTTATATGTTTTAATAATGAAAAAAAATGGGTTTTGCCTCATGTAGAAAAAAGTGGAGAATATGATTCAAATGTTCTTCTTAAATATATGTGTTTATTTCCTATGAGATTTTATAGAAAATCAGTTATAAAAAATGTTGGTGGATACTCTAATGAATTAACTTCTGCTGTAGATTATGATTTGGCTCTTAAAATTGATGAAAAATTTAAAATACATAGAATTAAAGATCCTATAACTTATTATTATAGACAACATAGTAATCAAGTCTCAACAAAATCAAGAACAGAACAAGATTTAAATGCTAAAAAGGCATTACAAAATGCTTTAGAAAGAAGAAATTTAAATTCAATTGTAATAAACAACACTCCTCCATTTAAAATAAAAAAATTAGAAGAAGAACATTTTATATGGGGGAAAAAGTAAAAGTACTAAAAAACCAAGGAATTTTTTAATATGAGAAAAAAAATTTTAGTATGTGGATCTACAGGGTTTTTAATGGCGAATTTCATTCGTTATATTGTATATAGGTCTAAAAATTTTGAGATAATTAGTATCGACAATATTAATCGATTAGAAGATACAAAACGTATATATTTTAATAAAAATCATAAATTCTATATTGGAGATGCTTCAGATATAGAATTTATGAAAAAACTTATATATCTTGAAAAACCAGACTTTATTATATGTGGTGACGAAATATTTGAATATGATAAACTACTTAATACAACTAATAATTTAACAAATATGAAAATACCATTCATTATGATACTCCCTGTTTCTCCTGATAATGATCCTGATAAAATGTGTATTCCAATAAAAAATATAATTATTAAAAGTGGGAATACAGCTCTTGAACTACCAAATAAATTTGGAATGAGACAGAATGTTAGTTTATTAAAATCATTTGGAAGTAATCTTTCTTTATTTATTTCTTATATATATAAAGAAAAAGTAATTTCTGCTACTACTAATAAAATACCTTGGGTATATGCTGAAGATGTAGCATCATTATTATGGTTTCTTATAGAAAATAAAAGAACAGGACTTGTTAGAATGCCTCCTCTTGGATATATAAGTGAATTTGAAATTGTCCAAAAAATTAATCAAATAATAAAAAATGATATAAAGATTATGGAATCGAATTTTGGAGAAAATTTAGGTGTTATTAAAACATTTGAGTTTGATCAAATTGGAGGGTGGGTACCTGATTCAAAAGATTTAGAATCATCTTTAGAGAAAACGATTAAATGGGTTGTAGCGAATAAGTGGTCTCTTATATAATAGAATTTTCCTCGCGACGTTCAATTACTAACTTAAATTGTTGATAAAAAATCGTCAAGAAAAATTTTGAGAAAAAATGAAAGATTTTATAAACGGTTGAAATTCTTGAAAATTTGCCCAAAATGTTTGATTTTGAAAAATATAATAGAAAAAAACATTTAATTTAAAATAGGAAGGTAAAAATGACTGAAGAGAAAAAAAATAGAGTAGTAGTAATAGATGATACTGGAGAAGTTTCTCGTATTAAAACAGAAAAAGAAATTGTTCAAGAAAATAAAGAATTAGAAAATGCTTTAAAACCAAAAGAAAATGAATTAGACCCAGAAATTCTTAGGAAATTAAAAGAAAAGAAGGAGGGTTCTGTGAAGGCAACATCAAAAAGAGATAGAAGTTTATATTTTGGGTTTGTTGGTTTAGGACAGGCTGGAGGAAATGTTGGAGAAATATGTTATGGATTAGGATATGAAACATGTATTTTTAACACAGCAACTCAAGATTTAGAACATATTAATTTACCAAATAATAGAAAAATATTTCTATCTTTTGGTTTAGGAGGAGCTGGAAAAGAACTTGATAATGGAAGGCAGGCTATAGAACAAAATGGAGAATTAATTCTTAATAAACTTAATGAGACATTTAGTGATGATCAGGAAATGCTAATGCTTGTTGTTTCTGGGGGTGGGGGTACTGGATCTGGTGGTGCTGAAGGAATGCTTGGTTTAATGTCAACATTAGGAAAACCTGTAGGAGTAATATATATTCTTCCAATGGAATCTGAAGATGCTTTAAGTAAACATAATTCTGTTGTAACATTAGGAAAATTAGCAAAGATGGCTAGTTCAGATGTTATTACTACATTAATTGTAGTTGATAATTCTAGAATTGAACTTCTTTATCCTGGTCTTAGTAAAGCAGAGTTTTGGACAACTGCTAATAAAGCAATTATTGAACCATTACATTTGTTTAATCATTTATCATCTCAGCCTTCTAAATATGGATCTTTAGATCCTATGGATTATGGTCGTCTTTTTACAGCAGGAGATTTATTAACTTATGGAATGTTAGAAGTTGAAAATTATAGAGAAACAACAGCAATATCTGAGGCGATTATAGATAATTTAGAATCTGGATTATTAGCAAGTGATTTTAATTTAAAAGACACAAGATTTGGTGGATTCATAATTACTGGGAATTCGGAAGTACTTTCTAATTTGCCAGCAGTTAATATCAACTATGCTAATCATGTTTTAAGCGAAACGTGCGACTCTCCAAGCCTAGTAAGTGGTGTTTATGAACAACCAATTGAAAAAGATGTTGTGAGAGTTTATACGATGTTTAGTGGCTTAGGATTACCTACTGCTAGGATAGAAGGTCTTAAAAATGAAGCTGCCCAACGTATGGCGATTTTAAAAGAGAAAGAAACAAATAGAGCAGAAAAAATGATGATTGATTATGGAGCTGGAACAGAATCTCAAAGTAAAGCTCAAGAGGTTCATAGAATTATTCAGCAAAAGAAATCTGGATTTGGTAAACTAACATCAAATGCTATGAATAAACAAGTAAAGGATCGGAGAAAGAGGTGAGGGCAAAAGGTGCCTGTGATATTTGTAAAAGAAAAGATGTTAGAATTGAATATAGAAAAAATGATTTAAAATATTGCCAGAGTTGTTATAGAAAAGAAAAACAAGAAAAATGTTCTATTTGTAATAAGATTAAAAGAGTAGATAAAAGAATTGATGGAAATCCTTTATGTCCTAATTGTTATATAAAATCAACACCAAAACAAAAATGTATAAAATGTAATAAACTACAACATTTAAGAAAAGGAAAATGTCAAAGTTGTTATAGAAAAGGAAAACAAGAAAAATGTTTTAGTTGTAAAGAAGTTAAAAGAGTAGAAAAAAGAATTGATGGAAACCCAATATGTCCAAAATGCTCTAATAAAACTCGTTTAAAACATGAATGTAAAAAATGTGGGATAATGTCTATTATACATTCAAAACAATTATGTTTTAATTGTTATAAGAAATGTAGAATGGAAACAGATGAACAATTTAAGATTAAAGAATTGGTTAGAAAAAGAATTAGAAATTCAATAAAATCAAAACATCCTAAAACAAAATATAGAGAAATTATAGAGTTTTTAGGACCTTGCCCTGGAAATATAGAAGATTATCATATTGATCATATATTTCCATTATCAGCTTTCAATTTACAAAAAGAATTTGATATTGCTTTTTCTCCAGAAAATCATCAATGGTTATTGGCAAATGATAATCTATTAAAAGGTAGTAATTATAATTTAGAAGAATTGAAAATATTTAAAAATAAAATTATGAACAAGGTGAAAATATGAAAAAAGAACTTTTATTTTCAATAACAAAAAAAGATTTAGAAATCACATACTACGCTTCATCAAAAGGCCCGGGTGGCCAAAATGTTAATAAAAGAGCAACAGCCGTAAGAATAAAGCATAAAGACTCTGGTGCTATTGGAAAATCAAATACCCATAGAACACAAAATCAAAATTTAAAAGAAGCTTTTAATAGATTAGTAAATACAAAAGAGTTTAAAATATGGATTAAAATGGAGTCAGCAGTAAGACTACAAGGTTTTTCATCAATAAAAGAGAAAGTTAATGATTTAATGAAAGAAGAAAATATAAAAACCGAGATATTTAAAAATGGAAAATGGATAGATGAGACGAAGTAAGTCTTAAAAGGAGATGTTCCTAATGAAAAATTTAATAAAAATGATAAAATGTTCTAATAAAATAAGTCATGATGATTTGTTTAATTCTTTAATAACTATGATTAAATGGACTAGGCAATTTAAAGAAAAAATAAATTATGATTATAAGCATCCTTTAATATGGGCAAAAGAGTTTTCTACAATTAAATTTTGTGTTTCAAGACAATCTGGACATACTAGTTTTTTAAAAAAGATTATTGGAGAGTATGGTCCAAATGGAACCACAAATAAAGATATATTTAAAAATCCAGTAATCATTATGCCGAATTATAGAGTTGCCTGTAATTTAAAACTATATCCAGAATGGAGTTGGATAGGATTAGCAAATGATAATCAAAATAAATTCTTTGGTCGAAAAATAGATGGAGTTATTATAGACTGTTCTTCTATTTTATCTAAGAGAGAAGTTGATAATATATATAATATGTTTAAAAATAATTCTTTTGATTCTCAATTTATATTTGTATTTTTGGAGTAGAAAATGGTTGAAATAATAATAAATAATGTATGGTCCAGAATAAGAAATTTAAAAGATATTCAAACCATAGATGCATTAGATAAGAAAACCAGTTTTTATTTAGAAGGATACATGTATACAAAAGCTTTTAGAGAAGGTTATTATGATAAGAAAAGAGGAATGTTTGTTCATTGGGATGGAAAAAAGCATTTATTAAATAGTAAGTTAGTTTTTCCTACTGGTCTTTTAGAAAGGGTAAAAAAATTCTTAGATAAACAAAAAATACAATATGAATTAATTGATCAAAGATATACTCCAAAAGCAAAAACCCCAATAAAAATAAAAAAATATATCCCAAGAGATTACCAACAGGAAGCATTGAAATCTGCTATAAAACATGAAAGAGGAATTATAAGGATGGCTACAGGATCGGGTAAAACTATCCTTGCAGCTATGATTGCTGCCCATTATAATATTCCAACAATGATTTATGTTATTGGTAAAGATTTATTATATCAGTTTCATGATGAAATGAAAAAAGCTTTGGGGATAGAAATTGGTATTATAGGAGATGGACAATGTATAATTGAAAAGATAAATGTATGTTCTATATGGACAGCAATAACTTCTTTTGATCTTAAACAAGCAATTTCCCTTGATGACGAAGATTGGGCCCCAGAGGTAATGCCAGCAGGAACAAAACAAAAAGGAATGATTAGAGAAGCTATTAAAAATACAAACCTAGCAATTTATGATGAGGCACATTTTTTAGCAACAGATACAATTCAATCAATATTTAAGGCAAGTAAAAATTGTAGATATTTATTTGGATTAAGTGGAACTGATTGGAGAACAGATGGTGCTGATTTATTATTAGAATCTGTATGCGGAGAAAGAATATTTAACTTACCAGCATCAAAATTAATAAAAGATGGATTTCTTGTTCCAGCACATATTACAATGTTAGAAGTTCCTCCATATATAGAAAAATTACCAAAACATTATGCTTCTGTTTATAATAAATATATATCTAATAATGATATTAGAAACGGAATGATAGAAGATTCTGCCAGACTTTTAATAAAAAAAGGAAGGAAACTTCTTATATTAGTAAGATATATTAACCATGGAAAGGAATTAGCAGAAAAATTATCTGATATTCCATTGTTTTTTGTTAATGGTGAAGTAGATAGTGAAACAAGAGAAAAAGTAAAAAAAGATTTTGAGAATGGAGAATTACAATGTTTAATTGCTTCAAGTGTTTTTGATATTGGAGTAAATATTCCCTGTTTAGATAGTCTTATAATGGCTGGAGGAGGAAAATCTACAGTTAGAGCATTGCAGAGAGTAGGAAGAGTTATTAGAACTTTTAAAAATAAGAAAAATGCTATCATTGTTGATTTTATTGATAATGCTAGATATTTAGATAAACACACAGCAACAAGAATAGCAATATATGAAACGGAACCACTTTTCAAAATTAAATTTCCTAAAAATTTTGATCGTTTGTCATTAAAACCGCCAGATAAAATTTCCAGCAAAGCGAAATAAACTAATTTTCTAAATAATTTCAACAAATTATAAAAATCATGTCGACAATTTGCGGTTTGTGGTAATTATGTTCAGGTAAGAGGTCGAAGCGAATTTGAAAAATGAGAGGAAAAATGAAACCAAAATGTGTAATATGTGGAAAAGAAAAGGAAATTTCTTTTGATGGAGACGGGATAAAATACCCCGTTTTTTCTTGTTTAGAGCATGGCCCAGATAAAAGAAATGAATGGCAATTGTGGTGGGACAAATATTCTAATAGGGGGTTAAAAAAGGAATATTGGAATAATAAAAAAGATCAACCCTCTTGTATTGTTAGTTATTTTTGTTATCAGTTTAATAAGTTTTATGGGTTTTCATATACGATGGATTATAGCAACCCAATACCATATAAAAATAAAGAATTTACAATGGCTAGACGTATATTAACTTTATTTGGAGATGATTATTTACAAATACCTAACTATATTAAGTGGGTGTTTAATAAAAGAGTTAGATCAAGAAAATATCCTGTAAATAGTCTTGGGTTTTTAGCATCATCAAAATTTGTAAATGACTATAAAAGTGCTAGAGCTAGAAATATTAAACCTAAAAGAAGTACTAAAATACCAGAAAGTTTTTTAAAATGGTGTAAGGAAAATTATCCAGAGGTGGTTGAGTATCATGAGTTAAAATCATTTAATGACCTTAATGTTCTTATATCATTATCGTCTTCAAATAATATCTCTAATGAAGCAAAAGTGGTTGAAGAGGCAAGAAATAAGGGAATATTACCAAAAACTGGATATGCTCAATTGGAGGAATAATGGAAGAAATTCTTAAAAAACATGTTGTTTTAAGTATGAGTAATGGAAGTGTATTAGAAGGTTTTGTAGATAATATGGAAGAGATATATTTAACACTTATAGAAAATGATAATAAAAAAGTAATTGTTAAAATATTAGATATTAGTTTTGCCAGAATTGGAGTTGAATACAAAAACGAATATACAAATAATGAATACGATGAAAAAGAAAATTATGAACCCCCAAAACCCCAATATGTTAGTTCTAGTAATGAATATACAATGCCTATGCCCGTAAATAAGTCTCCTTATGTGAGACAAATAGAGTTTGTAAAGAGTAAAAAATGATTCCAATAAAGAAAATAGAATTAGCAAAAGAAGATATTAAAAATAAATGTGAAACATGTAAAAATAGATCAACAGTTTGTTATAATTGTAAAAGATGGTTTGGTTTTATTAATCAAATGGCAAACGCAGAAATTCCAGTTGATTATTGGTTTCGTAGTATGAATAACTTCTATGGTTATAAGGAATTGAAAAATGAAATTTTAAACATATCAAATAATATTGATGATATATATAAATCAGGACAGTCATTTTATATCGCTGGGAATAGAGGAAGAGGAAAAACAATGTCGGCCTGTAGTGTTCTTAAAAAATCTTTATTAAGTGGATATTCAGCATTCTATATAAATTTATCAGATTTAATTACAAGAATTACAACAATATCTCCATCTCTTAAATTAAATTTAAAAAACATTGATTTTCTTACCATTGATGAAATTGATAATAGATTTTTCCCGACAGAAAATAGTATGGAATTATATGGTGCTCAATTAGAAAGTTTATTGAGAAGTAGAATGCAGAATAAATTGCCAACAATTATGTGTAGTAATGCCCTTGATATTGATCTTGTTTTTAAAGGACAATTTAAAGAATCATTTCAATCATTATGGAATCAATTTGTTAAAACTCTAACCGCTGCAGGTCCTGATGCTAGAAAGAGAGAAGAAAAATGTTAGATGAAAGAATAATAGCATATGCTATAACTAATAAATCTCTAGCCATTAAGGTTGTTGATAAAGTAATGCCAAAAACCCTAAAGCCCGAGTTTAGACCTATGTTATTAGTCATAGCAGAATGTGTTAAGAAATATAATGAAGTCCCAACAATTGAAATGATGAAAAGATGTGAAAAATGGGATGATGACCTAAAAAATATATTTGAAACAGCAAAAGATATTAAAAATGATGATGATTTCGTACCAGAAAACTTTATTATTGAATTAGAAGATCTTAAAGAAAGATATAAGAAAACTACTATATTAAAAGTAGGAAAAGAAATATTTAAAGAGAATTGGAACGGCAAAGATTTTAATGATCTACAGGAAGCAGCGAAATCTTTAAAAAAGGTTGTTGGGGAACTTGATCAGTTAGAAGTTGGAAGAACATATAAAGAAGGGACTGTTGCTGAAACAAGTGATAGTGCCAAAGAAGAATATATCAAAAGAAAAGAAAATCCTGAAATTGCTAAAGGACTTTTGACAGGTTATAGGGAGTTAGATAGAATAACAAATGGATTACAAAAATCAGAATTAATTCTAATAGGAGGAACAAGCGGATCTGGTAAAAGCACTCTATCAATGAATATGGCTATGAATTGTTGGTTGGGTAGTAATTCAGTTCCTCCACCTGGTAGTCCAGTTCCAGAGTTTTCCACAGATGGAGCTAATGTTGTATATTTTACATTAGAAATGCCATTTGATCCATTTAGAAGACGTTTTGATGCGTGTTTAGCTGAGGTTCCTTTGTATGGAATTAGAGACGGGACTTTAACTAATAGTGAAGAAGAGAAATACTTTAATGCTTTATCATTTCAAAAAATATATCCAAAACAATTTTATGTGGTAGATATTCCAAGAGGTTGTACAGTTGCACAAATAGAAGCTAAATATTTGGAATTATTATATGATTTTGTTCCAGAAATTGTGGTTATAGATTATATTAGTCTTTTAAAAGCGGATAATAATTTAGAACAAGATTGGTTAAATTTAGGTCGATTAGCAGAATATTTACATGATTTTTGTCGTAATTTTTCTATTCCTTTAATTTCTCCTGTTCAGCTCACAAGGAATAAGCCTGGGGACAGGGCTCCTGGGCAAGAGAGAGTTGGAAGAAGCATATTACTACCTCAGAATTGTAATATAATGTTAAATATTGAAACAAGGGAGGATGAAAGTACAAGATTAGATATGCCGATACATATTGTAAAAATGAGAGATGGAGAACAAGGTGGATGTTTTATGCTACAAAAAAGATTTGATTTAATGAGAATATATGATGAAGATCTTGACAGTTGGAGTCCAGAGTTTGAAGGACAGAATGCTGAATAAGAAGTTAATTTTGGAATGGCATCCAACTAAAAATGGTAATTTAGCACCAAAAGATGTTTCTAAGAATTCTACTAAAAAAGTTTGGTGGATTTGTAAAAATAATCATGAGTGGAAAGCCATAATATATTCAAGAAATGTTTCGGGGTGCCCTTATTGTTCTAATAAAAAAGTTTGTAAAGATAATTGTTTAGCAACTACTCATCCAAAATTAGCAAGAGAGTGGAATTCTAAAAATATTTTAACTCCATATGATGTAGTTTCTGGTTCAAATAAAAAAGTTTGGTGGATTTGTAAAAATAATCACGAATGGGAAGCAGTAATAAATGATAGAATGTGTGGAAATAATTGTCCATATTGTTCTAATAAGAAAGTATGTGAAGATAATTGTTTAGCAACAATAAATCCTGAATTAGCAAAACAATGGCATCCTGATAAAAATGGAAACCTTACTCCAAATGATGTGGTATGTAAATCTGGTAAAAAAGTATGGTGGATTTGTGAAAATCATCATAAATGGAAAGCAAGTATAAGTCATAGAAGTAATGGTAGAAATTGTCCTTATTGTTCTAATAAGAAAGTATGTAAAGATAATTCTTTATCTACAATAAATCCCGAATTATCAAAACAATGGCATCCTACGAAAAATGGAAACCTTACTCCAAAAAATTTTACATCAGGGTCTGATAAAAAAGTGTGGTGGGTGTGTGAAAATAATCATGAGTGGAAAGCATTAATATATAAAAGAAACAAAAATTTAGGTTGTCCATATTGTTCCAATAAAAAAGCATGTGAAGATAATTGTTTGACCACAACAAATCCCGAATTAGCAAAACAATGGAGTTCTAGAAATACTTTAACACCTTATGATGTGTTAGCTGGATCTGATAAAAAAGTATGGTGGGTTTGTGAAAACAATCATGAATGGAAAGCGAGTGTAAGTCATAGAAATAATGGAAGAAACTGTCCTTATTGCTCTAATAAGAAAGTCTGTGAAGATAATTGTTTAGCAACAATAAATCCTGAATTATCAAAACAATGGAGTTCTAAAAATATTTTAACTCCCAATGATGTAGTTTTTGGATCAAATAAAAAAGTATGGTGGGTTTGTGAAAATAATCATGAATGGAAAGCTCAAATAAATAGAAGGAATAGTGGGGCAAGATGCCCTAAATGTAGTAAGAATTGTATTTCAAAAATATCTCAAGCATGGTTGGATGAGATAGGAATTACAAATAGAGAAAAATCTATCATTATAAGAGGAAGAAAATATATTGTTGATGGAATCAAAAATAATGTTATTTATGAGTTTCTTGGAGATTTTTGGCATGGAAACCCCAATATATTTGACCCAAGAAAAATCCATCCAATAAAGAATATGTTGTATCTTGATATTTTGATTAAGACGGCGAAAAGGTTAAATATTTTAAATAAAAAATTTATAATTATTTATAAATGGGAAAGTGATAAATCAAGACAATATTTTCCGGTAAATGTTAAAAATATAAAAAAGAATGCTTTGAGAATATTTAAAATGGATGAATATGTAGATATTTTTATGGAGAGAAAATGGTTGAAATAGAAATTGCTAGACTTTTAAATGTAAAGGTAAATACGGATACAGGTCAAGTTTATTTGGAAATGGAAGTTACAGATCCAACGTGGAGACAGAGAATTATAAGAGAGTGGCAAAATATGGATGTAAAATTAGTTATTGATGATAAAAAACAAGGTTAAAATTTTTAATGGAGTTAAACAATGCCGTTTTATGAATATAAATGTAATGTTTGTGATTATTTTTTTGAAGAATTTCAACCAATTACAGATGAACCATTAACAGAATGTCCAGAATGTGGAGAATTAATAAAAAGATTAATTTCTAACACAAATGCCCAAGTATTTAGAGATGCTAAAGAATTAGGAGAACAAATAAAACAAGAAGCAAAAAAAGATATTGAAGATATCAGAAATGGTGATATTGAAAAAGCCGCAGACTATCTTGGAGAAAAAGGAGCATTAGAGTATTATGGTAATAAATAAGGAGAAATAATGAAATACATATATGATGTGCGTGTTGGTAAAAAATATCTAAAAAAAGATTTAAAAGGAGTAGAACTTAAAAAATATAAAATACCTTTTAGTACAATAAAACAAAATGATAAAGTAGAAATTTATAAAAAAACTATTTCTGAAAAAGGAACTAAAATACGACTTCATAAAAGTTTTTCAGTTGAAAATATAATAAATGACGCTTTAAATGTAGATCTATACCATTATATGGATGTAGATTATGATTATAGTTATAATTGTATAGAAGAAAATTGTGATTCAATCTGTCGTTGTGGAAAAATAATAGATTTAAAGATAAATGAAGTAGATGAATCTCGTATTATAGAAGTAATAATTGGAGAAATATCTAATAATTTAAATAAAAGGTTTTTAATTAATAATAATAATAATAATAATAATGTAATTTTAGAATATGGTATAGAAAGAATATTACAATTTTATCATCTAAATAATAAAGATAATTATTATGTTGATTGCCATCATAGTTATTATGGTGAAGAAATTAAATCAATAAAACTAGATTCTTTAAAAGAAATAGAAATAAATATTAGTAAATTATTGTTTTTAACCCCAATTAATATAATTAAATATGTTTTAATAAATGAATATGGGTATTTATTAAAAGAAATAAATAAATTAAAAAAAATGTTCAATTAAAACAGTCGGTTTAGATGATTTAGTAATTCCAAATCTAGAACATTATAGAAAATTAGATAAACAGATTGTTGAAAAATATAAGGATTATAAATATCCAATTGGAGTTTATATAAAAGATGATAAAAAATATAGGATAATTGATGGTTATCATAGATATTGTGCTTTATCTAACTCAAATAACAAATTTAATATTATTGTTCTTGAATAATTTTTTCCAAAATTGCGTTGAATTTTGAATTCTAGTTTCGTATAATGGGATATAGGAGAAAAAATATGAGCCTTTCCATAAAAAATCCTAAATTAGCGAAGCAATGGAGTTCTAAAAATACTTTAACACCTAATGATGTTTCCGTAAATTCTACTAAAAAAGTGTGGTGGTTGTGTGAGAAAAATCACGAATGGGAAGCGAGTGTAAGTCATAGAAATAATGGAAGAAATTGTCCTTATTGTTCTAATAAGAAAGTATGCGAAGATAATTGCTTAGCAACAATAAATCCTGAATTAGCAAAACAATGGAGTTCTAAAAATATTTTAACTCCCAAAGATGTAACCCAAGGATCAGAAAAAAAAGTGTGGTGGATTTGTGAGAAAAATCATGAATGGAAAGCTAGAATTGCAGATAGAAATAAAGGTAATAATTGTCCTTATTGCTCGGGAAATAAAGTATGCGAAGATAATTGTTTAGCAACAATAAATCCTGAATTAGTGAAACAGTGGCATCCTACAAAAAATGGTAATCTTACACCAAAAAATTTTACATCAGGATCTAATAAAAAAGTATGGTGGATTTGTGAAAACAATCACGAATGGAAAGCAAAAATTTATCATAGAAGTGGAAAGCAAAAAGTAGGTTGTCCCTATTGTGCTGGTAAAAAAGTATGTGAAGATAATTGCTTGGCCACAACTCACCCAGAACTATCAAAAGAATGGAGTTCTAAAAATGGAAATTTAACTCCAAATAAGGTTACGGCTGGTTCAAATATGAAAGTATGGTGGATTTGTAAAAATAATCATGAATGGAAAGCTCAAATAAATAGAAAAGATAAAAACACATGTCCTTATTGCTCAGGAAATAAAGTATGCGAAGATAATTGTTTATCAACAATAAATCCTGAATTAGCGAAGCAATGGAGTTCTAAAAATGTTTTAACACCAGATGATGTAACATCAGGTTCTGATAAAAAAATATGGTGGATTTGTGAAAATAATCATGAATGGAAAGCTAGAGTTGCCGGTAGAAATAATGGTAGTAAATGTCCCTATTGTTCTAATAAAAAAGTATGTAAAGATAATTGTTTAGATAAAATAAATCCCGAATTAGCTAAAGAGTGGAATTATAAAAGAAATGGAGATTTAACACCAAAGGATGTTCTACCGAGATCTCATAAAAAGGTTTGGTGGATTTGTAAAAATAATCATGAATGGAATGTTACAATTTGTAATAGATATGAAAGAGGATGTCCTCATTGTTCTAAAAACATATCAAAGGTTTCTACTAAATGGTTAAACAACAAAAATATTAAGAAAAGGGAAAAATTAATAAAAATAAATGGGAAGAGGTTTTTTGCTGACGGATTTAAAGATAATGTTGTATATGAATTTTTAGGAGATTTTTGGCACGGAAATCCAGCAGTCTTTAATCCAAATAAAGTAAATAAAAAAGTTGGAAAGATGTTTTATACTTTATTATATAAAACAATAAATAAATTAAATACTCTTTGTGAAAATGGTTATAAAGTTATTTATAGATGGGAGGGATTTAAAAAAGATTGTGTTTATGAACCTATTTTAGCATCAAAATCAGAAATTATAAAAACTGCAGTTGAGATCTACCAATCTAAAAAGAAAGTAGATATTTTAAAGAAATTATGTAAAGGAGATTAAATGATCAAAGTAACAAACAGTAAGAAGAAAAGTATTTTAAATTTAGTAGAAGAATCTACAAGTAATTTGGATCTTACTAAATGGTCTGGAACACTAAAAGACTATCTTCCTATGGTTTTGGAAAATCCTTCTTATAATGAAACATCACATTCTAGAGTTTGTAGAATGATTGAAGAACAGGGAGTTGATTTTATTGATAAGACACCAAAATATAAATTTTTTGAAGATGAGTTGTTTGGAATCGATCATGTTTTAGCTCAAGTTATGGAGTTTTTTAGAGCTGCGGGGAATGGATCTGATGCGAAGAAAAGACTTTTATTATTATGGGGACCCACTAGCTCTGGTAAGAGTCAATTTGTTACAACTCTTAAAAAGGGTTTAGAACTTTTTTCTAGGACAGAGAGTGGAAGGCTTTTTGCGATTGATGGTTGTCCAATGTTTGAAAATCCTCTTAATGCTATACCTCATTCCGCACGAAAAGGATTAAAGGAAGAGTACGGAATTTCTATTGAAGGAGATCTTTGTCCAAAATGTGCTTATAGATTACAAAATGAATTTGGAGAAGATTTCTGGAAAATTCCTGTAAAGAGAATATTTTTATCGGAGATGAATAGAATTGGTATTGGAACATTTCAACCAGCTGATAAAAAGAGTCAATCACAATCAGAACTTACAGGGTCTGTTAATTTTGCCAAATTGGAAGAGTTTGGAGTAGAGTCTCATCCTTTAGCTTATAACTTTGATGGAGAGCTTAATATTTCTAATAGAGGAGTTATGGAATTTATTGAGCTTTTGAAGGTAGATCCAAAATTCAGATATATCCTTTTAACATTGGTTCAAGAAAAGAGAATTAAAACTGAAAGGTTTCCGTTAATTTATGCTGATTTAGTTCCTGTAGGTCATTCTAATGAAACAGAATTTTTAAAGTTCCGAGGAGATAAGACTGAAGAAGCTCTACATGATAGACTTTGGTTAATTCCGTTTCCATATAATCTAGGGGTAGATAATGAGGTTAGGATTTATGAGAAATTAATGAAAGAAGCGGATGGATTTAAGAATATTCATATTGCTCCTCATACTCTTAAAATTGCCGCGATGTTTGCTATTTTGTCCAGATTGGAAGAACCAAAAGATAAGAGCATAACAATTCTACAAAAGATGCATTTATATAATGGTAAGGATGTTGATGGATTTACGAAAGAGGATATTAAGGAACTTCAAAAATCGGCTGAAAGGGAAGGATTAGATGGAGTTTCTCCAAGATATATTATTAATAGACTTTCTGCGTGTTTAGCAAAGCATGGAGCAACATATATTACTCCTATTAGTGCTCTTAGAAGTATTAAGGAAGGTCTTCCAACAAATGCTAAACTTGATGATGAAGCAGTAGAAAAACTAGAAAATCTTGTTTCTTTATGTGTTGAAGAATATAATAAGATTGCGATGAATGAGGTTCAAAAGGCTTTTTTTGTTAATTTTGAATATGAAATTAACAATTTGCTTGAAAATTATCTTGATAATGTTGCTGCATATTTAGATGATAGTAAGTGTAAAAATGAGTGGGATGAGTTAGTTGATCCAGATGAAGAATTAATGAGAAGTGTTGAAGAAAAGGTAGAGATTACAAGCACAGGAAAGGATTCATTTAGATCTGAAGTTTATAGAAAAATGTTAAAGACTAAGAATGAAGATGGAGAATATAAGTGGCAAAGCCACCCAAAATTAAAGGAAGCTTTACAGAAGCAACTTTTTGAGGAAAGAGCTGACACTATTAGATTAACAGTTTCTACAAGAAATCCTGAACCTGAAGCGTTAAAGAAATTAAATTCTGTTATTAGTTCTTTAGTTGATTATCATGGATATACTGCAGAGAGTGCTAATGAATTACTTCGTTATGTAAATAACATTATGTCTAGAACGAGATAAGGTGAAAAATGTCCGATAGTTTTAAAGATATTTGGAGTTTAAGAAAACCGGGGGCTATTGACTCGGAAAGACATAAACAGAGAATAAGGGAAGCAATTAAAAAGAATCTACATGATTTAATATCTGAAGAAAATATAATTTCTTCAAAGGGTGGAAAGAAAGTAAAAGTTCCCATTAAGTTTTTGGATATGTGGAGATTTAAATTTGGCAAGAACAATAAGCAAAAGGGTGTGGGGCAAGGGGATGGTGATCCTGGTGATATAATTGCTAAAGAAAATCCTGGTCAGGGAAAAGGAAAGGCCGGTCAAGAATCTGGTGAAGATGTTTATGAGGAAGAGGTAGATATTGAAGAAATTGTAGAAATGATGCTTGAAGATCTTGATCTACCTTGGATGGAGCAAAAAGAAAAATCTATAGAGATAGAAACCGAAGATGTTGTTTTTCAAGATATAGCAGAGAAAGGATTAGCTTCTAATATAGATAAGAGAAGGACTGTATTAAGAAATATGAGAAAGAATGCTATGAAGGGGAAAATGAAAATCGGAGGTTTTGATCCATCTGATTTAAGATATAAAGTATATGAAGAAGTTATTGAGCGGCATTCTAATGCTACAGTTATTCTTATTATGGATAGATCAGGAAGCATGACTTCTGAAAAGAAATATATTGTTAAATCATTTTTTTGGTGGATGGTTAGGTTTCTTGAGAAAAAGTATGATAATGTGGAATTAGTATTTATTGCTCATGATACAGAGGCAAAGGAAGTTGAAGAGGAGAATTTTTTCAAGATTTCTCAATCTGGTGGGACAATGGTTAGTTCGGGATTTATTTTAGCGAGAAAAATAATAGAAGATAGGTTTCCAACAAATATTTGGAATAATTATGTATTTGCTTTTTCCGATGGAGATAATTGGCCGGAAGATAATAGTAGGTGTTTAAAATCTGTAAAAGACATTCTTCCATTATGTCAATCTGTAGGATATGGTGAAGTTCAAGTATCTTCTAATTTTTGGGGATGGTCTGGAGGAACATCATTGTGGTCTAATTTAGCTGATATTTTTGAAAAAGACGGAGAACTTGCTGATAATGAGAGGTTCGTAGTTGCCACAATAGAGAAGCGTGAAGATATTTACCAAACCCTTAAAGAATTTTTACCAAATGTAGGTGGAAGATGAATAAACGATTTGAAGAAGTAATAGAAGTTGGATTAGAACTTGGGATTGATGCTTTTCCTGTTGTTCATGAGATAATTGAACGATCTACGATGTTTAATATATGTGCTTATGGTCTTCCTACTAGAGCTAGGCATTGGAGTTATGGTCGTTCATATGATTTTCAAAAAGCAACAGGCGAGATGGGATATTCCAAAATTTATGAAGTAATATTAAACAACAATCCTTCTTATGCTTTTCTTTTAGATACGAACACAGAAGTTCAAAATTTGTTTATAGTAGCGCATTGTCAAGGGCATAGTGCTGTGTTTAAAAACAATTATATGTTTGAAAATACTAATAGAAATATGATTAAACATGCTGCCGAGCATGCAGGAAGAATTGAAGATTATATTGAAAAATATGGGTTTGAAAAAGTTGAGCATTTAATGGATATTGGTATGGCTTTGAGTCATCATATTGATTGGCATAAGGGACTTTATAGAAAACCATATGGAGTTAAACCTGTAAAATGTAATAGAAGAAAACCAAATGAGTTTGATGATTTGTTAATAAAAAAGAAACCAAAACCTAATGTTTCTTGTAATAAAATTCCTCCACATCCAGAAAAAGATTTATTATGGTTTTTTATAAATTATGCTCCATTGGAAGAATGGGAGAAGGATGTTCTTGATATTATAAGAGAAGAGCAGTTTTATTTTTATCCACAGATGCAAACAAAGATAGTTCATGAGGGGGCAGCTAGTTATTGGCATGCGGAAGTTATGTATAATTATAATTTAAGTTCTTCAGAATATGTAGATTTTCTAAGAACTCATGAAAAAGTTGTTCAACCTGGCGGGAATCCCTTTAGAATAAACCCATATTATCTTGGGTTTAAGATTTTTAAAGACATCGAAAAAAGATGGGATGAAAAATATGGGAAAGGTGAAGGGAGAAAAAAAGTATTTGATGTAATTAAAAACGAAAATGATATATCTTTTATTAGAAATTATTTAACTGCTGATTTGGTTGAAGAAATGAAATTATTTACTTTTGGATATGTTGATGATTATCCAAAGGATCATAAGGGAGATAAGTTTATTGAAGTTAAAGAGAGAATTAGAGATTGTGTTGTAGAAACTCTAATTTCTTCTTTATATAATGGAGGAGTTCCTAAGATTGTGATTACTGAAATTGGTCCTGATGGTACTCTTATTTTGAAACATAATAGTTCTGAATCTGGGACTCTTGATCATAAATTTGCTTCCAAAACACTTGAATATATTTGGGATTTATGGGCAGCTCGTATTGAACTTTATACTAAAAATGAGGAAGATGAGGAAATTATTCTTTGTTTTGATGAGGGTGGATATTATGAGAAGAATTTAGATGAAGGATTAAGTTTTGAAGAAGTTGAAGAAGATCAACCCTATCGTGGTCGAATTATTTTACCATAAGGAGAAAATATGATTCATATTGCTATAACGGGGCATCGCCCCGATTCTTTTTTAATATCTCATTATAACCCATCAACAATACAAAGAATAGCTGATGATGTTGTATGGAAGCTTAAAAAAGAATATGGTGAAAATTTATGTTTTAATTTGGGTGGAGCCTTAGGTGCTGATTTATGGGTAGGTTCTGCCTGTATAGAAAATAATGTAAAATTTAGATTATATTTACCATTTCATCCAAAAGTTCAAGCGTCCTATTGGACGTACGAACAAAGAAAAGAGTTAGATAGACAATTACAGAAAGCAATTGGAATAAATATTATGGAACCTGATCCTAATATTGAATACGATGTTTCTAAATATTTTGAAAGAAATAGTAAAATGATAGAGGAAGCTAGTTTTGTAATAGCATTTTGGGTAGGAAAAAAACGTGGTGGAACATATGATGCTATGAAATCAGCACTTAAAAATTCTAAATTTGTATTCAATGCTCTTAATGATCTTCGTCCTGTTTTTAAAGAAGACCTTAATAATGGGTGGACTCCACCCACAGTAGGTAAATAATGGAAAACAATGAGGTAAAGACAGAGTGGGATAAGACCTACTATGTCTATAATGATGAAATATTAGGTCTTATACAAGCTTGGAAAGAGGCTCCAAAAAATAAAAAATCTTTTATTCAAGGTCGTATAATATCTCGTATGAGTTTTATGATTGGAAAAAGAATAGCATTTTATAAGAATACTAATATATATGAAGATTTAATGCAGGAAGCGTGTCTCGGAATTATGATGGCTATGGATAAGTTTGACCCATCGAGATGTCCGAACTTTTTTCATTATTGTATTTGGCATATCAAAAATAAAATTAGAATATATTTAAAAAAACATAAGAGAAGAAAAAAGGAAGTTCTTGTTGATTATGTTATAGATTATATTGATGAATCAACACCAGCAACTACTCTTGAACAAAAAGAAGCAAAAAAGATGTTGCTTTTAGCTATAAACGAACTTCCTGATATGGACAAGAAAGTAATTAAGATGAGATTTGGATTAGATGGGCATAATGAAGGTCAAACTTATCAACAGATCGGTGATGTATTTTCTTTAACAAAACAACGAATAGAACAAATAAGTTCTGGTGCCGTTTTAAAATTACGTAAAAATATAGAATTGAGAAAATTTTTTGAGGTAAAATAATGAATAACTTAATTTATTTAAATGATGATATTGGTTCCACAATAGATAGGATTTTATCTGATACAGAATTAAATAATTGCGGTCTAAATAGAGAAAATGTATTGAAAACCTTAAAGTCTTTTGGCGGTGATGAAATTGCTACATCTGTTTTCTATAAAAAATATGCTCTTCGAGATGGTGATAATAAGATAATTGAATTTACTTTGGAAGAAGCAAAAGACAGATGGGCAGAATGTATAGTTTCCGCAGAAAATGAGTTTCCAAATGGTAAAAAAAAAGTAGGTTATTTTCGTGAATTATATGAATATTTTTTACCAGCAGGCAGGCAAATGTTTGCTTTGGGAAATAAGTATATTAATAAGGCAACTTACACTAATTGTTATGTTACAAAGATTGAAGATGATAGTTTAGAAGGTATTTTCAATGCAGCAAAGAAATTAGCACATACATATTCATACGGTGGCGGTATTGGTCTATGTATTGGAGAACTTAGGCCAGAAGATTCAAAGGTGTCTAATAGTGCTAAATTTTCTACAGGAGCTGTAAGTTTTATGGATCTTTATTCATTAACTACCGGGCTTGTTGGACAACATGGGCGTCGTGGTGCTCTTATGATTACAATTCCTGTTAATCATCCAGATATTGAAAAGTTTGTTGAAATGAAGCATAATAATATAGATAAAGTAAAATATGCTAATATAAGTATTAAATTAACAGATGATTTTATGATGGCTGTTGAAAATGATGATGATTTTACTTTGTCTTTTGAAACTTACCACGAGACAATAAAAAGAACTATTAAGGCTCGTGATTTATGGAAAAAAATTATCTTATCTGCTCGTGATTCAGCAGAGCCTGGTCTTTTATTTTGGACAAAAATGGTTGAAATGTCTCCATCGGATTCGTATGAGAGACTAAAAGTTCATTCTACAAATCCATGTGTTGTTGGTGATACTTTGGTTTATGTTGCTGATGGAAGAAATAATGTTTCGATTAAACAATTAGCTGAAGAAGGTAAAGATGTTCCTGTATTTTGTTTTGACAATGATGAAAAAATATCTATAAGGAATATGCGTAATCCTAGAATTACTGGATATAATCAACCAGTTTATAAAATTACATTTGATGATGGCAATCATCTTAAAGTGACTAATAATCATAAATTTAGACTAAAAAATGGTTCTTATAGAAGAACTGATGAATTAAAAAAAGGAGATAGTCTAAGAATTATAACTAGATTTGAAAATGATTCAAAATTCATTAGTAATGTTTCTAATGAAGAATTAAAGCAACATGCAGTTTTACTTACAAAAGAATTGGGATGTATGTTTTCTAATGAAGATTGGATTAAATATGCTAGAAATAATAAAATTACGGAGCAATTTCCAAAATGGCGTAATGACCATCTTGGAGGGATTTTAGGATTATCAAAATGGGCATTTAACAAATGTGGTTTAAATAATATTGATCTTGATCCTATAAATAAAAAATACTATCTAGAATTATTAGAACAAGGATATAATTGTATTATTAGGGACAAGAAAATTTTTATTATTAAAAATTGTGAAATTTGTGGTAAAGAATATGAAATTCATCATAGTAGAAGAGAATCAGGAATTTGTTCTAGAAAATGCCGTTCTGTTTATATGGGTAATATAAATTCTGGATATAAATCTAAAGAATATACAGATAAAGAAAATCAACTTAAAGCATATACAGATTTAAAATTTAAATTAAGTAGAGAACCTAGAAAAAAAGAATGGGAACAATATTGTAACGAAAACAATGTTATCCAAACATTAAAATTCAATTTCAAACAATTAAAAGAATCTGCTTTAGATTATAATCATAGAGTAGTTAGTGTAGAGTTTTGTGGATATGAAAATGTTTACAATGGTACTGTAGATGAATTCCATAATTTTTTTACAGGAGCTTTTGAAAGTACAACTCCTTTTGGAAAAAGAAAATGGTTTTATTTCAATAATTTAAATTGTGGTGAGCAAATATTAGAAAATGGTGGAACTTGCGTATTATCTTCTCTATTATTACATAAATTTGTTAAAAATCCTTTTACTGATCAAGCAGAATTTGATTTTGAATTATTTGGTGAGATGATTTCTCGTGGTGTTAGACATTTGGATAATGTAGTACAATTAAACATAGGAAAGCATGCTCTTGCTGAGCAGGAAGAAGCATCGGTGTCTGGTCGTAGAATAGGGTTAGGCCTTACTGGTCTTGCGGATATGTTTGTTTCTCTCAAAATAAAATATGATTCTGATGAAGCAATTCAGTTTGCGGATAAATTAATGGAGTTTAAAAAATTACATGAATATGATGCTTCTATTGAATTAGCAAAACTTCGTGGACCATTTCCTTTATATGATCCAAATATTCATTTTTCTCGTGGTTTTTGTGCTACATTACCAGAGGAATTAAAACAAAAGGCTAAAGAAAATGGTTTAAGAAATGTCGCAATTTCAACAATTGCTCCAAACGGATCACTTTCAATTATAGCTCAATGTTCTGGAGGTGCAGAACCAATTTTTGCTTTTTCATATACTAGAAATGTAATGTTGGGCAAAGAAGAGAAAAAGGAATTTTCAGTATATCATCAGGGAATTTCTAGGTTTTTTAACATTGTTGGGAAACAAGATTTACCAGAATATTGGGTGACCGCTCATGATATAGATTATCAACATCGTGTTAAACTTCAAGGGGTTCTTCAAAAACACATTGATGCTAGTATTTCTAGTACAATAAATTTACCAGCAGATGTTTCTCCAGAAGTTGTTAGTCAAATTTATATGGATGCTTGGCGAGAAGGATTAAAAGGAATTACTGTTTATAGAGAAGGATCAAGAGAAGGAGTTTTGGTTACAGAGAAATTTGCGAAGAAAAAAACTCCAAATATGGATACTATTACAAGATGTGTTAGAGCCGAAGGAGGAGATAAGTTTTACATAATGATTTCTTATAAGGATAAAAATATAAAGCATCCTTATCAAGTTTTTGTTCTTAATTATAAAAAGAAAGAAAGTGATTCATTTATTAAAACTAGTAATGCTCTAATAAAAATGCTTTCAAATCAGGGAGTTGCGGAAGATAGAATACAAAAATATATTGATAGAAGCAATAATTCTTTAACAAGATTAACAAGATTTTTATCATTATCTATGAAAACCAATAATTTAGATAAAGCGGTTGACATATTAGATTCTAATTCTTATGCTGGAAGTTTATCCGCACGACTTTGTAATATTTTATCTGAAAGTTTAGATATGAGGAAAGTATTATGTGAAAAGTGTGGAAGTTCAAATATAAGAATGGAAGAAGGATGTATGAGTTGTTTAGATTGTGGTGAGAGTAGGTGTGGATAATGTTGGTTTTAGCAGATAGGGGAGATGAACAGAAAGTTATAGAGGAAGAAAAGCATGATTGGTTAGTTGAAGTTCTTTTAGCTTTGGGAATTTCTGAACAATTATTTGAATTGGACATGGAAGATATGAAAGAGCATCTTTCATCTTCAAACATAGAAGTTTGGAACAATTATGATGGAGCTTTAGATGTTTATAAGAATGATGAGATTGTAGCTCAATGGAAAGTTCCTAGACTTATATTAATAAAAGATAAGCCTAATTGGTATTATGAAATCCATATTGACTCTTGGGCAAAACATTTACAAAAATTGGAGAAATAAATGATATTTCCTGAAATTGTTGAATACAATACTGAAGATTTAGTATCAAATTTTAGAAGCGGAGTTTTATATAGTTATATTGGATCATCATTTCTTGAAGGTTATATTAATCATATTAAGCCTATCAAAGCATATTTATTAGAAAGATATAGAACCCAAGGTCCCAAGTTTGAAGAAAAATGGAATAATATGGAATTTAAGTTTCATACTAAACTTAGTGATCTTGATGATGATGTTCTTATTTTAGGAGAGACAGGAAAACATTATTATTTCTTTTGGTTTGATTGTGATGTAAGTGATTGTAGTATAGGGCGACAAGGAAAATTAAATATATTAAAAGAAGATATGATAAAATGGTTTGATGAATATGTAAATGATTTAATTGAAACTGAATATTTAGAATACAGAAATATTCATAGAGAAGAACTTGAAAAAACTGATGAATTTTCAGAAGCAATAACTGGATATAGAGAAATACCTTTAGAGTTTTTTAAAGGTTGTATTAGATTTTAAGGAGAAATAATGACGACATTTTATAAAAAAACTAAAGATGGAAATTACATTCCAATAACTTTTACAGAAATTATAACTAAAGATTGGGAAAATAAATTAATTGCTGTTAGGATTGGTAGTGATGAAAATCCAGCAGATGAACATGAGATTGAAGAAACAATGGAATGTTTAAGAGATGATGATGCTTTGGAAATGTGGGAAAATATTAGTTTTTTAACATCCGTATATAATTTTAGTTTTGAAATTGTAGGAACTTTAAAAGAAGTTGGGGAAAAACATATAGTTGTGAGAGTAACAGGAGCAGACGATTTATCAAATCTTGGAGCATTACAAAAAATGGCGAAAGAACAATTAAGAGGAATTACAAAAAAAGTTGTGTTTTTACCAACAGATATAAGTGTTAATGAATATAGGGAAGTGAATGAAATCAAACAGCGTATATCTAATAGGAGAGCAAGAAGGAGTAGGTAGTTTATATCAATAATTCAATATTATAATGAAGTCCTGCCATAGGAGGTTAGCATACTTGAAAAAATTTATTCTTGATACTAATGTGCTAATGTATGACCCTTCCGCTCTTAAGATTTTTGACGACAATGAAGTCATTATTCCCATTTCAGTATTGGATGAATTAGATAATATGAAAGCTCGTCCAGATGAACTTGGTCGTAATATTAGAAGTGCAATTAGAATGTTGGATGAGTTAAGGGAAAAGGGTTACCAACAGTAGTCAATAAACTTGGACATTTTTGAAGAAACTTGGACAAAAATCTGCTAATATTTTAACATAGAGGTGTAGAAATGAGAAAAGTAGTAAGAGTAGATTCCGAAGAATTTGAACTTGACGACGGCACCATATATCCTCATATGGTAGAGTTGGAAGAGGTGCCAACTGTAGAAGAGTTTCAAAAAATCTATGAATATTGTTATAAACTTCTAGGATCAATGGGTCGGGAGTTACCTCTCCAACGGGATGGAGGTCACGACTTACATTCCGAGTTAGGGCAGAATAGGGATTAAAGATACATTGTGGTAGTAATTTTATTTTGTAGGTGAACAATTGTGAAAAAAAAATTTATCTTGTCTAAAAGGCAATTGTATAAAGGTGCTGGAACAGTAGAAACCAGTTATGCTGGGGCGGTTTTACTTCGTGCTAGAGAATATATTGAAGTTGCCCCTAAAGTTGGACTTAATTATTTTTATTCTTATCCAAAATCTGCCATTACCGTAGGATTGGCTGGAATTGTTGGGCTTGCTGCTCTTATTAAAAAGATCTATGAAGATAATGTGTCTATACAATCTATTGCTGAAGATTTAAAAGACATAGTTATAAAATTGGATAATATTGTAGCCAAGGAAGCGGGTGTTACAAACAACAAAGAATTGTTGTCTAAATATTGGCATTGGAGAGATGGATTAAGACGCAAAACAGGGAATTTGACATATCTAAATTATATCAAAAACGAACCCACAAGTAAGGAGTTTGTTATTGGCATTAATGCTTTAATGAATGCTTTAAAATGGATTAAAAAAGAATGGGACATTTTTTTAAAAGATAAAAAAGAATTTAATGATTTGTATAATAGTATAAGTTCAAAAGAATATTTACTCAACAAAAAAATTAAAGATTTGGAAAGAAAGTTGGGTGGAAAGTTAATCAAAAATAAAGAAAGAGATTAATGATGATTTATGTTAAAACGAAGAGTTATGATGCTAGATATTTATATCCAATAAATTCACTTATTTATATCAAAGACCATCAGTTCACAACCAAACCTGTTAATGATAATCAAAAACCTTTTGGTCATGTAATAAAATCTCCATTAAGTACCGAAGATTATTATTTAGAGATCGAAGTATATGAATAAACTCATCGCCATAAAAGAGGCCGCAGAACTATTGGGTGTAGATCCAAAAACGCTTCGCAGATGGGAATCCGATGATAAGATCTCTCCTCAAAAAACAATTGGCGGGCATCGCAGATATTTACTTTCTGAAATAGAAGCGATGCAGGGATTTGAAGACGAAGAGCAAACAGACGACATAGCAATCTATTGTAGAGTGTCTAGCCACGAACAAAAACAAAAAGGTGATTTAGATAGGCAACAAGCGAGATTAGTCAAATACTGTGCCGAGAAAGATTACAAAGTTAAATACATCTGTGATGAAGTTGGTTCTGGTATGTCAGACAATCGCCGCAAACTGTTAAAACTTATGGACATGGCGGCAGATGGCAAAATATCACGACTTGTAGTTGAGCACAAAGACAGACTTGTTAGATTTAATTTCAACCTGTTGAAAAAATATTTTGAAAGTTTTGGTGTTGAGGTAGAAGTAATAGAAGATACTTTACCGAAGTCATATGAGTCAGAATTAGTGGAAGACATATTGTCTTTAATGTCGTCTTTTTCCGCAAGAATCTATGGGAAACGATCTGCTGAGAATAGAAAGAAATTGAAACAAGCAAAGGTAAAATGAAATTCAAACGCTCTGTTAAATGTAGCACCAAGTTTGCTACCAAACACAAGAAACAGCAATTAGAAAATACTCTTCAAGAATATGGCAGAGTGTGTAATTTCTTTATCCAAAAGTTCTGGGAAAAAATTCCAAGTAAATCCAAATTGTTAAAAGACATAGTTAATCTACCAGAAACTTGGTTATCCGCAAGATTGAGAAAAGTTGCTGCTAGAGAAGCAATAGATATGATTTTAACAGTGAAGCAACGATGGAAGAATAAGCCAAGCAAAATAAAAATGCCTCTACATAAAGGTAAGAGAATGTGTGTTTCTTCTACTATTGCCGAATTACAACCCAGTAAAAATAGCACATTTGATGCTTGGTTACACCTTGCTTCAATTGGAGGCAAAACTATTTTAGACATTCCAATTAAACATCATAGGCAATTTAATAAGTGGAATGAAAAAGGTAGAAGGTTAAATGCTTATACTATTACAAATGACTATGTTCAATTTGTGTTTAAAATAGAAACCGAATCCAAGAAAACATCTGGAAAACTTATTGGAGTGGATACAGGCATTAAAGCATTGGCATCTACTTCTGATGGAAAACAATTCGGTAAAGATATTGAGAAATATATTGAAAAAATTAAACGATGTAAATATGGCTCGAAGAATCAAAAGAAAAGAAGAAATGCTTTAAAGCAATATATCAACGAAACAGTAAAAGAAATTATAAATGAAAATCCGCAATTAATTGTGGTAGAGAAGTTAAGCAATTTAAATTATAAAACAAAACTCAAACGACGCTTGAGTAAAAATATGCGTCGTTCTCTCGGTAGTTGGAATTATCGCTATTGGTTAACTAGACTTCAACAGGCAACGGAAGAAAACCGTGTTTGCTTTCGTAGTGTGCCGTCTTATTATACCAGTCAGCAATGTTCTAATTGTGGTCATACAGAGAGGAGAAATCGCAAAGGTGAAGTATTTAGATGTTTAAAATGTGATCACAGCGGAAATGCGGATATAAATGCTGCCATCAATATACTTCAGCGGCTTCTTCGAGGTCCCTACGGTGCCTCGTACAAACCTAAAGAACTTGGTAAAAATGTCCAAGTTTGAGGGAACGGTTGATGGATACTGATGGATGTGTAAAGAAAAAGACTGGAGAAGCGACCTTTTCAACTACCTCAAAACAATTAAGTTTAGATATTGTTGAATTAGTAAAATCATTGGGCGGGAGAGCAAGAATTAGAGAAAGAAATAGATTGGGAAGAATAAACATAATTAATAGATCAAAGATAATATCTAAGCATATTGGGTATGATGTTTCGATTAGATTTGGAAATGAAGTAAATCCATTTTATTTAAGTAGAAAATCTAAATATTTCAAACACACAAATTCTGTAGATAAAATATCATCAGTTGAATTAGTTGGGGAAAAAGAAGTTCAGTGTATACTAATAGAAAACCCTGAACATTTATATATAACTGATGATTTTATAGTCACTCATAATACTATCGATGAAAAACTTCAACCTTGGATGCAACCTCTCTATGATAATTTGGAGTTTTTATTAGGTGGCGATAAACAAATGATTGAAGAATATAAGTTTAGTGGGCTGTTACAAATAGAGCCATTAACATATATTAGAGGAAGATCTGTTCCAAAGTCATTTATGATACTTGATGAAGCTCAAAATAATTCTATTCATGAAATTAAAACAATTATTACAAGAATTGGAGAAGGTAGTAAGATAGTAATAACTGGCGATATAAATCAGATAGATGTTCCTTATCTTGATTTTGCTGATAATGGTTTAACTCATGTTGTAGAGAAATTTAAAGATCAAAAAATAGCAGGACATATTACTCTAAAAAAGGGAGAAAGATCTGAATTAGCAACATTAGCTTCTAAAATATTATGAAATATGTAAAAAAAACTATTTGCGGTAAAAGAAATATTCCGCAAATAGTTTGCTCTAAATGTGGTAGAAAAAATAAATCATATTATAAAGAAAATGGGAAACCAATATGTAAAAATTGTTATTTAAAAACATATAAAACTCCTATTGAAAAATGTTCTCAATGTGGTGATATAACCAATGTTTATAAAAGAGAACCATTATTATGTAGAAAATGTTATATAAAAGAATATAATGCTATTAAAAAAATATGTGTGATGTGTGGAGAAAAAAGATGCATCCATAAAAATGCTAAAAATGGTCCAATATGTGGAAAATGTTATTCTAAACTATATAACCCTAATAAAAAGAAATGTTTATCTTGTGGAAAAATTAGAAAATTAGCAACAAAAGAACTATGTATGTCTTGCCGTACTAAAGAAAGATGCGAGAAAGATGTTAATTTTCACATAAGAACAAAATTAAGGAAAAGAGTTTCTAAAAGTATAAGATCATTATGTTTTCGCAAATCGTTGAAATATTTAATAGATTATGGAAAAATTATTAAATATTTAGGTCCTCCTCCAGGAAATGATTATCATATAGATCATATATTTCCCTTAAAAGCTTTTGATTTAACAAAGGAAAATCATATTATTGCAGCTTTTGCCCCGGAAAATCATCAATGGCTTTTGGATAAAGAGAATTTATCTAAAAAGGATACATATGATAAGGGATTATTTATAGAATATCTAAAGAAATATAGATAAAACACCTTAACCTGCTAATATATCAATAATCTTATATTTATGCGAATGCCTAATGTAAATTGGTGAATATATGACTATAATTATTGGTACAAGACCTACTGATGGAAAAATCTATGAACTTTCTGGAAACCCCCTTCAGTGGTCTGAGTTTTCGGTTCAACCTAGTGATGGGGTTACTACTGGTATTTGGGGTGGTCCAAAAAATACAATATGGACACATAATGGAAAATCCACTATAGGAATTCCAAAATATTTATTTTTTAATGGATCAGTCTGGTCTGAATATACATCTCCCACAATTCCCTCAGGAAATCCTCCACGTGCTTTTCATGGCTCAGATAATGGTGATATAGTTTATTCTGGTGGTAGTAATTACATTCATAAATGGGATGGAGTTTCTTGGTCAGTTTCAACAACAGGATTTTCTGTAAATACTATTTGGTGTAATAATACTGGACGATATGTTTGGGCATCCACAGGTGGTAATGCGATTTATTATTCTGATGATTATGGTGCTACTTGGAATGATATTTGGTCTCAAATTCTTTCTGATCTTAATACTACTTGGAGAACTCCTTGGTGGGATATTCCTTTTGGAGATATAAATACACATTCTTATTATACAGGGGCTATTTGGGGATTGTCCTCAAATGAAGTGTATTGCTCAATATCATTAAAATATACACCTTTTTTAACGTATACTTTCGCATCAGTTATAAAATATGATGGAATTTATTGGAATGAAGTGTCTCAGAGAGTAGGTTATCAATTATTTATTAGAAATTATGGTGGAATTGGTGATGGCCCCTCAGCCAGACTTGGTGGAACTCCGGGAATGTGGTCTGATGGAACAAATCATTATATGGGTGCTTTAGATGCAGGGTTATCTTTTGAAGGATGGAGGACAATACCTCATCCAACATATGAATCAACAACTGAATTACTTGTAAGTGGTTTAAGAACTCCACTTGGAAGAAATATAATTGGAATCACAGAAGATAATCCACATACGATTATTGTTACAGATAGTAGCATATTATCTCATGTTTTTATTTCATATGATAATTTTGACTCATTTGAGGATATGTCTTTACCATGGTCATCAACAAGTGGATTACAATCAGTCACATTATATGGATGGATGGGAGCTGGAATAGATTTTATTAATAAAGATCCTTATCCTTATGAAATCCAAATTCCTGTAAATCAAGACACAATTGAATTTGATGTTATATCTTATGATTCATATGTAGAAGGGTCATCAATAGATGTATATGTAGATGGAGTTTTAGCTGTCTTTGATGAAACTTTTATTGCTCCTTTCAATGGAATTGATTCATATTTTGGACACATTACTACAATTGAAGGATATGATGGTTATAAAGTGATTTTAGATTATATAAATATTCCTTGGAATTCATATCAAACAATCATCATTGATGCATATGCTGAAGATGAGTTAAGTATTGGGTCAGATACATGGCAATTTAGAATTAAAGATATTGAAGGTCCAGTTTTCGGGGATTATTACCCATCGGCTGAAAAATCCTATCCTGGTCCAAATACATTAATATGGGCTGAAGTATATGATAAAGGTTCAGGAGTTGATGTTAATTCTATAGACGCATATATTGGTGGTCAGCATATTTATAATGGAGCATTTATTTCAGAATATGATGGTCCCCACTCTGATCTTATACCAATAGTAGTTGATGGATATGATGGATATAAATTAATAATAGATAAAGTTGGAACATTTAAGTCAGGAGAGAATATTTCTGTAAGAATAACTGCTCTTGATAGAGAGGGTAATTAAAAAATGTTTATATTGAGGTATATAATCAATGGTTAATGACAATACCCTCTGGGCTCTTGGAGCAAACAAAGAACTCTGGTATAGTTTTGATCAAGGAACCACTTGGTCAGAAGTAGATGTTTCTAGTCTCTCTAATTGGTTAAATGGTCTATGGGGGCCAACAAGTGTTTGGAAGATTTATGTTGGAGTAGCAGATGATGGAACATACTATTATGATGGAACTTGGCATTTAGAAGATGCGAACGGACCATGGTGGTATGCTACACAATCAAGACCAGAGAGTCAAACTATTTGGTGTTCAGATGATGATTCAATTGTATGTGCTGCTGGATGGAGTAGTTCATACAATAATGTGATACGAACAAGACCTGGACTTCCTGGAACGTCGTGGGTTACAGAATTTGATGACGGTGCGGGTAATGGATATTTTAATGATATTCATGGAACACCAGATGGTTCTGCAGTTTTTGCTATACGTTCATATCTTGGCTCTGGGAATGATGATGTTGAATTATTAAAAAGGAATTCTAATGGAACATGGAGTTCAGTTGCCTCTATTACAGACGGTAATTCTTGGAGATGGCAACAGGTTAGAGTTATTAGTGAAAATGAAGTTTGGATTACTGGTGGATATTTTGTTGGGGGATCAGATTTAGTTGGTAGGATTTGGAAATGGAATGGTTCTTCACTTTCAGTAGAATATGAAGATACAGACATTAGATCAAATGGAATTGTTGGTCTTTGGATGGCAAAAGATGGGTCAGAAGGTTGGGCTCTTTTCCAAGTAACTGGACCCAGTTCAGAAAGTGATTATTATTTATATTATAATGGAAGCACATGGTCAGTAGACCAAGGAGTTCAATATGGAACTTCTACTTCTGATATTACTCAAAGAGATGATGTTCCAAGTAGTGCTATAGCACTTATTGCTAATGGAAGATATAGAAAATATGATGGTAGTGATTGGGATAATACATATTCATATTCAGGCTCAAATAATGATATATGGGATGAAACCTCATCTGCTTTAGGTTTAATTCTACGTTATATAGAATATTCACCATCTTTACCATTATCAAGTTTAGAGTGGTCATTTGAAGTAGCAGATTATGTTATCCCATGGATTGAAAATGAATCTCCAACAGGAATTAATGTAAATTCAAATACTTTAATAGACGTAGATATTTTAGATGATTATAGCGGAGTAGATATAAATTCTATTGATGCTTATGTAAATGGAATAAAAGCATTTGAAGGCCCGAACACCTTTATATCTCCATATGATGGAACATCATCAACAATATTAGGAACAATTGTTGATGGATATGACGGTTATCATTTAACTATAGAAAAAACATCAGATTTTGGAATTGGAGATGATGTTCTTGTAAGAATAGTAGCATATGACAATTATGGTAATTTTGTTGATACAGATTGGAGTTTTAAGATTAGTGGTGATGGAACTCCACCTTGGCTAAAAAACCAATCTCCCACTGGTTCAGGAGTTGCTCCAGGATCTATTATATCTGTAGATATTTTAGATGATTATAGCGGAGTAGATATAAATTCTATTGATGCTTATGTAAATGGAATAAAAGCATTTGAAGGCCCGAACACCTTTATATCTCCATATGATGGAACATTTTCAACAATCACTCCTACTTTCATAGATGGATATGATGGATATTATCTTTTATTAGATAATGTTTCTAATTTTGATTCAGGAGAACTTTATACAGTAAGAATAGTAGCCAGTGATCTTGACGAAAATTTATTAGATGATAATTGGCAGTTTAGAGTTATTGATTATAATGCTCCTTGGATACAAGATGAATTTCCTATTGGACAATATGCTTCGAAAGACACTATAATATCAGCAAATATTCTAGATGATTATAGTGGTGTAGATATAAATAAAATAGATGCCTATGTTAATGGAACACTAGTTTTTTCAGGTCCAAACACTTTTTATTCTCCATTTGATATTAGTTCTACTATTACAGATGTTGTAGTAGATGGTTATGATGGATATTTTCTTTCTCTTGATAGTTCTACAGATTTAGATTCATATGGCATTTATAATATTAGGATAATTGCTTATGATTTACATAACAATTATATAGATTATACATGGCAATTTCAAGTATTAGATTACGTAGCTCCTTGGTTAGAAAATAATAGTCCAACATCAGGAGCATCAATAAATACTTTAGTTTCTACAGATATTCTTGATGATGCTTCTGGAGTTTTACAATCATCTTTAGATGCTTATATGGATGGAGTTTTAATTTTCTCTGGTCCAGATATTTTTATTTCTCCGTATGATGGATTATCTTCTATAATTAGTTCAACAACGTATGGTGGATTTGATGGATATAATCTAGTAATTGATAATACAAATGAATATATTTCTGGAAGTTCTCATACATTAAGAATAACCGGTAGAGATGCTTATGGTAATGATTTTGATGAAAGTTTTTCTTTTAACATAACAATTATTCCAGAAGTTTTGAGTATCAAATCCTCATTATATGAAATTACACTTGATGTTGATTTTAATGTAGATATGCTGGATAATAATGAATTAAGAAATCCAGCAAATTATGTTTTTAATAATGGAATGTATGCTAGAAAAGTAGATGTTTTAAGTAATACAAGTATTAGGTTATGGGTGGAACTTTTTTATGGAAGAGATGATTTTGCTCTACTATCTATAAATCAAAAAGTTAAAAATATTGACGGATTTAGTTTTAATACTAGTATGGATGCTTATAATATTGCTCCATTTAAATCAGATGCTACTTTTACAAATTATAATGCTATGGTTAGAACTTGGCATGATAGTTATATAATAGATAGTGATTCACAAAGAATATATCTTGGGGGAACAAAAGGTATAGATATATTTAGAAAACATACTTCTACAATTTTCTATAGATGGGGACAAATTTTTGATGAATATGGAATAGATGCTATGACTGTTTACAATTATCCAACAGATATAGAAATAACGGATACAACCCCTCCAATATTGGTAGATGTTTTTCCAGTTCCATCTTATTTTGCTACAGCAAATACACATATTTCTTTTAAGGTTAGGGATTTAGAAACTGCTGTAGAAATTACAAGTTTAAGAATATATGTAGAAGGAAATTTAGTTTTTAGTGGAGGATATGGTGGTTGGCAGAATTATTGGTCAGGATCAATTGATGTTGAGCATCACCAACTTTCTATTGAAATATGGCAGGATTCCTTGTTTGATTTGGCATCTATAGTAACAGTTAGGGTGGTTGCTCAAGATCTAATGGAAAATGAACTCGATACGAGTTTTAATTTTAATATAATTGTTTCTATTGATGGTTTTGGAGGATCTCCATTTGGCGGATTTCCATTTGGAGGTGTTTAATGAATACACTTTACTATTCTGATGCTTATGGTATTTTTAAAATAAATATTGAAGATGCTGTTGGAGAAAGTCAAACCGTCTCTCAAAGACTTTTTCATACTGGAAGTGTTCCTTCAATTCCTGATAACCGTGTTACTCATTTAATGTCAAAGCATATAGATGGATATGATTTTTTAATAGCATCTATGGGATTAAATGCTCTTCGTGGTTATGATACTTGGGAAGAAATTCCTTGGGGAGTTTTACCATGGGGTCTTTGGTATTGGGGAGGTTTAGCTGGTGGATTTGGTGTTGAAGTAATAAAAGATGAAATAGATATTAATACATATGCTGATGGTTATTTATGTGAAAAAGCAAGTATAACGGATAATGGTATTTTATATCTTATTAATAGAACTTTTAATAGAATAGAAGCATATTATGGAGCTGATTTTAGGGATGGATATTTAAGATCTCCAGATTACATTTATGATGGATATTCAACTCCACCATTATTTGCTGATGGATATGATACGGGAATTATTAAAACAATTCATGTAGTAAGCGGAGAATCTGAAGCTTTAACTGGTGGTACAAGAATATATGTAGGTCAATCTATAGGTATGACTATTATTGACGCATTTGATCAAGAAGTTTCCGATGGATATAGTGCTGGATTAGATAGTTCTGGAACTTCAACATTTTGTAGTATTATTGGAGGGGGAGCACCTAATGAGTGTATAGGAGGGTCGGTTAAAAATATATCAGATATATCTACAGATGAAGAAAATGGTATTATATTTGTAGCTACCTCGGATGGATATGGAAATGGTGGTTTAACACAAATATCTATAGGAGGAAATAGAGCAATTATTTTTATGACTGAAGAGTCTGGATTTATTCCTTCAAATGAAATAAGAGATATTAAAAATGAATAGTGATTTTAGTTTAATTTAATAATGATTTTCGGTAGTTATAACATTCTTGTCGACAATTTGCGTGTTGATGTACTTAAAGGGAGGTAAGATGGAAGTGAAGAATTTTTCATTGTTAGAACTTTTACAATCAAGAATATGGTTAGTTGCTGTAATGAATTCAACAGATAGTTTTTTATTTGCTAAACCAACAAGAGAACAAATATCAAAAGTTCGCATTCGTTTAAAAGAAATTGATGAAGAATTAATAAATAGATTAATGGAAGATAATTCCCAAATGTTTGAAGATAATAATTTTGAATTAAGGGAAATTTATACACAAAAATGAGGAAGAATGATAGTATATTTAAAAACTAAGGAAGAAATTGAAGGATTTAAAGAAGCCGGCAAAATAGCCGGTTTAATTTTAAAAAAACTTCTTGATAATGTTGATGTTGGAATAACTACAAAAGAACTTGATGAAATTGCTAGAGAGGAGTGTAAGAAAAATAATGTTGTTCCTACATTTTTAAATTATAGGGGGTTTCCAGCCGCAATATGTGCTTCAGTAAATAATACATTAGTTCATGGTATTCCAACAGATATTCCATTAAAACCAAAAGATATTATTTCAATTGATTTGGGGGTCACTCTGGATGGATTTATAGGTGATACTGCTTATACTAAATCTGTTAGTAATATTCATAATGACATAATAGATGCTTGTAGAAACTCTTTATACTCAGCAATTAAAAAAGCTAGATCTGGAAATAAATTAAGTATAATTAGTAAGGAAGTTTATAAATGTAAAAAGTCATATTCTATTCCAGAAGAATATGGTGGACATGGAATAGATAGATATAATCTTCATTCTGAACCTTTTGTTCCAAATATTCCTGATTATTATTATGATCTAAAATTAAGACCTGATATGATTTTCGCCATAGAACCCATGCTCATTAATGGAAGCTCGAATTTAAGAATAGCAGATAATAAATGGGATATTATAGCTGAAAATATTACAGCTCATTTTGAGCATACAATTTTGATTACTGAAGATGAGCCATTGATTTTAACAAGGAGTGATAATGAGTAAAGGATTATTTATTTCTTTTGAGGGAGGAGAGGGAGGAGGAAAAACTACTCAGGCAGAACTTTTATCTAAATGGATGAAAGAAAGAGGAATTCCACATATCTTAACAAAAGAACCTGGAACTCCACATATTGAAGAATGTAAAAAAATTAGGGAGTTATTGTTAAATCCAAAAAATAATATATGTTCTAAATCAGAATTATTACTATTTCTTGCCGATAGAGCCCAACATGTAAATAATTTAATAAAGCCTTCTCTTGAAGAGAATAAACATATTATATGTGATAGATTTTCGGATTCTACTTTGGTATATCAAAATATTCGTGGATTTAGTAGAGATAAAATAGATTTACTTTTAGAATTCTCAACTGACGGTGTAATGCCTGATATTACGTTTATTCTTGATGTTCCTGTGAATACTGGCCTTAATAGAGCAAAAGCAAAAAGTATCTATAAAGAAGGGGACAGAATAGAAAATGCTGGGTTTAAATTCCATGAAGATGTGAGATATGGATTTCTAAAATTGGCGGAAAGTATAGCAGAACAGCATAGATTTGTTGTTATAAATGCTTCTCCTCCAAAAACAATTGAACAAATTCATGAAGAAGTAGTTAATATTATTTCTAAAAAGATTTGGGTCAATGGGTTAATGGATGAGATCAACTAAAGATTTTATTATTAAAGCAAGTCAAATACATAATAAATATGATTACTCAAAAGTTAATTATAAAAATTCTCATACAAAAATAATAATAGGTTGCCCAATTCATGGAGATTTTGAACAATTACCATATCATCATTTAAATGGGCATGGATGTAATAAATGTGGTATTGATAAACTCAGAGCAAAAGATTTTATTATTAAAGCTAAAAAAATACATAAATATAATTACTCAAAAGTTAATTATAAAAATTCTTATACAAAAGTTATTATAATTTGTGAAAAGCATGGAGAGTTTTTACAAACACCAAAACATCATTTAAATGGATATGGATGTAATAAATGTGTAATAGATAATGTTTTTATATCTAAATCAAATATAATACATAAGAATAAATATGATTATTCAAAAATAGAATATAAAAACAATAAAACAAAAATAACTATTATCTGTCCCATACATGGTAAATTTTCCCAACTTCCATTAAGTCATTTAAAAGGTTTTGGTTGTTCTAAATGCTCAAATAATAAAAAGAAAACTTCTAAATCATTTATCAAAGAAGCTAAAAAAATCCATAAATATGATTATTCAAAAGTTAATTATAAAAACTCTCATACAAAAATTATTATTATTTGTGAAAAACATGGAGAATTTTTACAGGCTCCTAATCATCATTTAAAAGGATGTGGATGCCCCAAATGTTGTTCAAATGTTTCTAAAATATCTCAGCAATGGTTAGATTATTTGAATATACCTAAAAAATATAGAGAAGTTTTAGTAAAATATAATGATAAACAATATTTAGTTGATGCTTATGATAATAAAACAAACACTGTTTATGAGTTTAACGGAGACTTTTGGCACGGGAACCCTAGAATATATAATTTGGATGAAATAAACCCAATAACAAAAACTACTTTTGGAGAATTATATAGAAATACTCTTGAAAAAAAGAATAATTTAAAAGAAAATTATAATATAATTGATATATGGGAAGATGAATGGATAAAATTATGTAGGAGAAAAATATGAATAATTCAATAATTGTATGTGGTGAAAAATATGATATTGGAACCAGAGTTATATTATGGAATGAAGATAATGGATTTAATGCTTATGATACATCAAAAAATGTAATTATAGATACAGATAGAAAAACTGGTAAGCAAATCAAAACTACTATACAAGGAGTAAGATATAGTAAAAGAAGTTGGAAAACACCAAATTTAGAACAATTAAAAGAAATAGTGACCCAGTTTTTTTTACATCATTCTGGATTATATAGATCAAAAGATACTTTTAATGTTCTTCATAATCAGCGTAGATTGTCGGTTCATTTTATTCTTGATGATGATGGAACTTTATATCAAACCCTAGATCTTAGAGAAAAGGGTTGGCATGGAGGAAGTAATAACACTATGTCTGTTGGAATTGAAATTGATTCAAGGGCCCATGCTGGTAGATTTCCTGATGCCTATGATGAGGTTCATTGTAAGAAATATAAAGTTATTCCTCGTAGAAAAAGAATTGATCTTGTTCAAAAAGGTTGGACAGAAGGATATGAGTATAATGATAATCAATATAAAACTCTTATAAGATTAGCAATAGCTCTTAAATATATTTTTCCAAAAATGGGAGATATGAATTTTCCTACAAATAATAAAAGAATTATTAAATTCTCGATGAACAACCCACAAACCCATTGTGGTTTGATTTGTCATTATAATAATAGTACAGCAAAAAATGATCCTATCTCATTTGATCATTATAGATTACTTCGAGGAATAAAAGAAAAAAATCCAAATCAGGGGCCAACTTGGTTAAAACTTGATTCTTGGGAAGAAAGGCAAGAATGGTTAAAAAAATTAGGTTACAGTCCAGGGCCCATTGATGGTGAATATGGATTAAAAACTAAAAATGCTATTAAATATTTTCAAGCTAAAGTTGGTCTTGCTGTTGATGGAATTTGGGGTAAGAAAACAGAATACATGATGGATTTAATTACTAAGGAAAATGGATTAAGATGAAACAATATTTGAAAGTTTTAAATGATATATATCAAAACGGAGAAGATAAAGAGTGTAGAAATGGTAAAACAAGATCAAAATTTGGATTAACAATGAGGTATAATCTTCAAAATGGTTTTCCTGCTTTAACAACTAAAAAATTATATTTTAAATCTGTTAAAGCTGAACTATTATGGTTAATTTCTGGATCGAGAGATGTAAGGGAATTAAATAAATTAGGATCAAAAATTTGGGATGCAAATGCTTATTCAGATTATTGGTTAGATAAAGCAGAGTTTAAAGGAGATGTTGGAAGGATTTATGGAACTCAATGGAGAAATTGGGATAATAAAATAGATCAATTACAAATTGCTATTGACAAAATTAAGAATACTCCAAATGATAGGAGAATTCTTGTAAGTGCTTGGAACCCTAGCGACTTTGATAATATGTGTTTACCTCCTTGTCATATGTTTTTTCAATTTTATAATTCATCTAAGGGGTTGTCTTTATCAATGTATCAAAGATCCTGTGATATGTTTTTAGGTGTCCCTTTTAATATTGCCAGTTATTCTCTTCTTTTAAGCATGGTTTCTCAAATTACAGGAAAACAACCATATGAGTTTGTTCATATTCTAGGAGATGTTCATATTTATCATGATCACTTTTCTGCTATAAAAGAACAATTATCACGGACTCCTTATGAAATTCTTCCCAAACTTTGGTTAAATAAAGAAATAAATGACATAAATGATTTTACAATGAAAGATATAAAACTTTTTGATTATAAACATCAAGGAACTATAAAGGCGGAAATGATAGTATGATTTCTATAATTGTGGCTGTAAGTTTAAATAATGTAATTGGGATTAATGGAAAAATTCCATGGTATTTATCGAGAGATTTAAGAAGGTTTAAAAAATTAACAACAGGTAAAGTTATTGTAATGGGCAGAAAAACATATGAGTCTATAGGAAAAGCTCTACCGGATAGAAAAAATATAGTTCTTAGCAGAAGTAATATTAATATTAAAGATGCTTATGTTGTTTCAGACCCAAATCAAATAGTTGAAGAAGATATATTTATAATTGGAGGATCATATATTTATAAACATTATATAAATAAAGCAGATAAAATATATTTAACAAAAGTTTATTTAAATGTAGAAGGAGATACGTTTTTTCCAAATTTTAATATTAATGAGTTTTATGAAGAAAAAGAGTTTTCTGGAACAAGTAAAAGTGGAATAAAGTACGAATTTATTAATTATTTGAAAAAATAATGTCGACTTTATGTCGTTATGGTTATAATATAGAGGTGAAGATGTTTGAGTTTGTAGACTATTTTAAAAATATTAAAGTGGGGGGAAAAATTAAGATTAGACCTCTTTATTTAATGTTTGGATCTCGACAGGTTCCTAAAAATTTTATAGAATGGTCCAGAAGAAAAAGAAATAAATTTACAATTGAATCTATTCAAAAATTAGATAAAACTGCTATGGTGACAGTTGAAGAAGTTCCTGGAATACTTGAATATGATCAAATTGTTCCATTAGTTATAAAAACAAGGATATTACATTGGCACAGAGAGAAAAAGTCTTAAAATTTGAAGATGGTAGTATGTTAAAAGTAATTCTTTTAAATGGCGGGAAAATAACATTAATATTGCAGGCTCGTCATCTTGGAGAAGAAATAAAATATACTTCAACTAGTGTAGAATTAACATCAGATGAAACCATTGATCTTGTTAATTGGATTGGAGATGAATTGGTAAAGGAGTTTTCGAATGAATGATCAACGATTAGATGTCTTACAAACAAAAATAAAAGAAAGAGTTCCTAGTTTTGATATTAAATTTAAAGATAAAAGTTTATTTATGAAATGTCTCGGGAAATTGCTTTTCTTTAATAAAGGTTTTATGAATGATTATATTACTACTATTGGAACAAAAGTATATTGGCCTAGTAAAGAAAAATTTGATCAATATCCATTAGGGTCTTTTTTAACATTAGCTCATGAATATGTTCATATTATGGATTATAAGGAAAATCCTTCTAAATTTATTTTAGGTTATTTATTTCCTCAGGTTTTAGCAATTTTTTCTCTATTTTCTGTTTTAGCATTTATTTCTCCTTGGTTTCTTTTATTTCTTTTATTTCTTCTTACATTATCTCCTCTTCCAGCTCCATTTCGAAAAAAGGCGGAATTAAGAGGATATGGAATGAGTTTAAAGGTTCGTAATTGGTTGGGATGGAATATCAATGAAGATTTATATGTTGATAAATTCACATCTTCAGCATATTATTATATGTGGCCTTTTAAAAGTATAAAGAAAGAGCTAAAAGAATGGTCAAGTCAAGATCTTAACTGTTTAAATGACCCAAATCCAGCTTATAGAGATGTGTATGAAATTATAAAATCATGAAGATATACGATTTAATTGTAATAGGTTCTGGGCCTGCTGGGGTTTCTGCTACTAAGGTTGTCTCCTCAAAAGGAATGTCTTGTCTTTTAATAGAACGAGGAAAAGATATAAATAGACGAAGAGATTTAACTTCTGGATGGTTTGGTCATGGATTATATGCTATGAATAGATTGGAACTCGAAGACCCAGTATTTAAAAATAAAAGAGCAATAAAAGAAGCATTTAAGGTTGTTCAACAGGTTTCTACGGAAATTCCTCAAATTATAAAACCTAATGATAAACCTCAATATTGTAGATTATCTGACTCAATTGGAAAAGAACTAGCAGAATATTATTTTAATTCTATTTCAAAAAGTGCGGATATAGTATTTAATACGGAAGTTGAATCAATTAATAAAGATGGAGATTTATTTCATATTAAAACACTAAGAAAAGAATATTGTTCTAAAAGATGCCTTATAACAACAGGAAAAAATTCATTAGAATGGATAAAGAAAATTTGTAAAATGTTTAATATTATTCCAGCAACAAATGGAATAAGAGTTGGAGTTCGTATAGAAGTTCCAACATTTCGCATAAATGAGGTCTTAAAAGATACCGGAGATATTAAAATAGAATGTAATGATAATGTTTTTACAGAAGATGCTAGAATTAATTCATTTGTTGGAGAATGGGAAGATTCAGATATACTATCGGCTTTTGGGCATTGTTTACCAAATAAAAATTCCGAGCGAACAAATTTTATGGTTGGAACTAAACCTAAAACAGAAAAAGAGTCTGAAAATGCTTTAAGAGAGGTGAAGATTGCTAATGTTTTACAAAATGATAAAATTAGACCAGAAAGAGTTAAAGATTATGTGGAGGGGAAATCAGCCTTAGAACATTTAAAAACATTTAATAAATTAAAACAATCATTTAAATATTTAGAAACATTTTTTCCTTCAATTACTACCTATGCTGTTATGTATTCTCCAGAAGTGAGATTACGTGGAGTTTTACCAGTAAATGCTAAAATGAGAACAGAAATAGATGGTTTATATGGAGCAGGAGAATGTACTATCAGAGTTGTTTCTTTAATAGGAGCAATGGCTTCTGGTATTGTGGCAGCACGAAATATATTAAAGGAGTAAATAATGTCTAAGAAATCGGTAGAGGCGGCAAGAAAAGCAGAAGAAGCACTTCGTAATGCGGAGAGATTAGAGAAAGAAGCAATTGAAGCAAGAGCGGTCGCTGAGAAAGCAATGAAAGAAGCGAAACAATCTGGAAAATCAAAGAAAAATGAGAAATCTAATTCATTAAATAGAAAATTTGTTCTTGATTATTTACAAAAAAATGCGTGGGATTTACATAAACAATTAAATAATGTAAATGATATTCGTTTTGAAGATAATCCACCTAGAGTAGTAATGGTAGTGGTTCCAGGTCCAAATGGAACAGGCGAACCTCCATCTTTGGTTCATAACGGAGTAGAAATACCAGTTGAATTAGAAGTGAAGACACCATCAACAGTTATGGTCGGAGAGAATATTAATGGTAAAAATTCTATTATAACAGAAGATAAGGTCGAAAAGGATGATGACGAAGTTTATTATCGTAGCGTTACAGGAAAGGCAGCTGAAACTCTTGGTATAAAAGAGGCAATTGGTCCTCATTCAGTTGATAAAAATTCTAAGCAGAGAAAAGCTTATGCTGCTTGGGTTAAAAGACATTCTGGCGTTAAAATCCAAAAGGATTAATAAAATGGTTGATTTTACAAAACTTGTTAAAAGAGGACATCAAAGTTTTATTGCCAAATATAGAAAAAAACGGCAATTTGGAAAGTGTAATAGTTGCGAAAAACCAGCTTTATTGATGGAATATATTGATCCAGTTGATCCAGAGGTTAATTGGAATGTTTGTGAATATTGTTTTAAAGATTTACAATTAAACGAAGAATAAGGCGGAGTTATGAAATTGATTAATAGTAGAAAAGTTATAACAAAAATCTTGGAGAATTCAGAACCAGAAAGTTATGATTTCTTTGAAAATGAGGAACAAAGATTTCCTTGTTGGGAGATTAAAATTGATAGAGATCGAGGAGATATGGTTTTCTTGATTGACGCTAAAGAAGTTTATTCCCACCCTATAAAGAAATTAAATACAATTGATTTAGAAATGGAAAGAATAATTTGTTTTATGAATTTATTTAAATCTCAAGATCTAAATTCTCTTGAAAAGGAATTAAATGGATATTAAAGAACAATTAAAATTATTAAAAGAAAAATTAGAGAAAAAATTTGAAACAGAAACAACTGATAGACAAAAAGCAAGAGAAAGAACCCTGAATAAGATTTTGATGGTCATAAAAGAATTTGACAATCTTTCTCAAAAAACAGGAACTACTGTAGAGCAAATGGCTACAATATCGGAACTTAAAAAAATTATGTTTAAATTAGGTGATATTAAAAGCCAAAAGGGGTAAAATTTGAATTTTCCTTCTCATAGGCCCAAGCAGATTGAGTTTATAGAGCAGAGGAAGAAAACAGACTGCGGAATAGCCTGTGCAGCTATGTTGGCCAATAAACTATATGGAGAAGTTGTAGCCGTAATACGAGCTTTAAAAATAAGTACGAGTAAAGGAATGTATCTAAATCATATGTTCGAATTGCTTGATGAATTTGGGTATGATTGTAAAGAAGTGAAAAATCTACCAAAAAATGGAAAAGCTCTGGTTACAATCCAATGGAAAGAAGAAAATATGACCGGACATTATGTTGTTTGGGATAGTAAAAGAAAGCAGTTTTTAGACCCCCTTCATGGAGTGGTAAATAAAAAAGAAATGATGAAATATGCAATTATTGAATCAATCTGGAGAGTTATTAAATGAAGTTAATTAAAAAACATAAAATAACTATGATGAATGAATTTAATTGGAATAAAATATTTGAAATATGTAAAAAGTATGAAAAGAAAATATTAATAATTTCAACGCCTCGGGAGAAAAAAATGGGTAAAGAAAAATGGGTAGAAAAATTAAGACAAGCATTAGGTGTATTTCTTTCTGGAATAAGTTTAAAAATTGTAGAAATACCAGTTTATAAAAAAAAATCTAATAAAAAAATAGAAGATTCATTGTTTGAAGAAATTTTATTTATGATTAAATCCTCTAGAAAACAATTATTAAAAAATCGTATATTGTTTTTCTTTAAACGTATGGAGAAAAATAAGAAATCTTTTATTAGAAAGCAATATAAAGAATTAGCAACTGCATATAAATATCTATTAAAACATAAAAAAGATTTATATAACTATATGTCTGTTGTTAAATTAGGTATTTTGGATACACATTCTACTTGGATAGATCCTAACTATGTTTCTGGTAGAAAAAGAAAATATTATATCAAGAATGGAATTATGGTTAGAAATGATTTGAAAAATCAAAAACCATCCTTTGATAGTTGTGTTTTTAGAGAACCAAAAAATATAATTAACATAGTAAATATAGGAAATTATTTAAATAAGGAATTATATGAAAATTATTTAAATAAAGAATTATATGAAAATGGACTAATGTGTATAGAAAAAATTGCAAAAGAAATGATTAATTCTACAGAACCTTTTAAAGGAAAGGCTGAATTTAGAATGGTTTTTATGAATAAAGTTAATGAACTTCTTGGAGAAAATAAAGAATTACAAAAAAACTCTAAATGGATTTATGAAAGAAGTAAGTTAATGGATAAAACATGGAAGGAGAAAGTATGCATCCAAAAATTAAAGAATTCTTCGACACCAAAGGAAGAAGATTAGCAGAATTGAAAGCAATTGGCGGACAAGAATTTATGGTTCTTGGTAAAACCGATAAATTAAATGATTCCGAGTTAATAGAGTTTAAAATGCTTACAATTCAAATGGATGCTATATTATGGGCTCTAAGACCTGAAAATAATCAAGAAAAATATGTAGAAGAAATTAAAAATTATTTCGCCAATATTGAAGAACCATATTTTATAGCTCAAGATATTAAAAAAGGAAGAAAAATTCCAAAAGGTGTAGCATGAAATTAATAAATTCAAATGTAAAATGGAAGAAGATAGTAAAATATATTAATTCGAGAATATCTGAATTAGAGTTTATAGGGTTCCCAGATCCTAATTTGCCAAAAGAAATTAAAAAATAAATGTTTGAAAATGGTTTATGTTAAATTCTATGCCATTGAAAGGTTTTTTTGAGAAAAACATACAAAGGGTGTTCCGTAGATGTTTAATTTGGAAAAAAATTTGTTGCCAAGTTCTCGAAATTATTATATTTATTTCTAAATAATAAAAATTCAATAATTCCAAGAATATAGAAAAAAATTAAAACCATAAATCCATAAAATCATTATTAAAAGGAGTATAATGAAATCAATTTCAATAACAAAACCAAAAGAAAAAACTGAATTGGAAATGAATTGTAAATATTGTAAATGCTATTTGTTTATTATAAAAGTGTCAAATAAAATGACCTGTCCCCTTTGCGGTTGCTCAAATTCTATTCCAAAAATGCGGGTTAATCTGCTAATATGAAAGCATAAAAATATGTTAAAAAAAGGATTTAAACCCCCACCAGAAATGGTAAAAAAAATATGGGACTGGGTGCTTACAAGATATGCATCTCAAGTGTATTTAAATACAAATAATCCTGAAATTAAAGAACTTTCAAAAAAAGATTTCGTTTCCCCAAAATATGATTTTATAACTACTATTCCTTTGGATCTGGAAAATTGGTATGTAAAAGAATGGGATTATTTGAATGTTAATGTACTTATCTTTGCTGAACAAGATCCAGAATACTTCGGACTTTATAATTATAAAACTAATACTATTGAAATTATATTTGATAATAATTGGCTTGATCCTTCTACTATTCATCAATATGAAAGAATTAAAGCTTCAATTCATAGAAATATCGAACATGAAGTCGCTCATTTAGGACAATTCTTGTTTAAAAATTTTGGACTGCCATCTAAAAATATATCAAATACTGATTATTCACCAGAAGGTCAACATAAAAAAACATTCGAAGAAAAAAACTATAACCTAAGAGATATTGAGTTCTATCCTATTCTTAATGATGCTAAAATAGAACTAAAAAGATATTTACAAAAATGGCCCGATATGAAAGATGAGATTTTTAGATGGTTCTTGGGGTTTCCACCTTCTGATAAATTGACTTGGTTCTTGCCATCAAATATGAAATCAGCTCCAAGAATGTTCTTTGAAGAATTAAAACAAGAACCAAAAAAATGGCAGAAAGCTGTGAAAGAATTATATAAATCCGTTAAGGAGGCTTCTATGCGTATAGCAAAAAGAGCAGAAAAAGAATTGAAACAATACATTCTTTCAATAAAACCTACCGATTCCCAATTGCAGTTCTTTATTACTGAACAAGGTTTGAAATATCAGGGGTTTGATAATCCACCAAACCTTCTGAATATGAATAGAGATCAAGAACTAAATTATCGCCTCGGCGTTATGGATGCCTTTGAATATGCCCTAAATGAAATTAAAAACCTTCAAGAAAAATATGACTTCTCTATTGTTGAAGATGACTTTAATTATAAATTAGAAAGAAATCTGATCTCTACCTCTGATGTTATTATTCAAACAGATGACCTGTATGTCGTGAATCAATTGAAAAATCATCCCATCGTGAGAAAAATTGTGCCCGCCTAATGTGTTATTATTATTCGTCTTTTTTATACTATTTTCGCCCCCATAACTGCCCGTAATTATTCGTCTTATTAATCCAATAATTTTATACATCACCTGAATAAATTTTCCCATCATTTTATTCAGTAAAAAACGGCGAGGAGATAAACAATAAACGGTAATAATCAATAAAAGTAAAATAAAAATGGCGGTAATCAATAATTTTATCTGAATATAAAGTAAAACGGCAAAGAATAATCAATAATTTTATCTGAATATAAAGTAAAACGGCAATAAAAGAATAATCAATAAGTAAAACGGCAAAGAATAATCAATAATTTTATCTGAATAAACAACAAGAAACTTATAAACTATAAAACTACCTATTATATAATCTATTATTCTTCTATAATCTATAAAAACCATTATATTATAAATTATTACCCCATACTTCCTTAATTAAGAAACCATTATACATTATTCTATATCTGTTATTATACTTTAATTTATTACTCTACTATCTAAAAAATCTTTTATCCTATAAACTATTATACATTATTCTATGTTCTATAAAATTATTATACTCTATTTGCTGGATCTGTGTTATTACTATACCAAGAAACTTCTATATTATACTCTATATATGTTTTTCTTTACAAAAATCTATCGGGGGGGCGCGAGCCTGAGCCTCCGGCTCACAGCTTTTCCTGTTGGGCGTGGTATTCACAAGGCATTCAATGTGATTAAAAATCACATAGGAAAACTTAGCGAAATGATTAGGTTTTTTTGAAACCACAACTTTTTCGCTCTTAGGGGCTGAAAGCAAAAAAATTACTTTGGCGGTGGTGCTGAGGTGATTTTAGCTTTCGGTGTTTCAAAACTAAGCGACAAGTGGGAAGACCCTACCGGCTGTCATGCTTAGATAACTTAATAGAAGTATAGTTGTAAAACTATACAAGCCAAACGACTGAGGCTATCCTCAATAGGGGGATTTGTAAGTCGGCGTAAAGGAAGAGGAATAATGAACGTTCCTAGCAAGAAGACTTTGCTTGAGACCCAGGCCGCCCTTGAAGCTCAGCTCGCGGCTCTCCAGAGTGAGAATGCCAAGTTGCGTGAGGCCCATGGAAGGCGTCCTTCGGATGCTTTGGTTATCAGCACTAACCTCGTGTTTCAAAAAGGAACCCATCAGGATCTCGTTGGGAAGAGAGTGAAGTTAAGCGTGCCTCAAGAGGCCCTCGGGGCCTTGCATATCAGCTGTGTCGCCAAGAAGAACTCCAGGGGTAATGTCTATCTCTGGGCTACGGGTTGGGTTGATACAAGCAAGCTTGATTTGAGTTCAGCAACTTCCGAAGCGGAGGTTGCCGATAAGGCCACCAAGTCTTTTAAGGATGAGGTTGTTGGGAGCTAAGCTCCCGTAATTATTTCGGCTTTTACTCCCCCCCTCGTCAAAGGGGGGGGAGTATGGTGGCATGTGATCACCTCCTCGTGGTGCCACTGGATAACCAACCGAGATCACATCATGTGTAAATACTTACATGTGTCTATGTCTGACTAGACATATTTCTTTACACAAGGGTTATTCTTGGGAGTGATCCTATGAGGTTCGACTCTTATGGTCATCTTGTCTGCGAAAAATCTCTGTTGTTTAATTTCTCTAGGGGTTTTTGGCTCTTTGAGCCTGCCCTTAATGATTACAAGCACTTAGCATTTTGCTGTATGGGAAAGTTTTAAAAACCCCCAGTAAAATGCTTGTGAAGAATACAGCAGTATTATAGTAAGTGTATAGCATTGTTCTATTAAGTAGCAAGCATAGTGATAGCATTTTAGGAAAAGAAGCATTTTCCCCTAGGGGAATTAAAGATGGACAATAAGCGACCACCTCCACGTGGTATTGTCTGGGTAATGCTAACGGTCGTAGAACTTTTCAACCAAGGAGAAAGACAATGTACAAGAATCTTTGTGATATCCGTTTGGTAAAATGTACGGTGTGTGGGGAAATGGTGGAGAAAAGGAACACAATGAAGTTGGACGGAAAGATACTGTGTTTTAAGCACATTAAGTTTTAGTTATAACTCCTCAGCATAAGTATAAACTGCTATGCCTGAGTGGTGGAATTGGCATACACAGCAGACTTAAAATCTGCCGTTCTTATGAGCATGTGGGTTCGAGTCCCACCTCAGGCATTATTTTATTGGGACTGTAGGCATCTGGTGAGGCCTCCGGACTGTCGATCCGGCGAGGCGGGTTCGATCCCCGTCAGTCCCGCTAAGTTTAATTTCTCTAGGGGGTTTTGGCTCTTTGAACCTGCCCCTAATGATTACAAGCACTTAGCATTTTGCTGTATGGGAAAGTTTTAAAACCCCCCAGTAAAATGCTTGTGAAGAATACAGCAGTATTATAGTAAGTGTATAGCAACCTACTATCAAGTAGCAAGCATAGTGATAGCATTTTGGGAAAAGAAGCATTTTCCCCTAGGGGAATTAAGTTTTCCAAAAGATCATAGAGATTACTTCGGGAGCGTAGCTCAGTTGGAAGAGCAACAGACTTTTAATCTGTAGGTCGTGGGTTCGAGCCCCACCGCTCTCATATAGAAAGGGAAGACGATTATCAATGGTCAGGAAGTCATGGTTACTATTTGCCGACCAAGTCGTCGTATGGCGGGAAGCAGTATCCAGAAACCTAAGTTTTCAAAAGGGTGTAAGGGGGCTAATTACATAGCAAAAGAAAGGGGATTGATGAAATAACATAAAGGATTACATGGAAAACAATCTCAACTTGAAAGAGAGAAGTTTATGGATATATCAGACATCAGAAATTGTCCTAAATGTTCGGAAGCAGGAGTAGATGTAGATTTACATCGACGTCGACGTAATGTGGTTCCAACGGGATCACTATTCATTTCTTGTGTTTTGATAATCATGGGGTTACTTTGGGCCTTATTCTCGGTTGGTCTATCCATTGGGAGCACTAGGCTAGGGACTATCTTGTCCCTTGATAGGCTTGGGGCACTTGTTCTGTTTCTTGGTGGTAATGGGGTTGGGACACTTACCTTACCTCTTGGTTGTGTTGGCCTTGGGATACTTATTTTATCCCTTGGTAAAAATAGACACATAGAAACAATTACCTGTAAAAAATGCAGGTTTAGTTTCACCGATGATGTTTAAACCACCATATAATTTCAATATTGTTCAGGAGTAGAAAAATGTAAGGTGTTTAGCTCAACTGGAAGAGCGTCGAGCAGAAAGACTCGAAAGACGTGGGTTCGATTCCCACAACACCGTTAAAAGATCATGGCGCTGGATCATTTGTCCTTTGGACAATGATCTTTTGTAATTTTAGGACCTTACACGAAAAGATCATTATTTTCAAACGAGGGTGGGCCCAAGAAACCTGAGCAATATCAGGTGTATATACGAGGGGCGGGGGTGGTCACATAGTAGAATTAATTTTTTGCCAAATGCCGTATAACTAAAGGCATATAGATATGTGTATGTGTACATGTCTCTACGAGACAATAACACTATAATAACAGAAATATGTTATTCTAATCTATTATCTCTAATATGTTCAAGTCTTATAGATTTCACTATATTAGAGATAATAGAATAAGATCTCATTAAAATCAAAATACTGATTTTTATATAAAAAAATTTTTTTTCAAAACTGCGTGTAAATCAGTAGAAAAAGTAAAGAAAAATTAACGCAGAAAAGGCAATCAAGATTTGTAACAAAGTTTGTGGGACGGTTGGAATAACCAAAGCTTCAAAGATTCTTGAAAAACTTGGGTTTGTGAAGTTTGCAAAATAGAGAAGTTATAAGTCTTTCGCTTCTTAAAAGCATGTCTGAGAAGGAAGTGAAAGATTTGTTGTATGATTATTATTTTAATTATCTAGACAACAATAGACAAAACGGGCACTATGAATGTCCATGTGGATCCGGATGGGATCGTTGCGGATAGATTTTTAAATCAACACAACAACGCGAAAGGAAAGACAATGAAAAAGTTGATTGTACATTCAGGTCCAACACATCGAGATGATTTTCTTACAATGGCCATTGTGGCCTTCAAGATGGCGATTTCCATTTTCCGTAGGGATCCTACAGAGGAAGAGTTGAATGATCCTGAGGTATTAGTAGTCGATGTTGGGAATCAGCACGAACCTAAATTGAATAATTATGATCATCATCAACTTAAAAGGGACGATGACCCGGCGTGGGGGTTTGGGTATTTTCTCTTAGGAGTATTTCCAAGTCTTTATAAGTGTTTTAGTTCTTTGATGTGGTGGGATACATCCATGGAAATGGATAGCAAAGGTCCATTCCAGGTCGCCAAGAGACTTGGTCTTCCAAATGATTGGACTGATAGTCTTTGGTCTCCGGTCGATGAAGCAATTATGAATATGGTTTCAAAAAAGAGAAATATTGAGGTAGGAAGTGATCTTTATACTATGCTTTCCATGATTGGAGAGCAACTGGTAAAGAACGCGGAGGAATGGTATAAGGGGATGGAAAGTTTGAAGGAAGAAATTAATTTTATTTGGCTTAATGGAGTGGATGTTTTGATTGTAGAAAAAGGACTTTCTAATTCAGATATGGGTGTAGTTTCATATATTCAAAAGACTCAATATCCTAATGCTGGAGCAATGGTTTCCTATGACAATAGGGGGGAAGGATGGTCACTATATAGATTTAACGATCACCCTAAGGTAGACTTTTCTAAGATTGTTAATGAAGAGGAAGTATTATTCGCCCATCCGGGCGGATTTATCGCAAAAACGAAGGAGAGACTTTCGATGGAAGATTTGAATAGATTATTGTTTAAGTCTATTTAATTAAAAGGTTGACGAAATGGTTTATGAAGGTTCGATTCCTTCTTCGTCAATATTAAAAATATGATGAATATTTTATTTGTTCATTAAGGAACCACAAAATGGAGGAGACAATGGAAATCATCAAGAGAGAAGTTGCATTGTTTAATTTGAATTTTATTTACAACGGCAAAACCGTTAAAGTTATTCAGGGTAATAACATTTTGGAAGAGAGGAAGTGTAGTGGAGTAAGGGAGGCAACAAAAATAATGAGTAAGATCGAGGAAGAGTATCACCGGGCATGTACAGGAATGTGTTAAGGAGGCCACAATGGAAGAGTTATTAAAGGCTCAAAATGATATGAACTTACCAATTGAGGTTCGTATTGCCGCGGCCGAGAAAATGAATCGTCTTTTAAAGGAAAGAAAGTGTGAAGTTATTTCTAGAAAACTTTGCACAAACGACTTTTCTTCACGGCTTAGGAAGTTAAGGAAACACCACAAGTTTTCTCAGGCAGAATTTGCAGAGTTAGTGGGAGTTTCTAATGTAACGATTTCCCTTTGGGAAACGGGAAAGAGTATGCCAAGGAATAAGAATTGGGAAGTATTGAAAGATCTTCTTCCTGAACTTTAAGTTAAAGAACTCCGGTAGCTTAGTGGTAAAGCAGTCGCCTTATAAGCGACAGAGCGTGGGTTCAAGTCCCACCCGGAGTATCACCATATGTGGAGGCCATCATGGATAAAAAAGAACTCGTAAATGAAATTGCTAACAACTTTGGTTTTGTGTTTGGAGGTTATGTACGAGACACAATTGCCGGTAAGTCAACAAATGACATCGATTGTTGTATCGATCCAAAATATCGATTTAGTTTTAAGAAGTTTTTGCTACGTCATTTTGGGTCATTTGGAGTTTTGGCACTTGAATATTATTGTAGTAATTATGATAATAGTATTCATCTTGAAAGGTTTGTTGTTCACGGAGATGAACAGATGCAAATTGATGTAGTGTCAAATCTGGTGTTCTCTCCGGATTTCGATATTAATACATTGCGACTAAACAGATATGGATTAAACTCTTTTCTAGATTATTTAAGTGTTCCAAAGATACTTGAAAACATAAGGAATGGTAAAGCCCGTAAACTTATTAGGTGTACTGACAAGAGGGAGGAAAAAATGAGAATGAAGGGTTGGGAGATAATAGTGTAGAAGTTTAACCACGGTAGCAACGGACTTAAAATCCGTTCAGTGTGGGTTCGAATCCCACCCGTGGTACTAAGATTTTTATGGGAGTGTAGCTCAGCTGGAAGAGCAACAGACTTTTAATCTGTAGGTCGAGGGTTCGAACCCCTCCGCTCTCACCAATATAATTTTTATGACTCCGGATCATGGTTTTTTTGGTCATGATCCTTTATTTACTTACAAAAACAAATCTTATAAGCCAAGTGAAGAAAGTTCCGGGGAACCCGTAAAATCGTTTGGGGAAATAGGGGACCCATGGGGTACTTACGTAGTAGAGTTAGTTTTTTGGAAAATTTCGTATAACCAAAGATATATAGATAAGTATACATATATATGTGTACATGTCTCTATAAGATAACAACACCATAATAATATATAACATAATAGAACCATATCAACAGCAAGAGGAGTAAAAGATGAATCTTCGTCCAATGTGGTCAGTAGTTGTAGTCATCAAATATATCTCCAGGCGAGGAGATAGGTGGGTTGCTTTCTCTGAGGGTAAGGTTATCCTTATTAATTCTAATCGTCATAAAATGGAAGTTGGAATGACTGTGCCTGTTTTAATCGACAAAGAGATCGAAACCTGTTCATTTGGCCATGTGGAAACGGGTGTATGGATTGATGGTAGAGGTGCTTGGTTGCCAATTGACACAGACTTCATGGATGAAGATGCTGTTCACAGGGCATCAAAAATCATCAAAGCCAAATGGGATGCTGCGAATGAAGAACATCATAAAAAGGCGGAAGTCTGGAAAGTTGAGCAAGCTGAACGGAAGTTGATTGTTGATAGTCTTCTGATGCTCGAAACCAGAAAATATACTCATCAGTATTCTTCTAAAATTAAGAAGAGAAGTAATGCGCCTTTTTCGAAAGAGGAGCGTCGCATTATTCTTCAATATTTTGGTCTTCCACCTTGGGGTGTAATGGACTGCGGAACTTATATCTTAACAGATAGTTATACCGACTGATTAGTTGACTGATTAGTTGACTGATTAAATAATTTCAATCGAAACCTATCTGTCAATGGGACAGCGCCAAGGCGGAAGCTGGTTCGACTCCAGCAGGTTTCATCACTAATCCCAATTTTGTTATAGAAAATTTTTTTCCAAAAGGGCGTATAAATTCATATTCGTATACTTTTATAACTTAGTGGTATCAATTAATACATGTAAGTGTTTATAAACGAAGAGGAAAAACGTTTATCATCAAACGTCGTGTGGTTTGTTTTAGCTTGGATCTGGTTTTTGATGGAAATGATGTTCGATTCCTTCTCCGTCAATATTAAACTGATTTGTAATTCAGTTATTTAAATAGGAAGTATAGAATATTTTTTGATAAATAGTTAGTCACGGTAGCCTAATGGCTAGTGACGGAATTAAAGGGCATGTAGGTCCGAATTCTACTGTGGTACTAAATCAAGGAGAGAAAAAATGTATGATTTGTTGGTATCCATTTCTGTGATGTTGAATTCCATGAAGTTTTGGGAGATCAATGGTAAGTTGGTTGAGAATTAGGAAGCCAAGAAGTTTTTGGAATTGATTCAGAAAAAGGTCACTGAGGTCGTTGGATTGTCGGCTGCAGATGAGTATCAAATAAATCGTTTTCAAGACAAAGTTTCGGTTCAGAAAGAAAAATTGGACAAAAATAAGGTTGCATTCTATATGACTTTTGTAGGTGAAGTCATTTTTTCTGAAACAGTAAAAATAATAAGAAACTATACTAAAAAAGGTTTGAAAGAAACCGTAGCACTAGTAAAGGAGTTACAAAAACAGAATAATACATATTGCGGAAAAGCTCTTCCCGAAGATATTCGAGAAATGGTGAAAGAACTGGAGAACAACAAAGATTTGAAAATATCTGTAGAATTGAAGTTGTTGTAGAATTCATAATTTAATAGGTTTATGGTTCATAGTTAAATTGGTAGAGCTCCCAGTTCATAATCGGAAAATTGTAGGTTCAAGTCCTATTGAACCAATTTATATTTAATAAGAAAAAACAATGAATATAGATTGGTGTATTATAGTGAACATATATTTATTATTGATACACAGAAATATATCAAATTAAATTTAAAAGTAGATGAGTAAGTTTTAAAATTTTAAAAATAATATAGTAAAACAACCAAAAAAAAATCATGAAAATGATTTTTTATTAAAACTTTAGTTGGTAAAACATTTCATCAAAGGTATGTGAACGAATGAAGATCAAAAATAAAAACGGAGTTGAGTACGAAATTTATCCGAGGGCGGACCTGCGTTGTATGGATTTTCGCAAGTCATACCTCTGCGAGTCAGACTTCAGCGGGATAGACCTCATTAGGGCGAATCTGCGTTGGGCGAACTTCCGCGAGTCATACCTGACAGAAATGTCCATCAGCGACACATGCTGGGTCTACGGATGGCGGGTGGAGAAGTCAGTCACATCCGGGAGAACATATTACATCTTAGGGAAACACACAGCCCCTTATTTCTCTACATCTAATACAAAGCGTAATCCTGGTCTCTACCTCTCTAGCAGGGAATGGTTGGAAAAAAACTACCCCAGGCGACGTATCGTGCGTGTGAGATGCAGAAGGAAAAATCTGCACAAGGCAGGAGATAAGTGGAGATGTAGGAAACTGGAGGTGCTAGGGTGAAGAGGACGATAAATGGTCGCGAGTACAATATCAAGCCAGGCGCAAATCTACGATGCGCGGATCTGCGACGGGCGAATCTGCAATGGAGGGATCTGCGACAAGCGTATCTGGCCGGCGCGGATCTACGAGACGCAAATCTGCGAGGCGCGTATCTGACCAACGCGGATCTGCGACACGCGAATCTGCGAGGCGCGGATATGACCGGAGCGGATCTGCGAGGCGCGGATCTGACCGGCGCGGACTTGACCTTCGCGGGTCTGGCCGACTCGGATCTGACCGGCGCGGATCTGACCTCCGCAGATCTGCGAGGCGCGGATCTGACCGGCGCGGACTTGACCTCCGCGGATTTGCGAGGCGCGGATATGACCGGCGCGGATCTGACTAAGACATGTCTGGATCCGAGCAACAGTATCCCACGCGTGACAGACGCAGAGATACTCGGAGGAGGACTCGAGATCGGGGGTGACGACTGGATCTACGGCTGGCGGACCGAGAGGTCTACTGAGGTTGGAGACACACATTACACACCTGGAGAATACACAGCCCCTTATTTCTCCACGTCTGACACAAAGTGTCACCCCGGAATCTACCTAGCGAGTAGGGAATGGATAGGAAAAAAATACCCTGATCGAAGTATCGTACGTGTCAGGTGCAGGAGGGAAGATCTGCACAGGACAAGCAATAAGTGGAGATGTAGGAAACTGGAGGTGCTAGGGTGAAGAGGACGATAAATGGTCGCGAGTACAATATCAGGCCAGGCTCGGATCTGCGAGGCGCGAATCTGCAAGGCGCGGATCTGGCCAACGCGAATCTGCAAGGCGCGAAACTGTCCGGCGCGGATCTGCGAGACGCGGTTCTGGCCAACGCGAAACTGCGAGACGCGGTTCTGGCCAACGCGAAACTGTCCGGCGCGGATCTGTTCGGCGCGAAACTGTCCGGCGCGGATCTGGCTCGCGCGGATCTGTCCGGCGCGGATCTGCGAGGTGCGTGTCTGCGATGGGCGAATCTGCAATGGGCGTATCTGTCCGGCGCGGATCTGACCGGCGCGGACTTGACCTCCGCGGATTTGCGAGGCGCGGATATGACCGGCGCGGATCTGGACGGCGCGAATCTGATAAGTGCGAATCTGCGAGGGGCAACCCTGACTGAGACATGTCTGGATCCGAGAAACAGTATCCCACATGTAAAGGAAATATCTTCACCAAAGGAAGTAAGACATTATTGTATGAAGTGTAATCCGAAAAAAGGGATTTATAGATAAAATTTTAGGGTTCGTAACTCAATTGGAAAAGTATCCGGCTTTTAACCAGAAGGTTCAGGGTTCAAGTCCCTGCGCACCTATAAAGGAGAAAACGATGATAGTTTCATTTGAAACTTTGATTGATAAGACATTTCATAAGATTTACAAAGACGGAGATACTCTACATTTCATAGGCGATGATCATTATAAAATGTTTCATGACTAAGATTGTTGTGAAGAGGTTTGATTAGAAGATATTTGCGGAGATCTAGAAGATCTTATTGGAACACCAATTATACATGCATTAGAAAGATCAAATAGGGGGAGATCTCCATCTAATTATGATCTTAATTATAATGTAGAATATGATGAAGAAACATGGACTTTTTATCATATTTCAACAATTAAAGGAACAGTGACACTTCGGTGGTTTGGAATATCAAACGGATATTATAGTGAAGATGTGTTTTTACATAAGGTAAATCGGTAGGAGTTTAAGATGAAAGAATATATTGTAAGAGTATATAAAGACAGAACAGAGTGGTTTAATAAAGAAGGAAAGCATCATCGAGAAGATGGACCAGCTATTGAATATAATAATGGATATAAAGTATGGTATTTAAATGGAAAACATCATCGAGAAAATGGTCCAGCTGTTGAGTATGTTAATGGAGAGAAATTTTGGTTTTTAAACGGAAAAAAATTAAGCGAGGAAGAGTTTAATAATAGGTACAATGGAAAAATCATCGAGGTTGGCGGAAAGAAGTAAAGTTGGTCGAGATGTAAGATAAATATTAGTGAATTAAACAAGTCAGAGGTTCTTATGGTTTTATATCCAATAATTTTTTTAATATGTATAATTAGTTATGTAACCATACCATTAATTTTTATAGTAATTGGTAATAAAATTAAACTTAAAATGGTCGAACCATATGAAATTGAGAATGATATTGTATGGTGGATTTTTTGGCCATTATATATTGTTTTTATATTTATAGTTTTTATTGTTGAATGTCCATGTGTTGTTAAAGATATTATTACTATAACTCTTACAAAATTTTCTTCAAAATTCCAAAAAAAGAAAATATCTTCATCAAAGGAAGTAGGACATTATTGTATGAAGTGTAATTCAAAGAAGGGAATATATAGATAAAATTTTAGGGTCCGTAACTCAACTGGTAGAGTATTTGGCTTTTAACCAAAAGGTTCAGGGTTCAAATCCCTGCGGGCCTACTATTGAACATCTAATAAACAACAAATCAATTGGGAAAAAAACCATGAATATTAAAAAAGAATAGTGTTTAATTGGAAAATTTCATCAAGAAGATGGACCTGTTGTTGAATATCCTGATAAATTTTGGATAAATTATTCTTTTGGTAGTGATGTAATTTCTAACAATAGTTCATGTTCTCATGAGCACACAAAAGATTTCAAATCATTTATTTTCTGAAATTTTTGGAGGAGTAAAAATGTATGAAGAATGGCCTGAATATGATAATTGGTTTGACTATGATGAAATTGATGAAGAAGGAGATAATAAATCTTCTAAGAATTATGAGCATAAATATATTAAGAAGAAGGAAAAAGAAAAGACGATTCAAAGAAAGAAACAGCGGAGAATAAAATATCAATAGAGGATTACCGATTACCTAAGGTGTTCAGCTCAATTGAACCTACATCTCCCGGATCTTTTTGTCCGATGCTCTTTCAATTGAGCTAAACACCTTATATTTAATAAATCTCAATTTGGAACGAAGAATTTTTAAACAAACAAATTTTAAAGGTGAAGTAATGGAAATTCTAAGCAAAGCAATAGAAGTCAGTTGGGCTACACAACGAAGTGATGGTGGAAGAGGGATTCCTCTATTATTTTGGGGTTCCCCTGGAATTGGTAAAAGTGCTATTATTTCTTCCATAGCAAAACAAATGGGACTTCATTGTGAGGTTGTAATTTTAAGTATTAGAGATCCGGCAGATGTAGGTGGTCTTCCAGTAAGGACAGAAAATGGAATTGAACTTTTTCCACCATCATGGGCTAATAATTTAGTTAAACATAATGGTGGGATTTTATTTTTTGACGAACTAAATTGTGCTCCTCCTGCTGTTCAAGCAGCGGCTTTGAGAATTGTTTGTGAAAAAGTTGTAGGAGAGGTTGTTCTTCCAAAGGACACTTTAATTATTGCTGCATGTAACCCTGCAGAAGAGGGGGCAAATTCTGGAGATTTAGAACCACCACTAGCCAATCGTTTTTGTCATTTTGATCTTAAACCTGATGTTGAAATGTTTGGAGATTACCTTCAATTCAATAAACAAAAAGTTGTTGATTATTCTCCTATAGATAAAAAACTATGGGACGAAAATTATAGTTATGTTACTTCTATTATTACTAATTATCTTAAAACAAATAGAGATAATATTCAAGGAAATGTTGAAGATAGATCATTTGCTTCACCAAGATCATGGGAAATGACGTGTAGGCTTTGGGCAACATGTAGGACAAAGAGAATTTCTGCTTTTGATTATATTAAAGGATGTGTTGGAGAAGGAATTACAAAGGAAGTTTACGAGTACATGGCGAAATTAGATCTTCCACTTCCAACTGACATTTTATATAAAAATGCTATGCCAAACAGGATAGATAAAATTTACACATCTATTATGGCTACTTTGAGTTTTGTTTTTAAATATAATGAACATGTTCCTAAATTTTGTGAGGTGATGTCTTCTATAAGTATAAATGATATTAAAGTTCAAGTTGTTACGGAACTATTAAATAAGAACTTAGGAAATTCTAAAGAGTTTCTTAATCTGGTTGAGGGATTAGAACTATGAATTACGAAAAAATAATTAATAATATTGACGTGATTAGTGGTTTGAATGGGTTAAAAAAAATATTTGAATTTTCTTGGTATAACAATGATATAGAAAAAATTTTATATAAGTTAATTGTTAATAAATATGGACAGGTTTTAGATGATGCAAAAAACAAAGATATGATTAAATATTTAGATAAAAAAACAGCAACAAAGATTATTGATGAAAGGGAGAATATTTCTAAGAAATTAAATATTCCTATAAATAAAATTAAATTTGGAAATGGATATTATTTAATTCGAGGAGAAAAATATGACAAAAATGGAGAAAGAATGTCATGAATTTTTATATAGAATAAGATATAAAGCTTTAAAAAGATTACCATATATGGCAAGTTTACTTTATATTATTAAGCCGGTAATAAATAATAAAATTCCATATATGGCAATTTCAGATAAAGGAACTCTACATATAAATGAAGAATGTTTAAAATTAAATGAAGAAGATATGGTGTTTGTATTATTACATGAAATTCTTCATTTATTAGGAGATTATTTTAAAAGAGTAACTAATAAAATTCCTAAAATATTTAATATGGCTTCTGATATTTATAACAATGATATTTTGGAGCAATATGGATTTACATGTAGTCTTCCAATTTTATATCCAAGAACTTATAATTTTCCTAGATCTAAATCAGCAGATTTTTATTATGAAAAATTAAAAAATAATATTGAAGAAAATTTTAAATCTTTTATTCAGGATGTTTTTGTAGAAGAATATAAAGGAGAGGGAACTATACCAGGAGAGGGAATTACACCAGGAGAGGGAATTACACCAGAAGATTTAGAAATCATTATAAGAACAACTGCAATTTTAATAAAGGAGTATTCTGAAAAACATGGAAATGTTCCTAATAATTTATTAATTGAACTAAAGGAGTTCTTTTCTAAACCAGAAGCAGATTGGAGGAAAATTTTTAGATTAAAAATAAAAAATTCCATCAATAGTTCAAGAGGTAAAGATGATTATTCATATGCTAAATTATCTAGGAGGCAAAGTAATATAATTTATCCTGGTCTTAAAGGATATGAGTCAAGACTTGGAATTCTTTTAGATACATCAGGATCAATGAGTAATGAATTAATAAATAAATGTTTATCTCAGGTAAAACATATTAGTAAATATTTTAAAGATGTTTGGTTTTTATCAATTGACACAGAAGTTCAAACATTTTTCCATGTTAAAAATATAAGAGATATATATAAATATGGAAATGTGAAAGGAGGAGGAGGAACTATATTAACAGATGGTTTTAATAAATTTAAAGGAATTATTGATGTTTGTGTAGCAATTAGTGATTGTCATGCAACATTTGGAGAGAAGCCTCAATATCCTGTTGTATGGATGAGTGAAAGAGATCGTAGTGGAACCCCACCTTGGGGAAGAATAGTAAAAGTTTTTTAAGGAGAAAGAAAATGAAAGAGTTTATTTGTGAAGAAAATTTCTTGGGTCGTTATGTTGCAGTATGGAGTTGGAATTGGGTTTATCGTGGAAAGCTTTGTAATATAGATGCACAAACACTTACTTTAAGAGATCCTTATGCTGTAGAAGAAACAGGTCTTGCAACTGATCAAAAAGTGAGTCATGAGACCAAGATTCCTAGTGATCTAATTATAAATCTAGATTCTATTGAACAAATTTGCATTCCAACATGGGCTGCAAACAATGCAAAATTGGATGAGTCAAATGAAAATTGTTCTATTAATGGAAGACTATGGAAGGATGTTTTAAAGGATGAAAAGTGGGATGACAGGTATATAGCAGTTTGGGGATTTAATTGGATTTATCGTGGAAAAGTAAAGAAAGTAGGAGTTCAATCATTGGTTCTACATGATGTATGGGCAGTTGATGAGACAGGGGATGCTGTATCTGAGAATACAAAGCATGAATCAAAGATTCCAGGATCTTTGATTGTAAGCTTTGAAGGAGTAGAGCAGATTTGTATTCCAACTTGGGCATCGAATAAATCTGTTTTGTAGTGTAAAAATGATCGGTATGGAATTTAAATTCCATACCGATCTTAACTTTGATTTGAATAATTTAATAAATTATTTTTTTCTATTCAAATCAAAGTTAAGATTATATTAAATATTTTTATATAATTAAATTTTTAAACTTTTTAAAAAAATAAATATAGAAAACCAAAATTATGTAAATCTTGGTGTCAGTCTAGGTCTGAATTTTGGTTTTGGTCTTTAACTTGGTCTTGGATTAAATCTCAATGTGAAACGAATAATTTTTAAAATGAAACCTTTTAAGAAAAGTAAAATTAGAAAACCAAAAAGATGTAAATCTTGGTCTTGGTCTTGGTCTTGGTCTAGGTCTTGGTCTAGGTCTGGGTCTTGGTCTAAGTCTTGGCTTAATTCTTGGTCTAATTCTTGGTCTAAGTCTAGGTCTTGGTCTTGGATTAAATCTCAATTTGGAACGAATAATTTTTAAAATGAAACCTTTTAAGAAAAGTAAAATTAGAAAATTGAAATTATTTAAATCGTGGTTTGGATCTAGATCTTGGTATAAGTCTAGATTTTGTGGGTCTTGGCCTAGGTTTTGGTTTGAGTCTTGGATTAAATCTCGATATTGAACGAAGAATTTTTAAAATAAAACCTTTTAAGAAAGGTAAAATTAGGAAACTAAGATCATGTAAATCATGGTCTTGGTCTAGGTTTTGGTTTAGGTCTTGGTCTAGGTCTTGGTCTTGGTCTAAGTCTAGGTCTTGGTCTAAATCTAAATTTGGAACGAAGGATTTTTAAAATGAAACCTTTTAGGAAAAATAAATTTAGGAAACCAAACAGATGTAAATCTTGGTCTAGGTCTTGGTATTGGTCTTGGTCTAGGTCTAGGTCTTGGTCTAGGTCTTGGTCTTGGTCTTGGGCTGGATTTTGGCCTTGGTCTTGGTCTAAATCTAAATTTGGAACGAAGAATTTTTAAAATAAAACCTTTTAAGAAAAATAAATATAAGAAACCAAAATTATGTAAATCTTGGTCTAGGTC